TACACCTTTCATATATTTAACCATTGGTTCATAAAATTTAACCATTGGTTCATAAAATTTAACCATTGGTTCATAAAATTTAACCATTGGTTCATAAAATTTAACCCCGTGTTTTTATGCATTTTTTGTCCATTTGGAATGTCTTACCCTTCTCTTCCTGTGGTACTATTTTCAACACGCATTTAGACTTTTTTCCATAAAGTGGTTCGGTGCAACCCTTCTCTTGCGGCTTTTCAACTTTCTTAAATTTAAACAATTTCGGTTTTTCATCAGTGCACCTCGCCCTAAAGTGTTCATATCTCTCTCTCACTTCACAATATGTCAAATTTGATTTTTTATTCAACATTTTATTCACTAATTCGTGCAATTCATATATATATCTTGAAAAACTCTCGCGATTCTTCATTGTATCCATTGTTAAAGGCAATTGTTTCAAATTTGTTTTAAGATTTATTCTGCAATATTTGCACGGCAACACTTTTTGTAAGCTAAGTACAAAATCTCGGTAATTTTTTTTATCATCTGGAGTGGGTTCTGCCGGATAGTTGAAACTCATCGTGTGCAAATAATGCCACATTGGTGGCCCCCACACAGTAGTAAGCATTCCATCTCCGCTATTATATTCATCTTTTGAATAAACCGCTGATTTTTGACGTCGCATTGTCCTTGCTTTTTTATTTATATTTATTTTACGCGTTTGTGACCTCTTCATAATAAAAGAATAGAAATTAAATATGCCAATAAAAATAGCGAAATACGAATAGTTTCAATTACAAATAAATAATAATTTAAATATATTATGCTGATTTTTTTTGATAAAATCCAAAAAAAAACAAAGGTTTATATTCACATTCCTAAAAACGGTGGAAAACATATTAGATGGAAAATTGAAAATAATAACGACAATACGATCATTCGTTCGTTTTGGTATCTAGATTCAAATTTTGATTTAGCACACATACCTTATATAAAAAAGGACGATTATGTGAAAACCTCGATTGATCATTATTTTTCATATAGCAGAAATCCATATGACAGAATTATTAGTGCTTATTTTTATTTAAATCCAAATTCTAATATTAATAATTTTAAACACTTTTGCAAAAAAATCCTTATAAACTATTCCTTTGACCTTTCTTTTAATGCAAATTATATACATTATTATCCACAATATTTATTCTTATGTGATGAAAAATTACAGATTAATAATGTCGAAGTTAAAAAATTAGAAGATGTCGAGAACCCAAAGAGGTACAAATTAAGCGAATACTTTGATAACGAATGCATACAAATTATCAATAAAATCTACGAATCTGATTTTACACTATTCAATTATGAGATTATTGCAAAAAGTTAAATGAGTCATATTTATTTTTGCTAATCCTATAATATGGATCCTGACTATTTTTCTACCTACTCGAATAATTCTAAGAATATCTGCGTATGTACGGCTATTTCGATCATTATTATTTTCCTATTTGTTATAAGCCCCTTAAAGCAACATTTATTTGTGTCAATGTCCGGTAAAATAGTTGCCCTCCTTATTTTAGCCTATGTTTTAGTTAAAAATTATATGAACACTAATTATTTCTCTCAATCTACGAATTCCAACTTGTTGAAAGGTGAATGGAATAGTATAAAAACCAATATTTTATGCAGTTATGTTTTTAGCTTTTTTATTTTATTGTTGATTTTTACGTTAATTAAACATATGTTTCTCTAACTATTTAGAAGGAACGACTATGTGTAAATAAAAAATTATATATAAATTAATATATATTTGATGTCTAAACGAAAAATAGAAAATCCAGAAGATGTTGGTACAGAAAAATCCGTTCATTTTCCAGAACAAGTAACAGATGTAGTTACTATCTCTTCAAACCCTATAACATATAAGAAAAGGGGTGAATTAAATGAAAAAATAGCTCGTATTGAACAAGCTGATATTGCTGCATCTAAACCTCTTTCACTAGAAAATCCAGATGATACAGAAAAATCCGTTCATTTTCCAGAAGAAGGACAAGAAGCAACAGATGTATTTACTATCTCTCCAAACCCTCTAACATATGAGGAAAGGAGTGATTTAAATCAAAAAAGAGCAGAAGCGGAGGAAAAAGCTCGTGAACAACGAGCTGCTATTGCTGCATCTGAACCTCTTTCAGCTTTGGGTGTTATATCTAATTATAGTGCTGTTAATGAAGATCGTAGTTGGCGTTGGCTTGAAAAATTTACTAGTTCTCCGAGAACAACAGCGATGAATAAAGAATTAAAACAAGCGATAGAAAATGCACGTATAAATTCTGAAATAGATGATAGACTATTAACACCAAAGGACAAGGCTCAACTTAATATGTTAATGTATGGGAGTGATTATTCACCTGCATCATTAAATGAAAAACGAAGACAAATAAATTTAAAAATTAATAATATTATTGATAATCATGATGGTACATATACAGTAGATGGATGTGCAGGTGTATCTCCCCAATGTGCAACAATTCTATTAACTTTTGCAGGGTTAACATATTTGTTAATGTTGACACCACCTGAAGTATTTGACCAGTTAACTGCAAGCCTAGGAAGTGCTGCTTCAGCTGCTGTTACAAACATTGCTTCAGCTGCTGTTACAAAATTACTTTCTGGTAATGGTGGGAAACGTTCTAGAAGAAATAAGAAGACATCCATGAAATCCAAGAAATCTAAGAAATCTAAGAAATCTAAGAAATCCAAGAAATCCAGGAAATCCAAGAAATCAAAGAAATCAAAGAAATCAAAGAAAAAATATATTTAGCTAGTTAGTATAAATAATAAAAAAAACATATTTTCCTATATTTATGACCGACTATAATAAAGAATTAAAGTATGAATTCAAAGGTACACATTATTTTGCTAGTTTAAAATCTTGCAATAGTGACATTCTTTTTGATAATTTGACCCTAACTAGTCTTTTCAAAAATGCAATAATTAAATCAGGTGCGACTATATTGAACTACACTGAGCATATATTCGATAATAATGCCATCACGTTTGTTTTTTTATTATCTGAAAGCCACTGCAGTGTTCACACTTACCCTGAATATAAAAGCTTATTTATTGATTTATTCACGTGTGGTGAAAAAATAAATAACGAAATTTTTAATAATATTATTGTTGAAGCACTTGAACCAACTATAATATCCAAACAAGTGTTAATTCGAGATTAATTTTAGCATACGTGCTGTATCCATTTTGGCACTTACAAAATCGTCATCTGTTTTATTTTTTTCAAAAGATTTTAGCTTATTTTCTTGGTATAGTTCCATTATTTTTTGATAATAAAGACTGTCGGTTTTGAATGACATTCTATTTATTTCAACTATTGTTCCGTCTCTTTTTCTGAACAGCATTTTATCTCTCTAATAAATCTTTCTTTATCTTTAATTTCGTTTGGTTATTATAATATATTCTTGATACATATATATAAATGCCTTTACCAAAATATAATTTTACTCCTAATAAGGATACTTTAATTAAGTATGCTTTACCAATTATTATCGGGGTTATTGCAATTAGCGTGATCATTTGGTTTATTTACAGTTATGCTATTAAGAAATCTAATGTAGGTTTTAAACCAAATAGCGAGCATATACTTCAAAATAGCGGCGGATCTAGCAACGAGTGTGAAATACTAATTTTTAGTACTACTTGGTGCCCACATTGCAAAAAGGCAAAGCCTATTTGGGAGGAAGTTAAACAGGAATATTCTGGAAAAACAGTAAATGGGCACACTATTATTTTTACCGAAGTTGACTGCACTAATGAATCTCCTGATGTTTCGCGAATGATGGATAAATTTAAGATAGAAGGCTATCCTACTGTTAAGATGGTGAAAGATGGCCAAATTATTGAATTTGATGCCAATGTTACAAAGTCGAACATGGAGCAATTTATCAATACGGCTGTATAAGCTACGAAACTGTTTCATCATTTTGTTGTTTTCTAGATTCCAACTCCGAGAGAAATTCCTTTGCCGCATTAATCCCTTTATCTACCAAATTCTTTCGTATTTCACTTGAATAAAGGGCCTCTTTCATATTATCAAAATTCATATAAGTTGCTTCATATTTAAGCTCATAAGGAAGTTCGGAAACTTTAATATAACGGTCGCTCGCATTTTTTAGTAGTTTACCAATAAAATTCATTAAATAGTCTAATATTGTGGATTCATTTTTTACAATATTATTTTTGTTATCTTGGTATATATTCTGTATTCCAAAAATCTCTTCTACATTTTTTTCATTTTCAATGCAATAATTAATTGGGTAATTTGAGATAATACCCCCATCAACATAACATTTATTATCAAAACATACTGGTGCTATAACCATTGGAATAGCACACGACATTTGTACTGCTTGAATTACAGGTATATCAGGAAATGTTTTATATGATATATCAACAATTTTAAATTCATTCATTTCGAGAGAAAAAAAATGCAGTTCAACTCCAGAATACTTGTAGAATTCGACCATTGTCATATTTAATGACAAGTCTTTTGTAGCAAAAAAAGGTTTATAAAAAATCTCTATCACGGTCTTGTCAAATATTCCTTTTTTTGAATAGGCCTCAAAAATCTGGCCAATATTAATATTATATGTTTCGTGCCACGGTCTCAATATAATATAGTCATTAACCGCGTCCCAATCAAACTTAAGTGCAATCAAGAGAGAAATAATTGCCCCGGCTGAGGTGGCATAAATAGTTTTAATATCATCTTTGTTCCAAAATCCGGATTCCTCCAAATGTTGCAGTGCACCTATTGCTTGAATGCCCATTGGACCGCCACCAGGTATAACCAAATGTTTTATTGTCATTTAAAAATATATTAAATATTTAATTACATTTTTAAACTATTTTATTTATAATCCAATTTAGAATAATTGCATAATTTGAATTATATTTTTTTCGGTATAATGAGTAAATGAGCAGTATATTCACATTGGAAAATATAACGGATTTTTCCGAAAAAATAAACATCGATGACCTCTACGAAAAAAAGAAACAGTATGATTTGAATAAACTCGATCTCTACAATAAAATATTGAATCGCATCCATGTTCGCATTAAAACGACTGCTCGCCAAAAAATCGATGAACAATTCTGCTGGTATGTCGTGCCTGAAGTTATACTTGGTGTTCCTAAATATGATCAAGGAGCGTGTATCGCTTATATCATCGACAAATTAAAAGACAACGGTTTTATTGTTCGCTACATTCATCCAAATACGCTTTTTATATGTTGGAAAAATTGGGTGCCTTCATATGTAAGGACGGAATTAAAGAAAAAAACGGGCATTCAGGTAGATGAATATGGGCGGCCTTTAGGAAAAGAAGAAAAATCAGGTGCTTCTTTTAATTTAGAGCCGAAGAATCTAAATGAGGCGATGTTTAAGCTGCAAGATTCCAATAATAAAACGAGCGACCAAAATCAGTCTAAAAAGAAATACACGCCGATTAATTCTTATAAACCACAAGGAAATCTGGTATACAGTGATGATATGTTCAATTCATTGGAAGATGCATTCGATAAATAATCTATGCTATTTTAAGCCGAAAATATTTCATCAGTTTCCTCATAGAAACATTCATATATTTTTTGAATATATTAGGATTATATAGACAGTACAATATGATTATAAATATTACGACTATAAAAATAATTATATAAATCATCATTGTGCGATTATTGTTAGCATAACAATATAAATTGTTGCACTGTGTTGTAAATTGTTCAACAATTACTTTATATAAATCGTCGGTTCTTTTTCGAGACAAATTATGAAAAGGGATCGCTGATTGATGCAGCGTTGAATTTTCATCATATTTATAGGTAAACAACGGATATTTATATACATAAGTTTTCAATTTTACAAAAATATATTGGTCTGCTTCATTGTTAATTGTTGTTTCAATATGATATTTACCGTTTTTATATACTTCATTTGTAAGCTTAATCGCGGCATTTTTATTGATTACATAGGATAATGCCGACCAATATTTGTTCTCATTGAAGGTATAATCTTCGGGTGGTATATCATTTGAAATATAAGCCAACATAATAATATCCCAACCAGGAGGTGCATCATCGATGATTGTATTCAGATCCTTGTCCCAATGAGGTTTATAATCTAATGTGACGTCGTCTTCCATAATGATAGCTAATTGGTGAGGGCTCTCAGAGAATTCCTTGATCGCAGCCATATGCGATAAAAGGCACGCATATTCGCGATCACTAATCGACTTGGTTTCAACCTGCAACATATTATTTACAATCGCAGAATCACTTCCATTTACCGCAGAAAACCGTTTGATAATTGGAACACTCCTGAAAGAGTCATCTCTGAATACATTTTCCATATTTTTTCGCCTATCTATTGATGTATCTAAATTGATCCAATAAATAATATCAACGCCATTAATGGACATTAATATATATTATTGTTATTATAATTATGGAATTTTGATCGGCTCTTTAAGCTCTTTTTACACTTTTTATCATTTACACCCTTGAAGATTTAAAATGGGACAAATAAACTAGTTAAAATTTATTCTTTTTTTATTATAAGTATGACGCATAAGAGCGAAGATTATAAAATTTCTGCTGTTAAATATTATTTGAAAAATAAAGACAATATAAGAAAAACTTGTACATTTTAGGATTATAATTTCTGTGGTGTTATCATTTATCGTCACAAATTCTCACACAAAGCATAAATTAACAAGCCGGCCAGTGCTATCCCTCTTTTATGCGCATGTATGTAAATGTTACATATTTTGCTGAAAAGTAAATCCACTTTTCATTTTTGGACATTTTTTTTGTCCATTTTTGAAAACCTAAAATACTTTTCAGCAAAAAGTGATGCAAAACACGCACTCTTACCATAATGCTCTCAATACCAAAAAAATAACGCAAAAAACGTTACGATAAAAATTCCCCATTTTCAAAAGTCGGCCGAGGGGAAAAAAGATGAGTTTTTTTTATTCTAAGAATATAGGAAAATTCGTAATGAAAAAAACTCAAAAAAACTCATTTTATTTTTGCGAAAATTGCCAGTTCAAAACCAATAACAAAAATGATTATTCTCGACATATTTTGACAGCAAAACACACTCTTAGAATATCTGGTAATGATTTGGTAATGAAAGCATTTTGCTGTGAGGTTTGTTCAAAGACATACAAGTCGGCACACGGTTTATGGTATCATAAGAAGAAATGTGAAAAAACTCAAAAAACTCAAAACCCGGAAAATGGCGACCTTTCCTTAGAAACGCTTACGGATAAGCAGGTAATATACGAGGTATTGAAGCAGAATAAAGAGTTAATATTGGAAAACAAAGAGTTTAAAGAGCTAATAATGAACCAGAGTTCTTTAATGCTTGAGCAGAATAGTAAGATGTGCGAGATCGTTTCAAAACAATCTACAACGATCAATAATAACTGTAACAATACTCAATTCAATTTGAATCTGTTTCTAAACGAGAAATGCAAGAATGCTATGAATATGAGCGATTTCGTGAATTCTCTCACCATAATGGATGACGATTTTGAGGATATGGGTAAACTCGGTTATGTTCAAGGCATAACTAATATATTTATAAAGGGGCTTAAAGACCTGGATGAAACGGCGAGGCCACTTCATTGTAGTGACATAAAAAGGGATATAATATATATTAAAGACAATGACGTGTGGGGCAAGGATAATAATAAGGATAAATTGAAGAAGGTGATAGCCGACATTGCACACAAAAATGTGAAATATATACCTATTTGGAGAGATGCGAACCCAGAAGCATTGGATGGAACAACAAAGAAAAACGTAGAATATATGAGAATAGCGAATCAAATAATGACCGCAACAACTCCTGACGATGAGAATGGTATAAATAAAATAATTCGCAATGTAGCTAGTATGGTTTGTATTGATAAATAATAAATTTGTATTCCATTTTTATCTATCACTAATTTAAATATGGAAACGACTAAAAATAAATTAACAGAAAATGAGTTATTATTTTTTAATAAATTAAGTCAATACTTAGAGACACCTTTGTATTATTTTGGAAGTATTCAACGTTTTGATTATTTACGAGGTAAAAGTGACATCGATGTTGATATTTTTACTGACAATGAAAGCTCAACGATTACAAAATTGCAGCATTTTTTGCACATTAAAAAGAGTAATATAAAGAAATTTATATGGAGACTGAATTCAAATAATAAGTTGGTTTATGGGCATAAAATAATGTATAAAATGCCAGAACACGGCTTTAATTGTGAAATATCTATTTATAATGAAAAGGTGAAGGACGAAATATTAAAAGAGCATATTAGTAAAATGCGTATTCCATTTTTTATAACATACACGCTTATTTTTTTAAAAATGTTGTACTACAATTTTAATATAATCGACAAGCAGACATTTCGTTATTTAAAGAGAAAATTATTAACTATTGGAATTGGTTTACCAGACGATGATTTCGTCGTAATTGACACAAAATAAAATAGAACATCATTATAATGATAATAAAATATCATAATAAAGAGAAATAGTCATATATAAGTACTACCCTTTAGTATTACATATGGCACTTGTAAAAGAGTATTTAGATTACACAAAAAAATATAAATCAGAATACGGCGAAAACACTGTTGTGTTAATGCAAGTTGGTGCTTTTTTTGAAGTGTATGGGGTCCAAAATAAGACTTCCGGTGAGATAACCGGTAGCTCTATTGTCGATTTCTCTCGAGTCTGTGATTTGAACATTGCAGATAAGAAGGTCCAAATTGGAGATGGAGGAGTTGTAATGGCGGGTTTCGGACATTATATGATAGAAAAATATCTGAATCGTTTGCAAGAGAATGGGTATACTGTTGTCGTCTATGCACAAGAAAACGACAATGTTAAAGTCCGAAGCTTAGTGGGGATTTTTTCACCTGGGTCGTATTTTTCCGCTGATTCAAAACAGATAACCAATAACACGACAGCTATTTGGATTAATGTGATTGATGTTAAATCGTCGCCGATTCTGAGTAAAACGATGCCTATATCGAAAATGTATTCGGGTAAAATAGTGCAAGTTGGATTGGCGAATATTGATATTTATACAGGTAAAACCTCTATTTTTGAGTTTAAAGAAACGTATTTAGATGCGTCAACCACATTTGATGAATTAGAACGTTTCATATCGATTTATAGACCGAGTGAAGTATTAATAATTGGAAACATTTTGGAAGATAGTATGGATAAAATTCTGAATTATGCAAATGTAGACTGTAATTCTATTCATAAGATTTCTTTGTTGAGAGAAAATGGCACAGAAACCCTTAAAAGGGCGTTAAATAGCGAAAAACAGATCTATCAAAAGGAGCTTTTCTCGCGATTTTATCATATTACTGATTACAGCATCTTTTCACAGAATTTTTATAATAATGAGATTGCGACCCAGGCTTTTTGTTTTTTATTGGATTTTATCTATCAACATAATCCAAATTTGACAAATAAGATTAGTGAGCCTATTTTCGAAAATTGCAGTGATCGTCTAATACTGGCAAATCACTCATTAAAACAATTGAACATTATAGATGATAAAAAGGAGGAAAAACGAGGTAAAATCGCATCAGTCGAAAAATTATTAAATATGTGTGTTACATCGATGGGGAAACGTCGTTTCTCACACTATTTTTTAAATCCAACAACAGATATCCAATATTTAAAAGGCGAATACAATATGACTGAATATATGTTGACACATTTTGACAAATACTCTTCTTTACAGAATAAGTTGCAGAATATAAAGGATATTGAAAAACTGAATAGGCAAATTATCATTAAAAAGGTATCGCCCAAGATGTTGTACCAATTTTACAAGAATCTATTTGTTATAGAGGAAATTATTGCATTAGTCGAAGACGATGCAATGTTGTTAAATTATTTAAAAACTGACAAATTAGAAATCACCAAATGTTGTTGCAGCCTAGTAGAATTTTTCGAAACAAGAATGGATATGACAATATGTGAAGATATTGATACAATTCAGCAGTTTGATGTAAATTTTTTCAAAAGAGGTGTAGACGTAGTTTTGGATGAAAAGGATAAAGTATTGTTGGAATCGATGGACAAATTGGAGGCCATTCGTGCCTATTTAAACGGGATTATTTGTAAATACGAAAAGGCGGGTAAAAACAAGAGTATATCGGCTGATTATATTAAAATACACGAAACGGAAAAGAACAATTTTAGAATGTTATCGACCAAAAGGCGGTGTGCTTTACTGAAACAGTCGATCCCTTCTCTCGAGGAATCTGTTTCATTAAAATATAAATCATCTTACAATTCAGAAGAATGTGTTTTTGAGTTTAAAATCTCGAGAGACCTTTTGGACATTCAAAAACACACGGCGAGTAATGATACAATAAATATGCCGATAATAAATGATGTATGCAAAAACATTTCGGCAAATAAGATGCAAATGAAGGATATGTTGAATAATGTTTATTTTAAATCAATTGTTGCGGCTTTGGAAGATAAGCGAGAAACTTTTAAATGCATCACCGAATTTATCACTATGCTTGATTTTATTTATGCAAAAGCAGCCATTGCTAGAAAATTTAATTATTGCAAACCGGAAATCGTTGAATCTGAATCTTGTAAATCTTTCGTAAATGCCAAAAATCTGAGACACTGTTTAATAGAGCATATACAGCAGAATGAGATATATGTTACAAATGACATTGTTTTAGGAGTAAATACAGATGGAGTATTATTATATGGTACAAATGCCGTTGGTAAGACGAGTTTTATTCGGGCGATTGGCGTGGCGGTGGTAATGGCACAAGCTGGATTATATGTGCCGTGTTCACAGTTTCAATTTTGGCCATATAAATACATTTTTACACGCATATTGGGTAACGACGATATTCATAAAGGTCTATCGACATTTGCAGTAGAAATGTCGGAATTGCGGACCATTTTGCGTCTTGCCGATAAGAATAGTTTGATTTTGGGGGATGAGTTGTGTTCGGGAACTGAGAGCATATCAGCAAGGAGTATTTTTGTAGCAGGTATTCAGATGTTGTCGGCAAAAGAATCGTGCTATATTTTTGCAACACATATGCACGAGATATTGGATTATGAGGAAGTGGTAGATTTGAAAACATTGTCGATAAAACATATGGAGGTGAGATATGATAAGGAACGCGATTTACTAATTTACGATAGAAAATTGAAAGAGGGTCCTGGTGATAATATGTATGGTTTGGAAGTGTGTAAATCACTGAGTTTACCTTCTGATTTCTTAGATTTAGCAAATAATATTAGGATGAAGTACAAAGAGGATGCTTCAAGCATTCTTTCTCTCAATACATCTCATTTCAATAGCAGAAAAATCGTTGCCCTTTGTGAAATATGCGGAAAACAACGGGGGAAAGAAGTACATCATTTGCAGCACCAACAAGATGCAAATGAGGATGGTATAATTGTGGCTGAAGATGGGTCAGTATTCCATAAAAATCACATTGCTAATTTAATGTCTTTGTGTGAGAAATGTCATCAAGACATTCATAAGAAGGAAAAAGATACGAAAAAAGATAAGGAAAAAGATAAGGAAAAAAAGAAAAGAGTGGTTAAAAAAATTAAAACGAGTAATGGGTTAATGGTAAATATTTTTTAAAGATGGGAAGATAATATAACCTTATCCTTAATCTTAATGCTTGCGATGCTTACGATGCTTACGGGTTTTTGACAATAGTATTTTTTCTCCCTTTTTAACGCCCTGTTTTGCGGCGTCATATGCTAAACCAAACCCGCTTTTAAGGAATCCGAAAAGAGTATTCACTCCACCCTTAACTTCTGACGCGGCCTTGTTCAAGCCATAACTACGTCTCCTTCTGGATGACGATCTACGGGAACGCTTTTGTGTTCGATGCACCATATATTATAGGTTAACAAAATAAAATTGAAGTTTAAATAATATAAAAATATTATCAGTATTAATATAAGATGATTATACCTGTAAAGTGCTTTACATGTGGAATGGTTATAGCTGACAAATATAGACAGTATACGGAAGAAGTCAGGAAGAGAAAATTGGCAAGAGGTGTTGATATTGAAAAAGTTGTTTATTTAACAAAAGATTTTCACGATAAAACAGTGGAAGGTGAGGTAATGGATGAATTGGGATTAAGAAAAATGTGTTGCAGACGGCATTTGTTGACGCACGTTGATATTGAATAAATTCTTTAGATAATATATGAGAGGTATAAGAAAAACAAAAAAATCGAGGAGTGTTAAAAAAACAAAAACGCAACGTGTATGGAATCAGAAAGGCTGCAGTCCTAATACAAAACGACACAGTTACAAGAATAAAAATAAAAATTTAAAGCGTGGTGGTGGTTGCGGGTGCGGTAATATGCCTTTTTTAGGGGGCGGTTGTGCGTTGTGTCAAAAAGGTGGAACAACTGCGTTGGTCGGTGCCCCTTGGACACCACAAATAAGTGGATGGCCGGGAGTGCAAGGTATTGATGGTCAGACAAATTATTATCCGTTAAATCAATATCACGTTGATCCACAATTGCAAACAATGCAGGAACGTTTAGGTTCGGTATTTTTAGGAAAGTATACAGGGGGTAAAAAAAAGGCTAAAACAACAAAGAAGCGAGGCGGTGGTTTAATTTCACAAGATTTAGCAAATTTTGGGAACACACTTTATTATGGATTAGGAAGTGCATATAATTCAATTAATGGTTATCCTCAACCAGTAAGCCCTTTGCCATATCAAGATCAATTTTTACCTCGCAATACGATACATTAATAATTGTATGTTACTGCATACATACTGTATAATTTAATAAATGAATAACAAATATATTTTCTATAAATATATCATAATGGCGTTTCCGAAGAAATTGAATGATTTATGTTCGCCTGCGTTGCTTTATTTTGTTGTTTCAATGATTGGATTAATTATGGTAATTTTTCAGAATCTAGGAAATAAGAATAAATATGATTTAGGGTCATTTTCAACACGCGTGCCAAATACTACTTTAATATTTATTGTTAAGTTTATCTATATTCTATTTTGGACCTGGATACTTAATCTTATATGCAAAAATGGTCACAAGGGAATAGCTTGGTTCTTGGTTTTTGTCCCTTTTATTTTTCTATTTATATTGATGGCTTTGATAATGTTTTCAAAGTAAATAGTAGGGATAACAGAGTATAATTCTGGGCTGGGCTGTAAATTATTATAAATTACAATAATTAAATTTATAATAATACTTTAATATATATAAAATATGTCATCAGTAAAAAAAATTAAAAATGGAATTTGTTATGATATTAATGGGTGGAAATATATGTCCATTTCAGGTTCACCGAGAGAACGTGGATATGCCCACGGGTTTTTTATTGCAAAAGAATTTAAAGAAATCCAGAATATGTTAAATTTTGTTATTTATGAGGATTACGGAGAAAAATGGGAATTTTTCATCGAGGCAGGAAAAACGTTGTATAAAGATAAATTAAAAAAAGAATTCAATGAGTTTTATCAAGAAATGGAGGGGATCGCAGAAGGCATTAATGCCGGCGGTACTAAAACCGACATCGATGAAATAATCGCTTGGAACAATTATTTTGCCCTTAGTGAAAACTGGTACGCGAATCGGGATACAGGTGGATCAAGTACACCACATCACGGAGAAGGCGGTGGGTTAAGAGGACAACAGGAAAGGTGTAGTGCATTTATGGTAACAGGAAAAGATTTCACCGAAGACGGAAAAATAGTTTGTGCTCACAATAATTTTTCAAATTTTGTAGATGGTCAATATGCAAACTGCGTGATTGATATCAAATGCGAAAAGGGGCATCGTATTTTGTACCAATGTTTTGCCGGTTTTATATGGTCTGGTACTGATTTTTTTGTAACGAGCAAAGGTATTATAGGTACAGAAACAACAATTGGTGGTTTTTTGCCGTTTGAGAACAATTTACCGATTTCGTGCAGAATTAGACAGGCGATGCAATATGGGAATTCCCTGGACGATTATGTTAAGATTCTATTAAATGGAAATTCCGGGGATTATGCCAATTCGTGGATGTTTGGAGATATAAACACAAATGAAATTATGCTTCTTGAATTAGGACTTAAATATCACAACGTAAAACGCACCAAGAACGGATATTTCATCGGATTCAATGCACCATATGATCCCAGACTACGCAATTTAGAGTGTGCTAATACTGGTTTTGATGATATTCGCCGTCATCAGGGTGCCAGGCGAGTCCGTTTGGACGATTTAATGAACGAGCACAAGGGAAAAATAAATATAGACATCGCCAAAAAAATAATATCTGACCACTATGATGTTTATTTGAGTAAGACTAATCCGTGTTCCAGAACATGTTGCTCACATTATGATTTAGACGCAAGAGAATTTATGTCAGACCCGGCTAGACCTAAACCTTATGCACCCCGCGGTGCATTGGATGGATGCGTCGTAGATTCAACAATGGCAAAAAATATGTCATTTGAATTGAGATATGGTAATTCTTGTGGTACACCTTTTCTGAAAAATGCATTTTGTGACCAGAATCGACAATGGGCCTATTTAAGACCTTATTTGCACGATAGACCGCAAATGCCGTGGACTGTCCTGAGTTCTACTAATAAGAATAGGATGACAAAGACGCGAACGTTAAAACCGAGAAATAGGAAAAGTAAACGTATTTATAAAAGACGCACACTGCACGTTTGATCCTTTTTACACCTTTTACCATTTAAAAATGGGACAACTATAATATAAAGATTATAAAGATATAATAGTTATATTACAATGGAAAATAAACAAACATATATCAAAACAGATGATAATAGTATTATAAATGAAAAATATATAAGATGGGTAAAAAAGATGAATAACTGTTTAGAAGTTTGCATCAAATCAACAGGATGCAGCGTAGAAGATAAAGGTACACATAAAATATGTAAACTAAATAGTTTAGACAGTTATAATAAATTGAATAAACATTTTGAATAAAATGTCTCCATTTCATTTGCCCCCATTTCATTTCTTCAAGTGTGTAAATGTACAAAATAAAAATTGATGACTTTTATATCATATTATATAAGTCATATTGATAATGCCAACTATATTCAGCAAATCCCAATTACGAAAATTAAATAATAATCAAAAATACGGTTCGGAATGGATTAGAAACATTGATGAACTTAAAGAAGGAACACAATATATTTTATATCGAACTAGTCAATATAAAATGTACAGTGGTAGACTATACGTTGCACTACCTAAAAATAAAACACTTACTATCGAAGAGGTGCAATATTATCATATTTTGGAAATAATATAAATACTATATAAAATATTAAAAACATCTATTTATAATATATAAATGTTGAAAATTGTCAATGAAAAAACGGAAAATTATTTTTCTTTGTATAGAAGTCAAAGCATTGATTTGGAGCTTTGTTTAAACGTATCAAAGTACGGCATTTTATGGAAAGATATTGGTGACGTTTTATATGAATATGGTATAGGAAATGAAGAGAAAGAACGCGAACTTACAGTAACAAATGATCAATATGACTTTTTAAAAATGCTAATGACAAAAGAGAGTTGGCGTCACTGTTCTAGATTGTAAAGGTTGACATTTTTTTTTAATTATAATATATATGTCAATCAACTATTTATTTAGTGTAATTAATAATTCTACCTTAAAATCTTCTAATTATAATAAGCAGACAAAACAAATTGCACTTAGTTCTAGTAAATGTGAAAATGGATATCACGCGAATAAATAATTTGCAGATACATATACATATACAAGTTGGTATAAATAAATTTACAAATGTAATAATAAAAATGTATGTATAACAGTTTTATTATTTAAAATTATGTATAAATAGTATAATATATAGAGAAATGGCAACCAGAGACATATCAAGCATTTCGTGGAAACTGATAGACAAATATTTTAAAGATAATCCTTTCAATTTGGTGGCTCATCATTTAGATTCTTATAACGAGTTTTTTAATTCTGGTATTAACAATATTTTCCGCGAAAATAATCCAATCAGGTTTATAGAAAGAGAGGAAAAAGATGGGGACGTAAATCAAGAGCAACGCAATGAAACTCTTTTATATTTAGGTGGAAAAGACGGTAATCGGATTTATTTTGGTAAACCAATTATTTATGATGACAATGAACGAGGTGCTCATTATATGTATCCAAATGATGCCCGACTAAGAAATATGTCATACGGAATAACAATTCATTACGATGTCGAAGTAGACTTCTTTTTTTATGAAAATGACGAGAAAAAAACGCAGACAAAAGTGCTCGAAAAAATATACTTAGGCAGATTCCCAATAATGCTTCAGTCAAATTTATGTATATTGAAAGGATTGTCAACCGAGGTGCGTTTTAATATGGGCGAGTGTAAAAACGATTATGGTGGTTATTTTATTATAGATGGAAAAGAAAAGGTCATCATACCCCAAGAGAAATTTGCCAATAATATGTTGTATATTAAAAAAGGAAAAGAGGATGATGTTTATAGTCATTCTGCGGAAATAAGATCTGTAAGCGAAGACGCTTCTAAGCCAGTGAGAACAATGGCGGTTAAAATAGTCGCACCTAGTCCAAGTCTCTCGAATAATCAAATAGTAATTACTGTTCCAAATGTGAGAAAACCGGTTCCTCTCTTTATTTTAATGCGAGCTCTTGGTGTTATTTCCGATAAAAACATTATTGAATATTGTTTATTGGACTTGACTAAAAACGAATTTTACGTTGATCTTTTTATTCCGTCAATCCACGATGCTAATCAGATCTTTAACCAGGAGACAGCTTTAAGATATATTGCTAGTTTTACAAAAAGACGTACCATTACGGGTGTCCTAGATATTCTAATGAACTATTTTTTGCCTCATATAGGCGAGAAAAATTTCCTAGATAAGGCGTATTATGTAGGCTATATGGTTAATCGATTATTGCACGTCTATACAAATGAGGAAAAGCCAACTGATCGCGACAATTTTCGATTTAAACGCATCGAAACATCGGGTACATTGATTTATGATCTGTTTCGAGAGTATTTTCTAATACAAAACCGAGACATTGGACAAAAAATAGACAAAGAGTATTATTACCACACTGGTAGATATAAACAAAATTTCACCGATTTAATTGATGAAAATTTTCGAGAGTTTTTCAAAGAACGTATTGTGGAAACCGGGTTTAGAAAGGCATTTAAAGGAAATTGGGGGTCGGAGTCGCATACTAAAAGGCTTGGCGTCGTGCAAGATTTGAATCGTCTCTCGTGGAATTCATCTATGTCTCAATTGAGGAAACTGAATTTGCCATTGGATGCGAGTGCCAAAGTGGTTGGTCCTCGTCTACTAAATTCATCGCAATGGGGGTTCATTGATCCGATTGATACGCCCGATGGTGGTAATATTGGGCTCCACAAACATTTGGCCATAAGTACTGTTATAACAAGTGGTTATTCAGGTTGGCCTTTAATAAAATGGTTGAGAGCAAAAACCGCAATGCGTATCTTGCAAGAATGTAGTCCTGAGTTTCTAGGAAGTTTATCGAAAGTTTTTGTAAATGGCGTTTGGATTGGCGTGATTGAAGAGCCATTATTACTTGTTAAATTGCTGAGATTATTTCGAAGAAATGGAATAATACCGATTTATACGAGTGTTTCATTTGATTTCGAGAAGAATGAGGTGATTATTTACAGTGACGGTGGTCGTTTGTCGAGGCCAGTATACTATTTAGATAAGAAAGAAATCAATATTATTGGGAAGCCGAGTTTCGAGAGAAAGGAAATATTAGAGAAGATCAGTAGCGGGAAATTTACATGGCAAGACATTGTTTCGGGCTTCAAAGATAAGGCGGTAGATGATTTTAATTATAAAAAAGATATATTATACGATTTAGAGGATCTATATCCTGATTTAAATACGGATCAAAAAATAGAAGAAGAATTGGAGAAACACAAATCGGCGGTTGAATATTTGGATACGGCCGAAGAGGAACGTCTTTTGATTGCGTCGACAAGTGAAGATATAAATAATAACAAATATTATACCAATTTGGAGATTGATCCCTCGCTCATTTTAGGTATTATGGGAAATCAGATTATTTATCCGGAAAATAATCCTGTAACGCGTAATTCTTTTTCATGTGGTCAGAGCAAACAAGCCGTATCTGTATATCATTCAAACTTTCAGATGCGTATTGATAAGATGGGCGTTGTACTGAATAATGGACAAATACCCTTAATAAAATCGCGTTATTTGGAATACATAAACAATGAACAACAGCCTTATGGTGTGAATGCTGTTGTTGCGATAATGTCATACACTGGATATAATGTGGAAGACGCTATTCTTATAAACGAGGGGTCAGTTAAACGCGGGTTATTTAATACGACTTATTATTCAATGTATGAGGCGAGAGAAGAGAGCTCTAAGGTGAGAGGTTCGACCTCTAATTCTTTTTTTGCAGACGTAACAAAAAAGAATGTAAAAGGAATAAAACCCGGATACGATTATAGTCATTTAGATAATTATGGTATTATTCGAGAGAATGTTCCATTAGACGATAAAATGGTGGTTATTGGTCGAGTATCTTCAAATTCGGAAAATTCCGAGGTTGTTCTAGATTCATCTGTGTTCCCTAAGAAAGGACAACTCGGTTTCGTAGATAAATCATTTATTACCGAGGGCGAAGAAGGATTCAGAATTGCCAAAGTGAGGGTGAGAGAAGAACGTCTGCCTGCAATTGGCGATAAAATGGCATCGCGGGCGGGTCAAAAAGGAACTCTCGGTCTAATTATTCCGGAGGAGGATATGCCATTCTGTGCAGACGGTACAAAGCCGGACTTAATTATAAATCCACACGCAATACCGTCGCGAATGACTATTGGGCAATTAGTTGAAGCATTATTGGGTAAGGTCTGTGTCTCATATGGTGGATTTGGAGACTGTACTGCGTTTCAAACAAAGGGTGCAAATACCAAGATTTACGGAGAAGCATTAGTAAATGCAGGGTTTCATTCGAGTGGTAACCAGATATTGTATAATGGAATGACAGGTGAACAGTTGTATTCGGAGATTTATATGGGGCCGACATATTATATGCGTTTAAAACATATGGTTAAAGATAAGATAAATTATCGTGCACGGGGTCCAAACACGCAATTGACCCGACAACCGGTTCAAGGAAGAGCGAATGACGGTGGTCTGAGAATTGGTGAAATGGAACGTGATGGTGTTATGGCACACGGTGCATCGGCATTTTTAAATGATTCATTTATGATTCGTGGTGATGAATATTATATGGCGGTTTGTAATAAGACAGGATGTACGGCTATATATAATGAGGCGTTGAATCTCTTTCTGAGCCCATTTGCAGATGGTCCGGTAAAGTTCAAAGGTACAATGGATGGTAAATTAAACATTAATAATATTAGTCGATTTGGACGCGAATTCAGTGTTGTTCGCATACCATATTCTTTGAAGCTGATGATACAAGAATTGCAAGTGATGAATATTCAAATGCGTATTATAACAGAAGACAATATAGACCAATTGTTGAATATGTCGTATTCAGATAATATAAATAAATTGCTAAAAACGGATACGGCAAATATATCTGATTTGATTAATAAATATCGCACAGATATGAAGAATAAATTAGAAGAAGAAAAGGGAAAACACAGTAAAAAGGAAAAACGAATAAAAGATTTGAATATGGAAAACACACCAGAAACGTCGGAGGAGACAATTCCATATGCGGAAGGAAGCCCTGCATATAATCCTAGCACGCCAGAATACGTAACAGAATATGATTCAAACAGTCCACAATATAATCCAAATGGACCAAATGTTTATGCTGGGCAAGAAAAATTGTTCAAAGTAGCACCACCCGTCCCCAAAGATCGTCTTAAAAATGTTTACAATTACAATAATAAATTACAATTGGTAAATCCAAATGCACCGCCTGCTTCTTTTGGTGGACCGCCAGTGAGCCCTCCTTATGCACCAGCGAGCCCTCCTTATGCACCAGCGAGCCCTCCTTATGCACCAGTGAGCCCTCCTTATGCACCAGTGAGTCCTCCTTATGCACCAGTGAGTCCTGCATATGGTGGTCCAACTTACATACCACCAGCCAATTTGCAATTTACACCACAAACCCCTGATTTTGGACCGCCCCCACCACAAAGGCAATTTACACCACAAACCCCTGATTTTGGACCACCTCCACCAGTTGTAAATGACATTCAGTCGCAAATCGAATCACTACCAGAAGCAGATAAAAAAAAATTAATAGACTTGGTTGAACAGAAAAAGTCGGAACAATCACCGGATACGGCGACGAGTGTACTAGAGGTTGAGGAAAGCAAGACACCAAGCGAAAATGAAGGGGAAAAAGAAGAGTCGTCAAAATCTGAAACAAAAAAGGTTTCATTTAGTTAAGAAAGTTTGTTAGAATTTTATATTATTTATTATAATATAAAATTGAATTAAAAATAAAATGATAATATGATGTATAATTATAATGGCAACCCAAAATACTAGCAGTTTAATTTCATCTATTTATAAATCTAGAAAAACTTTGTTGAGTCTTATGCGTAAACAGGACTACAATGTTGAAGAATATGACAATTTTAGTGTAAACGAAGTCAACGCAATGTATCAGAACAAACAATTGGATATGCTTTTAGAGAAATCGACGCAAAACAACAACCCTGCTGTAAATAAGCGTAAAATATACATACGGTATTATTTGTCAAAGACATTAAGACCCCAAAATATTCAGGAAATGATAGATGACTTGTTTAATTTGGAGGAAGTACTAACAAAGGACGACACTTTGATGATAATTATTAAGGAGGAAATGAACGATACGACGATTAATTTATTAAAGCATATTTGGGAACAAGATGGTATATTAATTATTATACAAAGTCTAAAAAGATTACAGTATAATATTTTAGAACACGTTTTGGTCCCAGAGCATCGTATATTAAATAGCGACGAAGTCGAGGTAGTTAAAAAGCGATACAACATAATGAGTGATACACAATTCCCCGATATATCCAGATTTGACCCGGTTGCTCAAGTGATAGGTATCCGGCCTGGTCAAGTTTGCGAGATTATTAGACCAAGTAAGACAGCAATTAAAGGATATTATTATAGAATATGTGTATAATAAATGAAATATATTATATAATATATAATAATGTCAATCCCATTTTATAATTGTTTTCCTTCATACGCTGATAAAAAATTGAATACAAATATTCTTCCGGCGTGTCCGTCCGATTCAATCACAATTGGGTCAGGTTCGGGATCAATCACAATAGGATCAGGAATGGGATCGGGGGGAATTGTTTCAGGAATAGGATCAGGAATGGGATCGATAAAACCGATTGCAAATGTAAATGACGTTTCAAAATCGTTATCGTCGCTCCTATCAAATCCGTCAATTATTGCTATAACTTATACATTTCCTCAATCTGTCCAAACAGCATTAAATTCACTAAAAGCGAGTAATAATATTAAATATTTTTTTAATTTGGATGATTTGACTAAATTAATTAGTCAAAATGATTATTATTTGAAAACAATTGGGGAACAAATTGATCCAATTTTAGAGGATTATAAAAATGCATACATTAATAGTCAACTGAACCCAGAAAATTCTGAATATTTGAATATTTTTTCTAGTAATTCCAATAATATAGATAGTATAAATAAATCGTTAGTGAATATTATAAATTCTATTCAAGGAAATACAAATAATTTAGGTGATTTTATAAATCAGCTTAGTATGGATATTGATAATCTTAAAATACCACAAGGATATTTGATTTCAAAATTACAACAATTTGATGCGACCAAGCGAGGTTCAAAAATAATGAATATAAATTCAAAACAATTGTATAAAAAACAATATTATTTAAATTGGTCTATGATAGTTGGGATACATTTAATAATATTTTTATTATATTATATAACACGTAAACCAAACGCAAATATACAGATGCCAACAGCTAATATAATGGCAAAACCAGTATAAAAAGGAATTATTTTATAATTGTAGATATAAAAAAACATAAACAACTAATTTATATTAAAGAATATGTTTAGTGCGATACTTTCTAAAAATTTTGTGCCGATAAATGAAAAAATGAGTAAATATGCTATAGAGTCTACGGAAAAATCACTGCGTAGAAAATTCGAAAGGGACCAGCAAATCAGTGTTTATCGTAAAATGAATATATTGCCGGCATACATTCAATTTATTACAATGTTTGGAATTGGCATCGGGTTTCAATATTTTTATGCAAAAAAATATAGCTAAAAAATTGAAGTTTAGGGCTACGGCTACATGTAGAGTCTATAATATTTATAAATATGTAATGCTGGATATATAATGCTAAAAAATGATAGATATAATAACATTATTTTATAATGATATTATAATGGGATCTTCATCTGCATTGTTAAATTTACAAACATTAGAGAATGAATTTGGGTTAACAATGAAGCAATATGAACAAGCGTATGCAAATTATATTTCAACATTACAATCCCAAGGTGCTCTGAATTCGAAGAATAATTACTCTAGCCTGAATGGAAGAACATTTTGGGGAGCAGCCGGATTAAAAGAAGGTGCTGTAAATTCGGAAGATGAATGCTGGGCTTTATGCAGTTCAGACAGTGCGTGTTCTGGTGCTACTTATAATTCGGCAAAGGCATATTGTTGGACAAGAAGCGGAAATGGTGCAATTTCTGTGGGTTCGAGTACAGATAATGCACTTATTAGCCAATTAACACAAAATATGTATAATTTGCAAACACTAAATAATAAATTATTGAAGCTAAATAATGAAATAATACTTGCACAGCAAAATATAGCATCTTCTCAGAAACCATTACAAGAGAATAATATGAATAATAAATACAATTTGCAAACAGTATATGAAGAGTTGCTATTAGACAGAGAAAATATTGAAGCAATGATGCAAGAATATAAAACTATGGATGAAAAATATGATAATACCTATATTTATGTAAAACAAACAAATAGTGTGTTTATTTTATGGTGCATTTTTTCCGGGGTATTTTTATTTTATACTATTAAAACTTTAATTAATCCTGGTTTTAATGTATTGCATTTTAGAGTTATTTTCTGGATCTGTATTTTTTCATTATTTGCAATTGTGAGCACACATTTAAATTCGACCCCTGGATTTTTATTATGGGGTCTAATAATAGCAATGGTAGCTTTAATGCAAATGAAAATAATACCAAAACCCTAATTAAAATAATAAATAATAAAATAATCATATCTTTTTTTTATAAATGTAATATAATAACGCTAATGAACAAATATTCTGATATAAATAAGAGTATTAATAACGATTTGAATAAAGTAACATTAAGACAAGGGAGAAAGTTTAAAAAATATCAATCAAAGATTGAGAAAAGTGTGATAAAAAAAAATTTATTATTCGAAGGATTTAAAGGAATTAAAGGATTCGAAGGAATGGAGAATTTACATTCTAATAGCGTGAATTTAATGGGTCAAGTAGATACAGTAATTAGCCAATATCGTGAGTTACAGAATTTGCAAAATAGTTTCAATGTAACACTACAAAGTTATAATTCATCAAACTCAAACTATATGAATACGGCAAAAAACTATGTTCAAACGGCTCAAAAAAATACTACAAATATTTACGCTAATTCAATGGCAAATAATGTTTCAAGTCGGTATTTAGGGTGTTATGCAGATAACGAAAATCGGGCAATGACAGGGTCATCATCGTTATCTGGGCAATATGTAACGTATGATAAATGTAAGCAAAGTGCAATAAACGGAGGGTTTCAGTATTTTGGTTTGCAGAATTTAACAAATAATGAGGGTTATTGTTCAGTTAGCAATGATATAAATACGACAAAGCAATATGGAGATTCGGTGAATTACAATATGACACCATTATGGTCATCTAATACGTATGGAACAGGAACCAACAATAATATGATCGTAAATCCAGATGGACGACTACTTGTGAGAGATGATAAAGGAACTATTTTATGGGAATCTACAAATCCACCTGCTAGTTGCAGCTATTCTGGAAGTGTAAATCCAACTTCAATAACGGCTACATATGGTGGTAATTGTTCGGCACCTGTAGGCAATGTGACGAATCAAGTTGTTACTATTATAAATAATAGTGATACCAATTCAAATACAGGTATAGCAACTATTCCAGTGTCAAACCAAACTTTTGGAGACCCTTCACCGGGTTGTGCAAAATCATTTGATATTGCGTATCAATGCGGTAATGTTAGTAAAACGCAACATATAGCAAAAGCCGAGGGACAAAATGTGCTGTTAAATTGTTCAACGGAATTTAATACGTGTCAATTCACACTTAACTTGCAATCTGATGGAAATATGTGTCTTTATCAGAATGGTGTGGGTAGTGCTATTTGGTGTACAATGACAAATGGAAAACAAGAAAACCCGAATTCAAATTGGGTAGCTAAAAAAGGAAAGTACGGATTATCATATTTAACAAACAATCAGCTGCTTGGTGCAGGTGAGTGGATAGGTTCTGATGACGGCAGATTAATGCTAATAATGCAGACAGACGGAAATTTGGTACTATATACATCAAATCCACAAGTAAATTGTTCGGCTGCAAGTGACGGGAATATGTATGGTGGAAATTGGGCAAATGCTGTATACCAATTGAATAAAACGGGTGATTCAAATGTTTTTGGAAAGGTGGGATATATAGATGAATATGCAAAATTAACAGAATATCCTTCTTCAATGTACACAATTGATCCGACTACAAATATGCCAACAATAAAAGGGAATGCGAGTTGCACTACAAATGTTGTAGCGGTTGATACAATAGAATGGAATAGCTATCCGAATACAGGTTTAATGATGAGTACAAATACTGTTTGTGGTTTGGAAAAGGCGACACAGGACTCTAATATTACTAGAGAACAATTAAGAGCAAAATTGGCTGTTATAGCTGCTGAAATTGTGGATAAAATTAAAGTATTGCAGTCTTTGAATGTGGATGTGGATAATCAGATGGGGATGGATGCGGAATCATTGCAAGATATGTTGAGTGAATATAAAAGTTTAAATATTAAATATAGCCAATATAGTTCAGAAGATTCTCTAGGTCTTAACGGAATTGTAAGTGACAGTAATATAGTGGTATTGCAGGAAAACTATAGCTATTTGTTTTGGAGTATTTTAGCCATAGCCGTTATTATTGCAACAATACATCAAATTAAAAAATAATACCAAAATTATACAATATTTTATAATATATTATATATAATAATGTCAACTCCATATGTAAATTGTTGGCCTTCATCGGCTGATCAAAATGCTAATATATTTAAATTACCTGCGTGTAGTAGTGGGTCGGGATCAGGTTCTTCAGGTTCTTCTGGTTCTTCTGGTTCTTCTGGATCTTCTGGTTCTTCTGGATCTTCTGGATCTTCTGGTTCTTCTGGTTCTTCTGGTTCTTCTGGTTCTTCTGGTTCTTCTGGATCTTCAGCAGTATTATGTTATAATACTAATTTACCCTTTCCAAACTATTTAGGTTGGCCAATATGTGGATCGGGATCAGGATCAGGTTCAGGATCAGGTTCAGGATCAGGATCAGGTTCAGGATCAGGTTCAGGATCAGGTTCAGGTTCTGGATCAGGATCTGGATCAGGTTCAGGATCAGGATCAGATTCAGGATCAGGATCTGGATCAGGATCTGGTTCTGGATCAGGATCAGGATCAGGTTCAGGATCAGGATCAGATTCAGGATCAGGATCTGGATCAGGATCTGGATCAGGCTGGGGATCAAGCAGTAATCATTACGATGAAGGTCAATCGCAAGCATTACATAACATTATTGAATTACAATTGATCGAACAAAATTATTTTGATCAATTAAACACAGGTATTACACAGGGCACGTTAACTAAGGAACAACAAAATGCTATCATTAAAAAAATAAACGAAATATCGCAGATGCGTATTAATATATATAAAAACTTGAACTCATTGTATTCATATTATAATTCAAATTTAAACTCTCTACAAGGTACATTTAATGATCAGATTACCGCTATAGATATAGTGGAAAATGAATTGAATGAAGCAAAAAAACGCGTCTCCGATGTCGAAACAGAAAAAAACAATAAATTAAGATTGATTGAAATTAACAATTATTATGGAGAACGATATAGTGATCACACAAGTATTATGAAAATAGTTGTCATAATTTGTATTCCGGTTTTGTTTTTAACTTTTTTACACAAACGAAGCATTCTACCAACAAATTTGTATTCATTGCTATTAACTATTACATTTATAATTGGATTTATTTATTTAGGTAGACGGATTATTTCTGCATTAAGACGCGATAATATGAATTATCAAGAGTACGAGTGGAATTTTAATCCACAGACTGCCCCTTTGGTTGACACAAGTGGAGCAGGGGTTGTAAATCCGTGGTCCCCAACTATGAGCGGCGAATGTCAAGGACAAGCGTGTTGCGATGCAGGTTATACTTACAATTCAGCACCAAATGTGAATAAATGTGTATTAACAAGTTCATTAATGCAATAAAAATGATTGATAAATTAGTAAAACAAAATAATAGTATAATATAAATATAATATAAGTAATGGGAAATAAAAGTAGTACAAGCACTGGATCTTTGATTGACCAATTTAATAAAGTTGCACAAACCGCACAATCTCAAAGTTGTGCACCGGGTTCAGAATGCGACAAATTAGCTACAAGTGAAAAATTAGAGCAACAATATGTAGAGGCTAAAACAACTGTGGCTACCGCTCCAGCGACTTTAAAAAAAGCAGAGAAGGCATATTATACTTATACAAAAGGAACATCAGGTTATAATAGTATTATTTCAGATTCATTGGAAAAATCTGCAGGAACCATAGTAGACGACATAAAAAATAAAATAAATGCAAATATTATAAGTGCATCAAATTTAAACTCGAATTTTGCAAGTTTATCAATGAGCTATGGGAATGTATATGAATTATTTCAAACTTATATGACCGATGTAATCAAATTAATAGAAAAATTAAATGAAAAGGGCATTGATATGGTGACAAATGATAGAAAAACTTATTACGAAACGCAGAATAATGATATATTAATTGTATGGTATAAGCTTTGGATGTGGCTATATTTTATATTATTTATCATATTTATTATTGCACTTTTATTTTCAAAAACGACAATGTCAATTTGGAGTAAGTTATTGTTGGTAATCTTATTAGGAGCGTACCCATATTACATAAGTTATGTTTTGAGTTTTCTCTACAAACTCGGAAAGAGTATTAAAGATTTGATGCCAAATAATGTCTATAAAACATTGTAATCCAAACAGACAAATAAATTGTTATGATTTCTTGAATATTTAACAAGGAATCATAAAGCATAATTAACATGTAGTTTTACCAAAAATCGAGTTGCATAATATTAATTCATCTTTAAAAATAAGCTGACCATCATAGTTTTTATACCATCGCCATTGTAACTTATTTCTATTTAATAGCGTAAGTAAACCGTGACCGAATTGATCACCGTTTCTAAATGCAGACCATTTAGGTTGTGTATAATACGTGCTGTCGTGACCCTCCAAATTTCCTCCATCGCCGATTGTAATGTAGACAGTACCATAAATATCTGTCTCATTTTGAAATACTGGGTAGGTTCTTTCATACGCGTGAACGTGACCACTAAATACAATATTTACGCTATATTTATAAAACAGATCTTCCATTGTATCACGCATTATGATAGTTTGTTTGTCGTTGTAATGATTTTTATTCGAACTATACCAAGGGCAATGCATTACAATGATAACCCACGGCGTAACAGTTCTATCTAGAGAATTCAAATTATTTTTCAGCCACACATATTGTCGAGATGTATAGCTTGTATTAGAATACGGATTTAAAAAGATAATATGAGCAGACCCGATTTCAAAACTATAAAATGAATTTCCATAATTATACTCAGACTGAAAAACACTTGGAGTGCAATATGGCAAATTATTGGTAGGATTTGTTTCGATTGGTATTATAATATCACCAAATTCGGCTGGTTTAATGGAAGGCATCATGTATCTTTTTTCAAACGCGGTATACAGTCCATAAAAATTGGTTCCATTAAACTCAATCTCGTGATTTCCTGCACATACCATCCAAGGGATCCTTTTAGATACAATCTCAATCATTTGGCCATACGAGTCCCATAGGGTTTGATTACAATCAGCATAACTTAAATCACCCGCGTGTAATATCATTTGTATGCTTTTGTCATTTGAAATATGATTTATAGTTGAAACGGAGTCAACAGTTTGACCCAAATCTCCTATTACTCCAAATGAGATTGGTTTATCGTTTCCTACTTTTGGTAGAGTCGTAAAATTTAAAGGATTCTTTCCACAATCGCCACAAACATAAAAATATTGGGTAAAAGGTTCGAGATTTTCAAGTAAAACGTGATGAATATAACCGCTTTGATAAAAAGGGGGTCTATTTAAAGTATATGTAAATGTGTATTGCGACGAATTTCCATAACTATAATTTTCAAGATACTCGGTGTTTTTTCCATATGAAACTATAGAATTGCATTTATCTGGAGTAATCCAAGAAATGGCCATTTCGCTAGGTGTTTTTCCCTGTGAAATATGAATCTGAGAAATATCGCATTTGATTGCAGTAACAAAGGTAGCAAATAATGAGAAAAAAACACTACTTGAAAATAGCATATTATACATTTGCATTTTATTTTTATATGGTTTTCGATATTTTACATCAGTCCTAATAATTATTAAGCTCGTCTACTTCATCTACCACATCAAATAGAATCTCAACTCCGTGCCAACCATCGCGTTTTGCTTTCCCATATTTATTGTCCATATATTCGTACAATTCAACACCCTTGGGTATTTTTCTGTTGCCCTGTTGCTCTTGAAACCAAAGCTTGAATTGTTCAAACAAATCGCTCTTCTTGATTTTAGATCCCTCTTTCTTAGCAACCATTTCAGAAACAAAGGCAGAAATATGGTCTTGGCCTTGTCTATATTTGTTCGACGAAGCCTTTACAATATCGCAATCGGCGACAATACCCTGTTTTTCAAACGCCAATTTGACAAGCATACTTGCAAAGACTTCTGACCAAATTTTCAATTTATCTTTCAAATTGAAGTCCTTGGGAAACTGATAAGGGTTATCTGATAATTGAAATGTCTCGCCAGGGTTTACAAACTTAGATAGGAAATCGCAAATGCGAATACGACGCCACGTACCATCATCATTGCTCATCACTTCGAATAACGTGTTTGTACACAAAACCAGATGGAACTGAATGAGAAACGTCTCTTGTTCGTGATATAACGCACGACCTGATATCGTTGAATCGCCTGTCAACTGTTTCATCATACCCTCATTAATTCTGGCATCTTTAGACGGCTCCGCCATAACAGCATATCGAACACCCTTTAATTGAATAATTTCAGAAGAAGTACCGCCAATTCCGGGACGTTTTTCTGTGACTAGGGTCACTGGAACTTCGCCATAATAATCGCCGAGCGTATATTTCATCAAATCGGTAAACATCGATTTGCCGTTACTACCACTTCCGCGATAAATATTGAACGTTTGATTGATGTTCTCTCCAATAAGAACAGACGCCAAATGTTCCCACATATACTTGTTAAGCGATTCGATCGGAAATAATTGCTGCATAAATTTGGTAATTTGCTCCGACATTTCGCCGTGTTTTTCTGTGCTAAATTCCTCATAATTAATGTTCGTCGACTTGGTAATATAATCGAGAGGCATACCATCTCTGAAAATTCGATTCTTAATATCGATAACACCATTCTTGAAACAAAGCAACCATTTGTTCGAGTCCATATTTTTCTCGAAATCCTTGTCGTAGAAAAGAGAAGCCGCTTCACGCATTATATTGTTTTTATCATTCGTCTTCTTTAAACGAGACTGAATCTCTGTACCAATTTTGATTTTTTTACTCATATTCTGATACCGTTCATCGGTTCCTTCATAATTCTGCATTTCATTCATCCAAGCATTTAGTTTGCTTTGATATGCATTATACATATCCACACTTATAAACATTCTCAATGTTTCACCGCGATCAACCTCCCAGCGATGGTCTTTGAAGATATACCACGTTTTACTAGCTAGACTACTGCATACATATTTTTCCTTGCACATTTGATGCAATACAATGGCAAAGTCGAACTCTGTTGGACACGACAACGTCTCTTCGATATAATAATCTCGCGTTGTTTTCTTTACCCGCTCGTAATCATCGAACGCATCTTGTTTTGCCCAGTACATAATAGATCTAATTGTCACTCCGTTTGGTTTGTCCTTGAAATAACGTGTCCACTGATAATATAAATTCGGAATCGTCGAATAATCGAAATCGGATGCTTTGCTTCTCAGCATAACCCAAGACAAGAATAACCGATCATCGGTGTGTTTCAATGCGAAAGCAACCTGGCGATTCAACAAATGAGAGCCGGGCTCATAATATTTTGCCGGTAAAATCTGCGTGTATTCGTGTGCTTCTTTAATGTAATATTCATTCAAACTCAACTCATTCATAATTTTATCGTTTGCTAGTTTCAGTTTATCCGAATTTGTGATATCTTCAAGCTGAATATTATTATCAACTTCGTCGTCGTTGCACAACAATTTTACTTTGTTTTTGTTGCTCGGTTTCTTCACTTTTTTGACACCGCTTTTCAATCTCGCCTCATATTCATCTTTAATTTTCGGATTAATATCAAACTTTGTATGTTGATCATACTGTGCCGATAATTTGTATAAATCTTTCGATAAATCGATTTCAGATACCTTTCTCTCTTCAAGTCCGAATTCCCCATCTCTAGAATCATATGAACCAATATAATATTGCGTCAATTCGTAAGCCTGATTTCCGGGTTTTCTTGACCCGTACATTTGCCAATTGGTCGTCCCTTTACTGATTCCTTCGTCGAAAACGGCGTCCCAACTATTTATTATAGGCAGTTCCCAAATGTCTTCTATTTTTGCAATTATTTTGTCACGCAACATCATTTGCATTGTATGATCCATTTGAATACCGATAATTATATGAACCCCATCTTTGGTCAAACTTCCATCAGCTAACCTATTTACATCAGGTTTTTCGAAAACGTACACCGGAAATGGCTTATTTGGCTCAAAAACCAACAATTCCTTAAGTTCCTCCAAATATAGCAAATTAATCAAATCGACAATATGTTCTCTTGAATGTTGTCTTGTCTCCACATCTATGCTGTATCTTAAATCAATGTCGATCAAAATAGGGCCGTTTTGATCTAATTGCTTTTCGGTCAGATGTTCAAACTTTTTTTTGATGAATACGTTCTGGTAATACAGATGCATAAAGGTTTGCAGTTCCTCTCTTGGTATAATATAAGACCCACCATAAATGTTCATTTTTTGATCCGGTATTCTAGTATGAGTTGGCGACACATTGGTCTCGCTTTTATCGTTCTTAGCACAATGCTTTGCTAAAAATTCATTGAGATCTTGATATTGTGTAATGCTATTCATTGATTCTATGGTTGTTATTATATATTGTTATTTTTCTATTTCAGTTTTTTTATTTATAAATGAAATTAGGATAAATTGAGATGAATATATATTGACGCAAAATCAACATAAATGTAATTTAATAATAATTATAGATCATATGTCATTTTTAAACAGCGAAAAAACAGATAATAAAAAGGTTGTTATATCAAGAGACGCTGTGATGCGTTTGTTAAAAGATGTAAAAGATATAATGAAAAATCCATTAACAAATGATGGAATATATTATATTCACGATGACGAAGATTTATTGAAAGGGTATGCAATGATAATTGGTCCGTCTGAAACGCCATATTTTGGTGGATATTATTTTTTTGAATTGAACTATCCTGCAGATTTTCCACATAGTCCACCGGTTGTGAAATATATGACAAATGGGGATAATATTCGGTTTAATCCGAATTTGTATGTAAATGGAAAAGTGTGTATTTCATTGTTGAATACATGGCGTGGCGAACAATGGACCTCGTGTCAAACTATCTCGACTATTTTGCTGAATTTGTGCACTCTTTTATGTAAAAATCCGTTGTTAAATGAGCCAGGTGTTTCGGAAGGTCATCAGGATTTCAAGAATTATACAACTATTATAGAATATAAAAACATTGAAATTGCTGTTCTACGAATGATGATGAAAAGTCCTCTTAGTTTTCCAGAAAAGTTCTCCGTTTTTTACCCATATATGAAGGAGAATTTCGTAAAAAATAATGATGCTATTAGAAAATATTTAGAAGAGAAGGCGGGAAGAGAAACAGGGCCAGTCAAAATAACGACATCTTTGTATTCGATGATTGCTGTGATTGATTATAATAAATTATATAAAAAATACGATAGTTATGCGAAAGATATTATGAATACATAGACAATAAGGTTGAATTTTATTTATTTAAATTGATTTAAAATTGAATTAAATAAATAATGTAAAAGTATAGTATAGTCAATATGCACTTCTGTTCTGAATGTCAAAATATGTATTATATTAGAATTGATGCGGATAATTCTAACAAGTTGGTTTATTATTGTCGTAATTGCGGTAATGAGGATTCAACGCTGACGGTTGACAATATTTCTGTTTCAAAAACACAACTCACGAGAAGTGAGCAGAATTTTTCAAATATAATCAATAAATATACCAAATTGGATCCGACACTGCCCAGAATTAATAAAATAAAATGTCCAAATCCTGAATGTGAAACGAACAAAAAGGATGCCGAGGACAGGGAGATTATATATATTCGTTATGATGACGTTAATATGAAATATATTTATTTGTGCAGTACGTGTGATTTTGTATGGAAAACGGACGAGCAAAAGTAGAATGTATTAAAATAAAAATTGATTAAATGATATTAAAAGTATCTATAGTAATATTAATAACTCGATGTCGATCAAGAAGAGTCATATTCCCAAGAATATCAAATATGGCGGTGATGATAGTGATTCATCGGATTCCGATTCATCTGGCGAAGAAACGTCTACTGTAATTGATGATGCTGAAGAAGAAGAAGAAATACCGGATGAAGAAGAGGATGAAATAATAGAGGACGTTGAAGAGGATGAAGACGAGGATGAAGACGATGATAATCAAAATGACAAAGGTTTAGGAGTTGATGACGAAGACATTATTCTACCGAATTTGAATTCTGGATTGGAGTCGGAGGATGAAGATGACAACGAAGATGAGGCAGACGAAACGTATTTACAGAAATTCAATACGAATATTAATAAAAATTACATTCAAGATTATCACCCAGAATGTGTGACAAATAATTATGAAGAAATAGAAGGGTTAACAAAAATTATCAGAGATTCAGAGAACAATATTATAGATGATTTACATACAACACTGCCATATTTGACAAAATATGAGAGAGCAAGAGTTCTAGGTCAGCGGGCAAAACAGATAAATTCGGGTGCACAAGTGTTTGTCAAGGTGCCTGAAAATGTAATTGATGGATACTTGATTGCAGAAATAGAACTGGCTCAAAAAAGGATTCCTTTTATTATTCGTCGACCGACACCTGGGGGTGGTTGCGAATATTGGAATTTGAAAGATCTAGAACTGATACAATATTAGATTTTCGTTTAATAAGCATATAAATTTTGAATGCAATAATTAATAATGAAGGTGGCGTTGTGTTTTATAATTAGTTATGATAATCAATTAAATAAAGAGAAAATTTGGCGAGATTGGATTCAGCCGAATAAGGATATCATCAATGTGTATTTTCACTATAAAAAAAATGTGCCGATTAAATCGGAATGGATCAAAAAACACGCTTTGCCTGCTAATTTTTTAGTGGAAACCGATTATTTACATATTGCACCGGCTTACATAACGTTGATGATGCACGCATTAAAACACGACACAAAAAACCAGTGGTTTTCTTTTTTAACAGAGTCGTGCGTTCCCATTATTTCACCACTGCGATTTAGAGAGCTTTTTTTCGAAAGTTATCAATATTCGTTTATGGCGTGGAAAAATGCGTGGTGGAACACAAACCTTGTAAAAAGAGCAAATTTGCGTTATTTAGAACCCAAATATCACTTGGCAAACACTCCGTGGTTTATTTTAAATCGAGATGATGCATTAAGATGCATTAAATATGTTAAAAAAAACCGCGATATATACAATTTAATTTGCATTGGTGATGTCGCCAACGAGAGTCTATTTTCCATAATGCTGGAGGCACAGAATAGCTTGAAATTTGTTAAAAACGAGGATATAATGGCGACTGATTGGAACAGAATGGTGAGTTCAACGAGTCCTTATTTATTTAAAGATGGAGGTTACAAGGATAAGAAATTTATCGAGGCATATTTAACTGATCATAAATATACGATGTTTCTTAGAAAAGTGGACAAAACTTTTCCAGATAAGGAATTGACTTATTTTATAGGACGGGATAATGATAATATAGAGCAACTAATTAAAAGAAAACACCGTGTTTTTTGGCTCGAAAAAAAATGGCAGATATTAAAGTATTATTATTATTTTTATTATTTTATTAGACGCGGAGGTGTTTTAGGTGTTATCGCGGTTTTTATGCTTGGGTTTGTAATTTGGCAGAATAATTTAACATTTCCATCTATTACCACAATCAATGCATGTAACGAACGTGGTCATTGGTTCATCTGCTGATCTCGTTTGCATTTGATAATAAGTACACTTATTTGAATGACATTTGCGACACTTGAACGTGTCTGTTGCGGCTTCAATTGTGGTTTCATATTTATTCTTGTCGCGTTTTGATTTTTCTTGTATCATTAACTCCCATTTATCGGGCCGCATTTCTTGGTGAGTCATAAAGGCAATATTGTGTGATTTGATTGTGCCGTCTTTTATATGTTGTATTAATTCCGGATTTTTAAGGTTCACATAGACGCTTTTTAGTCGATCCAAATAAATTTGAGTGAAGAATGGATTGTCCCATTTCTTAACAACCTTGCGATTATCGGCTTCTTTAAGGGTAAAATTGTAGACACCCTTTTCCATATTCCGACTTTGCTTTTCGTTGTCTAGAAAGGCATTTAGTTTTACAGAAATATTTTTTCTAAATTGTTCAGGATTTTCAATAGTACGCATTTGTTATATTTAAATACACAATATGTGTTTAAATATAAATCAATTTTATTTTCAAAAATTATAGTTGCTTATTATATGTCCGCTAGAGATGAAGATGAAGCAAGATTTAAACGTATTCTTAAAAAATATGAAGAAGAGGAAGAAATTACAGAACAAGAAGGAAAATTTCAAGAAGATTATTTAAATACAGCAGTCGTATTAATTGTTGCTCACGGTATCGAAGACCCAAATAATTTATTGTCAAAAATTGTAATAGAAAACGCATTGAACAGATTTAGAGCTTTATATTTTGCAGGTAATCCTGATTGCAGTGGTATTTTTCCTTCAGGAGAAGATAGTATGAATCCAAAATTGACTGATCAACAATTATTACAACAAATAATTACCAGTGGTACTGTTGGCGGTAAATATGTAGTTGGAATGCAAGCTTTGTATAACGAATTTAAAAGGTTCGTATTACAAAATTATAAAACACTTGCTGACGCCCAGGTGTCTACAATGCCGGCTATAGAACAGGCTAAATATGAAGGTAATTCCGCATTAACTTTCAGATATCCTAAGTTTACAAGATATTTTTCATTTCTTGAAGATTCTGGTGTAAAAGATTATTACGAGTTATTTCTTAGGATAATTACTAAAGAAAAATATGGTGGTTATCTGGAAGCATTGAAAAGCAAAGGTGCAAGAACAGTAGCAAAACAAAACAGAATTAATGACACGTCTACTTTATTTGTAAGTCTAATTCCACAAAGTGATTATCCGAGATTTCTTACTGCTACAGGTACAAGTGGTTTATTGCCAAAAGAACTTGGCGAGTTTAATATATTTAATAAATTTCATTCTATTATGATTAAGTGTGCTAGATTTCGAGTACAAATATTAAAAGGCAATAGCTCTTTCGCTATTGCTAATCCCCCACAGTATGAACCTGGTGTATTTTTTCATAATGTGACAACGGGTATAATTTTAACAAGTAAGACCGTTCTGCGACAAATTTTAGATCATATCAAAGAAACTTATAGTATTAACGACATATTTTCAAAACTTAGGGTTGGGGAGCGTGTGCCTATTCAACAAGAGTACGCATATTTTGCTTTCAAAATACTGGAAAAAAAATTTTCAGAAGGAGTTAAGGCGAAAGATCAAAAATATGTTGAACAAATGACTAGATTAATATCTATGTTGCCAGATGACTTACAAGATGATGCTAGATTTGTTTTGATAGAAGATAGGGTTTTCTCATTAACGAATTTTGAGTTAATGTATATTTTATGTGCGGTTTTTGATAATCCTAGACAGCGTATAGATATTGTGGATCAGGCTTGTCGAGATTTAACTTGTGTTTCTTCTCGAGAACATAGAGCTGAATTGACTAATATAGAAAGAAAACCAAAACGAAAAATTGGTTCAAATTCTGTAGGTCCCGCACTACCAGATTCTCAAGAACTCGTAACAGCATTTTCTCGAGATGCTGCTTCGCCTCGTGAAACCGGAAAAGCACTTAAAATTGATGAAAGGTCTTCTGCATCAGGCGAACTTCGTGATCCCGAAACATTTTTAATTACCGATACAAGAAAAGCTGCATCAGGTGAATTTTGTGATGACGAAACAATAGATTTTAAAACATTATTTGGATTGGAACTAATGGATTATAATTCAGTTGAAACCCAAGAAATGTTACTCAATGAAACCGGTATACCCATTGAAGAATCCGAACCTACAGCAAAAGCAGCAACAGCAGCAAAAGCAGCAGAACCAATGGAATTGGGTGGTAAGAAAACGAAACGATCTAAGAAAACGAAACGATCTAAGAAAACGAAAAGATCTAAGAAAACGAAACGATCTAAGAAAACGAAAAGATCTAAGAAAACGAAACGATCTAAGAAAACGAAACGATCTAAGAAAACAAATTAAAGAATAAAATTGTATTTATAAATATATAATAACTTATAATATATATTTAAGATTAAATGTCTAAAAAAAGAACCACAAAAGAGATTCCTATTTCTGCCTCAGTATCTGCCTCAGTAAAGAAAGGAAAAATGTCACCACAAACAGCATTCTTGCCTCCTACAGTATTCAATGAGGAAAAAATGAATACAATTTTAACAGAAATTGGATTAGAAATAACCCCAGAGCAGATAACAAATTTATTACAAATTATAACACAAACTCACAGTGTAACAACTGGGCAATTTAATAAGAATGCACATGTAATTAGACTTATAATAAATGCAATTTATGAAAAATATAAAAGTAGAACAGGGCTTTCAAAAGACTGCATTCAATTGGAACTTTTATTATCGAAAATGTATCGTGATAAAAAGAATATACCAATTATTTTTGTATTTGGACACGGGTTGGTATTTCCGAATGAAAAGTTAATGAATTCTAGCGGATTATTGATCCATGTAGGAGAAGGTAATGATCAAAAAGAGACTTTTGGAGATAGAGTTGTAACTATGTCATTAAAAGGTCAGCCAACCATTTTACCAAGAGGTATTAATCCGGATAATTTAAAAAGAAGACTTTTTAATGAAATAAGTAAAATGAGTGATGGTGTGATCCCTGGCGAAGAATTAAGACAGATTGGCAATAAAGAATTATTTAAATCGTTAAAAAAAACATTTTCAGAAGAATATAAAAAAGAGGTTGACCAAACATTAGCTTTTCAAAAGGCTAACCCGGGTTCATACGAAGGTTTACTTCCGGAAAATTTTGATGTGGTTGATATTTTTACCGTATCTGCATATGAATATTTTAAAATATTTTTATTCAAAAGTAGTTCTATTGATGATGATATAAGAGGACTATTATATTCCAAGGGCGAGATATTTGACTATATTATTAAGCAAGCAATGTTTGGGATAAATATAGTATCTGGATTTGCTGGAAGACAATTGTTAGATATGGGCAATGGAACACCGTTGACAGAACATATTGATCTAAGGACACCTGTTCAATATGAAGGTTTAATTTCTGAAAAAAAAATGGTGGTGATAACAAGTAAAACTGTTTTGAAAAATTTACTTGGTAGTCTTTTAACAAATCCATTATTAATGCAAATACAAACCAAGAATTTTTTTGAGGAAGAAATGTCAGAATATGAGAAAAAAATATTTTATGGTTTTTCAATTTTAGTTCAGTTAGTTCAAGGATTTGCAAATCCAGATCCAAGTGATGTAGAATATGTTCAACGTATTCATAGCATGATTGATGGTATTACGACGATTGATGGTATTACGTTTGAGCAAATGAGCACCGCTCTTGAAAAAGAATCTATATCTAAACAGTTCGCCATTGGAAAGTTACCTGTTATATTATTAAAAACTCCTTCTACTCAACAGCAGTTATTAAAGGAATTTAAAGAAAAACTCAAATTTATTTTTGAAGATAAATTACTTCAATGGGACAATGTTGGTATGCAAGCAATTCTAGGGATTTTATTTGAACGAGTAGATGTAGTTGACTTAACGTGTGAAACTTTAGATTGTGATGTGTCTTGCGAGGAATTGCAAAAATTACGAACTGTACCGCAAACAGAATCATCACAATCACAATCTGTAGAATATAATTTTGATTTACCTTCAGAATCAAAAGAAGTTGAAACATCTTTAAAAAAAAAAAAAATAAAAAAAGGATCAGCTAGTATGCAAGATCCCGAATTTTTATGTAGTGATAATGAAGCTAAATTAATTTCTATAGATCTAAATACAAAAGATGTATTTGCAGGTTTAGTACAAAGTTTAGAAACTATTGTTGGTGATGCAAAAAGTTTTGATGAATCTGCAATTACACAGGCTAGAGTACTATTGGAAAGTACAAGTAAAAAAAGTACCGGTAAAGGAGTTAGTGCATCAGGAATAGACAGTATGGTTACTGGTGATGAAGCAGTTGTAGCTATGGATACTGGAAATGAAGCAGTTGAACCAACACCAACACCAACACCAACACCAACACCAACACCATCTGTTGTAGCTATGGATACTGGTGATGAATCATCTGAACCAACACCAACACCAATACCAACACCATCTGTTGTAGCTATGGATACTGGTGATGAATCATCTGAACCAACACCAACACCAACACCATCTGTTGTAGCTATGGATACTGGTGATGAATCATCTGAACCAACACCAGGACCAACACCACTTGTTGAAGCTATGGATACTGGAAATAAAGGTGGATCAAAAATACCACTTTTAAAAAAACGAAAAACAAGACGAGGAAGTAAAAAATTGAAAAAGTCTCGAAAAAGTCGCAAACTAAAAAAATCGAAAAAGTCTCAAAAACTTAGAAAATCTCGTAAAATTAGCAAATCAAAAAAAATGAACAAATCTATAAAGGTTCTATAGGCTTCGTCGATGTTTTTTGTGACTTTTACGCTTTCCATTTTTCGCAAGATTACGGGTTTTCGCAAGTTTACGGGTTTTCGTAAGTTTACTGGTTTTCACAAGTTTACGGGTTTTCATAAGTTTACGGGTTTTCATAAGTTTACGGGTTTTCATAAGTTTACGGGTTTTCGCAAGTTTACTGGGTTTTTTCCCCCGTTTTGCTCTTGTCCTTTTATGTCGGTTTCTACCACCCCTTCCAGCTTTTTCTGCCATCTCTTCAAAATATTTATCTCCATTTTCGTCGAGCCAAGATTCCCAATATTGTTTAGGAACAACCTGAGATGATTCTGGCGACGTAATTGGAGATTGAGTAGGTTGAAAAGCTATTGGATTAGTATTGTACAACAATACAGTCATTAATTCTGTTAAATATACTGCTCTTTTAAAATTATCGTCTTCAGGGATTTCTTTTTTTGATATTGCGTCACGTACAATCTTTAGCCTTTCTCGAGTCGCAGTTTCAATGGGGAAATCCAGGGTTTTTCTTTTAACACCTATTTTTGTTAATTCAATCATTTTTGCTATTTTATCGTTTATACATTTTTCAATACTTTCAACAGTTGGTAATTCAATCGGTTCAGGATCTCTTACAAATCTTACTTTTAATAATAGTACTTTTGCAGTTAATGGTTCTCCTGAAACTACATCATATAATTGTTCTCCTGAATCTACAATTTGATATTCACGATCGTATACAATATGACCCTTACACAAAAGTACTTCTTCTTCCCAAGAGGCAGCAGGAGAAACACCTGGAATATGCATTTCTTCTCCGTCAACTACCATATAATAAATAATTTTATCTATTTTAGTACCATTTATAATTAATCCTTTACTAGTAATAATGCTAGCAAAATAATAAGCAACTAAAATTAAAAATGTTGTAGATTTAATTAAAAAATCTTGTTGTGCACCACTCATAAACGTATCTAATGATGCTTGATCTGAAAAGACTGCTTCATTGATACCTGTCCATAAAACAATTGATTCTTTAAAATACGTTGTGCGACTTCCAACAATATTTTTTCCGTTTCGAGACAAACTTTGAAATGTCGGTGATTGATCGTAATATAAATTTGTTTGTTGGTTTAATGAAACTAATGAAACCGCTGTACTAAAATACATTTTTTTAAATTCTTGTTCTCGAGTTAAATTTTTTCTAGTAGTATGATCCAAAAAACTAACAACATCACTAGGCAACATTGAATTAATCGAAATTTCAATGCAATCACCACTATTTATTTTTACTATTACGTAATATTCTACTCCAACAAATATATAGTTTAATTGTAATGAAGTTTCTGGGAATTCTTGATGAAATCTATAAAATTGTATTTCTTTAAAGCTTGTATCTTCTTGCAGTAAAGCATTACCTAAACGGTTAAAATATCTTGTTATTCCATTAAGTTCCTCGATATATTTTATATCACCGGTATATATCCTATGAGGGGGTGTACTATCAGGATCTAATAACAATGATTCTGATAACATTCCTAATAGCTCATCGATTTTTTTTGGTTCTCTTCCTATTCCTCCAATTCCATAGCAATATTGAAGTAAACCAACAGATTGAACAATTTGAGGGTTGGTTTCTTCATCAGTTGCAGCAGAAGCAGAAGCCATTATAATATTATAATATGTGCAGAATATAATTATAATATTACAAAACATCACATCTAATCGTCTTCCGTTTCATATTCTTCCTCGCTCAGCTCTGATCCAATGTCTTCCAATAACTCTAATTCATCATCTACTTGTTCATCTCCTTCATCCTCATCCTCATCGTCCAAATCAGAATCGTCGTCTTCCTCCAAACTTTCACTATCACTGTCAACGACAAATCCATCCTTTAAATAACCGTGTTTCGTCTTTTTATCTGACGGTACCAAATCTAGTTCGTCTTCTTCAACCTCGTCATCCACCGCCGTAATTGCTAAATCCTCAAACCCACCAAACAGTTTTTCATACATCTTTTCCCACTGTTCTAATTTAAGCGAATATGGCTCCTTCTTACCATCCTCATTGACAATACTGCACGTCAATGCACAGCTGCCAAAAAACAAAGTATTATCAACCGGCGGAGGAAAATCATATTTGTTCTCCGTATTCGCCTTCCCATCCGTCTTTCCATAAACCGACACATTGTACTTTTTCCCTTCCAACTTTATCTTCCATTCATTTTGCTTATCAAAACCATCCGCCTTTTTAAATCCACATTTCTTATATAATTCTTCTTCTTTGTAATCTTTTATCATAAGAGATTTCAAAGAACCATTTTTTTCAACAATAATTACGCCTAAACTCTGTGACATTATACTATACTTTATTATTTTATTAAACTGTTTAAATAGTTTGTCATAATATATTTATACAGCGAGTCTAGATGACGAAGACAACAACGAATCAAAAAATTTACATAGATCAATACAACCCTGCTAATATTACTAAACAGATACTAAATAAATTGAATGACCATTATAAGTTTACCAAAACCTTTCAACAATTATACTCGCCTTCGGGTATATTTTTGATACAAAATAACAAAATCTCGCAGAAAACACCTTATGACAAGCCAATAAGAAGGCACATATTTGACGAAAACATTGGTCTTCTATTAGACGACAGTTATTTTAAAGAAGAGAACGTTTTATCACAGATACCGTATGACCACGTTATAAAAAATACGACCGCTTTTTATTATTGTCTAGGTGAAAAATCCAATTTGTATATGGTTATAGAAGGTGATTATAACAGCAAGATAAACACAGACAAATTATGCAATTTTGTACCAGACAATTTGTATTTTTTAGCAAACGAAGAAATAGATAATTATTTGATTAAAAAAGAACTTAATGTGTTTTTATCGATGTTAAACTAATATAATAATATTATATGTTATTTTGGACACTACAAGTTACTATAATATCTATTATTTTAATCTTTTTAGTGCATCATCTATTTACCTTTTTTCAGAGCACACTCACCGTCCCTAAAGTGAAAGATTTAATTAATGCCCCTGCTCAAAAATATGAAATGATTTATAACACCATATCGAGTAACAATAACATCAATAATAATAGAGAACCAGAATTTAAACATCCGGAAATAAGAATGGAAGATAAACCAAACATAAAATCGATGAAAAACGAGCTCAAAAGTTTTCTAAAGAACAAATTAAATGATTCTAAAAGGGCAGACAGTTTAGAGAATACTACGCCTATAGATACTTTAGTCTCTCTCGATTCTATGAATACACTGAGCTATTCTGCATATTAAATAACAAGAAATACATACCAAAATAATATAAAGGATTAACAATAAAATATTTATAAAGATTCCAATGTTAAACGACGACGAACAATATGCTTTATTAAAGCAATTTCCCAATGTCGAACTTTCTTATGAAACAAACGTGCATAACAAAGTTCAAAATGCGGATTACGTATTAGCTATACCGGAAGGAAAGAAATATTTTGCTTGGTTTACCGTGTTTAAAAATCAAAATGTATGCGTTTTAATGGAGATTGGCAAGAATAAGAAAATCGTGGGATTGAGAACAGTGTATTGCTGTTTTAAAGATTCATTATCGTATGGGACGATTTTTTATGGGACCCTTTTTTCTCTCGATGCTAGGTTTTTTTCAATTGAAAACGTCTTATATTACAAGGGTAATCATTGTAGTGCGTCTTCATTCAAAGACAAATTGGATATTTTGGAAATCGTATTCTCGAGAGAAATCAAACAACATAGGGTCACAAATAGTTCAATCGTATTTGGATTACCAATCATCTCTGCAACTTACGATGATTTAATGAAAAAGACGGTAGATTTGCCATATCTGATTAAATATGTGCAATTCCGTGAAAATAGAAAAAACCGAGCAAATGATTGTTTAAATTTAGATATCAGTAAAACTAGACAAGTCTGTGAAATAGACTCTACTTTGACAATATCACGTGAAAAGTACGAAAATATAAAACCTAAAATGCGGGATAATAAGCAACGCATTGTTTTTCATATTAAACCAGATATACAAAATGATATATATCATTTGCATTTAAATGACAATGGCGAATTAAACTATTATAATGTCGCATATATACCCGATTTTAAAACAAGTGTAATGATGAACAGGTTATTTAGAAATATTAAAGAAAACGAAAATCTAGATGCACTTGAAGAGAGTGACGACGAAGAAGAATTCGAAAATGACAAAGAGGATAAATTTGTTTATTTGGACCGTGCATATAATATGGTGTGCGAATATAACTATAAATTCAGGAAATGGACACCTATACGAGAAGCATTGTCCAGTGAAAAAATAACAAATAAATCAGAACTTGTCCGTTTAGAAAAAAATAAATATTAATATATATGTCAAACTATTTATTCAAGCATTCGGTTACCCCTTTAAATAATGTGGACGGGAATTTTGTCAATGTTGACAATTCATCGTGGCCTGGTCGATTCGGCTCTATTGAAACCTCAAGGCAATTTGCTCTCCCCGACAATTTTAGCAATAATGCAGCAGCAGCAAATGCATCTAGGATAAGCGGCGGTGGTAAAAAAAAACAGACTCTTCGCAAAAAAATAAAAAATATTGTTAATAAGTATAGGATGACTTCTAAAAAAATGCGTAAAAATACTAAGAGGCGGCTATTATCTCTATACAAAAAAAAGTCGTCTCACGCAAATAAAAAAAACCATAAAACACGCAGACACCGTCATCGCAGAGGTGGAAATACAGTGTTAAATCACCCGCTTGTTCCTCAACAAAATTTACATTTAGTAAACGGTACAAATGCATATGTTTCAGCCGGTCCGGTTGCAGGTGTAACCAATCCATACAATGTAATGGGCGGCAAGCGACGACACAAAAAACAAAAGGGTGGTTATCATCAATTCCAAAGCGACATACCAATTACACCCAGTTATTCTCGCGGCGGGGTTCTAGGTCCGAGTGATCTTGCTTTAGCGAATCCTGCACCATATACGTTGCTTCCAAACTGCACAAACTGCGTCGATAATTACAATTACAATACAAATCGCGGGTTTCAAGCGTGGTAAATTGCGGTATTTTACTGTTTTTTTGAAGGTAATTTAAGCAAACATTTGCCGACTAGTTTTGGTTCATCTTTAGTGTTTGTTGTTTTTGAATTGCAAGAATTTGTAGTAGAAGGATCAAATACTACTTTCCATTTAGAAATATCTGTAGTGTATTTATCAAACGTGGTTTGGATAATTTTATAATTTTGCTTCTTATAAAATTGTTTGCGTTTAGACCACTGGTTCTGAAAAGGCGGATGTGAATCCACAATATCGACTACAATTGGGCTGCCGTGTCTTTCTCTCAGAATACGACCAACTGCTTGTTCTATATCGGTTTTGGGTGTAACCATAATAAGTGTTGTTAGGGTTTTAATGTCGAGTGCTTCTGCGGCCATAGAATAGGTTGCAATAACAACGCGTTTTCCTTCTGTCACTTTTAAAGCCGCTTCTTTCATCCCGCCAATATAATAACCTACACTTCCACCAGCTATTTCGCGATTTTTAATAGCATCGTGTAAATAAGTAAGCACATTTTTATTGTGAGCCAATAACATTATCTGTTGGGATTCATTCTCTTCAAATAAATCTTTCACAATTTTCAATATGAACTCGGTGCGGTGATTATATACACACAATTTCGATATAAGTGTGCTATATTGCACATTCCCCCTGAAATCCAGTTTGACTTCATTAAATTCGTCGTCTTTCGCCTTGTATTCTACCGCCCGAACAACTACTTTATGCTCTTCGTCACGCTTTCCTTTATATACAATATCGCCCAAGAACATTTTGAACACTTTTGTCGTACCATCCTTGCGATTCATTGTAGCCGATAACCCGAGTGTATAACGCGTAACTATTTTGAACAAGGCACACGAGAACACCTCGCTCGAAATATGATGTACTTCATCAATAATGGTTAAACCAAAACTATTAAACGTATCTTGGTGGTATTCCTTCATAGAAATGGATTGAAGCATTCCTAAGACAATATCCTTGCCTTCTATATCCATAATTTGGCCTTGAATTTTACCAATGCGTGCACCAGGCAAGAATTGTCCTATTCTCTCGATCCATTGATTCATCAAGAATTCTTTGTGAACAATGATTAACGTCTTTTTTTTTATTTGACTGCATATATTGAGTGCTAATACAGTCTTTCCATAAGCACACGGGAGTTCGAGCAAGCCGCCGCCGCGACCACCATTAACTTCAAGATGTTTCAGAAAGGTTTCTACGACAGGCACTTGATTTTCACGCAAATCGCCGGCGAAATTTAATGAAATATCTTCTCCATTTGAAATTCGAAAATCTTTCGCATATCCAAAATGGCGTTCACCGAAATAACGCGGAATATAGAATTTATTATTGGATTCGCGGTAAATAGGAAATGTAATTATTGGACCGCCCATTGATCCTTGTGTGAATGGTTTAGCAACAAGCTCTTTGCGTAAGGCGTGTTGTTGCTCGATATTAAGTTCTTTTTTTAAAATAGTATACCCTTTTTGACCAATATAAGTGTTTAGCGTTTTTGGAAAATAGTTGTCGTTTAATTCATCTGACATTGTGTTATAAATATTTTGCCTTTCTATTTAACTTGTTTTGATTATCAATTTTTATTAAAATAACGTTTTTATTACTTTACGCATCGTTTATCTATTTGTAAAAATAAAATCTATAAATATGTTATATGAATAATTTACAAGATTTATTCAAGAAGAAAAACATTGGTGAATTATTATTAGGTGTGCTTTTTGTTATTTATTTATTGCTGGGATATAAAACACCGTCGGTCATTGCTAATGTAATAGACACATTATATGGGAAAGTAATTGTAGTTGTTATAGCAATGATTCTTTTTGCCCATACAAACCCAATTTTAGGTGTTCTTGGCTTCTTTGTTGCATATCACCTTATTAATAATTCCGAAGTTGTTACTGGAACATACGGTTTAAACAAGTATTTGCCAACTGAAGAGAAAAAATATACTGCAATGACAATGTACAATCAGTTCCCTTATACTTTAGAGCAAGAGGTTGTCAAAAAAATGGCACCTTTGAATCATTCTATCACTGATGGATCTACCAACTATTCATTCAATCCAGTATTGGATGATTTGCACGACGCGGCTCCTATTGATTACACTGGTGTTATCTAATTTATATAAAATATAAACAATTTTCTATAAATTTACTGATAAATTAAATTAACTTGATTTCAGTCATTTTTTATACTAATAAAAAATCTTTCAACTATCATAAAAAGCAATACGATGATAAAAACACCAATTATACCTATAAAAATAATATTGTTAAAGAATATTTGTATTACAATAAAAATTAATATAATAAGAAAAACAGCACCCATTGATTGATAGTTATATTTATTATAGATTCGCTTAAGTATAAATAAAATTAAAATTAATGCAAAAATTAAAATAATCCAAATAACATTGTTCCCTGAAAACATATCATTTTTGATTGGAGGTTTGTCATATTTTACTTCAATCATTTCATCTGAATTACCGGTCGGCTGACAATCTATGTATATTTCAGTTTCACCATTTGAAGCCTTTCCTGTTTCATTGTATTGTAAATAGTCCGTAGACGGATATACTTGATCTGGACTAACCAGTTTGTTTAATTCTGTTATGATGGAAGAATCTATTGTAATTGCACTTTCCAAACTATAAACAATAAAATTGATATTTGTTGAATTGTTGTCTTGACCGGTATAGAAAAAAAATGGAACAGAAGGTACCACATTATTTAATGAATAATTATTATTATTTAAATCTATATTCATCGGATTTTCACTGGATGAATATGTCAAATTCGCATCGGCAACTTGTTTCAATATTGAACTTATAAATTTACTCCCAGCACTACTACCCGTTATCGAGCTGCGTGAAATTGGTATACATACAGCAAGTTGATTGCCAATGTTATCTGCTTTGTGTCTTATAATAATTTCACCGTCAGCTGTCCAATTACCACCGGTATTTTCTGAAAAATAATGAACAGATGGAAAATAGATGTCAATTTGATCCACCGAATAAGCATAATTGTTAAATGTAACAGGCGGCTTCCCTGCATCAACGTAGTTGTAAATTAAATACTTACCGTTATTTGTTGCGGTAAGGGATGTTATAGTTGAATAATTGAAATTAAATGAACATTTTTCATTACAAAAATTGTCAATATTATCTTTACTAATAAAGGTTGTTTTAGGATTTGACATTTACAATAATAATAGAAAAAATAAAATATTATTTTTTTATATATAAACCAATTATGAAATTAACTAAAGGTAAATTATCAAAAATATATAATAAGAAAAAACAAACAATGAAAAGGTACAAGATTACTGGAAAATTATCCACTAACCATAATAAAAATACATTAAGAAATGTAAATCATTTCAATTTATGCAATAAAACATTACGCCATTATAAAGTTACAAATAGTACAATTTAGAGAAATGGTAAATATTGAATAGTGTCATTCTCGTATTCTGTTACCCTGAATGCCCGTTGGTATCCTTCTACATATACAATATCTCCGTTGCATATTTTATCAACACCATATTCATTAGAAGCGTTTTTTCCTTTAAACCGAATTGGCAGCTTCACGCTGTTGTTCTGATCACTCATTGTGTAGTATTGCCACATATTTCGATTTGTAAACAATGGCCTACCCATTAATGGTATTATATTATTGTTCAGAGTTTCATTTTCAAATTTTTTAATTTTATTTCTACAATTAGGTTTATCATAACCTGTCACAGGAGTTAAAAGACCAACTTGACGGTAAGTTGTGTCGACTGCACCCACATTTGTAGAAATATTAATAGGAACGCGACCCGGGGGTACAATATTAATTTCTGGGACAAGATATCTCTCATCTCTTAAAGGAGGGACATAGGGATTCAATAGAACATCCGCTGGTAAATTAGAGTAGGGATAATTTGGTGCTTGGAAGAAGCCGAATCCACTTTCATAGGCCCGCGATGGTTTTTTATCTTCAATAACAATTCTGTTGTTATTATTTACATTCACGTGTTTCGATTTAACAAAAGAAACGTATATTAGATATACGACAAAAATGAATAATATCACGATGAATCCCATAGTCATATTTTCTATACAAAATACTCCAGGTGGGCATTTTTTATTTATTGGCATATATATTTATATATATCAATACTTTTTTACACATACAGGTTTATTACTTGGAAGGATTAAACGTCTTTGCTAAATCAGACAAACCATCTAAACTCTTCATGTCGAAACCTTGCATCATTGATTTCGCATTCTCTAGAAGGGGGGTCATACTTTTCATTGCATCCGCAAGCTGCAATTGTTGTGTCATTAATTTTTGCGTGTCATCTGTTAATCTTTTGATACCATCACTGCCTAATATGTCATTTAGGTCACCATATGCATTTTCGATGGTTGTCGCATAATCAATTCGGTTACGTTTCTTATTGCTCATTACGTTCATCGACTCTTCATTTGCCAGATCGTTATCTGGGGCATCTTCAGGCGATGCATTTAATGCGACGGATGTTGTGTGAAGTCCGGTCATATCAATTTCATCGATTTCTTTATCATCGTCAATAGGTCTTACAATATTTTCTGTTTTGGATCCAGAACCAGATCCTTTTGTTTTAAGTTTTTGCGATTCAAAACCTTCCTTTACTTTTTGTCCAACCATTAAAATGTTGGTTAGGAGAAGAGCAACCCCTAAGACAATTATCATATTTTGACTAAAGTTTGAAATTAAGTAAGCTACGATAATGAAGAATAAAGTCGTGGTAAATTGTCCCATAACCATATATCCCAAAACATTTGTTATTGCTAAAAATAAGACAAAATATAAAACGTACTTATTGGTTAGAACTTTTGATACAGAACTAGGTACTTTCATTTATATATATATCATTTTAAATAAAAACAAAAAAAATTGAAAATTATTAATAATAAATAAAATTATAATATTAATAATAAGATATGCATTCTATCTACGAATCACGCTTTCACAATAGTATAAATTTTCAAAATTCCAAGTTTAATATCGTAGTATGTGAAATATATAATCCAAATATTCACGGGATAGATGAAAATTCTGATCCAGAAATCCAAGGACATTATTTAGCTCATTATGTGTGTGATTATGATTACTCTCTTGTAAAAACAGGACCCTATGTTTCGGATAGCGACGAAACCGATGACGAAGAAGAAGATGACGATGACGATGAAAATACTTCATCAATCTATGAAATTATTGATTCATTTAAAGAGCATATAAGCAACGATATTATTCCAAATAATAATCGTTCAATCCACCCCTTTATTCGAAATTATAAAACCATTATATCAAATGAACATTACATCAAACCTGAAATAGCTAAATGTGTTTATCTAAAAGGTGACGAATGTGTAGCTATATTAAAGACATTTTGGCTTCGTATTGTTCAACGAACGTGGAAACGCATTTTTAAGGAAAAAAAGGCAACCATTGCACTAAGGTTGACTCCAAAATCATTAAATTATCGTGAAAGAAACGGAAAATGGCCATTAAATTGTTGTCGCCTTCCAAGATTAAAAGGGATGCTCTCAAAGTTACGACCGAGAAAATAGCAAATTATATAAAATTATATAAAATTATATAAAATTATAACAAAATAACATTTTTGGATTTAGATACGGGTTTATAACTGTCCCAATAAGAAGAATTTTTAGAATTTTTTCCTTTACTTGTTGCTATTCTTGATTTTCTTTTTCCATATGTGTAACCACCCCGCATTTTTCTTTTTCCATATGTGTAACCACCCCGCATTTTTCTTTTTATTGAACGCTTTTTTTTTTGTGTTTTGCGTCGTTTGTTCGTCTTTTTACGATGCTTTTTAGATTTACCACCACGGCTACCTCCTTTAGGTGCTATTGATGGATCATTATCGATTGCTGTTAATTTATTATACAATTCTTCAAGTTGTTGTATTTCTTTAGAAAATTCTACTTCTAAATTTTGTATGTTAGAATCTAGTGAATCAGGTGCTTCAAATCTTTTTAATTCCTCTATGCTTTGTTTTATTTCATTTTCTATATCGCTTATTTGTGCTGCTTGAGTTGCCTTTTCGGCTTGTAAATTAGTGATTTGTAAATCTAAAGCATCCTTTTCTTTTTGAATTGTAATCAATTGTTGTTTTAAGTAATTAATTTCACTATCTTGTGCTGTGCTAGTTGCATCGTCAGAACTAGTTGTTACATTTGCTGTTGATAATTTAGCTTCAAGATCCGCAATTCGAGCGTTTAAAATTTGAATTTCCTTTGCTGCATCAGCAGATGCTGATGTTGCAGAAGCTATTTGCCCTTTAAGAGTATCATTTTCTTTTTGTATATTTGATATTTTTATTTCTATGGCAGAATTACTATTAGCAATCTTGGCTTTAATACTTTCAATAACAGTATTTAAATCCATAATTTTTTGATTGAACTGTTCTTTATGTTGTGATGCGTTAATTGCAAAACCATCAATTCTTCCTTTCAAATTAGCAAATTTTTGTTGAAATTCTTTAATAACTGATTTTAATGTTAATGCAGATCCTGGTGCGGCTGACGCCATTTATATATAAAAATATTTTATTTGATTTTTGAATTATTACGACTATTTAGTTAGATCCGATTATTTCATTCAATTCTTTTTTAATTCTTTCCATTTCTCTCAAAATATCGTGCTGATCTTTCTTGGTTTGTTTAATGTTTGCATCTGTCATCTTTGTACTAACCTCCAAATCCTCTGTGTATTGCTTCAATATATTCATTGCTCTCAATTGTTCTTGTTTTTCATTTACAATATAATCTCTATATTTTTGATAATCTTCTTTAACTCCTTCTAAAAATGAATTTTCCTTCAAATTTTTTTCCAGATAGGATCTTTTATTTATTAACAATTTGCGTTTTGCTTCTATTTGACCTTCAATCTGTGTTAATATTCCGTCTCTTTTAGCTAAACTCAACTGAAATTCGGGGTATTCAATTTCCCTTACTTTTTCAATAATAAAAGGGATTGAGTCGATGTCGCCCATTTGACTCGCGTCTCCCATTTGAATCTCGTCTCCCATTTGACTCTCGTCTCCCATTTGACTCGCGTCTCCTATTTCTACAATTTTATTCATTTATAATATGGCTATTAAATAATATTATAAATTTTTACTTTTTGCTACCCATTTTATTTGCACTACTCACACTTCGCCACGCCGAATGTTTCGACGATTTTGACGAGATTGATCTTCTTCTTGTCTCATTCCTAAAAGGGATATGATTATGAATTGACATTCTAGAAGCAATTCTTGAATGTCTAGGCGAAGATGATGAAGAAAAGGACCATCCCCTGTGTGCTTTACGCATTTGACGTCTCGTTCTACCAATTGGTCCCCGTTTTGGCATTTATTATATATTATATTATTATTTTATTATCTTCCTCTAATTATTTAAATTAAAAATAATTTTTTAATATTTTATAATATTTTATAATATATGAAATTAATTTTTATAACATTTATTTTCCATTTTTTATGCATTATTATTTTTTCCATTTGCTATTATAAATTACACGACAAAATCGATAATAAAAAACCCTTTTTGGATTATTTTCTGTTAAGCACAACAATTCAGGCCGGCGTGGGTATTTCCAACCTGGGTCATCCTTCTGTTTATGGTAAAATTACAATGATAATTCAGCAATTAATAATGTTGTTAACAAACATCATAACATTTTATGTCTTTCTTATATAATTTTTGCTAATTTATCTCCTTTCTACAAATTACAAAATTATGTGTAGGTGATTTATATTTTATTGAATATAACTTTTTCCCTACAATGTCTAAAATAATTAAACAAATAATTTATTCATTTGATTAAAATATAAAATCTACTGTATATATTATTTAGGATGTCAAAGACTATTCACGAACCATTACTCACGCCTGATGATAAACGCTTTGTAATGTTTCCAATTCAACACCAAGATATATGGGAAATGTATAAAAAACAGGTGGATTGTTTTTGGCGTGCGGAAGAAATCGATTTATCCAAGGATTTGAATGATTGGGCACTCCTTTGCCAGAATGAAAAATATTTTATTTCAATGATTTTGGCATTTTTTGCTGCGAGTGATGGAATTGTCTTGGAGAATCTAGGGATGCGATTTTCGAATGAAGTACAAGTAGCGGAAGCTCGAGCCTTTTATGGTTTTCAAATTGCGATGGAAAACATTCATTCTCAGACATATAGTCTTTTGATCGACACATATATTAAAAATACGGAAGACAAAGATAAACTGTTCAACGGAATTGCTAATTTCCCGTGCATAAAAAAGAAGGCAGATTGGGCACAAAAATGGATTGCTGATAAAAGGAGCAGTTTTGCATCGCGTCTTATTGCATTTGCTTGTGTCGAAGGCATTATGTTTTCGGGGGCATTTTGCTCCATTTACTGGCTAAAAAAACGCGGTTTAATGCCGGGTCTTACATTCTCTAATGAACTTATCTCTCGAGATGAAGCATTACATACTGAATTTGCTATTCTTCTTTATAAAAAACTGAATAAAAAACTGCACAAAAATAAGGTGTATGAAATTATTAAAGAAGCAGTTGAAATTGAGACTGAATTTATTTGCGATGCTTTACCTTGTCGTCTAATTGGTATGAACTCTGAACTTATGACACAATATATCCAATTCGTTGCAGATCGACTGTCTGTTCAATTGGGATATGACAAGATTTACAATGCCGTTAATCCTTTTGATTTTATGGTATTAATATCGGTTGAACAAAAAACCAATTTCTTCGAAAGCCGCGTTAGTGATTATGCTCTTGCGAATAAGACAATGACTGAGGATATTTTTGAGTTGAAAGAGGATTTTTAAATTGATCCAAAATAAGAAAGACATAAATGAACTTAAAATAATTGGTTGTTAACATAATATATCAAATGATTACAGTACAATTAATGGGTGGTCTTGGCAACCAACTATTCCAGATATTCGCTGCTATTTCATATGCAATTACTTACAAACAGCTCTTTGTGTTTCAAGAAGTGGTAAATAATGGTTCCTCAGTTAGGCCAAGTTATTGGGGGAATTTTCTCTCGAATCTTAAAATGTTTGTTAAACAGTTCAATCTAAAAACAGTCATATTGAGAGAAAAAGATTTTGAATACACCCCACTGCCAAAATACGTTGAAGGTAATATAATGCTATTCGGTTATTACCAAAGTTATCGCTATTTTGACGAGTATTTTTCATCGATTAGTAGAATGATTGGTCTGGAGAATCAAAAAGCCAAAATAGCGAAAGACTATCCAATGAATTACCCGGAAATGATCAGTATGCATTTTAGATTAGGTGACTACAAATCGCTGCAAGATTATCATCCTATTTTACCAGTTGAATACTATAAAAATGCGTTGCAATTTATAACAAAAAGATCGGCAATAAATAAGGTGTTGTATTTTTGTGAAAAAGACGATAATATAATTGTTTCAACAATGATCGACAAGTTAAAAAAAGTGTTTCCGAATTTAGAATTTATAAAAGCCTCGGATACATTGGCAGACTGGGAGCAATTATTGATGATGAGTTTATCCCGAGACAATATTATCGCAAATAGTACTTTTAGCTGGTGGGGTGCATATTTTAATTCTAACCCAGACAAGATTGTTTGCTATCCGCATATGTGGTTTGGACCCAAAATGATTGAAAAAAGGACCCACGATTTATTTCCGAATGACTGGAATAGAATCGAATTTTAGATAAAATTATATTATAATGTGTAAATTATATTAAAATCATTCAACATTTATACATTATAATATGTCGCTTTCCGAACAAGACTATATTTTGCTTATTATGAATTGTGAAAAATATCGCCCAAAGGCATTAATGCAAAAGAATACATGGTTGCGATCCTTGCCACACTATTTAAAGTACTATCACGTCATCGGGAATCCCAATTTAGATTCAGATAGCGGGTTTTTATTTGATGAGGTCGAGAGAGTATTATACGTTAAAACGCAGGATGACTACAATTCTTTACCGAAGAAGGTAATCGCATCTTATGAAGCAGTTAAAAAGACGTTTAATTACAAGTACATTTTTAAAACAGATGATGATCAGACACTCGCAAATATTCGTTTTTTTGATATGGCAAAAGATATGGTTGAAAGACTAGAACCGAAAGTTCATTATGGTGGTAATGTTATTGATGTAAAAGAGGCACATATTTCAAAATATTATATGTTTCATCCAGAATTACCCAAAGATTTGCTTATTTTGCCGATAAAATATTGCAGCGGTCGTTTTTATTTTTTGTCAAAAGACGCAGTTGATGATTTATTAAATAAAAAAACAAAATTCAATAGTGAGTTTCTGGAAGATTATTCTATTGGTCTTCATTTGGATGAAACATATAAAAGCAATGTATTGAATATACATACTAGCCACTTTTTCAAGGATATTTATTAGATTTATTCAACCGAATTTATTCGTTTTCATCTAGCAGCATTAATGCCATTGCCGCATAGTTGTGCAAATCCAAAAGTGTGTCTTTTATTCCTTCATCATTCACTAAATTGACGCCATTTTTAGTAATAGAAAGTGAGCGTTGTATTTTATCTTCAATCCGCATTAGAACACCAATAACACCGTATTTTGCAAAAGCGTCCCCATAATCCGCGTTTTTTCTTGTAAATAGTTCCAATCCAGCTGCTTGAACTTTCTTCATCTGTTCGACTCTATTCATTTTATAATAATTATCAAATGAATATCTTTATGTTTTTATTTTTCATATACCTTCAGTTTTTCTTCAATATCCCTTTTCATTTTTTGCAATACTTGTAATTGCTCAATTTGTTCTTTGCTTGTTGGCATGTAAGATACTTGCATCATCGCGGTTTTAACTTGCTCCATTTGTCTCATATAAAAGCGTTTCTTGTCCAAATCCAACATAACATTTGTATAATTTGTTATCTTATTTTCAATGTCACTGTAGTCTTGTCGCTGAGTCACCGATAATGGTGTTATTAAATACCAATTGTCTTTTTCTTGTAATCTAAACCAAAACTTATCTATAGCATACAATATGTGATCTTGTGGATTTTTCATCAATAATGCAAGCCCCTCTCTAATATTTTGTATTAATGTATCAAAATATTTACCATTCACCATATAACTTGTTGTTGTTTGACATTTACTTATTTTCACACAATATTCACAAACTTGTTTAAAAGGGGGCATATTATTACCCGCTAATAAAACAACATCCCATTCAATATTGCTATTTAAAAATTCATTAAATTGCGTTTTGAACAAACCTGGGTTTAAAAACTCGACATCATCCTCCAATATCAACAAATGATCCCATCCTTTTTCCTTCGCCGTTTGAATGCATCTTAAATGACTCATAGTACAACCAATTGCACCATTTGCCATTTTAATAGCATTAAACCGTTCTGCTTTTATTCCGATTTTTTTCAATTGTTTTTCAACATGTTCTTTCCTATCTTTACGACTGTCCAAATTAATATAAAGAGCGTGTTTAATATTTTCCATAATATATAATAATTATCAATTATTTAAATTTATGTTTTACCAATAATTATAATAAAAATATAATATATGTCTTCTTACGTTTCTTCCAAAAAAGAATCAGCCGTTGCAAGGACTCACTCACAAAAAGCTATCCCAATAAAAAACATTATTTTTTGTATGGTGCGTATGAATCCACCAACTCCAGGGCATTTACTCATTATCAAAGCAATGATTGAAAAGGCAATTGAAACTGACTCGAATGAAATATTTGTATTTTTATCCAAGACAAACGATAATCGTGGAGATCCAATACCGTGCCCAGAAAAAGACGCGATATTACGTGAAATGGTAGAACAATTGAAGCAAGAGATGGACGCTACTCATATAAGAGTTCACATTGAATGCGAAACAGAATCCGCATCTTTATTCTCTCTTTTATCTAATACAATTAATTCAAATCAACAATACGAGCTAAATTTAATTTTTGTCATCGGAGAAGACAGAGATACCATGTCTAAATCGGTTGGTAAATTTGCAGAGAAATTTGATAATGTTGAAAAGTTGGATACCGTCGTATTAAATAGACCAAATATGGACGAATTTATTGGATTATCAAAAAATGCTGCCACTTTGGACGAGTTGAGTATGGCGAGTATACCAAGAGAAGCAATTTCTGCATCCTTTGTTAGAAATATTGTTGGAAATGATCGGAAAGATAAGTTTACCGAGCTATATTCCCCTTTTTTGAAAAAACGAGAAATTTCTCAATTATACGCTTCTATTGAACACGGACTACGAATGCCTACTAAAGAAGAAGTCACTCGATTAAAAGCACAAACTAAGCGTAAAAGCACTGCTAAGAAGGAAAAGGACACCGGTCTAGGTAGACGAAAAAAACAAAAAACTTTTAAAAAATTGAAAAAAAATCGAAAAACAAAAAGACGACGCAGATTATCTAACTCCACCTAATCGAATAATAGCACTTGTACTTGCCTTTGGTTTAACACCTATATAATTGGCATATTCTCTGGAAAATATATTGACATTTGGTGGTGGAGGTGGACGCATATTTCTATTTGAATATGATGCACCATTTATTTGTCCTTGTCTAGAAGGAATATTCGACCATTCTTCCGTTGTTACAACACGCTGCGAAGTTTGCCTTTTTTCAGGTTTTACAATCTTGGACGTTGGATCTCTCAAATCATATTCATAATATTCATTCTGTTCATACCTATGAGCCGTTAAAAAGGAAAGTATATTAATAATTTTTATTTTTTCGGTTTCAACAATATATTTGTTATCACTCGGGTTTAAAGATTCGTCGTCAATAGAAAAAGTTAGTCGGGTAATAGAAGATAGCCCGTCTGCCCCACTATCATTATTTCCCAAATAATAGTCTCTTGGGGCCACTAACCGAGATACTCCATCAAATAACTGTAATATTTCAGGACTCCCTATTTTATAAAATTGACTTCGATCAATAGTCAAACCATTTCGATCACAACGTGTTTGCAGTACCTTGTCTTCATTCCCCCATCCCCAGAAATTCGGATACCCGTTTATTCTCTCAAAATCAGATCCCTTTATAACGACAATTCCCCCTAAAGCATATTCAAACCCATAATAATGTTTTACAATACCGGGTGTTGTGTCATAATCAAAAATTTTATGAAATGGAAGTGTGTCAACATCATTAAAAATAAAAGTAATATTCAAATAATCATCTGGATATTTTTCTCTCATTGCCATAAACCCAATGTTCTTCGTTCCTCCTCTGTTAAAATGCCTATTATCGCATTGGTGTGAAAAATATATTTCGTAATCATCATCGTCTTCTAATATAAAACTCATCTGCTTACTGAAAAAAAATTTCTGCTCTAATCGATTCCTATATGGCACAATAAAAATGCGTTTAGGTATCTTTTGTGTATTTATATCAGCCATTATAATTATTTATACAAATTTAATTTTTAAATATAACTTAGAAAATCTAACTTAGAAATTTAATTAGAGAATAATTACAGAATCACGTGTTATTTATATCTATTTAATATAGATATCGGTACCAAATCATCCTTCATATTTTCTATCTTTTTAAAGCATTTATTAATTGTAACTTCGCTAATCTCGCTCACCGTTTTTACATCACGCTTGCTTATAGCTAATTTACAAATTTGTGAGATGAAATATACAACTCCTGCAGCAATCGAATGAGGCGTGTTTTCAGGCATTAAATTTTGCTTTTCTATTTTCATAGCAATAAATTTACACAATTTTGTCAACTCGCCATTGATGTTTAATTTGCTACAATAACGCTCAATGAATGCTTCGGGTTTTGTCTTACTGAATGAGGTTTTGTCTTTATTATCTAAATCTTTTTCCAAATTATTTATTATTATTAGGGCGTTTTTACACCCCTTTGTAGCACTCGTGACATCCAAATGAAATATGGTTGCTATTTCCTTTGCAGTTCTAGGAAAGTTGTTTATTCTGCAAGAAATATATATAGAAGCCGCCAAAATACCATCTCTGTTATCACCTCGGAAAGTTAATTCGTATTCAGAAATCTTCTTATGATAGCGTATGGCATCATCTATAATTGACTTGGGAATACCGGCATTTTGTGACATAATCGTGATTCTTTGAAATTCATCGTATTGTGATTTCTCTTTATATGGCATTGATTGCCATTCAGTATATCTGCGTATTTTTCTCATTTCATAACTAGTTGAACCACAACACAATACTTTACACCCAAAGGATGATTCTTTTAGAAGAGGGTTTATTGGCATACCACACCTTGTCGGATCGGAATTTTGATTATCATCTGCACCATAGTACCTCCATTCTGCACTTTGATCAACCAAATCTTTATAAATAATTCCACATTTTGTATTAGTACACGTGAGAAATCCTTCATCTGAAAATGCTAAATTGGAGTCACACTGTTCACATTTTTCGCGATCACCACATGCACGATAAATACATTCTAGTGGTTCCTTTATTGTCCCATTTACTTCATTATCAAAAACATTCCATAATGTTGCTTTATTGGTAGATATATGCTTATTTCGTTTACTTCTTTCTTTATTCATTCTTTATGTCTTTTCTTATAATAAAGAAATTTTTATATCAATTTTATTTTAATATATTTATATTTATATTTATAACAAACTAAGATTCTGTAATCGTTTTTTTATCACTATATGACATTGTGTTTGCAACATTCATAATATAATTAAAGGGTGATTTCACCTTATCGTATACATTTTCAATAAAGTCAATATGATTGCTCATCTTTTTGCAGTCAACCTCTAAAAGTTCCAAAATTTTATCCAATTTTGTTTCAATTATCTCAATTCTATTTATTAAATTTTTGATATCATCAGACATTTAATAAATACATATAACATTTTTTTGTATAAAATAACTTATTATTATTGAAAATATAAATGCGGTAGCTCCCCAAAAACCAGCCCCTTCTTCTTTATAATAAAGTGTCAAACGATTTCCAAAAATATTCATTTTGTAAATCAAAATATCTATTATAAAACCCAATACAAATGCTAATAAAGAAAAATATAGCAAATTATGATAATTGCTGGGCACTGAGAATCCGAACAGGAGATTAGATGCGGTCATTGTCAAAATCAATGCTAGAACTATTGTAATACCTGCAACACACGCTGTTTTAATTATAGGTTGCTTGTAAAAGTAAGGTTTCAATGACGAAACAATCCCATAATTTGTGGATAAATCATTCAATATAATATCAGACATAAATGAAACTAAAAAATTGATAATGATGAATATTAAAATTTTCAATAACATAAATGTATATATTTTAGTAAGATAAATATTACTATAATATAAATATTACTATAATATAAATATGTCTTTTGGTAAATATAGTTATGGAAAACCTATTATACATTCTTGGGGAGAAAATGCTAGATTAATTGTTGGTAATTTTTGCTCGATTGCGGGGAATGTAAATGTTTATTTGGGAGGAAATCACCGAATGGATTGGGTTACAACATATCCATTTGGACATATTCATCAAAATATATTTAACAGTTTTAATGGCGTCGGACATCCTGCAACTAAAGGCGATGTTGTTATTGGAAATGATGTATGGATTGGTGAAAATTCAATAATAATGTCAGGTATTACTATCGGAGATGGTGCTATAATAGCAAATAATAGTCACATTGTAAAAAATGTGGAACCATATAGTTTAGTGGGAGGGAATCCTGGAAAATTTATCAAATATAGATTTACCAAAGAACAAATTGAAAAATTACTAGAAATTAAATGGTGGTACTGGGATGATGCAAAGATAAATAAATATGTACCGTTATTGTGCAACAAAAATATTGATCATTTTATTGAAACCGCATTGAAAGAATAAATACATTATTACCGTTTTTTCAGTTTTATTATTTTACTAAGGTATAATATGGGAAATACTACATCTTATCTTCAGAAAGGCGGTAATAAAAAATTAGATGATGCTCTTGATTATATTGCAACATATTATATTTTAACAATGGATTTTAAAAGTTTGACTCAATTATACAAAATGGAATATTGCAATGAATTGCTCGTTTTAACATCGGACATAATAAATCGATATTTCTCAGATATGGACATTCTTCGTGCAAGTGATAGAATAGAGCACGGGGCTGAAAAAGAAAGGGTGCTTTTCTTAAAAAAATCAGATGTTGATCATTTATATGATATCAATCCCGAGAGAAAAACAATGATTTGTAAAAATATAGCTAAATACTATATTAAAATAGCACACCTATTTGCAGCAATATTGATGACTATAAACCCGGAGTATATTTATAGAGACGAATCTGGAAGAATAATTAGGAAAAAATTGTCTGAAAAATCGGAGATACCACAAGAGGCTCAGATAGATACAGTAAAGGCTAATTTGTGTGATAGTCGGGTTGATGCATTGAGAGGTGATAGTCAACTTGATTTTGATGCAATGGATAAAGCAAAGGAGCAAGAAACCCAGATGGAAATAGCACCCAAAATATGTAGTACTGATATTTATGCACATAGGTTATCTAGCGGCGGAGATAGTTTGGACGACATTGTCGGTATCCCTGAATTAGTCGATCTTTATATGGATGATGATTATGATTACGAAACTGGTGATTTCAAAGGAATGACTGCGGAAACAAAGCAACAATATGACCAAGATCTGAAGCGATTTTATTCTGTTTTTACAGGAAATGAGACGATGCCTGAGAGCGTTGTGCGTTTTTCGGATATAAAAATAAAAGATTACGGAAAAAGTAAAATTTGCCAAGGCGAACATCCTCTTTTTGATAAGAAATTGACCGGAAACTACAAGGATGAATTATTTTACAAATATGCAGAAAATTTAAGAAACATGATGACAAGGGTCAACGAAAAACAAGATCAATTATTAAAAGTAATTAATAAGTTGTTTGTCTATGTGAAAGATCCGGAAGACGCCAAGCAAACAGTAGACGCCAAGCAAACAGAAGATGGAAAACAAGTTATAAGGATTAATCCTGAACTAACAGACGAAATACTGCAGTCTGTCATCGCTGAAACTAGATCTACTATTGTCGAACTATATTTAGGTTGTGAGACCGATTTCGAAGAAGGAGTCAGTATATACGAAGCTATTGTAGAAGCAAAAATTCTAGAAACGTCTCAAAACCAAATCGCAACAATGAAATCCGAAATTGTTAAATTAATCAACCCATTCGCGGCTAAAATAGATGCCTAATTAGGCTATACATTATTTTTTCTCCCAGACATAAATAAATTCGTGATAATTTTCATTGGAGAATCGCTTTGATTTGGGTAGAGGTATCTTAGTTAAGGGTTTACCCAATACTTTTAATGCGACATTTTCATACACTTCTGCAGGTATATTTAAACAATAGTGTCCATTCCTTTTCAAGTGCTTGAATGTTCTCTCGAATAATGGAATATAAAACTCGCTATCCCATTTTTCTTTTGATTTTTCTGTGTTTCCACCATAGGTTTCGATGTTATAATAAGGTGGACTAGTTAATACAAGGTCGTAGTTCATTTTAGAATAATCTATCGAAAGAGCGTCCTTAAAATGCAGATCTATTTTTGTATTAGAATTTTTTTTCAGAAAAGTAGTAAGCCGTTTATAAGGTTCTTTCAAGCGTTTATTGTAATCGATGCCGATATATTTTGGTATATTCAACGCACACGCACCGACAAGTCTTCCTCCCCAACCCATTGTAAAATCCAATATGCACGTCGGTTTGAATTTGCAGTAAACATTCATTGCAATAAGCGGTTTGAATATGGAAATAGCGGAAAAATAGAGGTTTGAAATGCGGAACCATATTTTTTCTTCAGGATAAGATGGATTTAATTTGTGATAATAATCAATAATCCGTTTAATTGGTGCATTTTTACTTAATATATTTCTATTTTTCCAGACATCGTAAAAATTTGATTTTGTCTTTCCAGTAGTATTTAAACGTTCAATTGCTGTATATTTATTTACAACGTTGTTGCCTATTTGACTCATTTCTTTATAATATTCACATCCGATTTCTTTCAATTTATTAAAATCATCTAAAACATCCTTGTCAGTTAAATTGTAAACTTTATTCGCAATTGCCTGTTTTTGCTTTTTTGTATAATTGTTTTTTTTAAGGTTATATGTTTTTCTTGTTTTATTTAATCGAGCCATCTAATATATTAAAATATTATACTATATACTTGTTTTCGTGTGTAAATTATTGCATTAATTATTAAACTAATATTTAATAACTAATATAAATTATTTTCTGATAAAATAAGTTGGCCCGCTTACATCTTGGACTTTGAGACAGCCATTTGAGCAGTTTGTGCAGCCTGTTGGGCGGCTTGAGCAGCCTGTTGGGCCTGTTGAGCAGCCTGTTGCATCTTCATCTTTGTCTGCGACTTGGAAGCAGTCTTAGACAATTTGGCAGCCTTCTGGGCAGCCTTTGTGGCAGACTTTGTCTTGGACAGAGCTTTCTGCAATTGCTTAGACGCGGATTTGGCGGCAGCCTTTGTAGCGGCACTAGCCCTAGATCTGGATTGAGCCCGGGAAGCACTTCTGCGGTGGGTACGACGACGAGAATGGTGAACCATTTATATATATAGTTTACAAAAAAAATATAATTGGGAGTAAGGATTAAAAATAAATTAAACCTTTTCTAAATATTTTAATATACAAACTCAGATAAAATTAAATAAAATTAATTATTTCTAAATTACCAAATAGTGCTTGTCGAATGCCACCACATTTTATCCCCCTTTTTGACATTGTATAAACTCCTAAATAATTTCAAACGAGACAATGGAACATTTGTTCTATATTTATCCATCGGATGCGGATTCGTCTTAAGTTGAGCATCAAATGCCTTTTTATAAACGTGCTGTCTCTGTTGGAACGCGAAATACACAAAAAACATCTGGAAAGACAACGACGCAATAGGAACAATATCACTATTTTTCATTTGAAAGTCTCTTAAATATTCTTCGCATATTGCTAAACCAGAAATATCAGCCATATCTTCTCCAACGCCTATCTCCGCATCAAATTTTATTTTATCATATGAAGCATATACTTCATATTGTTTTACAATATCCTTAATTATTCGCTTATATTTAATATTATCTTCTTTTGTCCACCAATTATGCAAATTTCCGCGATGATCGTATTTACTACCCATTTCATCCAAAGAATGCGACATTTCGTGACCTAACGTATATCCAACGTGAGCTAAATTATATTCAATACCTCTTTCGTCTAAATCAATAAAGGGCTTTTGTAAATAAGCCAACGGAATATAAATACTATTCTCAGTTGGTGTATAAAACGCATTTACTATATACGACTGTTTACCTACTAATTTAAACGTACTCCAGTCTACTTGCGGTATATCTATTACATCTTTTCCCTCTAAATTGACGTATTTTTTAGTCTTCCATAAACACAATTTCTCTAAATTACCCCAGGCATCATCTGGTAAATAATCTAATAATGGATCATAACGCAAATTCTGGGGTTGGGCAATTTGCAATTTAAGATGCTCCAATTTGAGCAAGGCATATTTTTTGGTTTCAGGAGATAACCACGTATTTCTCTTAATAATTCTTTTATAAACAGTGATTAAATCTTTTCCCATACTTTCAACATACTCAATTATAGTGTCATTCTTATTTTTCTTAATATATTCATTTGTTAAAAATGTATTAAATGTAACGGATAAACCAAATACAGGATATATCTCTGCGGGAAAAATACCTGGTTGACCTTTTATAAATTTCTCATTAAATTCATAATTTAATTCTCTTAATTTGTGATTAAATCGAATCATTTGTCTCAAATAAATATAAAACCAATAAGATTTCCATTTTTGAGTATTCCAATTGTCGTTTAATAATTTGCAAACGCATTTTAAATAATTTAAACTATCACAAATAAAAAAATTAGGAGCTATTTTATACCCTAAACCCTGAGAGAATTTTTCCCAATCAAATCCATATTTACTCAACGCCTCTTCCTTTTTAACAATATTATAATAATCAGCCGAGTCATTTTTAACTTGATTACAACCCATCGCAATAATAAGATCATATTCAACTTGAAACACATCTGATGCTTTTAAACCGTGATTTGCACCCAAACATGCAGTAAAAACACTATTAATATATTGCAAATACTTGCGTTTAATCAACTTTTGGAAATTATTTTTCTTTGCATCTTGACCTTGAATATCGTCAAAATATAACATATAGTCATATAATGAAAGTTGAGGAAATGATATATTATTTCTAAAAGTATTCGAATTTTTGTCATCTGGGAGAACCTTCCAATGAATTGGACAACCCCAATTGACTATTTCATTCAAGTTGATATTAGCCAAGAATCCCCACATATCATTTTTTTGGACAAACGAACTGTAAGTATTCATCATTGTGATCATGTGATTTCTAAGCGGTTTTGTATCCAATGTCAATAAAGACTGATAAACATTCTTAATCAATTTTGCCCTTTGGCTATTATCTGTTTTTATATAATTATTTACTATATCTATCAATTCTCTATACACTTTATCTTGTAGCAACCTAAAATCGTCTACTTGAACAAAATATTTCTGATTTTCCTCTGCTAAATCCATTTTGCGTTTTGTATCTTTCAACCACGTATAATTTATATATGTATAAAAATCATTATTAGGCTTTATTTCATACGGTGAAAATGGTGTTTTAAATCTTTTAATAAGAACTCTTTCTATATTTTTTATTTTTTCTTGGTTTCTATAAATAGATGTTTTTCCTAATTCCTCTTCAAATGGTTTGTACATTTTACATACAGAGTTTTTTTCTGACTTTTTTACCTTTTTAGTTTTGTTGTGACTACGTCTTTTGCTTCTACTTTGCTTCATATAATATATAAGGTAAATTTTATTATATGTCACTTGTTTCATTCAAAAAATTGTGTAACAATACATCATTATTTTTATTTGTAATATCACCGGTTAACATAGAAGATTCGTATATTTTTCGTACGACGTCATTTGGTGCATTGCTACCTGCTTTTAATAATCCGTGATCTCTAAGATATTTTTTAACATCATTTATTGGTTTTTTCTTTAATTCTTTATGAGCGTTTAAAATTTTTTTACGAGTCTTGTTATCTTTAATTAGAATGCCAACGTGTTTTTTATTTGCAGATTTTCCTAATGTATATTTCTTTTTTATTGTTCTTTTAATTAATCTTGATGATTCTAAATCAGTTGTCTCTTTTTCCTTTTTCCTTTCCTTTTCCTTTTCTTTTTCGATTGAAACTTTGTTTATCAACTGAATGTTTGTAATTTCTGGCCGACCAGCCAATAAATTCTGTGACATTATTTTATTCTCGTTTTCCTTATCTTGTTTCTGTTTTTGAATCCTTTCTTGCAATAGTTTCAACCGTTTCTCTCTTTCGGTTATTTCGACTATATTACGATTACTTATATTAATATTATTATTATTGTTATTGTTAAAAATTGGATTTTCATTCATATTTAACGATATCGGTTGTGATATGGAAACAGTCGGTGGTTGTACTGTATAAGTATGATTTTTTCTTGTTGATTGCCACGCCCTATATGTGGGCTTTAATCCACCTTTTAAACAACCATATGGAACGTCTTCTTGTACAGCAGATTTGATTTTTATAGGAGGCTCATCCGATGCTTTATTAAGTAAAACAGGTACAAGTGGATTTTCTCTCAATTCTTCCGGTAATTCTAGTTCAACATAAGGCATCATACTAGCATTTGCATAGATACTATGATTTTTAACTGTTTTATTTGCATAATGATTCATTCTATGTTGATTATTTTCAGTCTCCTTTTTCTCTTTAGACAATGTAGTCAAATAATTGATTGAATCCATAAATTCATCCGTAAACGCACCTATATCTTCCGTATTTCCCTTGTTTGTTTTATTTTCATTATTTGTATTATTTGTATTATTTTCACTGTTTTTGTGCTCCTTAATCCTACTTAATAATTTTTTTTTAATAGAATTCGGATTAATTAACGGCGTTTTAACGTGTTTCTTTTCACGATTATTTCTTGTTTTGTTACCACCGGATAAATTAAATAATTCAGGATTAATTTTTATCGTTTTTTTTAAAGACGACATTCTAACAATTGTATTATTATAGTGATAAAAAACATTTTAGCAATTAAAACTCATATTATTATTATAAATACATTGTTCTTTGTAAGTATCCATTCTTGTATATATCCTCCTTTCTATTTTTAACCTCGTCATTCTTTAAATACAATACAAACCCCCTCTCTAAATCATCAAACTTTAATATTGTCTTTTCTTCCACATTTTTACAGAAAATCCGTCTACTGTGAGCAATTTTTATCTTTGCTAATAGTGTCTCAATATCCCTTCCAAAAAATTTAAAATAATCTATATTTTTATCAAACCATGATATTGTATGTGCTTTATCACTTATTTTGTCAAAAGCATCCACTTTCCAATTGCAATCATTTACCTTTTTCAAAAAAATATTATATAAGTCGGTCGCTTTATAATGATCCGTTTTAAAACGCCATGTGAATCGTGAATCTAAACCTTGATTATATGCGAAGAAACAATCATTCAACTCCTTTTCATAACCTGCAATAATAACCATTAATTCATTCTTGTGATCGCTCAATGCCTCGCACAGTGTATCAATACATTCCTTTGAGAAACTGTCTCTTTTTTCACTATTACCGAGAGAATATGCTTCGTCGATAAAAAGACAACCACCGATACTTTCATTAATTACGTCTCGCGTTTTTATTGCAGTTTGGCCTAAATATCCAGATATTAAGTCACTGCGACAAACCTTTTTAAATGTACCCTTTTTCAAAATTCCCATATTTGAAAATATCTTTCCAATTATTTTTGCAATTTCAGTCTTACCACTACCTGGTGGACCATAAATGACTGTATGCATAAAATCACACGATGTTGCATTATTTACAATGTGTAAATCTTGAATATAATACAAGATTTGATCGACAATGTTTTCTTTTAATGACGTCATCCCAATCATACTATTTAATTCAATTAAAGGATCTTTAATCTTATGAAGAAGTTTCATATTTATGTTATACTCAACCATATCATCTATCGGATAATCATTGATCAATTTAATAAGTGAACCTAGATTTTCAATTTCAACATTAACACTGATTTTGGTTAAGTTTTTTTCCGGTTTGTCTACCTTGCAACAACGTTTATTTATATTACGCAAAAATGGCAATGGCAATGGCAAATTTTTTCTATCTGCATCATCAAAAAAGTCCGGATTTTTTGATTCCAGTTTTGATTTTATAATATCGAATACGGTCCAACCCGAAAATCCAGCCGAATTATACGATTTTTTAATATAATAGTTATTTACATTTTCAATAAAATCATCAATGTCTTCTTTCGTTTTACATTCATTTTTACAATACAATTGTTTTTCGTTTTTATTAGAGGTACAAATATTATCTATTGCGTCAATCAATAATGTGCAACGTTGTTTTGTTTGCAAATTATTCATTCGATTTATTAAATATCAAAGATTTCATTTATATCATTTATTATAACAATTCTATAACAAAAGTTTTTAAATATTTTATAATTACCACGCATTAGATAAATATAATTAAGCATTATCAATGATAATGATATAACAATAAACAATTTAAAAATAAATTGAAATAGTAAATAACCCAAAAATGAATTCAACTATAATTCCAATGTCAGAATCAATAAAGACTCAATCTCAATCAAATAAAGATATGGTTGATTACACAGAAACACCTTGGACTATTATTGAATCTTATTTTAAAGGGCAACATTTACAAAGATTGGTAAGGCATCAAATAGAATCATATAATGATTTTGTCGGTCAACAGCTTGTTAAGACGGTTGAAATGTTTAATCCAGTACATATCGCATCAGAACAAGATTTTGACGTAAAATCGGGCAAATATTCATTGGAACTTTTCGTTACATTTGAGAATTTTCACATTTATCGGCCTCAGATTCACGAGAATAACGGGGCGACAAAGTTGATGTTTCCACAAGAAGCCAGATTGCGGAATTTTACGTATGCCGCGGCAATGACTGTTGACATTAACATTAAATTTGTTGTAAGAAATGGAGAAACACTTGACAATGTTCAGACGTTCTACAAAAGCCTTCCAAAAATACATATTGGTAAGTTGCCAATTATGTTAAAGTCGAATATTTGCGTATTATCGCAGTACAAGCACGTGAGTTCGACAAATACAGGCGAGTGCAAGTATGACGCCGGCGGCTATTTCATAATAAATGGTTCTGAGAAGACGGTTCTAGGACAAGAGCGTGCCGCTGAAAATCGCGTCTACTGTTTCAATGTGAGCAAAAATAACACAAAATATACGTGGATGGCTGAATTGAAATCAGTTCCTGATTATAAATGCATTTCACCAAAGCAAATAAATATGATGGTATCCTCGAAAAATAATGGGTTTGGATATCCACTATTTGTGCAATTGCCTCGTGTTAAACAACCTATTCCATTGTTTATTGTATTTAGAGCACTCGACATTATTTCAGACAAGGAAATCTGCGAAAAAATTATATTAAACATTGACAGTAACAAATACAAGGACATTCTGGCTGGATTGCAGGCGTCGATTATCGATGCAAATATGTATATTACACGCGAAGACGCAATTCGATATATTACTAGTTTTGTGATGTATACTCCAATTAATATGGATAAAGAGACGGGTGTCAAGAAGAAGTACGAATTTACGATGGATATTTTGAGCAATGATCTGTTCCCTCACTGCAAGACTCCTGCTCAAAAAATCTACTTTCTAGGCTATATGGCAAATCGACTATTGCAAGCTAGTTTCGAATGGGTAAAGCAAGACGATCGCGATTCTTACTTGAATAAACGCATTGACCTCACCGGCTCACTTTTGAACAATCTTTTTAGAAATTATTTCAATAAATTAGTAAAAGATATGGAGAAGCAGATTGTGAAGGAAATTAATACTGGTTCGTGGAAATCGACAGACGATTATGAGGGGATCGTAAATCAAACAAACATTTACAAAATTATCAAGTCAACTACAATTGAGAATGGCTTGAAGCGAGCTTTATCGACGGGTGATTTCGGCATTAAACATACAAATAGTAACAAGGTAGGTGTAGCACAAGTGCTGAACCGGTTAACATATGTATCGAGCTTGAGTCACGCCCGCCGTATTTCGACACCGACGGATAAAAGTGGCAAACTGATTCCTCCACGCAAGTTGCACAGCACAAGTTGGGGATACTTGTGCCCAGCGGAAACCCCGGAAGGCCAGTCGGTCGGTGTGGTGAAAAACCTTGCCTATATGGCACATATTACGATTCATTCTAATTCGATGCCTATTTATGAATATGTAATGCCGCATATAATCGACATTGAGACAATTCAGCCATCCGATATGTATAACAAGGTAAAAGTGTTTATTAATGGATGTTGGGTCGGCATCACAGATAAACCAAATGAATTATATTTGATGTTAAAAGAGAAGAAGCAGCAAGGAATAATGAATGTGTATACATCGATTGTCTTCGACTACAAGTTAGCCGAGATCCGTATATGTAATGATGCAGGCAGATTAACCAGACCACTTTTGCGTGTGAAAGACAATGAGGTTTTATTGAAACCAGAAATTATTAAAGATCTTACAGATAATAAACTGGGTTGGGATGATCTAATGACAAGTTGCAAATTAGACGAAGCCATTTTAGAATATATTGATCCAGAAGAACAATCGTGGAGTATGATTGCAATGAAACCGAACGAAATAACCGCAGCAAAAACAAATGACGAAATTTACAAGTATACTCATTGTGAAATACATCCGAGCACTATATTTGGTGTTTTGGCTTCTTGTATTCCGTTTCCAGAGCACAATCAATCACCAAGAAATACGTATCAATCTGCACAAGCAAAACAGGCTATGGGGGTTTATGTCACAAACTACGAGAATCGTATGGACAAGACAGCATACGTTCTGAATTATCCTGGTCGTCCACTCGTAGACACGCGTATTATGGATATGATTCATATTAATAAAATCCCATCTGGTTTCACTGTTGTTGTCGCTATTATGACACATACTGGATATAATCAGGAAGACTCGCTCTTATTCAACAAGGGTTCAATTGATCGTGGTTTATTTCAGGCTACGATTTATCATACAGAGAAGGACGAAGACAAGCAGAAAATTAATGGAGATGAGGAAATCAGATGTAAACCTGATCCAAATAAAACAAAGGGAATGAAGTTTGCTAATTACAACAAGGTGAATAGTAAGGGTGTTATACCAGAGAACACACTTATTGAGAATCGAGATGTGATCATTGCCAAAATAACCCCTATTAAAGAAAATCGTAACGATCATACAAAGGTGATAAAATACGATGATCAAAGTCGAATTTATAGAACGGACGAAGAAACATATGTTGACAAGAATTATATTGATAGAAATGGTGATGGTTATAATTTTGCCAAAGTGAGAATCCGTGCTGTAAGAAAACCTGTAATAGGTGATAAATTTTCGAGTCGTAGTGGACAGAAAGGTACTATTGGTAATATAATCCCAGAAGAAGATATGCCATTTACAAAAGACGGTATCCGTCCAGATATTATTCTGAATCCACACGCTATCCCATCTCGTATGACAATTGCTCAGTTGAAGGAAACCGTTTTAGCGAAAACGCTGTTAGAGCTTGGTCTTTTTGGAGATGGTACAAGCTTCGGTGAGCTAGATATTAATACAATTTGTGAACAGCTTCTAAAGGTTGGCTATGAAGCACACGGGAATGAGCTTCTTTATAACGGACTAACTGGGGAACAACACGAATGCAGTGTATTTACTGGTCCAGTGTTTTATCAAAGATTGAAGCATATGGTGACAGACAAGCAACATAGTCGATCCATTGGTCCGATGGTGAATTTGACGAGGCAACCGGCAGAAGGTAGATCGCGTGATGGTGGTCTCAGATTTGGTGAAATGGAAAGAGATACAACAGTTGCACACGGAGCAGCGAGGTTCACCAAAGAGCGACTGTATGATGTGTCAGATAAATATAGTGTTTATTCGTGCAAGAAATGTGGTCTAATTGCATCTTACAATGATGCGGTCAATATACACAGATGTAGAACGTGTGATAACAGGACTGACTTTGCACTTGTGAATATACCTTATGCTTGTAAATTGCTGTTTCAAGAATTGATTACAATGAACATCGCACCGCGTATTATGACGGAACCATAAATAAAGAATAATATTTTGTCGATGTAATATAAGAAATGTTGTTCAAAGATATTTCCAATTTTAATAAAACAAGCGATTATTTGTCAATATTAAATGCGGTTCTAATTGTTGAAATAATTGGTATCTATTTGACATTAACAGGCACAATCATTCATTCAAAATATTTGAAATACTGGTATAACCATTATGGGTTATCTGCGGTTTTAGCCGATGTTATAATCATTATGATAGGACTCATTTTAGCACGCTTTTTTTATTCGCGGTTTTTCACTAAATTCAACATTATGTACTTTGTTTTAGTAGCTCTAATTGTACAAGTAATACACGATATTTTATTTTTCTTTTTCTTCCAGAGCGTAAAAAGAGGTACAAATAATGTATTGGATCTATTTAAAGACTATGGTAAAGAGCTGGGTCCTTACGCTATAACAGGAGACAGTACAATGATCGCTTTCTCTTGTATTTTTGCATCCATATTAGCAGGGTTGTCTTTAAATTCAAATATAATATATTTACTTGTGCTGCTTTATATTTTGCCGTATATTATGGGTATAAACAAATAGATCGCTTATTTTAGTTTGTACCTACGTTGAATCGAGTAAAAAACCAGCGTTGTTAGAGAAAATAGTACCCCTCCCCATAAAGTATCGATAACGGCGGTTTTATAAGACCATTTTTTAAGAAGGGCCAGTGTAGTTGTTTCATAAACGGCGTAAATAACAAGACCTAATAAATAGGCTTGGAACACACTCTTTTTCTCTCGAATAATGAAATGGTAGAGACCGAAAACAAGTACAACATAGCAAAGCAGTGTCGGTAATGGTCTTAGTTCCACAGGTGACCCTTGTATCGCGACGACTTGCTTATTAAACATTGAACGCATTGAATAGAGAAAGACGGAATCGAGAGAAAGAAAAATGATGGTTAAAACAATGATTGACGCAATCATAGATACAATTTAGATTATTTTTATTTTTTATTATAATAAATTTATAATAAAAATTGATAATATTTTTACATATTTAGTTTTGCAAAACTTTTTGTAAAATGCCAAAAGAAGTGATTCCTATTCACATCGTCAATGCGACAATTGAAAGAATGAAAAATTACGACGATTATGACAAGGCACAATATAGACTAGTTATTTTCAAAACGAGCGATGTTGACAAAAAATGGAGACCGACCAAGGATTACATTGGTTCATACAAAAACATTAAATACGCTAGTTCAAGACTGAAACTAATGAATTCACAAGTCGACATAATCAACCACGAGGTGAATGTTCCACCTTATATTTATATAAATAATCAAGGGTTTATTGAATTCTTCAATGGCAGAAACAGATTCGCCAATTTGAGAGAAAACGGGGCACACGAAATTCCATTTATTATCGAAAAAAAATTCTTCAAAAAATACAAAAAAATATTTGCATAATTGGTAATCTATCGTTTCCAAACCTCAAAAAAATTTGATCGACAAGGCCCCCAACCACCTTCTTCCACATAGTCTAAATAAAAGTTATTTACGGTTAAAATAAGATCCACTTGCTCTTTTTGTGATATATCATTATAATCGTTCTCCATAATAATTAGATTAATATTATTCAGCATTTCTGGCATATCCATTAAAATATAGTAAAACGCACCTTCGCAGTCTAATACTAATGTATCAAAAACAATGTTATACTTTTTTTGTAATTCGTTAAATGAAATAATATTGATTTCGGCATACCCATCTAGTAAGACGTCGGATGCGATAGTATTCCACCCTTGCTGAATTAGTTTTCTTTTAGATAATGCGGAACTTTCAATATTGAAAGAAAAATTATTTATATTTCTATTTTCCAATAATTGTTGTGCAATATTGACATCAGACTCGAGAACAACAAAATTATTATTATTATTAGCTTTTAAAATAGATGAAATAACGAGAGAATTTCTGCCTATATTGCCGCCTATTTCCAAAATCTTTTCATTTCCTTTTAAATATCGCACGGCCATAGTTTGCTCGGGAAACTCATCATTTAAACTACCGTGATTTATCTGTAGAGTAGAATGTATATTCAATATTTTATTAACTAATTCATTCATATTTATTGCCTCAACTGTGTTTGTGAGTGTGTTAATTTTTATAGTTAAACTGTCATCATATTCAGTTAATATTCCATTATTTAAGATAAATACTTTTTTAAGAATCCCGGAATTATTGTCTGTAAAAAAATGAGCTCTATTAATATCACCTGAAGGTATCGTTATAATATTTCTATTTCTTAATGTAGTAAAACATATATCAGTAACATCAATAGTGTTCTCTATTATACCGTATGCGATTTTCATTTTATATAATATATAATATATTATATAATATTATTTATTACTTTAACATAAATATTAATACTATTTTCTATGGAAAAAGGTTCAATCCAAATATATTTCTAAATTAAGAATTCTAAAGAAAGGATACAAATATAAATTAATTTTATTAATTATATATATAATGGCTGGACAAAGCGTCTTTTTATATGGTTCTGTTGGAAATACACCGATTCTTTCTATGGGATTACCTGGCTACTCGCCTTTAGGTAGAGGTTTAAAAGGTTTTATTCCTCAGCAAGTTCAAGATAATGATAATACGTATGAAGATTTTGAACAAAACAGGTACCAGGTTGTTCAATCTTGGAACAATGTTTATAAATCTCAAATAGTGGCTACAAATGCAGTTTCTAAATATCCTGTTGGAAGAGTTATAACGCCTTTTCGTGCTGTTAATAATGCGGGTGATATATTAAGTAGAAAAGACTATTCGTGCAACACAGGATGTCAAACTTTTCAAAGTAGACCAAATGTGCACGGATTAAAGCAAAGGTTTGGCTCTCAACAAGTGCAATGTGATGGCACACTTGTTCCCGCTGGAACGTGTAATGGTAGGTACGTTTATGATAGTTCAAATTATTCCACTTTTTTAAAGCAAAAAGCTATAGCCAAAACGTATAACAATTTGTCCTATGGTGGAAATGAGTACAATGGAAGTCAAGTGGCGTGGAGAGCGATCAGACGTTATTAAATTAGTATGATTGTTATTATTATAATGAAGACAATAAAAACAATGAAAACAATGAATATAATTAAAATATATATATTAAGAAAAATGTTGGTATAGTTTATAGGAATGAAGTTTTTCAAGAAAAACTGGTTATCTATACTTTTGTTTGTATTTGTACTATTTTTAGTGCATCATTATTTGTGTAAACACAGAGATGGGTTTAAATTATCCGATTCTAAGGGAAAACACGGATCTGGATCTGGGTTAAAGCACGGATCAGGACATAAAAAATAAAAATAATATGAGTAATTTAGGAGTATAAACAACATTATATTTTCATCTTTGTATAATATAAATGTCTAATAATTATGCATCATATTATATACCACCATCTGCAGTTCAATACGATAACTATGTTTCAGCACAAACAACAGGGCCATTGAGTTCATCGCAAACTCCAAACCAACTTGGTTATCATAGTTACGGTGTTTTAAATGGTGTTCATCCTAACCCTCCACAATATTATCCGGCTGACGGTGCGAGCGAGTTTGCACAATCGCGTTTTCAATATGCAAATGTAGATACTTCAAAAGCACAACAAATGATTGCTCGTGCTAAGGTATTAGCCGAATCAAATCCATATAGTTTTTTCTCTGCATCTACACAAAGACAATTACCAGTTGGAAGCTCACATATGAATTATATCCCTCCAACACCTTCATCTATGTATACTTCAGTACGTAAACGACAAGCTGTAGGAAAAAGCTCATACAAACAGGGATTGCCTGCGGCTGCCCCATTATCTTACAAGAGTTACGATAACAATGATGTTAGGCATTCATTGCGTATATTAAGAGGTGCCGGGTGTGTTGCACCTAAAAAATGTGGGGCGGTTTACAATACAACGTGCAGATCAGGTGGAGGTGTATGTAATATAGGGGCTATAGCTGGCCAGGGGTACTAAAGGAAAGAGTCCAAAATCAGCGTATAAACATTATTTAAAAAAAAATATTTAGAAATAATATAAATGAATAAATATTTTGTAGAATTTTTAGGTACATTGATACTTGTTTTCGTGGTATTATCAACAGGAAATTGGTTGGCCATCGGTGCTGCTTTAGCAGTTATTGCTCTTGTTCTCGGACCTATTTCTGGAGGTGCGTTTAATCCAGCCGTAGCAATAGTTTATTTAGCTAATGGTACAATTCCAAGCAGTGATTTAATACCATATATTATTGCAGAAATTGCCGGAGGATTAGCTGCTTATGAAATTGTCAAATTGACCATTAAAAAATAAATTTTATTATACTATATTATATGCCAAAAAAGAGTTATCGTAGAAAACATAGAGGAGGTTTAAATGGTAGCGAAATAATTAATAATGCAACTACTAAAATATCTGATTTAACTGGAAAGGTAGGCGATTTATTTAATAAAGGTATTAGCACTGCAAGTACTAGTCTGACTGACGCAACTCAAAAAGTAGAAAATAGTTCAACTGGACAGTGGTTTGGCAATTTTTTTAATAGCTTAAGTAGCACAAAACAAAAACCTGTCGGAATGATGGGTGGTAAAACAAAGCGAAAAAGAGGACGCAGAGGAGGAATTGGTGGCCCTCAATTAAGCTGGAACAGCACTGCTGCCAATTTCCCTTCTGCTGCTGGTCCAGACGGAAATAATATTTACGATTTATCTAAATTTAACCCATATGCACCAATGACAGGTGGTTGTATGCAAAAACATCACGGTAACTTTAGCCCAGCGGATTTCGATGCAAATGGAAATTCGTACTTAATAGGTGGAAAATCACGACGCCACCGAAAAAGACGTAATCACAAAAAGTCAAAGAGACGCGGATAATAAAACGTATTTATAAATAAAAATATGTTTTATTTATTTCTTATTCATTAAACGATATAAAATATATGCACCAAGAATACCAATTATAGCATAATAAATTTTTATTATATTGTCATCTGGTAAATTAAACGATGGAGTATATTTTGTTATATTTGAAAAAGTTTCTTTGCATCTTTGTCCAGTGACTGGATTCAGATTATCTGGAAAATTGCAAGGATCCGATGTTGGTGCATTTTGCAAATCGACAATACTAACAAAATGTGTTTCAGAACCAGGCGTATTATTCCCATCTATCGTTTGAAAAGTGACTGCTTGACACTTTGGTGTTGAACCAGAAGTAAAAGCCTGCATAATAGCAAATGGATTTATTGCATTCAAATTGCTTATTGTTCCGGGTATTAATCCTTCAACTTCTGAAAAATTAACACCCATAGCAGACGAAATAAACGGGATATTTCCATTAGGTACGTTATTTATATATATATATCTATCTTCTTGCTTTAATTCACAACCACTGCCCTGTCCATCGCAACTGTTTACATCTAAGCATTTACCTCCGGTAGGTAAAAAAAATTTATTACCTAAAGGCTTTCCCGTTTTTGAAGCCTCGCCTCCACCACTAGTTAGCAATTCGGTATAACTTATTAAACCACTAAAATCTTTAACAAAAGCATTCAATGTTCCATCAGAAGACATTCCTAATTCACTCGGTGAATTAATATATTTCCAATATTCATATGGTTGTCCCATAAATTTTGTCTCAACACCATTTAAATCGGTTAATACGGATTGAAATATATTGGACGATTCCGAACCAGACATCACTTATATAATATTTATATAATAATTTTATTTATGTACCTGATATATCAACAGGCTCACCATTCGTTGTGATTTGTGATACTGCTTCAGCTTGCTGTTCGACTAAGCCATTTACTTGCGTCTGCAATTGTACAATATTACCAGAAATATCTAAAACTGTTTTATTTAGTTCATTTATAGTCTTATTTAAACTAGTTACCTGATCGTTCAAATAAGAAATATTACCCGAATTTTGTTGTGTTAGGATCATTACATTGTTTGGATCGGATGTATTATAAGGCTGAAATGAACTCCCATTATTTGTATCCATCCCTTCTACAATATCTCCAAATATAGCTAAAAAAACTTGATAGATGATTAATAAAATAAAAAATAATATTAATATTTTTACTAAGATCATTCTATAATTATTATATAATTATTATATATTTTATTTTCTTCTGATAAATTATACTAATGTCAACAGCTGTTTTTTCACAAGGTATGGAATCATATAATAATACGGGATTTGCACCATTTACAGCACCTTATGCAACTTGGAAAGGAACTGGTCCATATAGTTATCCTGCAGCAATAACTAGCGGAAATATTCGTCCGCTAACAAATCGTGACCCGACAAATAATGCTCCACAAAAATTCGGGTTACCTCGCCCCTTAAAATGGCAGTATAGAAAGGGCACTACTAGTCAACGTCGCATTACTATTATCAACCCAGATCAACCGGATCAATATATTGAAGTAAATCGCGAATCACGTTCTTCAAAGACGTCATCCCTAATAGGTCAAACAATTGATCAACCTGGTCGTTTTATGGTTAAACAGAATCCAATTGATGAAACCAATGAGACTGAACAATTAGATAAAGATTGCAAAACATGTCACGGTATTGGACTTGTAACAAGTTATTCACCAGAACCGTATCTAACAAATAATCCGCAACCTGTCGTTTGCACTCCACAATTATGTTGCAATGAGGAAAATAAGGCGTTAAACCGCGTAATATATGCGAGTACAAATTTGAAAAAAAATTACTTCAACTCGAGTCAACAATACTTGGCAAATCGTTGTCAAACATACACACAAAAAGCATTCAACTTTTATTCTAGGGCAAATTTACCAGAAGATTATGCTGAAATTGTTTCTAATAATCCCGGACTTGCGGCTAAAATTAAAAACTCTAAACCAGGTGACCCTTTCAGTTATAATAATACGTATGTAGCGAATTGTTATCCTAATACTGACACTTCACAAATTGCAGTAATCGGACAAATATTTGATACTATAAATAAAGCAGGTGCTTTTACTTTTAACGATGTACACAAGTATTATTCAACCGCATTTAATATTATTGCCGATTTATACAAGTTTATCCAAACAATCGAAGGCGATATTACACTTGCAAATAACATATTTTACGGCTTCATAAATAATCCTAATTTTGTTGGCATTTTTACAGGCCCAAATAATCCGCGTGGGTGTAAATTAGTTGTGTATAAACCCAGTAATCCACAATTTGCGTGTGAAGGTGGAGTTAGTAGCAGCACGAGAACCTTGAAATTAACTGTAGATACTATCAGCACAAGCATTGCCTCTATGCGTAGATTGAAAGGATCCGGACAAGTGTTGAATGTGGGTGGACAACCATTTGTACCATTTATCTATAAATCAAAAGTTCCTCCGTGCAACCCAGGTGTTTACACACAAAATGGTAATCCTAAAACGTGTTTCAAAAACTCCGACGATTATATGTATAAAGCATATTCAAAATTGGGTAATATTGGTGGAAGTATAAATGGAACACAAGTCTCTGAAGTAGGTATGAGTGGGGCAAACCTATAAGGAGCAGGGCAAACCTATAAGGAGCGTGCCAAATCATAACCACCGTCATCTTCAATAATAATAAATATATCTTCGTTATTAACACCATCATTTTCAATCACCAACCCGCTATTTTCATTTTCTTTTGGTTGTAAAAATATATTGATAGACCCTTCCAAACATTTTTCATTGTTTAAAAATATATTAATTTTATCAGTAAACTTGTTATACGGTATTCTTAATTTATCGCACCATTGTATACATTTTTGAATATTCTTTCTTTTTAAAATATCCATTTTTTCCTCTTTATTTTTATTATTATATAGGTTAATTAATTGATCTATGTATTCAATTTGTTGATATCCAATTATTATGTTAGATTCCTCGATTTTATTTACAAAATAATAAGAAACTTCTTCTTTTAATAGTGATACAATATTTTCACCTTCTTTTGTAAGTACCTTATTAAAAATACACAAAAATATGTTATATAAATAATTATCCTCATTATTCAATAAAAAATTCTTACAAATAATATAACGTTCACTTGACAATACATTTGAAATAATTGGTTTTATTATATAAACCTTGTCATAAAAACTACTCAATATATGAAGTATTTCTATGAGCGGTCTGTAAAATATATTATGAATCTTAATTATTGAAATACCATTTACATTCTGATTGAAAATAATATTGCATAATATGTATATCATACCAAGAATATATTTATTTGTCTCATCTTTATAGTCCTCGTCATCTAATTCATAATACAAAAAGTCATATGTAAAATTTCTAAAATTATCTACATTCTCAAAACCTCTTTTAATATTTTTCATAATTACCCCATCATTTTCTTCTACATTTTTATCTTCACGATCTTCTCTCATTATATTCAAAAACTCGATTACCGACTTTGAATTTTTCCCGTAAATTAATACATTAATGTTTTCATCTGAAAAAGAATCAAATAGCTTAAATATGCTCTTTATTTCCATTAAAACATAGAAGAGATTTGAAAACGGTTTTAACTTACCCACAGATAAATTACAATTCGGAACCGTTGTAAAAATAAACTCATATGAATTTATCGCTTTATTTAACAATAAAAAATCCGCGGTTTCTATTATTTTTAACTGGTCATTCAATTTGTTTAAATAATAGTGTAAACTGTGTGATACAAATGGATTTTGTTTGTTGTCAGATTCTTCTGTCAACGGTTCTATAACTATATTTATATTATTTTTGGGTAATATATAATAACTCATCTATTGAGGCTATTATTATATATTATTAATTATTTAAGTATATTTGTTCAAATTAATCTTCAATCTTTAATTTGGGTTTTTTAACCTTCTTTGGTTTTTCTCCCTCCACCACCAATTTCACTTTTTTTGATTTAGGTTTATTTTCCTTTACTTTAACCTCTTCTACTACATCCAAATCTAAATCAACATCTGCCTCAGCTTCCGTTGCAGCAATCAATATTAACTTATTTGATAACTTACGGACCCGTGGTCTAGACAATTTAATTTCTTCCTTTGCCACCTGGACTGCTTCTTTGGTTTGCTTTTTCTCTTCCCTTAACTCATCCAATGTTTCGTCCAATAATTCCAACGAAATTTTTTCAGCATTTACATTTCTAACTTTTTTATAGACAAAATATCTGTTTAAAAAGGATACTTTTTTTTCAATTGCGTTCATTAATGCTGCACTACCATAAGGACTCTTTCTAAAACGACTTTTTTTTGTTTCTTCAAGCATTAAATTGAACAAATCACCAAATAGTCCGGACCCTTCTGGTAATCCCAATCCTTTCGCCTCTTCGCGACTTATTAAATTAAAACCATAATTCTCCATCACTCTACCCAAATAATCAAAATTCACCAAAAACTCAGGGAACATCTTATTTATAGACTCTTGATACACTGATATTTTGTATCCAATACTTGTGGCATCATCCTCAAAACTTTCATCACCGTATTCTTTTCTTATTTCCCATATTTTTGTAGCATCGTCATATAGTTCAATTGAATCCCCTTCTTTAGTCTTTTTTAGCATTTCGAATATCAATTTACCGTCATAACACGCACCAATAAAATAACCTCCCACTTTTGTACATTCAGATACATTTCTAATAAAATTTTGAAATGTACTCTGCGTCTCAAAGAAATAATGTAATGCAAATTGACAAGACGAAACATTGAATCCTTCTTCGGCTTTTCCAAATTGTCTCAATACACCCTTACCTAATCGATCTTCTACACCCTCCTTTTTTCCCTCCCCAAAAACAGCCTTGGTTATTTGCACAGCCTTGTCATTTAACATAGCAGAACCAGATTTTATATTTGCACTACTATTACCATTTACAAATAATGCATATGGTATAGATTTGAAATCTTTACGAAACTCTAAGAATCTGGCACACGCACCGTCCAATCTATTTTCCAGATTATCCTTTGATATATCAATACCGAATACAAATGATAAATTTGCGGCTATCCATTTTGGAAAGTCACCACCTTTCCCACAAGCATAGTCTATTAAAATATCACCCCGCCTTGATACACTTGTTATCAAGAGTTTTTTAACAAACTGATTATGAAAATCACGCAATGCTCTTGTTTTGTTTGATGAGGTTCCGTTTCTGTTGTAATATATGTCATCATCTACAACCTCCTCTGGGATATTATTACCGGTTGCGATCATTTCTACCGTTATTGGATTATGTATAGAGTGCCAATTGCTATTTGCTACGTGATACGCATTTCCAAATTCATTCATACCTTGTTTATATTTTGCCGTCTTATCGTATCTATAACGCAACGGGATCCACCTCCATTGTCCTTGCTTATCCAGATCATATCTAAACTCTACAATAGAACCGTCTTCAAACACTTCGCCTTCTTCAGTAAATAATTGATTTACGCCAGTATCATCCTTTCGAAGCATAATGTTGCAAATACCGGCATTAGGTTCTGCTGGATTAGTTGGCACAAATTCAGCTGGTCTATAATCCCTCTCATTATCTACATCTTTGAATTCAGGCAATCGATCCTCAAGCACATCTTGACACGGATTTATATAACCGTGTTTGGCAGAATTAAATCCAACACACAATGTAACTGTTTTATATTCATCCAATTGAGAAACCGAACTCGTATTCATACCATCTTGAAATATAGGTGTTATCAAATCAGCACCATTTGCATTCTTTATTGTCCTTACCAGAAAATCAATCGTATTGAATTTTGCAGGTTTCCATTTGAACGAATATTCCCAAGTGATAGTCTTATTAAGTTGCACAACCCTGCCAGCTTTATTCGCACCTACGCCCATACTGGCCGGTGTAAAGATGAGACCATCTGTATTGTATTCAAATAAACCATCTTCATCCATTTTCAAAATATGTCCACACGCCGAAAAGATACTATCACTTGGATTAGTTGGATAAAATTTTTTACAGTCAAATCTCTGTGGACTAGGTTCCCCATCCACTATTGATTCCGGATGCAATGACCTAATCAAATTCTTTAATATGATCAACCGAAATTGAGAAGGTGTGTCATCCGGCTTTCGAGGTACAAAATTGAGACTTCGTACATCACGTTTATTTATAAAATAAATATCAAACGCCGCATATAAATTAATAAACTTACCATTTTTATCGTGAAGAATATTTTCACCGTCAACCAGGGAATTGAACGTGTCTTTATTTCTCGTAATCGCACCTGTAAAAACGACCTGCATACTATTGTTTATCAAGTATATTTTTCCTTTTCCCGATATATACATCAGAAACCGTTGACCGTCGGCTTTATCTGTAACAGTGTAATCATTTCTAATATTAGGAATGTTTGTTCTTTCATTAATAGGCGTTATGTTTTCTATTTGAAGCGTATAAGAAGATGGACCAATAAATCTATCTGGATAAACTCGAGCGTGTTTTGCAGAATCATATTCATCACCCATTATTATTTTCATATAATCATCAAGTACCGACTTTTGTTCCGGATAAGAAATCGGATAATTTGTTCCTTGAAGACCCATTAAAACAAACTTGATGGATTTTCTTAAAGACAATAGCAAACTATCAAAATTGTAAAAATACGTACCTGGTCCAATTTTCTTATTATTTACTTCTAATTCAATCTCATAGACTTCCTGATTTGTAAAAACACCAGATTCTTCCGTTGTATAGGCTAATATTGGTTTTTTCGTTTCAGGGTCATACGATGAACTTTTAACAATGCTTAAATCAACATTAATCGGCAAGTCGCGGTGCGTAAAAGTAACTCTATTTATGTAACGAAAATACTTTTTTGATTTGTCCCACGTCTGCAACATATTTTTTATCTGTCCAACTCCAGGACTCAATTTCTCTTCAATTTGATATGAAAGGCGAAAGTTAAAATCATCCATATCTACTGGAAATGACTTTTTATCGCCCTGAAAATACGGCATTTTTTTTAAAAACTCAACTGTGCTAGAAATATCATAGCGGTTCATCAAATTATTAACATTATTATGATTACAATATTCTTGTATTCCTGCAAAACCAGTAATCTCTGTCCTTATTTGCGATGTTTTAAAACGCCCAGTTGATGAATCTAAAAACTCGTTATTAATACGCAACATATATGTACCCTTTTCATTATCACTTGCGAACCCAAGTGATTTTAATTTCCTAATAACGTTGTCATAGTCAATCTTGGTAAGAGGTTTTATACCTCTACTCCCAAACCGAACTTCCAATTCGCTATTTTTTTTTGTATCAGATACATACGGGTTGTTTCCCCAAAATAAGTTAACCAAGTTATTAAATTGCTCGTTTGGCGGCTCTCTCGCTGATGGTGGTTCTCTTGATTTCTTTTTAGTATTTGTGTCTAAATCTCGTTTCGTTGACATTTGGCTTGATATATATAGATTAGACATATTTTTATATTCATCCTTCAATTTTATATAATATTAGTGTTATTATATAAATCATTTTAATATAAATAATAACTTATAAATTACATATTAATAATTCATACAAATCCTTTTTTGTCTTCTTATTTAGGTTATCCACCTTTTCATCTAATCCCAATCTTTTGCATAATTCTAGCAATTCATCCGTCTTATAACTACTCATCGCCTTGATTGGTTTATCCATACTCTCCCAATTAAAGAAAGTTGTCCTATATTTTTTCAAATCATCCGGTGAACAATTCATCTCATAACAATATTTCTCTGGATTATCGTACTTGTGCACTACGTGAAATGCAGCATCTTCGTCAAAAACAAGTTCAAAACACTTTCGCTTATTGATAAATAATACATTTATATTTTCAGCTATGCACAAAGCAATAAATGTTTTCATACCTATCTTACTTTTATTTGCTAACTCGTCTTCAACATCCTCTTTCACATTTTTAATTTTTTTGCATTTTAATGCCTGTTTTGTTGTTCTTAATTTTTCGATCAACTTAAACTTTTCCGCTTTTTCGTTGGCAAAAGATGTTGCACCAGGATATTCGTATGCCGCAAATCCTCGACTGATTACATAAAAACACCAAAATAATCCGTCTACCTCTTTTGGAATAAAAAAGGATGTCTCCGTCTTTTTTGTATCTAAAAGAGCTTGTTGCGGTCTTTCCTTTCGCTGTGTTGAAGCGGGTTGTAAATTGCAGTTTAATGTTGTTTTTATCATTTCGCTGGTAAACATATATTTTTCATAATTAATTGTTCTATTATGCATTAACAGTGTACTTGTTATTTTTTCCGTCTTTATCTTTATTATCTTTTGCAAAATATATATTCTTAAAATTCTCCTTTTGCAATTCAATCGAATTCAAATTAATTTCTTGAGTGTTAACATAATTTATGTAGACCTTCAAGTCATTGATTATATCATCCGTTAATTCGGATAAATTAATATGAATACCATATTTATTTTCGTTTAATGTAACAAACTTATATTTACTTAACAATCTCAAAATCTCCACCTGATTAAACTTTGTCATCATTTCTATCTTGTCTCGAATAGAAATAAGTTCGTTTACATCAAATGTATTTCTAACATCTATTTCTTCTGATTTAATAATATCCATAAATAAAAACACATATTATGTTTAATATATTTTTCATCTAATCTTTATTCATTTTACGGTTGTATAAATAAGATTTGAATCAGTCCTCAATAACCAGTCTCGGTTTTGATGCAGGTTTTTCTTTGTACTCTTTCTGTTCTTTCGGAACTACCAAATCAGCAATAATCGAAACATACTTATCATTCAACTCAAACCGCTGACCTATTACTCTGGCATTAAATCGATCATTTTCTTTTATAGCAGAGAATTCGGGTATTTTGTAATTATGGTCCCTCGTTATAAAAACCACAACAGGCGACGGGTTCTCTTCTGCACTTTCCGCTCGTATACCGGCCTTTGTGATATTTTTTGCTATACAGTTTATTAACATTCCTTCTACCGGAGAGCAAATATAACACTCAAACACTACTTCAAATACAATATTTGTCGACTTGACAACTCCGCTTGAATATGTAACAATTTTTGTAGATCCAGGTTTCACAAACCCTTCCACAATACATTTTGCTTCAAATTTGGCAGCCACATTTTTTTCTATAGTATCGTGAATGTTTTTTCCAATGTTTGTAATAGGAATAGTAATGCTTCGTGTTATCAACGACCTTGAATAGATTGTCGCTAATTTCACTTCACGTTTTTTCGACTTTGTATGCTTCATTGTATCTTCCATATTAATAATATATACTATTTTCTTTAATCAATTTCAATTTTTAATATTATCTATCTATTAAAATTTATACAATTTAGCCAATTCATAATTTAAAAACCATAGTTTATTATTTTTTTGTGTTTTATTGTAATATCTTAGTAAAAATTCCTGCAACGAGCATATTTCTGATTGCACCATTCCCTTTGTATTTTCTTTAGTGTATTTTTCTTGACCAACAATCACATTCAATATTTGCAGTTTTTTCCCTTTTACTGCCTCATCGCATCTTGCACCTGTATTTCTCTTTGCATCCATTTGTTTCGTCTTGAATACTAAATAACGGTTGCTTTTCTCACCGTCAATAAAACCTACTAAATTATTAAATTGAACACCAGCGGGTATTAAAAACTTTTTTGCCGCTTCATTCGCTATATCTATTTCATCCAATGGTTCAGCCTCTACCCATTTTTTACTTCTGTCAAACACCAAAATTTTTCGTTTTTCTCCTGAAAATAAAATTATACCAATAAGCCTTCTTGAGGTCGCCGTTGTTACTATCATTGAATCTAAATAATCCTTCATCATTTTCTCTAAAGAATTGGACTGCATCACTTCTAAAGAATATAAATAATTCAATAGTTCAACCTTTTCTTTATACATTATCATATCAACTATATGTTCCACTAAAAATGACAACACCATATTTTGATCTACACCATCTTTAATCATCTTTTTCATTGTTATACCACAATGTTTGTACCAATTCTCATCGCCCCTCGGTATTTTTTCGCCCGATCTAGCAAAATGCACAGCGGTTTCAAAATTGTCTCTCAACTCTTTAAAAAATCCTCCATCGGTTTCTGTTATTGGTAAAGCAACTTCTTCTTGTATATTACGTCTGTCGATCACTTGTTTACTTGGTTCAATGTTTTTCTTCAAATCAAAATGAATCATATTATGTTTAAAATCTATCGGCACACTTCTGTCAAAAATGGATAGCGACGTAGAACCACGAAATTCACTCGGCTGAAACAAATAATAATCACCAATATTTATCAAATAGCCTGTCCTACCATATTTGTCCGTAATATATTCATCTCCATCAATTAATTGAGTAAGTGCGGAATATATTTGAACTAATGGATATGCTTTTGGCGTATTTATAAAATAAATCAAATCGCGTTTTTTATAGAAGAACCGTTCCTTCATAAGTCCTCGAATTTTCTGCATTATTTTTTCAGAGTTCATTACAATGAAATCTTCTGTATATGAATCTTCCTTTGCGACCGTTATATCTTTGTTTGGATAGCATTTATAATCACAAGTAGCCATATAATCACACGCGGCTGAAAAAGGGGCATCTCCTACTTTAAAATCGCGGATTTCCTCCCCATTGGATAAAATTTGTAAAACCGACCCGTTCGAATGTTCAGCCATAATATCTTGCGTAAAATTTGTTTGATCGTGGTTAATAATACAATCCACCGCGGTTTCCTTCAACAAACGCGTAACTTTACCGACTTTAACAGCCTTGTATTCAGCAACACGATAAATATATAAATCTGCTGCTTCCTCTTTATTATCATCCAAAATTGTGCCATACATAAAAATCTCTACGTTCCTTTTTTCAAATTCCAATGTTTTATGACTAAAATTACGAACTGCTCTGCCTATAATTTGCTCAATTCGACTCATATTATACCACGGTTGCAGTATATGTACTTGCCTTAAAAACTTGAAATCAACGCCTTCAGCACCAGCCTGCGATATAATAACGACCTTAATTTTGTTCCCGTCTTTATTATCTTCACTTGTAGCAGCCTTAACCTCATATGCATTATTTGGCGAAAGACGAATATCACCAGTTATTAATGAGTATTTTGCAGGTAAAAAATCCGATTTTTTCGTTATACGTGGCTTCATTGTTCTTGCATCTACTGGTTCACACGGGGGTGTTTTAAATAATGATTTCGCCCCATCACCGTACCGTGTGAATCCCATCTCTTCTAATGCTAGAGCAACAGGTAACACGCCTCCATCAATATATTGTGCATATATCATTATAACACCTTCATTAACTACACCATCCTCAGAAACTATATTATCACATATATTTTTAATCTTCGAACTGTATTTGCCAATTTCAGATTGAGAAAAAATTCGACCATATTGCTCAAGTGTACCTGATTTGTATTCAAAAGATCCCTTTTCCGGAGGAGCCTTACTGTCTATAAAATCCATCATCCTCTCTAATCCTCGTTTACCAGTTAATTCGTGTGCACTAATGTTTCTTCCTTGAGATGAAGATGTTGTACCTTCCCCACCTTTAGTAGATTCTTTTATTTCTGGAACATATTCAACGCTCGAAACAGATGGTTCGCTTGACGGTTTTTTTGTTAGTTCTATAACCTCGCCTGTTGGAGGTTCGCTGACACTCGTAATAGATTCTAATCCTAAAACTGGTTTATCAAAAACCGTTAATTCTGGTTTAGACGTGAGTACCGGTTTAGACGTGAGTACCGGTTTAGACGCTAGTACCGGTTTAGACGCTAGTACCGGTTTAGACGCTAGTACCGTTATAGCATCTGGCTTACTTGCAGAAGATGAAGTATCACTTTCTTCCTCTTCTTCAGAAAAGTCCTCTACTGGTATAATATCATCGAGAGAATCTTCCAACCCTTCTATTGGATACACAATATTCAATGCTTCTATAGGTATTTGCAGCAACGTATAACCAAAAGATTCCATATTTTCAAAACTAGGCATTTCTCTCATTTGTCCCTTTTTTGTAGTGACTGTTATCTTTCTCCGCCTTAAACTGTCAATAATATATTGATATCCTTTTGACTGATAATCCCCTATCTTCGTCAAATATAGTTTTAAAATTTTTATTCCTTCATCCTCTACAATTGGCTTGCCATTCATTTGAAACTCTGGATATCGAATCGCCGCGTTAGTAAACGAATGTTCCGGAGAAAATACATCTGGATATACACGAAAAGGAAAAGTATATGGATTCTCCCCACGAACAAAAGAAATATATCCAGTCGCCTTCTGAATTAATAGCTGCTTACCAATTTCTTCCCCCCGTGAATTCTTCTTAAAATCCCCATTTTTATCAAATACATCCTTAATCTCAATTGTACCCCTCCTATCATTTATATTCATCAAGTTCAACAGCCAAATTATCTCTTGATAAGTATTATACATCGGTGTAGCGGATAGCAATAATAACCTCAAATTATTTGCCGATTCAACCAATTCCAATAGTTTTTCAGCCACCTTTTTATTGTCGTTATCCTCGGCAATTCGTATATTATGAACCTCGTCAACAACAATGAGTCTATTATCAAATTCATTCTGCAAATTACGCACCATCCTACTCTTTCTCTCTTTCTCCGATTTGTACTCCCCCTTTAATTGTTGTGTCTTATCAATATAATTTGCAAATTCAATATATCCTAGAAACAAATAAGAATTGTTAATTAAACTCCTTATCTGACTTATTATTTTTTCCCGCTTTACACCCTTCATATTTGTCGGATTTATCTCCTTTAATAAACGATTCCCTATCGCATCTCTCATAGTCCATATTCCATCTACCAGTTTTAATTTTCTATCATCAAAAAGTTGCAATCTAAAATTGTCCTGCACATTTGGAGATGCAACTATAATTATCCGTTTAACTATACCCATTTGTCTCAAATATACACGCATTTCTTCACAAACACCTATGGCACTTAATGTTTTACCTGAACCTAAAGCGTGAAACAAAAGTAAACTATTGTATGGAGTTTGGAAAGACATAAAATTTCTAACAAACGCCTGATGCGGGGCTAATTCAAAATCAGCCTTACTTAAAATCTCTGCTTGTTCTTTAATATCATAAATTGTACCATCGTATTTTGTATCGTTGAATTCCTTCTTTTCAGCTATTTTTATATTAAAATTAGGATCATTCAAAGAAGGGTATAAATAATCGTTTTCATCTGGATGTTCAATAAATTCTTGCCTTTCCATTATTTCCTTTTTCAACAAAAATTTATTACATTCCACATCATACATATTTGACGGAATCATACACATATTGTTATCATAATCGCTCTTTAATAATTTACTGGCATCCTTTTCTTTTTCGACCAATACTGGTCTCTTTTTAGACTTTGTTTTTTTTACTGGTAATTTATCTACAGATGCTGACATATTATATACTACGAATATATTCTATATTCTTGTAATACTTTATTTATTTTTTCAATCAACTTCTTTTTTTCTAAATTGTATGGTCTTATAGATTTCAAACACTCGTCAATATTTTTCCACTCTATTTTGCTTACCTCGGTTCTTTGATAATTTTGCAATAAATCCTCGTTATTATTCATAAAAGCCAAAAAATACTTGTGCTTGTAAGATTTGTAGTTTGAGCCTATAAAGACCTCTTCAAACGGTAATAAATTGTCAATCAAAATAATATTTTTATTTGAAATCCCAGTTTCTTCTTCAAATTCCCGAACTGCACAATCTAAATCACGCTCTTGATAGTTTCGTCTACCTTTTGGAAATTCCCATTCCGTCTCACTCCATTGCGTATTACTCTTTTCTACTATATCTTTCAAAGTTACAATATTATCTTCAATAATAATGCCTTCTCTGATCGCATCGAATTTTTTGCTAGAATTATGTTCTTCATTTCTATATTGCAAACACGTATGTTCCCCCCATAATTGTTTCCATAATTTATCAAATGGTTCAATCGTTATTTTAACCTTTTCGTCAATCGACATTTGATCTACGCTTTTTTGAATTTGTTCAATATTATACGGAGAATATTTACCCCTTATGAAATCAATATAACCGAAACTATCCTTTCTACGTATCATCAAAAACTGAAGTCCCTCAGTACTATGTCGAAAAAGAATGATACCATAACTCGTAATCGGCAATTTACATTGATGAAATAGATGCCCACTTTTTCCGCAATTATTACATATATTATTCTGTTTATTCATATGTCTTAAAGGATAATATATAGTATAAAATAATGTTTAAATGTTAAAAATAGATTATATTTATGCCATTATAATAATATAATGAATAATAGCATAATTAAATTAGATCCAAAGGTCTGGGGTCCTCATTATTGGTTTTTTCTTCATACTATCACTATTTGCTATCCACTCAGACCAAATACTATTACAAAGAAAAAATACTACGAGCTTATTCAAAACATACCTCTTTTTATTCCTATTGAATCCATATCTACTTATTTTAGTAAATTATTAATCGAATATCCTGTTACACCATATTTAGACACACGCGACTCATTCATTCGCTGGATGCATTTTATACATAATAAAATAAATCAACACTTGGAAAAACCGACGGTTTCTTTAAACCAATTTTATATTAATTATTATGAAGAATATAAACCGAGGGACATAAAAATGAGGGAGAAGTATAAAATATGGAGCAGAGTTATTTATTTTACAATAATCGCATTATGCGTTTCTTTCATAATTTACTTTTTCAACAAATAATATTTATATATATTAACAAATGACCAAACACCATAAAAATAGAAATATAATTACTAGAAAATTAAAAGGCGGTAAAGTAATTGGCTCTGGGGGATTTGGTTGCATTTTCAATCCTGCTATTAAGTGCAAAAAAACAGCTTCAACTAGCGGTAAAATCACCAAATTAATGAAAAAAAAATACGCAAATGCAGAGTACAAAGAGGTTTCCACCTTTTATCAATTATTAAAAAATATTCCGCATTTTTCCGATTATTTTCTATTAGACGGATTTTCAGTATGTAAACCCGAAAAATTATCAAAAGAAGATCTCGTGGATTTCGACGAAAAATGCAATGCTTTGCAAAAAATAAAAATAAATTCTGATAATATAAATAATAAAAGCAAATTGAATAAACTTCTCGCACTAAATATGCCATATGGTGGTGTGGATGTAAACAAGTATATTGATGATCAATGGGATAATCCCAAAAAAATGTTAGAACTTAATCATTCACTTGTAAAGCTTTTAGAATTCGGTATTATCCCTATGAACGATAGTCATGTATTCCATTGTGATCTCAAAGCATCTAACATTTTGGCAAGAGAAGAAGAAGGGACTTTGCGGACTCGCATCATCGACTGGGGTCTATCAACAAATTATAATTCGGGTAACACGTTGCCTCGTGTTTTAACAGACCGCCCATTTCAATTCAATGTGCCATTCTCAAATGTACTATTCACTAGTTTTTTCAATAAAATGTATACGTCATTTTTAGTTAAACACCCAGAACCGGATAATTACAAACTTAGAACATTTGTCATTAATTTTGTTCTTGCCTGGGTTGAACGACGAGGCCCGGGTCACCTGAAAACAATAAATAATATATTTAAGAATTTTTTCGAGAACGAATTAAAAACCGTTGAACCGTCGTTTAGAGAAGAATTAATCGAATATGAATACACATTTTACTTTATTTTTCAATACATCACTAATATTCTCAAAAAATTTACAAAAAACGGAAAATTTGATCAGATGGCTTATTTAAACAATGTTTACTTAAAAAATATTGATTTGTGGGGGTTTGTCGTATCATACATACCTATTGTTGAAGATATTTTAAATTCGCATAAAAAAATATCACAAACACAATTTGATATATTAGAAAAAATTAAAAACCTATATCTCATATTAATAAATTCAGATGATTGTCCGATAAATACAAAGGAGCTTGTTGCTAACTTGAATTCTTTAAATTCATTATTTAAACATTTAAAACCTGCAAAAATAGGTGAAAATACTACACCATCGTCATCATCGACTAGTAGTGATACTTTTTCAAAAAGAGAGATGATAAATGAATTGGAAACAACCGAGAGAAAGGATCTGGCTTCAGGACCATTAACACCCGGTACACGAAAAATGATTAAAAAACGTAGGCTCCACAAAACAGTTATGAAAACGTTGAAAAATATCAAATCAATGCATAGTAAAAAAGCTTGGATATAAGATTTTTAATTGACTTTTTTAACTAACTATAATATATGAAACTTGAATTATTTATTCTAGGCGTAACAGCATTTTTAATATATAATGCATATAATGATGGTAAATACACAAAATTATTTTTTTCTTATAAAAAATATTTTCAAATGGGTTTTTTTGCCTTGCTCGGAATATCTCTATATTTACTTATTAAGAGAGATCCTTTGCAATGTAAAAAAATATTACTACACGCAAATAATGTAATTAAATATATGCCTATTGACAAGTCATCAATGGATTTATTATCACCTATTGTCGACTTTACAAAAGGCGAGGGGTTTGTTAATCATTTAAACAATTCTCTCGATTCACAACCAAATGACAATCGAATGTATCTTCCAAGTGGAACAAAACCCACCAAAAGATCGGTCAGCGAAACCAAGAAAAAATTTGTAGCATCCAAACAAAGCTGGAAATGTGGAAAATGCAACTCACAATTGAACCATACATTTGAAATAGATCATATAACACGTCTAGAATATGGAGGAACAAATGATGTAGATAATCTTATTGCTTTATGTAGAAATTGTCACGGAGAGAAAACCGCAATGGAAAATATGTAATATAGATAAATATTTTATAAATATTTTATAATAAGATAATATATATTTGTAATGAATAATCCATCATTAAACAATAACAAAATCAATACACCTATAAATATAGCTCAAGTGAGCAACACCTTTCTAGGGAGGGCTTCTCTTCACAAAACAAGCATATTTAAGTTATTTCTTTTAATTGTCTATACAGCAATTATCGCATATTCGCTAGTCAATGATCCGTATAAAATTGTTACGAATTACTCGTCTGTCTTTATTTTCTTTATGTTATTGACTGCTTTATGGATGTTTTACTTAAATTTAAGATTTAAATCAAATTATATTGACTTTAACTTCGACATTTTTAAATACTTTATAATATTGGGGTGTTTTATTTTCATCGCTTTTTTTTTCTATTTTTATAATCCTGGAGGATTGTTAATGCAATATGTTTATTTTCCTATTTACTTTTTTATAGTCACACTAGGCATTTTTATTTTTATTTCCCTAATACTTTATATTTTTTCTTCAAAAATTGCCAAAAGTTCATTAGTTGATGATAAATCCCCCGATTTTATAAATTTAAATAAGAATGAAACTGCCATTTCGACTATTTTTAAATATTTTGTGTTAGTCGCCTTATTTATTTGCGTGATTTCAATCATTGTCATTTATTGTATAAGCACCATTGCTAGTTTTAAATCATCTAATTACACGAATTTTGTTATCAATATTATTATTATCATCGTTATAGCTGCTATTATTTTTAGAGCATTAACAAATACATTATTTTATCAAGAAAGTCCGCTTTTACAATTAATTATCAATTCTATTTTTTACATACCTTGTTTGTTAATAGCTCTAATTGATAATATTGTAAAACTCTTTTCTGGGGATGCTGGGAAAACGGTTGTTAATGGGAAAACGGTTGCTAAATCTGCACCCATACCAAAGCCAAGCACAACTGATTATATTCTATTAATAATTGCAATTATATTAAATGTTGTTTATTTTGCCTATCCATACGCCATCTCTCAATTTTCTAAGCAGGGTGGAGTTTTATTAATAAACAAACCTATTTATATTAATAAACAAACTGTTTTGTCTTCATACAAAGGACTAAACCAAACAGTTAGTCCTTATTATCAGAGTTTAAATGGTAATTTACAATATGTCTACAATTACGCCATTTCTTTTTGGGTATTTCTTGATGCATCTAGTCCTAGTACTAGCAAAGCTTATAATACATATACGTCGATTCTCAATTATGGAGGAAAGCCGAATATAATGTATAGAGGTGTAGACAATACTTTAATGATAACTATGGACAACACTGGTAAACCTAATGGCGAGAGCAAACCAACGATTCCATATGAAATAGACGACAATGGAAATAGAATAATATATATTAAAAAAAATGTTTTACTCCAGAAATGGAATAATATTATTATTAATTACAACGGAGGAACTTTAGATGTCTTTTTGAACGGAGACTTGGTTAAATCGACCATCGAAGTTGTTTCATATATGACATATGATGAACTTGCGGTTGGTTCAGATAATGGAATAAATGGTGGTATATGTAATTTAAATTATTTTGGTAAAAGTTTAGATATAAATCAAATTTATTATTTATACAATTTTGTAAAAAATAACTCACCGCCTGTTTATACAAATACAGAGGATACTATAATGTCAAAATTGCAATCTTGATTCCTATTTTACACCCTCAAAGTTTTCAAATGGGTGTCCCACTAAATATTTAAGAACAACGTTACCGATAAATAAATTAAAGAAATTCGGTCGATAGAAACAATATCTAACAAATATATAAATTTATTAATTTTAGGCTTGATAAATAAATTTATTAAAATTTCTCGCATTATATTATATTATGAATCTAAGTACCATATTTTTAATAGTCGCAATTATCATTTTATTATATATAATAATTAATTATATATTTGCAGATGTAAATACTTTGTCTAATTTGATATCTGGTACATCAATGGTAACTATAAATGCAAATACTTTAGCACAATCTCCTAGTGGCACAAGTAGTAGCAATTTTGCATATTCTATTTGGTTTTATGTGAATGATTGGAATTATCGTTACGGAGAACCCAAGGTTATATATGCTCGTATGGGCTCACCAAGTATTTCTGGCTCTGGCTCCGGGTCAAATGCGGTTACCGCAATAATTGATATGCAACCTTGTCCAGCCGTTTTCTTGGATCCTATTTCAAATAATTTAAATGTCGCATTAAGTGTATGGCCCGGGATCGCAACTGATACTTCAACTGAAGGTACAACAGCTACTACTCACCTCTGTACCGTTCCAAATGTTCCTATTCAAAAATGGGTTAACTTGTTAATCAGTGTTTATGGTAGATCACTTGATATCTACCTAGACGGTAAATTGGTAAAAACCTGTGTGTTACCTGGTGTTGCCAATATTAATTACAACTCCAACGTGTATGTAACGCCAAATGGGGGATTTTCTGGATGGACCTCAAAATTTCAATATTATCCAAATTCGATCGACCCACAGACAGCTTGGAACATTTATCAACAAGGTTATGGTGCGAATTGGTTAAGCAACATTTTTGGCAAATACCAGATAAAATTTTCGTTTGTGAATGGTGGTACTGAGCAAAGTAGTATAACAATTTAGGATTACCAAGAATAAATGTTAAAACGATATCTAAAACAATTGCTGCCAAATAATCCTTTTTCTTTTGTAAATATATATATGAATTCTAATTATAATTCTAATGCAGGATATGGGACTACTACGAATTATGGATCTACAACATCTTCAAGGGAAAGTGGTATTAAAGATTTTTTAAATTCTAATAATTTAGTAGCACGCCTATCTTTTCTTCTATTAGTGATATTCTTATTTGTTGTTATTCTTCAATTATTAATATCTTTAATTGGTTGGTTTCTAAATCCATCTGATTCTCCTAAATTAATAAATGGTATGGTAAATGCTTCTCAGATGCTAATAATTCCACAAGATCCATCTCAAACAAACGCAAAAACTATTAGTCGATCTGTCAACTCGCCTAATGGCATTGAATTTACGTGGTCAGTTTGGATTTTTATCAATGACATTGGATATAATAGCACGTACCAGCATATTTTTCACAAAGGAAATTATACATTAGCATCAAATGGATTAAATGAACCCAATAACGCACCTGGATTATATATTTCACCATATACTAACGAATTAACTGTCATAATGAATACATATAATGTAATAGACGAGCAAATTACTATCCCAGATATTCCCTTAAACAAATGGGTGAATGTTATTATTCGTTGTAGAAATACATCACTCGATGTGTATATAAATGGTACTATTGCAAAGAGTATGGAATTATTTGGTGTACCGAAGCAGAATTATGGAAATATATATGTCGGATTAAACGGAGGCTTCAACGGTAATGTATCAAACTTGTGGTACTATAATTATGCATTGGGAACTATTGAAATCCAAAATTTGGTTAAACGAGGTCCTAACACAAAGATGGTTGGATCTTCCGCAATGAGTATGAAGAATCCAAATTATTTATCACTGAGATGGTACTTTTACGGAAATGATGATATGTACAATCCGTAAAATATTTATACCTTTTCTCATTTAAAACACCTATTGTTCATATAATAATAATTTTTTATGTAAACTTACATTATATAAACTTATATTATATATGTGTTGGAACCAAAAAGTATCTTTGAATACATTTTTATTCAGTTTATTTGGAATATCATTTGCTTATTTTAATAATGTAGTTAATTTCTATGAATATTTATATTTTATTTCATTTATTTCAATGCAATTATTAGAATATTTTGCTTGGGCTAATTTGAATAATAAAAAAATGAATAATTTTTTATCAAAAATAGGGTTGTTCTTAATATTTGTACAACCAATTTTTTTTACTTTATCTTGTGATATGGATAATAAAATAAAAACTTGGATTATTGCGTTATATCTTGTCTTTAGTATCTTCTGTTTAATTTATTTCCCAATTGATTTTTCAATGAATAAAGAAAAAAATGGTCATTTAGCTTGGAATTGGTTAAATTTTCCCACAATTATTATTTTTATATGGTTATCTTTTATCTTTGGCTTAATTTTATATCAAAAACAATATTTTAATTTTGGTGTGTATTTAATAGTAGTTCTTGCAATTTATTATACATATTATAAAACTAACACTTGGGGGTCTTTATGGTGTTGGATTGCAAATATATTAACAGTACAATTGATATTAAAAGTGTTTTTTGATCTGAAATTGTCTAATTGTTTTAGTAAAAAGTAAACAATTTTATTTTACACGTTTTTCTCATATAAAATAAGAAAATGTGAAAAATTGTAAACCTTAAATTGTAAACCTTAAATTGTAAACCTTAAATTGTAAACTATTTATAATATAATATAAATTATATTGACTTTTATAATCAATATAATATAAGAATGTCGTGTTTAGGGCCAACTTATAATCCTCAACCTCCAAGAGAATGGTACAGATTCTCAAATAATTGTCCTACTAATTTACCAGAGATTAGTTTATATGAACTCATTAATCCTGATAATATAATTTCTGACTACTATAAATATCGTAGTCCTTTTTACAAAAAGGGTAATATACTTCAATACAAGGCAAATAGTGCTAACATAACTCAAAGTCAAAGATATGCACAAATTGCACAAGGAATGTGGACAAATCGCACAAAAACGTGGAGTTCTCAAACTGTAAACGTTACCAATCCAAATACAGATATTTTAAAAAGAGTTAATTACTATACTTTTATTTCTCCAAATTATAGTGTAAATGGGACTGAAATAATTCAACCAGTATTGTCAACTTCTAATATTACTAATTGTGCAGATAATGTTACAAAAAATAACGTGGTTCTTCCTGAGAAGCAGCAATCTGATACTTCGCCTAACAATCCTTTGCCACCAATTGTTCAAACAACATCTGGCCCTTCTATGCCACCTTATATTTACCGTCCTATTATATTAAAACCCAAAATAATTCAAACCGGTGGTTCTCTACTATGTAATATTGTCGAAAATCCTTGCACAGGTGAAATATTAGATAGAACATATACCAAAGATTGTTATCCTACCACTGATTCAGATGTCCCTGGTACCCCTACTTTTCTATGCTGGAATTCAGGATTGCAAACATATTATCCTAAAACCAAACTTACATATGGTACTAGTGGAAATAAATGGCCGATTAACTCGAAAGCAATCTTTTCTGCACAATAATCTCTACATCGATATGTTTTGGGTCATAATTTGATTTAATTAAAATCTCTTTTATTTGCTCTTCCGTAATCCCTAATTCTAGATTTTCCTTTATCCAGTCTCTCCATGGTTTATCAAATATATTGTATTTATTGTCAAAATCTAGAAAATTTACCCTTGAAAAATCAATATAATCTTGTATTGTACGCTTTGTACCAATTCCATATTCGCCTGTATTAGTAAAAATAGTTAAGTAGTGTTCCTTTGACTTCTTGTCTATTTTCCACCATTCTTTATGATCATCCCAATGTTTCGATCTCTTTTTTCTAGTATATTCGTGCCACGCGACAACTATGTGTGGATGAAAAAGATCGTAACCATACGTATAAGCCCTAACCGTAATACTCATTTCTTCGCCAGTAAAGTATAGTTCAGGATCATACTTTATCTCTTTTACAAACAACCCAGTTGTAAAGGCAAAATGAGCCGAAAAAAACTTTGCCGTTATAGGTTTTGTTAATGATTTAAAATTGTTCATATAACCAGGGATAAATAGAACCTGTTTATCATCAGTTTTCTCTTTAAATTCGATTCGCCACGGTTGCATCGCACGATCAGCAGGGTCATTATCTGGGTCATAACTCGGTAAATATGTCGTCAATAAAGGTTTCTCTATTCCAGTTTCTTCAAGTTGTCTATACATCTTTATTAATAATGTGTCCCAATGTTCTACAAATCGATGATGCGAATCTAACATTAATGTATACTCTTCGTCATTGTACAATTCCTGGATTTTATTTCTTGCCCAGCAACATCCTTTAGATTCGGTATACAAAATTGGAATTATTTTGAATCGTGAATCATTTATAAATTCATCTAATGTATCGCCTTCTGCGTATTGCCAACATATACCGAACGTTAAATTCTCTGGACAATCTGCGTTATCCAAACAATTCTTGATTGTAGGTACTAATTCCGGATCTCTATATGAAGCAATTTGTATAAAAATTTTACTAGTTTCTTTAATAGTCTTTATTTCTTCAACAAGAGAATTTTGGTTATCAGATACTTCGTTCACTTGTGATACCGCTTCGACTTGTGATACCGCTTCGACTTGTGATACCGCTTCGACTTGTGATACCGCTTCGACTTCTCCTAATTCTGGCACATTTTTTGGAGTTGCCGTTGCACGTTTGGTATTTTTTTCTGCTTTTGTATTCTTTGCTGAACTTCTAGGTTTTTTGGGTGGCATTTATAATTATATTAAATATTAATAATTATAAATTATAACATATTATTTTCTCAAATTAGGATTAATACATATTTCTTTTGTAGGAAAAATATCTCCAGAAATACATTTGTCATTATCACCCACTTCTATGCAACTTCTAAAACCTCTATCTTCACCAATAAAACACCACCCTGATTTACCTGAAGATTTACTCGCTTGTATGATGCTATATGAATCATCTGCTTCATATGTAGGTATATCATCTTTATTTACTACTTTACTATCCGCTTTTTGTTTCACAGCGTTATTTAAGACATTATTCAAATCATTATTGTAAGCTTGTTGAATTTGCGATGAAGTTGTATTTGATACTAACTCACTATTTGACAAATTATCAGATCCATGACCCTTTATACTGCTTGCAGTTTGTTGAACAACATCTAAACCTGTAGTAATAGTACCAGCAGCTACATTTATACCAGCATTTGCACCTTGTGCACTTACGTTGACTATTTGTTTGCTTGTATCTATAGCATTATTTCCTAAATAATTTGTTAAAGGAGAAACTAATTTTGAAATATATTGTGTTATTTCTGCTAGATAAACAAAAATATTTACTCCCAGAACGGCAAGTATAATTATTATAAACACCCATATTTTCCAGTCAATATTACTAAATAAATTCAATGGTGATGATGTAGTTGTCTCGATTGCAGGTTTAAATGACGATATTGAAGGAGCACTTGACAATATTTGTTCTGTCGGATTTTGCACATTATTCATTTATAATAAAGTTTAATATTTTATTTGCTATTTTGATAGCGAATTGTTTAACATTTTTATCTTAGTTGGCGTTGTTATAATGATTCATTTTTTCTTCGGGTATTATAATGAATAAAATTATATTTACTACTGCATATAAAGATATTAATCGAATAAAATGGGATAATTTTAAAAGATCAAATGATCACTATTTGCGTGGATTTAAAAATTTGTGTTCAAATATACCTTATACCTTAATTGTCTACGTAGAAGAAGATATAAAAAAATTAATAACTGAAACTATTCAAATTGCAAGCAATATTATATTTATGGACATTACAAAAGTAGATACATTTTATAATAAATATTTAGATATTGATAAAGAAATTATTCAAAGTGAAGCCTATCTTAAAAAAATACCATTGAATAGAAAAGATTGTCCCGAACACAAATATTCTGAATATAATTTGATCAATCACAGTAAAATAAATTTTGTTAATTATACAAAGAAAAAATTTCCAAAATATAAGTATTATGCCTGGATAGATTTCGGAACAATGAATGAAAATATAGATAATATTCCTAAAAATATTGATTTTACTCTAATTCCGCCAAAAATTACATTTAAATGCATTGTCAATCCTCCTCAAAAAAGGCCTAGTGAAAATGAAATGCTTGCTTCTAATTGTATTTATTTCTTAGGCAGTTCCTTTATTATTTTTACTGATTTAGTTGAACACTATGAAAAAATATACGAATCAAAATTAATTGAATGGCAAAAAAAAGGAATCACTGATGATGACCAAAGTTTAATTTTACAATTATATTATGACAACCCGAAGTTATTTCACATTATTAATCATTCGAAATGGTTTGGATTTTACTCGGCATTAAAACGAAACAACCTGCAAAATAATCCAAATTACCCATTAAATGTTGTTAAATAAAGGAATTGATCCAAATCACCCAATAATTCATCGCGAATGTTGTACAAATCTGAATTATTCATTGTTTTCATTATTCGATTTACATTTAAGCCTACTAAATATTCCTTGAAACCGACAACACATTTCCTCATTTGTTCTAGTGACGAAAAATCGTGGATAGGCAACGATTTTATTTTTGACATATCTACTCGATTTCCCATTTTTCCAAGCAATACTTCTACAAATTTATCCATATTATCATTCAATTTGGAATATAATTCGTCTGTCGCCTTGTGTGTAGCATAACTATGTGTTTTCCAATGATAAATCTTTACCGTATTTAGAAAACACAAGAATTTTGTTACAATCTCCTGTTCAAATTTTTGAATCGATACTTTGTTTTTACGCGTTCCTGTTGTTGATTTTATTCCTCTTTTAGTTCTCATTATATTATTATAAAATATTATTTATAGACGTGGTATATAATTTTCTCCAAAGTTATTCATTTTCTCTAATTTTTCAATTGTTTTGTCTAAATTTGTCTTCTCAACTTGGTTGAACAAATAGTCTGTATTAGGCGATTTCTCGTTTTTCTTTATTTGCTTATAAATAATATCAATTTTAGACACAACTATATTCACTTGTTCTTTATTTTTAATAATATCCTCATTTGCGTCAACTGGTTCAATTAACAAAGAAATTGCATAATAAATAATATACCGTCGCTTTTTTGCACAACCACTTGAATATTTTAAACAAAATAGATTCAATAAACTCTTTACTATTTTTTGAACTAGAGAATTATGATTTGTCTCCGATTCTTTTATAATAACATCCCACAATATCCATACAAGGTCTAGCTGTTGGGAAGATTCAACCGGCATTTTACTTCTTCTCTCGCATCTACATTTTTCCTTCTTTGTTTTGCAAATATGTTCAAACTCAATGATCCACTCCATCCAAAAACACGCATTAATCGTATTTTTACCGTCCTTTGAAACATTGTATGCAAATTCATTTATTGCTATAAATAATTCTTTAGGATCATCTTTCATAATAACGGCATTTCCATAAGAAACATTAGGAGCTTTTAAACGATCGGTTAATTGTGTCATATCAAAATATTCCTTTTTTACTTTGATCTCGTCAAAACTATGCTTTCTTTTCGCATTACACAAAATACATATTATTTCTGAAAAAAGTTTCCGTATTTTATGATTATTACGCAGTTTGATTTCATTGTTTATATAACCACCTCTTATTATATCTTTAAAATTGTCTATACGTAGATTCAAGTAAATTGCCATTTTAGGATTACCTAAATGAATATATTTACTATAAAAAAACAATATTATTTCCCATAGATCGCTAAAATGACCAGAGCATATAAATTCTGCACTCCAATAGCACGCTTGTTCTATTTTAGAATTTATTAAATTATTTAGTAGTTCTTTCTTAACATCGGTCTTTTTAAATTCTGAAAATGTGATTCCTTTAAATTCTTTCTGTTCTCTGACGTCATTTATTTCTGAATCAGACATATAAACTTTTGTTTATAGTTTATAGTATAAAATAAAACACAAAATAAAACAAAATAAAACAAAATAAAACAAAATAAAACAAAAAATATAACATTAATACATATAGGAAAGGATGAAGCTATTTTTATCTATAACGAAAACATATAATAAATTATCTATTTGGGGTAAAATATTATTATTTATTGTACTATTGCTTATTGTAATAGTGTCTTTAAAATCGTTTAAACGAAAAACCCTGGAAGGTTTTGAGCAAACAGATAAATTTATTTTTAAAACTGGTAATGACATATATGACGGGTTTTACAGTGAAATATACGACTATTTAGTTTATAATAGCCTCAAAGACAGTTATGAAGTTGGCGAAATAATGAATAAGACATTCCCGTCTGAAGAAAGCCTTATTTTAGATATTGGATGTGGTACTGGTCATCACGTTGCAGAATTAGCATCTAAAAATTTTAATGTGGTCGGAATAGACACTTCTACCGCTATGATTAATAAAGCTAAAGAATATTACCCAAATTATAATTACCAAGTTAGAGATGCATTAGATAGCAACGCTTTTTATCCAAATTCATATACTCATATATTATGTCTCTACTTTACTATTTACCATATCAAGGACAAAATGCTTTTCTTCAAAAATTGTATGAAATGGTTGAAACCTGGTGGCTATCTCGTTGTTCATTTAGTAGACAGAGATATGTTTGACCCAATATTACCACCAGGAAATCCATTAATTATGGTATCTCCGCAGAGATATGCCGAAAAGAGGATTACAAATACAAGCATTACCTTTGACGATTTCAAGTATGATGCGAATTTTGATTTAGACGGTAAAAATGATATTGCCGTTTTAAATGAAAAATTTAAATTTAATGATAACGGGAAAGTTAGAAAGCACGAACATAAAATATATATGCCTACTCACGAATCGATAATACAAATGGCACAAGAAACCGGATTTATTCTACAAGGCACTGTGGATCTAGTAAATGTTGCATACGAATATCAGTATCTTTACATATTAGTAAAACCAAATTGATTTTTTTATAGGCAAGTTTTAGAGAAATGATCTTTTATAAATACATAAAATATATAAAATACATATTTTTCATCATAATATGTATTATATTGGTTATTTTAGCTTTTTTTCGGTTTAAATACCGATTTTGGTGTATGCAGCCTGTATTTCACGTTTATGATTTACATTACTATTTATTCCCTCCTGGAATAATTGATTATTCGCAACCAGAACGCAATAAATATTGCAATTTCACAAATATTGAAACAATCGATTTCAAAAAACTAGATGATTATAAGTTAAATAAATTTACCAATTTTGTTCAATCTCATTATTTAAAAAACGGGGAAAATGTTTTTTTACCAAAAAAAGAAAATATTATTCCTTATTTCTTGAATCACACTCATCCTTGTTTTTTTTCTTTTTACACTGAAAATGAATTTTTATTTGATACTAAAACAAATACAACTATTGAAGATAAAAAAATAATTTCAGTGATGGCGTGTCGACCTCTTCATATTTATATAAATAATTACAAAGAACCCATATTGTTTGACGCTTATTATGGCGATTATTTATGTGTTGATAAAAATTATCGTAAAAAGAGCATTGCACCACAGATGATTCATACACACCATTATAATCAACGACTGCTAAATAAAAATATATGCGTTGGATTATTTAAACGAGAAGACGAATTAACCGGAATTGTCCCTATTTGTGTGTATAAGACTTATGGGTTTGAAACGCAGACCTGGAAAAGACCACCAAGACTACCACCTTACTTAGGTATCGTTGAAATCGGAGAAAAAAACGCATATCATTTATTCGATTTAATCAAGACATCTCATAATAATTTTGATATTGTAATTATTCCAGAAATTTCTAACCTTATTGAACTCATTAAAACAAAAAATATATATTGTTACATAATTGTTCGAGATTATAAGATTTTATCTGCGTATTTTTTCCGTCGCACGTGTGCATATATTCGTAAAAATGCCGAAATTATTTCGTGTTTTTCCTCAATAAATAATTCAGACATTCTAGATGTTTTTGTGGAAGGATTCAAAATTGCTATATGGAAACTTTGCAATAAACACTCGTTCAACTATGCAGTTATTGAAGATATTGGCAATAATGCTGACATTATTAAAAATATAAAGATGCGTACACCCGCTACATTAGAGAGCCCTACTGCTTATTTCTTTGGCAATTTCGCTTATCCTACATTTAAATCATCAAAATGTTTAATAATTCAATAGTGTTTAACGTTTATATTTACCAACTCGTGTAAACGAATCTACTAGAAAAATAATAAATACTCCTAAAAACGAATACAGAACAACCTCTTCAGTAACATTATTTGTACGTTCATCTTGCTGTTCTTCCAATAAATTAATCATATAGTTCAATTTATCAATTAATACATCATTGTTTGAACCTCTCACAACCGGTGTTGAAGTAGAATTGGAGAATTGATAATTTGGTATATTATCTGGTGAAGCATTGTACATTCCTTCGTAATTTGGAATAAAACGTTTATAATATTCCTGTGGCATATTATGATTGTTATCTTCTGAATAGACACCATATGTTGTTGCAGAATTTATGTCTCCAGAAATATTGGATTGAACATTTTGGTTTGGATTTTTTGCAGCTTCTTTTGCAGCTTCTTTTGCAATCTTAGATTCAACTCCTACTGATGTAGGCGGTGGCAAAGGACTAAAATCCGCCAAGTCACTCTCTTGATAAGGCAAATTATGGATTGTTTGAAGAACTGATAATACTTTTTCCGTATTCACGTTATTCTTTTGCATACTTGGATACCGTTTTTGAGTCCTATTCATTGCTATCTTTTTTTTTCCTATATGATTATTCGTATCATTACTTACTACTTGATCTATATTATTATCAAATGGTGCTGCATACATTGCTAAAGACATTCTTATTAAAAAATAAGATAATAAATTTATAAAACACACTGAATTTTTGTTTTATATTTTAAATATTCTTTATTTATATATGTCAAAAATGATACATAACAATCCTTTTTTCAAATATTTTAATCCACTTATAACTTGTGTTTTTGTGCTTGTTATTTTTTACATAGTACTATTTCCATATTACTTACAATTCTATTTTGAAAACACTTTAGGTAGATTCGCCATAATATCTTTTATTATTGCAGTCACATTTGTAAATCCTATTATTGGTGCTTTTGCAACAATCCTATTTATATCATTATATCATTGGCGTACGATTGAAGGATTTACAACAAACAATGCAACCAAAAACGAAAAACAATCAAAAAATGACTCAATGTATGCAGATGTGCCGAAGGAACACAAAACGGGTGATTCTAAAAAAAATAAAAAAAGGCCAAACAGAAAAGAACTTGTTGCAAATGAAAGAAATATTCAAAAATAAACTTCTAAATAAGTAAAATATTATCATCTATTAATTTATGAAGGCTAATAGTAATATGCGTTTTTTATCTTTATTCATTGTTATAGCTATAATAGCTATTGTAGCATTATTTTATCACAATTATTCAAGTAAAAAAGAGTCATTCTTATCAGGATTTAGAAAAAGGATTCGACCGCATATAAGACATACACGGAGGGTCGCTGGTAAGAAATTTTACACTTTTTTTAATAAAGTAAAGGTATTTCTAAAGAGAAATGGTATTTTATAATGATATTTTTTGATTTTTTTTATTTTATTGTTTTATTATATGCCGCCAAAAAATTCAAAAAAAAAAATTTCTATAAATACGAATCAGCCACCGTTAAACCCTGTTATTATGCCAAATGCTTATAATAACCACACAGTATCACAAGTCAGTTTTTTAAAAAATCCATTTTTATTTATTCACGATCATATATTATATTTAAACAGTAGCAAATTTTTTGCAGGAGTTGTTATGATTATGTTAAATGTTGGTTCTAAATTCATATCTATTCAATTTAGCAAATCCACTGAAGAGTATCTCAAATTTTCTCTTAGTAAGCAGTTATTGGTTTTTGCAATGGCTTGGATGGGTACTCGTGATATATACACTGCACTTTGTCTAACAGCTGTCTTTGTCATTTTATCTGATCATTTATTTAACGAAGAAAGCAATTACTGCATTGTACCACACGGCAGTAGGATATTAAATAAACAGATAGATACAAATAATGACGGCAAAGTTTCAGATGCCGAATTAAACAGTGCTATTGCAACACTTGAGAAGACAAAACGAGAGAGACAACTAAATCTAAGTAAGAAAAATAATCAAAATAATTAGTAATGCTGTTTTAAACCTTTTCAATTCTCAAAGGTGTAAAACAGCTACATTTTTAGTATTCCATCAATGACTTATTTTAATTTATATTTCCATATCGTTTCTTGTAGGGAAATATAAATTATTCGCAAGCTGTATTTAGCTCAAAAACTTAAGGTAAAAATTAAAATATAATATTCTTGCTGTATTATAAGTATGTTACCTATTTATCAAATGAATCAATTACCCATTAATAATTCAAATAAGAATCCTCGCAACAATTATCCAAAATCTCTTACTATATTAATTAACACTCGTATACGTGGTTTTTCTAAGTTAAAATATCAGCCATCAATGACTGTTCCAGGTGTAAGAAGCGAAACTGTTTATTTTGATCCATTAATAAAATTAAATAATTACAGTGCTAGAAACATACCAAAAGGTTATCCAAAATCCGAGTTATACACACAATTCTTTGATAAAGGCGAGTTTGAGAGTCTAATTAGTAGAACTATATCATCATCCTTAATTGGACAAGGTCAGCGAACATTAGAAGAAGCAACACAGAATGGTTATGTCGATAATAATATAAAAGTTACATTAAATCAGTTATTTAAAAATGGGAGTTTGTTCTACATTAAAGGTCAACCTTATACTGTTAATGGTTACGACTGGAATTACGGCGACTGGCAAATAGGTACAAAAACGATTGAACGTATTTTTGATCAAAATACAGACACTTATGGACAGGGTATTAATTCAATGTATAAATATCAATTATCGAATACAGAAGACATCATTGCAAATCAAGAATTATCATTATTTGAATCGTTACATCCCAAAAATGTGATGAGAGGCAAATTAAATCCAAAGTTTTCAAAATTTGCCGATGATAATATTCCTATAACAGATGTCGCTGCTGGTGTTACTGCACCAGTGTCTTCTTCAGATAAACCCGCAATCACTGAGAAACAGAATGTTACTACAAACGTTGAAAAACAGGCCGAGTTACCATCCGCGATTAAACAACTAATCTCAACCGAGATAGTTTTTGATGATTTTATAAATGATGACCCCAATATAGCCAATTTGTCGAGTGATCCTGTTTCAAAGTCGCTAATAAACGCATTAAATACAATTTATTTAGCGGAAAAAGACAAACACCCTGAATTAAAACCACTGTTTGAGAGAATGAATGTTCAATTAAAAGTATACAAAGATGCTAATAATAAATTTAAAAGTATGCTAGGCACGGTTGATACAGAATCACAAGATAAGGTTGAATTGCAGAATCTTAAAAAAGAGTTGCTTCAAAATAGAGATGAAATCATTAATCTATTGGAGAAATTTTCTCTTCAAGAAACGAGCAACAAGCTGAATGAAATAGAAGAATTATTAACTAAGGAATACAAGAAGCCGGGACCGGGCCCTGTTGTTGGTGGATATAAAAAAAAATCTAAAAGATCAACACGCAAATTAAGAGGCAGAGTTGTTCCTGTTCCTGTTCCTGCCCCTGTTCCTGCCCCTGACCCTGTTCCTGACCCTGTTACTGTCGCCGGAACCGATTATTCGGTGACTTTAACAGATATCAACAATAATTTAATTGAGATAAAAAATTTATCAAATCAATTAATTTTCAATTTGGAAAATAAAATAAAGAAATTTTCATCTACACGATCTAAAGATCCAACTACTTCTCTAAAAGATCAAACCGATGTGTTCCCTTTATTTGAAGATATCGAAAAAAATCACACTAAAATAGATGAATTTATTGATTATCTAAAAAAGTCTACCTTTATTGACATTAATTCTACAAAAAAAACAGAAATAAGAATCAAGGTCCAAGAAATAAAGCAATTATATCAAAAAATTGGTATGTTGGATTCTCAACTAACCGAATTATTTAAAAAGGAGACATACAATTATATCATCTCTGATAAAATAGAAGGAAGCGACTCACTTTTTAAACAAAAAAAAATATATGACACTTTTTCAGAGAAATTCTTGAATTTAATTGAAAAATATAGATCAGAAGGAATATCTTACAACTCAATAATCACTGATTTAAATAAAAAAAAAATATTTTTTGATTCAATGAATAAAATTATTACGATTAAAAGTGATTATCTTAAACTATATAAAAATACATTGATTGCTCTTTTGGAGAAAATCTCTAACCAGCAAATATATGTATTTGCTATGCGTAATTTAATGCAATCATTAGTTAAAATACAGAAACAAAATATATTAAATTATCAGGATACAAATAATAAGACAAAAAATAAACCGTCATCCATCTATGGCATAGTAGTAGACGAATATGATTCTCTCGAACTTTTAAAAACGGTCATCTCTTTTGAATTGTTGAAATTCGATTTTTCTGTTTATGATTCTTTGCGGCAATATTACATAGAAGATAGTCCATTTACCCTCTATAAAAGAGAAATAACCGATATGATTATCAAGGTTGAAGACGAAATAAACTTATTGCGTGACTACAATATAAGAGAAGAATTTGAAAAGTATTACAAATTTAAAACTTTATTAAAAATAGACAAGCATAAGTTTGACTATTATAATATAAGGATGATGATATTTGACTTTGAAAATGAAAAAATGTTGTGGAATTTATTATCAGAAGAAACAGTCAAACTTCTTAATAAAACAAAAAAGGTGACTTTTAATTCTATTACCAAGTCCTATCTGCTATATAAAAAATACACTCAAAATTATACAGAGGATGAGCGAACACAATTTTTAACGCGTTTTAATCTTGGTCAAAAACCCATTCAAAGTTCAAACTCTCTATTTATGCGTACGCTTGTTGGAACCGTTGATAGTGACAAAAAACAACGCACAGAATATTTAAATATGAGAAATTCGCAAATTATATCATATACTTATATTACTCTATACATTAGATTATCCGTTATTACATTATCCAGAAAAATTACATACAACACCCAAATTAAAAATATTGTTTCCAGCACCATTGAATTAAAAAGATCATTAAAAAAATATTATGCTTCACTCAAAGAAATAAGCGATTTCAGTGAATTTGATGAAATTGTAACAGATTCTTTATATTGGGATCTGAGTGATATCAGTTTGGATAAAAATATGATTGATGTCAAAATAAAAGATATAGACGACGATTCATCCTTATTGATTACTTATAGAAGCAAGGTTGATGATGATATTATGCAATTAGATACAGATTTTAAAAACGAGGTTGATTTAATGTTGCCATACATAAGCAAGATAGGTATTCTTAAAACGTGTCAAAATATTACTCAAAATGCAAATATGAATGAAAAAATAATAAGTACGAATGAACAGCTTTTAATCGATTTTTTTAAAAAATTTATTATTGATAAAGATAACAGCGATATTGCACACTACCAATTTCTACAACTACAAGTTGATTATTTTGATATTAATGAAAAAGATGTATCGATGTCAGTATTGACAAAAATAAATGATTATGTGCGTAAATGGTCCATTTATGGTTATGATTATCCTAGAAAGATTGGAGCTGATCCAGATTTGGCTGATAATCGTATAGGGTCCATTTTAGAGACATTTGTCACTGCATTAAATGGTGAATTGATTTCTTTGAAAAAGACGACATTGAATAAATATGCAAGAAATCCGGAAGATCAACCGGATCCATTTAACTATAATAATTTAGACGGTTCCAATTATACTGAATTTAAATTTTCAGTCAATGGTATTAAAAGGGCGATTGCTGATTTTATTGTAAAAGATGAATATAAATTATATATAAACCATTATGGAAAAAAGGCTATAGATTTTATAAAAATGGTAATAAAAAATTATCATCAATTAAATTATAAAAATAATTATTTAAAGAAAATTAAAAGCAAAATTTTAGACTACTTAAAACTTGAACTTGAAAAAATTAAATTTATGTTCAAAGAAAAGGATGTAGACAAGATTATTGATGATATAGGTAAAATACCAAAAGGGTATAAATTGAAAGACTTTGAAAGCATTATTTTCACTAAACCAGGTGAAATATCGGCTGCAATTATGAGCGAATATTACAATGGCGATTCATTTATTGCTACATTGTTAGAAGAAATTTTTAAGATAAAAATCTTTATAATTGATAGTTTCCAAAATGGAATTGATGTGGGATCTTTTATAAAATTTAAAGACGAAAAAAATGATATACACGAGGGTACAATTAAGAAAATAGACAAAAGTATGACATATTTGGCCGAAGAAAAGAAATATGAAAATAATCTTTATTCAAAGGAATATACAGTTTACTATTGCAAATTAATATTCGAAGAATTAAAAAATATATGTATGAACCGATACGAAGAGATTATTTCTATGGTAAGTCGACGACCTGCTAATTTCGAAACAACTTTGCAACAATATAAAAAAATAATTATAAGCATTGATTATTTATTAAATATGTTAGATGTTGTTAATTTTCCACCTATTATTGATAAGCCAATAATGGATATTATTTTAACTATTTTAAATGAAAAAAATATATATGTTTATCTAGAGAAAATAGACCCTAAATTGGGTAAAACTAAATTAACCTATTTTGTCAATTTATTAAATGGCGATTCTACAGCGAAAGACCCTGGTATACTGGTAAATACAATTGAATATTATCCTAAATTGTTTATTTTAACAAAATCACTTAAACTTTATCAGATAATGTGTGACAAAATTTTGCAATATGAATATATCAATGAACCGTATTATATTATTAATTCTAATTCATTATATGCGAATGCCACAAAAGCAACAGTAAAAAAAAATGATTACTTGTTTATTTTATACGATAATTTTAGTCAAATGTATAAAAATATTTACAATTCTATTGAAAACACATTTATTTATAAATACGATAAAATACCAAATTTTTTAAATATGCTAGTTTTAAATTTTAGAGAAAAAATAGGTAATGCAAATAAAGGTACACTATATTTTTCGGTTCAAACAGAATATGCAAGGTTGATTGAAGAATATTATAATAAATATATTGCCTTTTTAAATAAAAACGTCTCTAAAACTGCAATTGCTCTTCCGAAAACAAAGTTTGAATCTGGTGTAAGGCGTAGTTCACGAACATCTAAAAAGATCGATATTACAAAAAATAACTGGCGAGGAGGTGCACCTCCTCCAGAATTTAATAGATTCAGCAATATAAATCGTGGAAATAGCACAATCGAGAGTAATCGAGATTCTAGATTAAGTTATTATATTATCATTGATTTGGATTTATATCCAGGAAAAGACGGTATCCCGTTTAAAGAAAAACTTGTATTAGGTTGCCAGAATCACTACGAAAAAATTCGCCGAGCCTGGGCGAAATTATTCGGTTTAGTATATAGACCAAATGAATTATATATTTCAGGAAATGTGCCACAAACGTCTTCTCAATACAATAATAAAGACACACGTAGAAATAGAGTTTCAAATAATAGAACAAGAAGAGAAGATAGACCAAAAAGAGATGATAGATCTAGAGAATACGATAGACCAAGGGAATACGATAGACCAAGAAGAGATGACAGATCTAGAGAATACGATAGACTAAGAAGAGATGATAGGCCTAGAAGAGATGATAGACCAGGGGAATATGATAGATCAAGGGAATATGATAGACCAAGGGAATATGATAGATCAAGAAGAGAAGAAAGATAAAGATAAAGATAATAAAATTATATTAAATGTATTTATTTAATATAATTATTAATGCCTGATCCATATACAATAAAGATACGGTTTTTTTCGAGTTTTTGCGACAGTTTCACGTGTAAAACAAATTACGAAAATGTTTTTGAAACAAAATCAATTGAGGATTATGGAACGGATAAAAAAATATATATTACTTGTGATGATGACTATACCCACGCTGTTATTATAAATACCGCAATGCCAGTATTAAAAGAGGGTATACCAAAAGAAAATGTCATAGGCATTGCATTTGAACCTATTTATATATTAGGGTTAACAGCCGAATTTGTAGAATATGCAAAGAATACAATTCATCATTATTATATTGGCGACAAGAAAGATCTGCCTGACCTATTTCAAGAACATTATGCATATATGTGGCATATTTTTCCTTTGACCTATTTACCGATTAAAAATAAATTAATGTCAATAATGATTAGCGAAAAAGCATTTGCACCTGGGCACAAATATAGGCACGATTTGGTCATAAATATATTGAATAACAATTTACCTATAGACATATACGGTAGAGGATGCGAATATTATCTCAAACCAGATTCCCCGTTTATAAATAACGAAAGATTGAAGGGCGAGTTTGATGAGCTAGAACCTTATGAAAACTACCACTTTCATATTTGCATTGAGAATTTTCAGTGTAATCAATATTTTTCTGAAAAAATAGTAAATTCTTTATTATGTTCAACCACACCCATTTACTTAGGCTGCAAAAACATAAATCAATATTTTTCCGATAATGTAATATGTTTAACGGGAGATTTATTAACGGATCTAAATATACTTGTTAGTATTATAAATAACCCAGATCAATACAAGAAATCCATCGACGTAAATAAAATAAAAAAAATAACTAATTTTTTTGATAATTTTGACACATTATTCAAGTGAAATAATATTGCATAATTGAATATTTCAATTTGTCAATGAATCTATGAATTGCAAAGCCAAGTCATCTGGGATGAAGTTGAAATCGATCATTTTCTGATTTACTGCGAATTTTTCAGACGCATTCTCTTTTTTCATTCGTTCATTGAAATACTCTGGATCCTGATAACATTTAAGTGCGGTTTTAGGCCCGCATTTTTTCAATACAGATGGAATATTATCACTGACATCGCCCATTACAATTTTACAGAATAGATCAGATTTTGCGTCGCCATTGCTGCTTTTTTGCAGTCCAATATTTTTGAACCCGAGGTCAAATATTTGTACACGTGGTTCGATTAACTGAAGATAATCTTTATCGCTAGTGATTATATAGATGCGTATATTTTCATATTTACCTAGCAAATATTTAACCGAAAGTGCTATACAATCGTCTGCCTCTAATTGTGGATGACTAAGTACCGCTTTTACTCCACCTTGCTGAAATAATTCATCATTCCACGCCATTTTGAAGAATGGTCCACCCATAAAGCCATCTTCAGGACCATTTTTGCGGTTTCCCTTGTAATTTTCTTGAAGTGAGTTTCGCCATATTTTTTCTCTCGGACAATCTTTACCAACAAGCATAATAGGTGGGATTTTATCTTTATGAAGACCCAAACTCTTGGGTAAAGATTTTATATTATCGACAAATGTCTTTCTATATTTTTCGACAAACTCTGGATTCTGCAAAGGATCATCATTTGATTCTTCTGGATGTGCACTTTTACGCCATCTGATAATAGAATAGTACCTATGGAAACAATAATAACTACCATCCACAAAGATGAAAGTAGGGGTTTCGCTGTTTACAAGTGAGTCAAGCAAAGTGGACATATTTGAGCTGGGTTACCTATTAATCGCAGGTTTTCAATGCATCAATTTTTATTTTCATCTTTTCATCAATTAAATGGTCTTCTTTTGGTGTAGCTAATCATTATAGTATTTATACGCCTATTTAAATTAGAATAGTCAAATAATAATATATTTTGTAAACAACTTAAAGACCCATCCACCCACAGCCGGTGCACATTTTTTCTTATGGTCTTTGGGATGCGTTATTTTTTCTGTGTCCACACCACTCTCCGTAACGTAAATGAACATATCCCGTACTTTTCTAGTTCCAAGCGCCCAGGGATGTAATGTAACATATTTTGCTGAAAAGTATTTCCACTTTTCGATTTTGGACATTTTTTTTGTCCATTTTTGAAAACCTAAAATACTTTTCAGCAAAAAAGTATGCAAAAAGTGCACTCAGAGCATAATGCAGCGATTTTCAATAATTAAAATTTTGGCGGCTTATTGCAACTTTTTTATTTTTTTCGAGGAAAAGAATATAGCAACTTTTTCTGTTCATGAATTATGGGACATTTCGTGACAAAAAGTTGCTCAAAAGTTGCTCCTAAATTTTTCTGTGAAAAATGTGACTATGTTACAAGCAAGACAAGTAGTTTCGACAAACACCTCTTGACATCTAAACATACTCTCGTGACGCAAACCGTTAAAAAAGTTGCTCATCAGTTGGCAGAGCATTATGCGTGCGAAAATTGTGGCAAAAAATATAAATCAAGAAATGGCCTGTGGTATCATAAAAAGACGTGTATAAAACAGGAAAAGGCTCAATTGAATGACCAGGATTTAATCCACGTTTTATTGAAGGAGAATCAGGAGTTCAAGCAATTATTGATGGATCAGAGCAGTAAGATGATGGAATTAGCTACTAAACCTCTCACTGTAAATAACATAAATAACAATAATAACAATAATCAGTTCAATTTGAATGTGTTTTTAAATGAAAAATGCAAAAATGCTATGAGCATCAACGATTTCGTCAATTCAATCGAAATACAATCCGAGGATTTGGAAGTTTTCGGTAATCAGGGATATGTACAGGGCATTTCTAATATATTTCTCAAAGGGCTTAAAGACCTCGATGAAACGATTCGACCGATGCATTGCAGTGATATAAAACGCGAGATTCTCTATATAAAAAATGTGGATGGGTGGGATAAAGATGATAAAAAGGACAGGATGAAACAAGTAATACAAAACATTGCACATAAGAATTTCAAGTATATTCCGATATGGAAACAAGAGAATGAGCCAAATGTTTCAGATGTAACAACAAAGAAGAATGAGCAATATATGCGAATTGCGAATCAGGTAATGACTGCAATTACTCCAGATGACGATAATGGTATAAATAAAATAATTCGAAATGTGGCCAGTAAGGTCTGTATTAATAAGAATACATAGTGCTATTATAAAATAGAACCAATACTATTTTATAATAATTAATCATCCCTCAGTAAATCAGTGTGAAACATTTCATTCAACGTTTGATTTAACACAGGCATAATATCATTTTTGCAGAGAACCATATTTACTGCATTGCACATAACAGCCGCCAATTGCGTTTTTACAAATGATTCATTTTGACTTATTCCGTATTTATATAGATCATTATTGTACATATATGAGTTTAATTCTACTACGATATTAAATAAATTTGAAATATTTGCTCCACCTTCAACACAAAAAGAGGAATGCAATATTTTTTCTATTGTGCTTAATATTGTATTAATGTGTATTTCTGGTAATGTGTTTAATAATTCTGCAGGTTCTGTATATAAAAATAAAAGATCTTTTGCAATTTCTTTTATCGATTTTGTACTTAATAGTGCATCTGATGCTAAATTTAACATATAAGTTCGAATGTGTTCATCAATTCTTAATACAATACCAAAATCAATAAAAGCAATCTGGTATTCTGGCAAATCAATTGAACCCTTTTCGTTTTTTATAAATAAAATGTTACCTGGATGTAAATCCCCGTGGGCTAATCCATTTAACATTATAGAAACCAATGCAGATTTCATTAAAAGCGACGAATATATTTTATGATCTCCTTCATCTATTTCATTAATAGATTTCCCATTTATAAATTCCATCATTATTGCATCACCGTATTTATCGGTTACTTCCTTGTAAATTTGCGGTATTTTGAGGTATTTTATATTTCTGCATTTGTCCGCGTACTCAATCGTATTATTTACTTCTTCGTGGAAATTAAGTTGTTCCTTTAAAATGGAAATGTTCTTGTTCAATAGTGTGCGAATATCTAATACATTTAAATAAGGAATATAAGATAATACGTTTATAAAAAATTGAAAATTTTCTATAGCAATTCTTAATTTTTCATCTATATTGACACGCTTCATTTTTAAAATAATATCTTTACCAGCATTTTCATCGTGCAACTGAAAAACGAGAGATATCATACCCGCCTTGATTGGTTCATCAGAATACAAAATTAAATTATATTCCTTTTTAATTTTATTTATTAGATCAATATTTACATCGCTATTAGTGTAAGGTACTGTATCTGTAAATTTCAACAATTCATTATTAATTTCTTCACTTATAAAACTCTTATTCATCGCGATCGCCTGAAACAATTTAACATATAATATATTTTTCTTGGTTAATTTTCCGGCAAGTCTTTTAATAAGTAGTTTTTTTTGAAGATGGAATAAGTAAAATACAAATTCATATGAAAACAAATATAAGATGGATCCAATAAACAAACATTTATCAAATAAATTATCGAACCACATTTTACGTATATTTAACTATGCATAATTTTCTATAAATTGTTTTATTCTTAAAGTTATTTTTGATGCTATTTTTATAATATACTTTTCAATAAAATCAAAGATTTCCAGTTTGCCGTTCATAGTTAGTGTACTAGAAAGCTCAACATTATGATCATTATTAATCTTAAATTCTACTAATATTTCGTCAAAAACGAGTAAATCCGTATTATTTGGTAAATTTTCAGGAATCCTGTCTTGAATTGTTTTGAAATTAAAGTAAATAGAATCATTATCTTTATCCTTATCGATTTTTACATAAAAATGAGAATATTTTTGTGAAACACCTAAATCGACAAAAAAATGCTTAAATAGAAAATGCACAATTGCTTCATTTTCATTAACAACAGTTAACTTATAACCATCAAATATATCTTTATTCAATACATATACCATATCCAACAAAGAAAATTGGATTAATTTTTTCATATAAACGGCCGGATTATTTAATGAGACTGAAAAATAAAAACTATTTTTATCAAGTTTTTTAATCATCATATTGTTTTTATTTAATAAAACAACAGGAAATTCCATTTTATTTTAAATGATGATAATTAAATATATAAATTAACTTAATGAGCGAAAATCGCAGAGAACATAGCAATCGCCATTTTTTTCTGTTTGTCGTATTCAACGATCGGTTGTGGATAATTTCCTACACTTAGCTCTTTAAGCTCCTTTTTTGAATATTTATATAATTGATGAATAGTTTTGGGGTCGACATCTTTCAATTCAGGTATCCATTGTTTAATGTAGGTTGCTTGAGGGTCGTATTCGGACGCCTGTAACCACGGATTGAAAATGCGAAAATAAGGCTGAGAATCGGCACCGGTGCTTGCGTTCCATTGCCAATTTCCGTTGTTTGAAGCTGGGTCGTAATCGGTCAACTTTTGGGCAAAATATTTCTCGCCTTCTCTCCAATCGATCAAGAGAATTTTTGTTAAGAAGGATGAAACAATAAGTCTTGCTCTGTTGTGCATATATCCTGTAAGATTTAACTGACGCATACCCGCATCAACCACCGGGAATCCGGTTGTACCTGTTTTCCAGGCATTGAGCCAAGCCGTATTTTTGTGCCATCTAAGCTTATTATATGATTGTTTCATCGGCTTACCTAAAACATAGGGGAATGAGAAAAGGATATTTGCGTAGAAATCACGCCATATAAGTTGACGAACGAGATCGTGGTTTGTCCTGAATGCTTTCCACACTTCGCGTATCGATATACAACCAAACTTGATATAGGCAGATAACTGTGTTGTCGGTTTTTCTAATGTATTATGTGTTTTACTGTAATGCTTTTGAGTACGCAACGCGGTTTTCAAACATTCGATAGCATTCGGTCTTCCACCTTCGACAAGTATATTTTTATTCTCCTTTGTAAACTTCGAAAAGGCTGCATCGAGAGAAATAGTATTGGGAATCCGTCCACTGCGTTTACCTGAAAAATGAATGCGTCTCTTAGGGGCAGGTTGTTCAAAATGCTTCTTAATTGCTGTATTATAATAAGGCGTGAATTTTTTGTAGGGTTCACCTTGGCCATTCATAATGGATCCTGGTGGGTGCAGATAATAGTCGTGAAAGGAGTCACATACGATACCGTGTTTTTTACATAATTGATGTATTTGGGTGTCTCTCTCGATCGCATATGGACTGTAATCCAAATTGAATGATACATAATCGATGTCAAACGCTTTTATGCATTGTTCTACAATCCGGTTGTTTTCTCCAAAAAACGTGTATAACTGACCTCCCTCTGCTTTTATATTTTGCGAAAGATTTTCGAGGCTTTCAATCATAAATTGAACAGCGTTGTCGGATTTGTAGTGATTTGATCGAGTTACTTGTTCTGGTGTGAAAATGAAAATGGCGAATATACGTTTACATTTTGAATTTGCTATATTTAAAGTAGTATTATCGATAATTCTGAAATCACGTCTAAATATGAATAATCCGTTTTCAAAAGACATTATTATATTATTGGTGCATAATATTATGTCCTAAATGTAAATGGCTTGTCCTATAAAGCAATGTTCTAAATCTATATAAAAGATACTCAACATATATACACAAGTATGCTCTTGCTATTTATTGCACTTTTACTATTAAATACAATGAATTGTTTTGCATTTAAACCCAAATTCCATTTAAACAGTGAACAAATAAAAACAGTCAACCATTTAATTCAAAATCCTGGTTTAACAGATTATCAAAGAAATAAAATAAATTACATTTTATATTGCTCTTATGAAAAATGGGCGGTTAAGATAGCGAAGAAGTTTATGTATTTGCATAGGAATAAATGTTTGAATATAAATAAGGATGATATCATACTGTCTAGTAAGATAGGGCTTTTTAAATCGATACAAAAATACAACGGAAAGCATTCATTGACGAATTATTCTTATTTTTATGTAAAATCCGAACTAATGAAAATAATAACAGAAAAGTATGCAATGTCTTCTGTTTCCAAAAAAGTGAGAATGCAAAACAAACAATATTTCTCAAAAGAGGAAATTGAAAAATATAATAAGGAACTTTCCACACCTATAATTGAATATAAAAATAGTTGGTTATTTAATGATATTTATTTTTCAAAAAATTCGGGTAATCCAAATTCATTTGAAACTTATAGCGAGTTATGGGATAAAATAAATCAGTTGACACCATTTGAACAAAGAATAATAAAAATGAAATATACATATGATTTTCAACCACTTTTAACAAATAAAAATGTAGCAGAATTAATGTGTTGTTCAGAGGAGACAATTAGAACAAAGCTGATAAAAATAAGGGAAGATCTCAGAAAGATAATGTGAAGTAGAATGAGAAAAATAAGATTATTTTATATTTTATTTGTTATAATATATAAAATATTAAATGAAAAAGTCAGGAATAAACAAGTGGTTATTAATACTAGCTATTATAATATTGATTGTTTTTATGATATACTTTTTCTCTCGAAGCACAATATTTGAGGGTATGACAAATAACAAAAAAGATGAAATCCCAAAAAAGATCTGGACCTTTTGGGACAGCCCCGAAGTACCTGATATAGTGAATCAATGTATCGATACGTTGCGTGAATTCAATCCAGACTACGATATTGTTATTTTGAACAAAACTAACATTTCTAATTATATTCCAGGAGTCGATTTTTCAAAAATGAAACATATTAACGAGACACCACAGCGATTTTCTGATATGGTTCGATTACATATTTTATCAAAAGAAGGGGGATTTTGGGTAGATGCTACAATTATCTGCCAAAAACCCTTTGAATGGATTCAAGAAATTCAACGCAACACAGGATCCGAATTTGTCGGATATTATATCAATTTATTTACACTACCTCATTTTTTAGATACTTCACCTGTAGTAGAAAATTGGTTTTTCGGTTGTATAAAAGATTCCACCTTTGTAAAGGATTGGTTAAATGAATTTTCCACTATTGTCAACTACAATACAGTAGAAGAGTATGTTGATTTGCAAAAAACCCAGATTGATTTTCAAAATATTGACGGACCTTATTATTTGTCAATGCACGTAGCAGCTCAAAAAATACTGCAAACAAATGTCAATAAGTACAAGTTACATTTGCTCAAAGCCGATGATACTGCATTTAAATACTTGGTGGATAATCACTGGGATGGTTACAAGGCAATTCAACAATTATTACATAAAAAATATATAGACCAACCCATTATTAAATTAAGAGGTGGTGAGAGAAATATAATAAAATCCCTGGACTATCAACCCTATTTTAATGCACTGTTTGAAAAGGCTGAAAACAAATAAGTAATAAATATCTTATTTACAATCATAATCTACCATTTCCTTAACAAGGCTTGTAAAATCATATTTCAATTTCCATCCTAATTCATTTCGTGCTCTTGTACTGTCTCCAAGCAATTCATCTACTTCAGTCGGTCTGAAATACTTTTCAGAAATACATATGAGCTCCCTTCCTGTTTCCTTGTCATAACCTACTTCATCTAGTTTATCGCCTCTCCATAAAATATTGAACCCCTTCATCTTGAATGCAACTTCGATAAATTCGCGAACACTATGATATTCATTAGTAGAAAGAACATAATCATTTGGTTTTTCTTGTTGCAACATTAACCACATACCCTCTACATAATCTTTTGCGTGACCCCAATCTCGCATAGAATCAATATTACCCATAACAAGTTGTTGTTGTTCACCCTTAATAATTTTTCCTAAAGCAATTGTAATTTTTCTAGTTACAAAATTATGACCTCTTCTCGGACTTTCGTGGTTGAATAAAATTCCAGTGCACGCAAATATTCCATATGCTTCTCTATAGTTTTTAGTAATCCAATGAGCATATAATTTAGCTACTCCATAAGGGGATCGAGGATAAAATGGTGTTGACTCATTTTGAGGAATTTCTTGTACCTTTCCATATAATTCAGATGTTGAAGCTTGATAAAAACGTATTTTTTCATTGGGTACATTGCATACACGAATCGCATCTAATAATCGCAATACACCTAAACCATCAACGTTAGATGTATATTCGGGCATATCAAATGATATTTTAACGTGGCTCATAGCTGCTAAATTATAAATTTCAAGACATTCAATATCATTATACGTACAATAAATCTCATTTAATATATTTAATAGATTGCTTGATTCACATAGATCACCGTATCGCAGAACAAGCTCATTAAATATATGTTCAATTCTAAATGTATTGATATTAGATGATCTACGAATTAAACCCCATACTTTATATTTCTTTTCTAAAAGAAACTCGGATAAATACGATCCATCTTGTCCAGTAATGCCAGTTATAAATGCAATTTTAGACATAATATATTATTAATATATTTATATCTAAATATCTAGACTTACGGTATTTTTATCCGACTTTTGACGACGCTTGCTACGTTTTGGCAAGTTGCCTTCTCCTTGTAATTCCTTTAATTCAGAAATACTTATTGTACTGCTATCATTTCCGTTATTCTGCATACCGAAATTGGGGGAAACTTCTTGGATATTAATTGTCTTCGTTTTGAGACCATTTAAAATATCCGAAATATCGCTAGGACCCCTCATCTCTGGACGATTTGACCGTGGAATATCAGATGTACCTCCGAAGTTCTCTCGAATATTTATTCCATCATTTTCATTGTAAAAAGATTTCGCACTTGACATTCGATTGGAATTATTATTACCTGGACGGCTCGTGGGTGCGTCGCGATTTTGCGTAGCTAATGGTGGCGGTGGTGGACCCTGTGATGATTCTTGGCTCATCATATTGTTCATAAAACCAGAGAATCCAGGACTAGTCTGACTCATCGAGTTTACCGCAGCACTTTGAAATTGACGCATTAAATCGGGATTTTGTCTAAGAATATCATCCATACCAGGCATAGCGGATTTGAACATCGTGTTTGTCATATGAACCATCATAGCACTTCCACCGAGCTGAAAAAGAAGTTTTAATTCAGGTGCCATCGAAGCTCTGCTCTTGTATTTTTCATATAATTCGCCAAAAACATCATCATAATCGTTCAGATTCTCATTGAGTTGATCACTCCACCCATCTAGCTTAATATCAAATGGATCAAACCGGTTGTTTAAAAATTCGATACCATTAATGCACGCCATTAGCATATTTCCTTGAAATTTAATAGAATTTGACTTGGATTTTTCGTCCATAATCATTTCATATTCGCCTTGCATTTCTGCAAGAGGTGATTCCATTGTATATTTTTTTGTTAGGCTTACACCCTTTGATTCAAGTGCTTCTAACTTTCTTAAATACTTGAACTTCTCTCGCAAAAGCTCTTCCTTTGACATTTGAGGTTGACTTGGAACTGGTTTATCCGGATTAATTGGAATATTATTGAATTTTGAATAACCATCCCAAGTTTTACTGTCGGTTTCTGTATCAGCTGTCGCCTTACCTATGCTAATATCTGGCTGACTATCAAAATTGAAATCAGACTTGTCTTCAAAATTAACAGAACGGTTAAATAGGTTGGATTTTCCTTCATAGTGATTATTGTCCATATCATCTGCTAAATTGTTCAACTCATCTTCTAAATTGTTTAAATCGTCTAGCTCAATATCGGATTTATTTCCCGAATTTTCCTTTTTTCTGTCATTCATAAGGAGTTCAATACCAGACCCAAAATTCGATCCCGATCCTTTGGACGATGAACTAGGGGCATTCCAATCATCACTCAAATTTTCATTTAAATTGATGGTAGAGATGTCAATTATATCTTCCATTATTATGAATTAAATAGAACATTAAATTTAAGTATTAACGAATAATATATATTATTTATAATATGAATCTTATTTATTATTGATATACCAAATGGCTTGTAGAAAAGAATCTGCTAAATCGTCCTTTTTAGAGTGTTTTTTGAAAAAGTCTTCCCATTCTTGAAATTGATATGTAGTTAAAAAGTGTAAACATTGCTGTATACCCATTTTTTTCCTATCGCTATATTTCGTTTTTGTTTGGTCGGCTACTTGGTCGATTGTTTTTAGTTTGTTTGAGGCGTTTACAAAATCAATTTGTATGTTGTTGTTTTTCATAATAAAATATTGTGCAATCATACCTTGAATCGTTTTCATCCTATTTGCGATTGGACTGATTTGGTTTTCAATAATAACTTTATCAATATTATCTATTTCATCAAACAAAGTATGGTCAAATTTTGTTTGTATGTTTCGTCCAATGGTGACAAGGTCTATTTTTGAGGAGTTTGTGGTTTCAACTGGTTCAAAACACGAATTAAAAATATAATCATTGATTAATGATATTAATTCTGCCTTTTTGCAAGGTTGAGGATATTTAATCTTATAATCATCTGCTATTTGAGATAAAACGGGCATTTTTTGCTTATTGATGAAAGCAGATTTCAATTTTGAAGTTGGAATCTGAAATTGCTGTTTTTTTGAATGTTTTAAACAGTAGCATTTATTATTTTTCATAAATTTTGCTGGTTTGTTACACAGTGTATTTTTTTCAATTTCGCAACATTTACTCTCGTTTTGTTGTGCTAGATTGATAATGTCCCATTTTATAATAGTTAATTTTTCGGGTGTTGTTTCTAAAAGGCAAAATGCTAGATTTTTAATTCCAACATCAATGCTCAATATTTTCATTAATATTTATAATATAAACTGATAATTTTATATTATAATAAAATTACAAGATTTCCAAGATTTTCAAAATTATTTAATCATTTTTGACCCAAAAAAGTGCCAAAGAACAATAGAAAGTATGCTTCCAACAATAAACCCATCTCCGGCGGACTTCAATGTTTTACCAAATGAATAATAGAATACTAGAGGTCCAATAAGATACGAGAGAATAATGTAAAAAAACATTATTGATAGAAAAGTGGTCAACCCGGATGACATTTCTTTAAGTTATATATATGTGCAATATTATTTTTGAGATATAAGATAAATTCCAATAATGGTTAAAATAAAACCCAGTATTTGCTTCCAATGGTATTTTTCTTCGAAAAAGAATATACCGATAAAGATGAGAGATATAGTAGATGCGATTTTAATGAACATCGAGTTGATAAGAGGTGTATTATAATTTTTATCAAATTCAATAATAAAGATAGAAGAAGAAACTGCCAACAATGCCATTAATGCAAGGCACCCGAATTGGGAAAAAGATAAATTTGTATAATTTTCAAATGTTTTTTCAATAAAATTTGTTTTATCAAAAAAGACTTTATAAAGAAAGAAAACAAGTACGAGAAAAAAATAAAAAAAAGTGTTTATAAATAGCAATTCGTGTGAGTTTAATGTTGTTAATAGATGTTTACGAAAATAGGGTGTAAATGATTTGAATATAGATAGGCTAAATAGATAATGATACATTTATATATATATTGTTACTAATATATATAAATTTTATGCACTTTGTTTGTTTGAAGAAACGCGTTGTGTATCTACTTTGAGCTAGGTTTAATATCATTTGTTCCATAATTAATAGACGGTGAGATCATTCTGGCCTGCAATTGTTCTCTAGAAACGTATGGGTTTTTAAGATCGCTTGTTGGATAACCAAAACCGGGTGCTGATGTATCCATCACCGACTTGTACATATAAGGGACATTTGAAGATGGAGTAGTATTCACGTGTGTATGTGGGTTGAGTCCTAGATCATAACACGCTTCTTGGTTATTATATTTCATAATTTTAAGAGCATTGTTTGTTAAAAATTGACGATATCCCCAACTTGTAGTAATATGTTCTTGTTTTTGAATGCGTTCGTTAATAACAGCCTCTGGTTGCCAAGTTGCAAAGTTTCTGCCATCGGCCATAATAGGTGGAAAATTGAAATGAATATTATTTGAACCACTGTAACACGTTGCCCAAGACATTGATATATCATAATAAGAGAAAAATATTGCATCAAGAAAAATGATGAAGTATAATTTATTCCGACACAGATCCTAGAAGTTTCAATAAATCGTTTTTTTTAAGTTTAGATGCATCTGTTACTAACCCTTTTTCGGAAACTATATTCCTTAACTTATTGAGTGACATTTTTTTAAAATCAGGAACGTTGTTATTTTCATCTAAATTAGAAATATCAATAGATTTGATTAATTCGGAATCAGTTAAATTGAATAGTTCCTCTGCTTTATTATCGTCGTTCAGGCTTTCAAGATCGTCGTCGTTTAATTCAGAATTGGTTTCTGTTTCATCACCGTCTTCTAGCTCTGGTTCTGGTTCTTGCGGTAGAGTGTGCTCTTCTAATAACTCAAATGGTTCGCCTAAGCCTATATTGATTGTTTTAATATTTTCAGATAGTTCAACATTTTGAACAGATTCATTATCAACTGACTCGGAATCGGAATCGGAATCGGAATCTGACTCGGAATCTGACTCGGAATCATTATCAGAATCCTCATCTGAAACATCTATAAGAGAATTTGGTGTATTATTAAAAATGGTTGGATTATTATCTTTTCCTACTAGTCCTCCTCCTCCTGTACTGACTCCTTGAACCCGAGAACGAACATAATTCACTTCTTCCGCCATAGTTGACATAATACCTAACATTGTTGCAATTTTATGGTTTTGTTCATTTAATCTTTGCATAAAAAAGACTGATGCAACACCAACAAGGAGCAATGTTATTCCTAAATAAATAAGCGTGGATAATGAAAAAATATCGGATAAACCCATTATTAGAGTTTGAGAATATATTATTCTCTTAAAGGAAACGAATATTTTTATATAGAATTGTTGATAATTTCTTCTGGATAATTCATATCCTTCAACACTTTTATTCCACCGCGAACTGTTGAAACACCCTTTTTCAACAAATACGTATAAACAAAGGTTTTATTATTTTCGGGATCATTCAACGTTTCCATATGATGGTTTTCAAAAGACGCATTTTTCTCTAAATTTTTACAAAGTTCGTAAAAGTGTGTCGTTAATAAACAACTTACACTCTTATATTTTGCTAAATAATTCATAAATGCAGATGCACTGGATATAGCTTCATCCGGATTTGTACCAGAATATAATTCATCAAACACACAAAAATGATTATCACTAGGATATAAATGTATTTGCTCAATTATCTCTTTACATCTTCTCGCCTCGGCTTGAAAGAGACTATCTCTACCCGATGTATCAGGTATATTTAAATAGCAGTGTATATATTTATATGGCATTAATGTAGCAGATGAATAAAATCCGCATCCAAATTGTTGGGATAATATAATATTAATGAGAGACGATTTAAGAATGGTCGTTTTGCCAGATGCATTTGGACCTGTTACAATAATATTTTTGTTTATGTTAATTGAATTACAAATAGGGTTATCATTGATGAGTGATGGATAAAAAGAATTAATAAATTTTACTCCATTTTTTGATTTGGACTTTTTGAATTTTGCAAATTGAATATGTTTTTTATTGATATTGTCAACAAGACCTTCTATGGCATCCACATAACCATTAAATCCAAATGAATACAAAAATGAATTATTATACTCGACGTTGTCATATAATTCATAAAATTGCTTTAAAATATGACCGTATTGCGTTATTTTATTTAACGAAAGGCCATAAGGCGTTATTTTGTCGATTTGCTCTTTAAATTGTTTCAAGATAATAACATTTTCCTTTAATGTCTGATTAAAAACGGTGAATTTATCTAAATTGGCGGAATAGGATAGAAAATTGGAGGCATTATTTTCGGTGTATTGTATGTATCCTTTAATATCGTTTAAATAGGAATGGATTTTTTTCATATTATTATTAAAACGAATACACGTGAGAATATTTTGATAAATAGAAAAAAGGTAAAAGGCTGCACTTAAAATCAGATACATTTTTTCGTCTATTTTAACAGAATTGAATTTTGTAAATAATTTTCCTATAGCGTGAGTTGATGCAACAATTTTTAGAACATCGATATAGTCATTTAATGATATCTTAATACCTTTCATATGAAGTACAAAAAAAGGAATAATAAGTATGATAACTGGTACGCATAATGATATAACTGGCGACGATAAATTATAAATACTAAGTATTTGAAGAAATATGTCATTGTGATTGCAAAACTCCCAGAATTGCCAATCGATATATTGATATTTTTCCTTGAATCCTGTGTCATTTTTAATCTCGTCCCATAATTCCATAATATGTTTAAAATCAGGCTTGAAAATTTCGTCTGGTATAGATTTGTAGTTTTTCAGAAACTGTTGACTTTCTTTCAAGTACTTTACGTCTGTTGTATAATATTGTGGAAATTGTGTTATTATATTTTCACCAAAAAGCGTTTTTGGCTGAAACGTATATTCATACATTGAATTCCCCGATGGTTCAATCGTGTCGATTAATTCTAAATCAACAATAATATTTTTTGTCAATTCCACTTTATCATTATTGTATGAAATCGGTGTTTTAAAATGATCTTTGATTTTTTCTATATTTGATAATGTCATTTATAGAAAAAAAAGAATAATTATTAATGCATTTAACGCGGATTAAAGTTTATCTAAAGCAGCCGGCATCTCCTTGATCTCGCAACTATAAAATGTCTCGACTTCTCTCATTTTCGGAATATCCCTTCGCGTAATTAAATTGATGCCAACGCCCTTTCTACCCCATCTACCAGATCTGCCAATTCTATGCAAGTATGTATGGACACATTTTGAAATATCAAAATTAATTACAATACTAACTTGTTGAATATCAATACCGCGTGCTGTAACATTCGATGAAATAAGCACACGATACTTTCCTGTTCTGAACTCCGAAAAAGCAGTGTCACGCTCCGCCTTTTCCATTCCACTATGAATACGGCATACTGGGAATCCATCCTCAATCATCGCATCATATAAATCAGAAACTCGCTTGATACTATTACAATATATAATGCATTGTGATAATGAAATGACCGAATATAAATCTTTTAATGTTGCATATTTTTGCTTATCATCCTCGACAGCCACATAATATTGTGAGATGCCTTCCAATGTCAATTGTTCGGCCTTTACCGAAATACGCACCGGATCACGCATCAATTTTGACGTGATAGTATGCATATAGCTTGGCAACGTGGCACTGAAAAGTGCAACTTGAATATCCTTGCTGAAATACTGAAAAATATTGAAAACCTGCTCCTTGAAACCAGTAGAAAACATTTCATCTGCTTCATCCAAAATTACGAGCTTAACATTTTTTGTTGAAAAAGTGCTTCGACGAATCATATCATAAACGCGTCCAGGGCAACCTGCAATCACGTGTGGGGTATTATTCTTCAATAGATGAATATCGTCGTCAATTGAATTTCCGCCAATCAAAATTTGCACACTGAGATTGTTCATCATACCACCTATCCCCTTGAATACATTTGCAGTTTGTATGCTCAACTCTCTCGTAGGCGATAAAACAATGACTTGGACATTCTTGTCGCTCAAATCCACATTCGCTAAAGCACCTATCGTAAATGTAGCTGTCTTACCTGTACCTGATTGTGCCTGGGCAATTACATCCTTCTTCAAAATCATTGGCATAATGGCCTTCTTTTGAATAGCACTGGGTCTCTCAAAACCGTAACCATAAATGCCCCTCAATAGATCAGTCGGAATTTCCAATTCGTCCCAACTATTGAATTCATATAAAGAGTTATCTGTGTTACCCTCTTCAATATTATTATGCGTGTTTTCGTTATCAAGTGACATCGTTATTATAAGTGCTGTTTTATATTTAAATCCTTTAGTATAAATAAAATATAAATAAAAAATTGATATAAATGAAACTGTATAGTTAAATGTATACTAATAATGCAAGCAGTTTATACATTAAATGATTTTATGAATATTACATTTAACGGGTTTGATATAAAATTACCGGATGATACTATTAGTACAATAACAGAGCTGTCTCTACAGGTTGGATCACCTACTTATGTAAAAACACCGACATTTGTGAAGAAGGAAATTGGATTGAAAAGTGGCGGTAGTGGCGGAACTATTGGTGGGTTGAATCATATGAATAGGACAGGTATGGATTATAAGAAAAAGCGGAGAAATCAAGCGGTGGAAATATTAAATGATGAAGATTGGGAGAGTATTCGTACATTTCAAGCAACTGTCATTGAACAAAAAGTGGGGGTTGATGCACAAATCGATGTCATACGTTCGTCATTAAACAAGATGTCCGAGAAGAATTATGAAGAACATAGTGTTAAAATAGTAGAGATTTTGAATCAAATGTTGGAAGATGGTATAATGGAAGAAGATATGAAGAAGGTTGGAAATACTATATTTGAAATTGCGTCAAATAACCGTTTCTTTTCAAAGTTATATGCGGATTTATACACATTGCTTATTGATCATTTTAAAATTATGGGGGACATTTTTGGAGAATGTTTGGATTCATTTTTGGATATTTTTAAGAATATAGAAAAGGGTGTTCCTGAGGACGACTATGACAAATATTGTAAGGTAATGAAGGACAATGAACGTAGAAAGGCATTGACTGCATTCTTTGTTAATTTGACAATAAATGGGGTAATTCAAGATGAAAAAATGACTGATTTGACTTATAATTTGTTGAAACAGGTGAGCGTTTTTATAGGCGAAAACGATAAAAAGAGTGAAGTAGACGAGATTATTGAGAATATTGCAATTTTGTACAATAAGGATTGGTTTGAGAATTCTAAACAGCTAATAGATGATCAAACGTTTTTAGATTTTATTAAAAAGATTGCATTGAGCAAGGCAAAGGATTTTCCTAGTTTGTCAAATAGGTCTATATTTAAATGTATGGATATGATTGAAATGTAAATAGAATAATAATAATAGATAAAATAATAATAGATAAAATAATAATAGATAAAATAATAATAGATAAAGTATTATAAAGTATATATATATTTTATAATATGATCAATGTTGTTGTAAGCAGATATAAAAAAAACACAGATTGGTTAAAATCACTTGAAAAATATAATACAAATATTATGATTTATGATAAGAATGAACCGTTAAATAAATATAACATTCCTGTAAATAAGGGAAATGAAGCGAGTGTTTATTTAAAATATATAATTGACAATTACGATAATTTGACAGATTTTACTTTTTTTATTCACGATGAGGAATACTCGTGGCATCATACAGGTCGGATTGAAGAAAGGTTTTTGGAAGCGATCAACTCGAAAGAATTATTTTATAATATTAACAACTATTATTTGGCCCCGTATGAACATATAACAGAAAAGAAGGAGCTAAGTGAATGGTATAATGAATATATAGAGCCGTATATACCATTTGATAAATTGCCTAATAAAGATTGGTTAAATGGTTATAAAGGTTGTGCTCAATTTTTGGTGCACAAGGATTTGATAAGACATATGCCTATAAAATTTTATATGGATATTTATAATTGGATACTTAAATTTGACAAACCTAGGCTGTCGGGTTATTTTTTAGAATGGACGTGGCATTTATTCTGGGTTATTTCACCTAAGCATCAAATATACACTATATAAAATATGATAAAAATAGAAAATTTATATTTGTTCGATGAATTTCATTTTTTCCATCTTTTGAATAAGTGGTTTATAAATTTCATTTAATTTTTCAGGGATAGTATTTTTTCGCACGGTTTCCCTCTTTTTTGGGAAAGAGTCTTTAATGGTTGGTATACCTAACGTATAATTTAAATACTCAATATTTTGCCATAAGTCTTCGTATTTAATGCAGAGTATTTTATAATTTCTATTCTTATCGGGTGTTGTATATTTATCAAAGAATTCTTCTAATTTGTATAGATCTTTATTTTCTGAAATACAATCGTTGAGAGAAATATCATCTCTATCACATTCGACATTTTTGAGGTGAGGTTTATATGGCAAATAATTGGGAGGTTTATATGACAAAAAATTGTTGTTTTTATCTACAATTGCATATCTGCTAAAAATAGCTTTTATTGGGTTTTTATAAATAAAGATAACCGTATAGTTTTTAAGCTCAGATTCATCTATTTGAATTCCGTTAAAATGCTCACCTGTTACCTTTTCTAATTTTAATGGTGGGTTTTTACTATGTATATGATGAGCTGTACCAAATTTATTTAAATATCTGTATAGAAGTGTTGAGCCTGAACCTCCGTAACTGCAAACATAAAAATTTTTTCTACTGTCTCTTTTGTATGGGTTATCGTTTTTATTTATATTTTCAAGTTTATCATGGTCATTGATTTTATTATCGGAATTTATAATTGGTTGTCTTGACTGGCTTGGCTGGCTTGGTTGGCTTGGTTGTCTTGGTTGGCTTGGCTGTCTTGGTTGGCTTGGTTGTCTTGGTTGGCTTGGTTGTCTTGGTTGGCTTGGTTGGCTTGGTTGTCTTGGTTGGCTTGGTTGGCTTGGTTGGCTTGGTTGTCTTGGTTGTCTTGGTTGTCTTGGTTGTATTAAATCACCCATTCTATATGAGAATTTATTATACATAATATATTTTGGTTATAATATATCTTAGTTATAATTATATGTCTGGCAAACGCATATATAAAGTAATTAATATAAATAATGTATTAAAAATAAGAGTAAAATAATAAGTAATGAGCATCGATAATAGTGAAAATATTACTTATTATTTGAATGAAGAGGAGACAACTACAAATGTAGATTTAACAGAATTGTTAAATGAATTTGAAGAGTTTAATATGATAAATAATACATACGAAACCGAAGACACTATAATGTCTGAAATAAAGAATTATGAACTGAATTATACTATAAAAAAACTATTAGAAATTTGTGAGTATTACGGTTTGACGAAGAACAAGAGCATAAAATTAATGAAAAAGAATGAATTAATAATGATGATAATACTATTTGAAAAGGATATAGATAACATAGAGGCAGTAATGAGGCGGAAAGAATTATGGTTTTATTTGGACGAATTGAAATCAGATAAAATGACAAAGAAATATGTCATATGGTAGTAATATTATTTGCAGTATAATATATTAAAAATATAATTATAAATTATATATTAATGGTATTATCAAAATTAGATAGAAGTATAAGCTACAATGAGATAAAAAGAGTTGATCCAGATGATTTAAAAAAGGAGGCAAATTTATATCAAATTGAATTGGAAACAAGTGACATTGGTAAAATAGATATTATAGTTGCGATAGGAAATGCAAAAAATACATTTGAAGAAAAGAATGTAACCTATTTCCCAATCTATTTAGTAAAATCAAATAAAAAGGTCGTACAAATTGGGGTTTATGAATTAGAATCGACGAATTTGATGGAATATACAGACGATGAAAATAATTTGGAAGTGGAAAAAATGGGGGAACCACTAATTTATACATTTGTAACTAGAGATATGCTTAAAAACTTGCGACTCGTACCAGAAGAAGCATATGAATCAGGAAGTGAAGACGAACAAGAAGAGGAGGAGGTCGCTGATGCATTTTCCAAATATGAGGAAGTAGAAATACCGCAATCAAGACGAGACCTATTTATAATAACAAAGGGTGTTCCTATTCCAGCATTATTGAGAGAAGAGAGTAAAAAGGAGGCCAAGGATTTGAAGGAAAAATTCAAACCATCTAAGGGTAGTAATTGGGTTGAACTTTATATGGAAAACGACAATTACAGTATAATAGATAATGAAGGTGGAGGGGATTGCTTATTTGCGACAGTGCGAGACGCATTTAGTCAAATTGCACAGCAAACATCTGTGGTTAAATTGAGAAATCGATTATCTGAGGAAGCAACCGAAGAACTGTTTCGTAATTATAAGATGCAATATGATGAAGCATCGTTAGCTGTTATCAATGATACAAAACAAATAAAAGAATTAGAAGCGGCACATCAAAATCTAAAAGACAAATACAGCCAAACATTGGATCGCGAAGAGAAACGTAAACTGAGTGAAGCGGGTAAAAAAACAAAAGAAGAAAGAGATAAAATTATAGAAGAGAGAAGGATATCTCAGCAAATAGCATCAGAATTTAAAGTGATGAAAAAGGTGAATGATTTGAATGCATTTAAACGTGTAATTCGAACATGTGATTTTTGGGGAGAGACTTGGTCTTTATCAACATTAGAGCGTGTCTTGAATATTAAATTTGTTTTATTATCGAACGAGGCGTACAATGAAAATGATTATAATAATGTCTTAAATTGTGGTCAATTGAATGACGGAGTATTAGAAAAACGCGGGGTATTTGAACCGGATTATTACATTATTCTGGATTATAATGGATATCATTATAAATTAGTTGGATATAAAAAGAAGCAAATTTTTACTTTTAAAGAACTGCCTTATGATTTGAAACGTAAAATAGTTGACAAGTGTATGGAAAAAAACTCGGGTTTGTTTTCATTAATAAAAGATTTTCGGGAATTTAAAGATGAGTTGAATGGTCCTGATAGAGAGAAACCACAATTTGAAGAGTTATCCGAGGCTAAAATCCGAGGTCTTTATGAGGATGACATTGTGTTTTCGTTTTATGATGGGTCATCTGGTAAAAAATTACCTGGTAAGGGGGCTGGAGAAAAGATACCACCGGAAATGATAAGAGAATTTTCTGAATTGGCAGCCGTACCAGAATGGCGTCGAAAATTGGATAACTCTTGGGGTCAACCATTTACTTTAGATGGGCATCGATGGCAGTCAGTAGAGCATTATTATCAGGCAGCCAAGTTTAAGAATCATAATAGAGAGTTTTATTTGTCTTTTACATTGGAATCGGGAACACCTTTATCGACAAATGCAGAGATGGCAAAGGATGCAGGGAGTAAAAAGGGAAAACATAATGGTGAGTTAATAAGACCAGTTGAGGTGACGATTGATCCAGAATTTAATGATAAAGTAGAAGAGAAGGCATTGATGGATGCCCAGAACGCGAAATTTACACAGAATGAAGATTTGCGACAAATGCTTATTGCAACGAAGAATGCTAAATTGGTTCACTGCAAAAAATGTAAAGAAGGTAAATTATCAGAGAGTTTGATTTTCTTGAGAGATAGACTGAAAAAAGTATAAATAGAATAAAACAATTAAAAATAATAGAATAATATAAGAATGAAATTGACAAAAACGAGTCGATTATTAATGAAATTTTTTATAGAAAATAAGTGCATAAATCATTCCCCTCCAACAAAGAAAACGAATCATATATTGTTAAAATTATACAATGAATTGAAAACGGCCAATGCATTTTTTCAGAAAAAGAAGAGAGACCTCGGTGATGGGTTTTATAAATTGGCTGTTAATAAGATAACGACGACTCATCAAATTCCGAGACCGAGTCAGTTTAATTCGAGCAGTTTTCCAGTAGAAGTTAGACGCCAGATTGACACTGCAATAACATATGAATTATCATATACTTTTTCTCTCTATGATAGAGAAATAACAGTTAGATTTATGGTTGAAGAAACGAATCCCGAGCTATCTTTGCATGTATACAATGAGTATGTGGATAAGATATTAGTTTGGCTATTTATAGTAAACGAATATGCGGCTAAGCGATGCTCTAAAATATTAAATATTTTTATTTATATGACTTCATTAAAAAAGACACTTCCGAATACGAATATGGCAATTCTAGATCAAATAAATGTGAATACTGCGTTTACCTATACGTGTCCAGCGGAAAGTGAGATTGTTGTATTTAGAAAGGAGGAGTGGTTGAAAGTATTGATACACGAAACGTTTCATAATTTTGCGTTGGATTTTTCTGATATGAATATGACTGTATGTAATGAAAAGATTCTATCGATATTTAAAGTGGATTCTGAAGTTAATTTATTTGAATCGTATACTGAGTTTTGGGCAGAGATAATGAATGCAGTATTTTGCAGTTTTTATTTGTTGGATAATCGAGAGAACGAATCGGATTTTTTCTCGAACTTTGAGTTTTTTATAAATTTTGAGCGGACATATAGTTTTTTTCAAATGGTTAAAACGCTGAAATTTATGGGAATGCGTTACAAAGATTTATATTCGAAGACACGTGATTCTGTTATTTTAAGACAAACAATGTATAAAGAGAAAAGCAATGTATTAGCATATTATATTATAACTCTTGTATTAATGAATAATTATCAAGGATTTTTGTCATGGTGTGACACCAATAATTTTTCTCTCTTGCAATTCAAAAAGACGCCTGGAAATTTGAATTCATTTTGTGAATTTATAGAGAAAAATTACAAGAGTAAATCAATGTTGACTGGGTCTAATTGTATGGAAACATTCTTGACTGAATTTGAAAAATCGAAGACACGACGGAATGCTGAATTTTTAATGAAGAATATGCGTATGTCTATTTGTGAGCTAGGATAAAGTAATATTATTATAAATAATAAATCATTTATTTATAATACAAAAAATACAAATACAAATTTCCCGTAAATAAATCATCGTTTTGTCCTTTTATTGCGTGTCTTTAAATGCTTTTTGGAACTCTTTTTGGAACTCTTTTTGGAACTCTTTTTATTGCGTATTTTTCTGGCTTTCCGGGTTCTTTTGCCAAACGCGATCCCTTCAAAGTCGGGATGACCCAGGGTTTCAAATTTACCGTCTGGCGATCGTGGCATAGCAGGAAACGTTTTACCTTCTAAATTTTTGTTTTCCAAACTATGAAGCTGAAAAATATCTTCATCATTTAAATTAATAACAGGGGCACGTGGTTCGCTTGATTGTGAATTATCAACATTAATATTTGTTAATGGGTTTAGATACGGAATAATTCTTGAATCTAAAGGATGAGGTTTAAGATAAGATTCTGTACTACGAGGCGAACTCTTAGCACTTTTATATTCTGAGATACGCGGGGTACCTATACTTTTGTATGCTGAATTGCGTGGACTGCCTCGTTCCATTCTATCAAGTTCACTAGTTGTCGTGTGTTCACCACCTCGTTTAGTATACCTTTTTGGCATTGATATATATTTATAAATATTATTTATTTTCTAGACTTTTGATGAATTGTGCAATAATCGGAAAATATGGTGGGTACTTTTGTGCATTTTTTACCACTCTTGGTTAATCCACAACAAACGTATCTATATGTACCGTTTCCTTTTGATATCTTATTTGCCTTCCATTCTCTTGATGCCTCGTCAAAATCAATGATAGATTCTTTTGTTTTGCTTCTTGTCTGCATTGTCGTATCTATTTACAATGTGCAAATAAGACAGTCAATTTTAATTAAAATTGATTTTGTAAAGATAGATGGATGAAACTACAAATTGAATGAACGATGGGATTGTGCAATTCTACATATAAGAAAAAAATAGGAAATTCATATTTACTTGAACTTCAACAAATGTTGATTAAACTAGATATTATGAATAATAAAATGTTACTCGAAGTCGAAAAACTGAATAATATGATATATGGTTATGATCAATATTTTAATTATGAGATGCATAAAGATGACTTTACTCAAGTTACAACTAGGATGGAAATAATACTCCAACAGTTTCAGTATAAAAATAGGGAAATATTATCGACATTGAATACTAAACCCGAAAAATTCTGGATATATCATATTGATTTTTGTAAGAAAAAATGTGAAAAAATGCACCAATTTGATATAAGATTAGAAAAATTATGTGAAAATCCAGTAAAATTAAAAAATTATGATTTATATAATGAAATAGATGATTTCAACCGATCAATGTCATTACCCGCATTCCAATATAAAAATATTAGACCAAAATTGAGCGAATTATTGACTTATATAAAATAATAATCAACCCTTCGGTATTTTACTTATACAAAAAAAATTGAAAATAGTAATTAGTCTTAAAAGAACCGCAACCTAAAATGGGAATCCGCTATTTAAACAGTTATTTAAAGGATAAGTGCACAAATTCAATAAATTGTTTGCCATTAGCTAATTTATCTGGAAAAAAGATAGCGGTCGATATTAGTATTTATATATACAAATATTTGGGTGGGGACGAGTTGATAGAGAATATATATTTAATGCTAGCAACACTGCGTTATTATAATATTACGCCAATATTTATATTTGACGGTAAAGCCCCGAATGAAAAAAAGGAATTGCTGAAAATACGACGAAATGAAAAGAAGGAGGCCGAAGCAGAATATACAAAATTGAAAACGAGATTTGAAACATCTGAAAATATGGATGATGATACTCGTGAAGAATTGATATCAACTATGGAATCATTGAAGAAGAAATTTGTATGCATAACAAAGGATGATTTGAAAATAGTGAAAGAATTAATTACATTATATGGGTTTTCATATTACGAGGCAAAAGGTGAGGCTGATGTTTTATGTTCGTTATTGGTTTTAAAGAAGAAGGTATGGGCTTGTTTGAGCGAAGATATGGATATGTTTGTTTATGGATGTAAACGCGTATTAAGATATTTGAGTTTGTTGAATCATACGGTTGTACTATATAACACGAAAAGCATATTGGAAGAACTCGATCTTAGTATGAAAGAATTTCGAGAGATTTGCGTTTTGTCTGGAACGGATTATAATACAGCATCAATGTCTGATCATTGCTTGCAAAAAACGCTGAAATGGCATAGAAAATATTGCAAATTAGTAACAAAACCGGAAGATGAATTCTATGATTGGTTGAAAGAAAATTCGGATTACGTTGAATGCGAACAAACATTTAAAAATATATACAATATGTTTGATTTATCTAATAATGACGAATATTCAAAAATAATTGAAAAAATAAAAATTGGTTCAGAACCAATACGAAAAAAGGAAATAAGATATATATTGGAACAAGATGGATTTATGTTTACTCGTTAAAATAAATAGACGTTCTTTTTTTAATTTAAAAAAATTATGATATTATATTTTATATGAGTAAACCAAAATTGTTTGATTTAAACCTTAAAAAGTATTCTAAACGAGTACTTAAAGAAAATATATATGCACTTGACTTAATAACAATATTAAATACACAGATAATTAATGAGAAATTTGCCGTTAATTATATTCTTAATAAAAATTTTCAATTGACCGAAGAGGAAGAAAATATTACCATAGAATATGTATTGGAAAAACAACCGCATTTGGATAAAAATAAATTGTTTCGATTACATATAATGGGTCCCGATGATTGCGAATATCCTAATTTTCAGAAATTTGCGGATGTATCAAAATAATATAAGTATTTCACACATTTCAACTTTATAAAATATATAATTTTTTATATATTTTATTTTTTACAGTTTATTTTTACAATTTATTTTTACAATTTATTTTTACAGTTTATTTTTACAGTTTATTTTTTATCAATTATTATTTATTTAAGCAGTGGCAGTCTCAACCTCAGCCTTCACCGTCTTGGAAAAATGATGGCTCATATACTTCTGGAGGTTGAAGTAGGTAAGCTCGTCACTTTTCTTCAGCTTAAGAAGAGCAGCTAGCTTATCATCAGGGTTAATCTTGCGTCCGTTGGTCTCGTCCTGCAACTTGTTGGTGCGGATATAAGTGTTGATATCGCGAGTAACAGCAGTGCGAGCCATCTCAGCACCCTTGCTCTTGCCTAGGAAAAGAGCAAGCTCATCACTGATGCGAGTAGGCTTAACAAAACCAGACGGGGCACGGTTACCAGCCTTACGCTTACGCTTGGAGGATTGCTTCTGGGCGGTCTTCAACTCGCGAGTCCACCTCTTCTCCAAATTGCGGTACTCGGTCTTAAGAGAGGAAATAAGAGCACCTAGCTGACCAAGCTTGGCCAAAAACTCATTCGATTGATCAACAAGGGAAGAGTCGCCCTCGACTGGGGCATCAACAGGTGCCTCCTCAGTAACAACAGGAGCAACCTCAACAGGAGCAGGGGTCTCAACAACAGCCTTGACCTTCTTGGTCTTAGGAGCCTTGACTGGGGCAGAAGCCTCAGATACAACATTAACAGGAGCGGGAGAGGGAGCGGAAGCTGATTCAACAGGAGTGGTAGTCTTAGTTCTTGCCATTTATATTCTATATATAGAGTATCTTTTTAAGTGATTTAACGCATAATATATATTTTGTTATGATAAAGGTAACAGATATTAACGATCCAAAGAATATTAAAAATAGGAGACCGATTGAAAAAGCCAAGGAAGCGTTGTAGCGGCGTTTTGATTGACTAAAGTTAATGCACCTAGTACGTAGTATGCTCCTAAAGATTTGCTATCCTTGTCAATTCCACTATTGACGAATTTATCCAAAAGAGGATAAATCAATTTTCTAATATTGTCTATATTTGATTCATTTATAATGTGATTAACATTAATACCTCTAAAAGGATCTCCGTTTGGTGGACAAATATTTCTTTTGGTCTCTAAAGTTAATTGTGCTCTGTAATCCCAAATATCGTGCAACTCTCTCACAAATTTCAAGACTTGTTGACGATTCAGTGAGAGAAACCAAGCTGGGTCACTGTAATTTCCTAAACTATCTATTTGCTGAAATATATCTAATATTTTCAGTTCGATACTTTTTTGATTTGAAATATCGTTGTTTATATCTCGAATATCAATATCAATATGTATTTTTAATAATTTGCTTAATCTTATCAGTTTCCGTATATTGCTTATCACATCATCCGGTATTAAATTTCTATTGTACGGATTTTTTACATTTTTTCCCGACTTAATTATTAAATTGTAGAGAGAAATAATGTCAAAACCATATATAAACCCATCTATATCTTTGTAGCTAAAAAATTGCGAAAAGGAGAGATCATCCATATTTTCAATGGTTAGAAAATCAGATGTATTTGTACACAATCCGCGGTTTAAGAATGCGGGACCGTGGCATTTATTATAATTTCGTTGAATTTTTCCTCTAAATATTTTTTGGATTTTTACAATGCTATTTGACAGTTTTAAAAAGACGAATAATCGAACAATTAATTGGTTTTTATTACCAGATATTTTAAGCTTGTGATGTTTTGCAAATGCTTTCAACTGTTGCACATTGTAATTTGTAGTTGTTATCGTTGAAAATTCAGAGAACTTTGGCGTTACAATGTTATCGTCTGATATTTTTTCTAGTTTTTTACTAGGTGTCATTGTTATTTCACATCGCTTTTCTATTAATTCAAGATAATCTTCAATTGATGACGATTTCTTTATTATTTGATTATTATCTTTGGTACTCAACGACATTGTTTTATACTATATATATATAAATCTTTTTGAACCTTTTTATTTAAATAATATATAAAAAGTAACTGCATTTACCTGCTAGTTACTAGAGGTTTTCAAGACGATTTATAATTATAAAAAAAATTGATTTAAAGATACACTGTATATATAACTCATACAAAGCAATATGGCAGACACGATCGTTGACGGCACTCTATTTAACTCAAAGCAAATCAGATATTCATCGCCAAAGGCAAATGCTTCTGGTGGAAAGAGTATTAATATTTTGAACAAGGAAACCAGTTCGGGTCTACGTATTTCAACCCCACTTATGTTGACGTGGGGTGCATCTGATTTTGTGGATCCGCAAACAGGAAAGGGGAATGGAAAGTTTGAAATGTCGTTGCAGTTTCCGAGCGACGAATACAAGACGGACGATTCTAGTGCGTTTTTAAAGAATATGCAAGAATTGGAGGCGAAGATCAAGGAAGATGCCTTGACGCATTCGAAGGAGTGGTTCGGTAAGGTGCATAAGAATGCAGAGGTAGTTGATGCACTTTATACACCAATGCTAAAGTGGTCAAAGGATAAGGCAACCGGCGAGCCAGATTTCAATCGTCCTCCGTCGATGCGTGTAAAGATTCCGATGTGGGAAGGTGCGTGGAAGTGCGAGGTGTATGATGAAGACGGTGAAAAGCTCTTTCCTAGTCAGACAAACTCGATTTTGACGCCGATCGAATTGATTCAGAAGGGTACACAGGTAATGGCACTGGTACAATGCGGCGGCATCTGGTTTGCTAATGGTAAGTTTGGAGTTACTTGGAAGCTTATTCAGGTAGTGGTACAAAAGCCGAGAGCTTCACTGAGCGGTCAGTGTTTTATCAAGCTGAAGTCAGGTGACAAGGAAAAGTTGAAGTCGACGCCTGCTCCGGTTGCAGATATTATTGATGATGACGATGATCGAGTTGTTAACTCGACAGAAGTCGAGGATTCAGATGGGGAAGACGAAGCCCCAGTCGTAGAGCAAGTATCTGTTCCAGTGCCAGTCGTAGTACCAGAGCCGGAGCAATCTGTAGAAGAACCGAAAAAGAAGAAGGTAGTCAAGAAGAAGCCTCTTGCATCAGAAGCATAAAATTAGAATAAATGATAAAAATAGTTAGAATAGAATATAGATAATTATTTATTATATTTTTTACAATAAATAATACAAATACTTTTTTAAAAGTTAACCGTCAATAACACTAATTGGACCAGGGTATTTAAGTGTCTCTCCCTTACGTGCATCTCTCAAATTTAAAGCAGGGTTAGTTGTAAGTGATCCTCTTAAAACACGTACTTTTGATTCATCTTCTAATGGTCGACACGCAGGATCCCATAAGGTATAAAATTGTATATTCAATAGAAAACCAAGAAAACATATTTGACTCAACCATAATTTTTTTTCTCTAACGGATATTAAAATGGCTTCTATAACCTTCATAATATTTGCTTTAAGTATGCCTGAAACACTGCAAACACCATAACTAATAGCCGGAGGTTTATTATTGAGCCATACATCAACCGAACCCAAAAATTTTCGACAAAAACTTTCTTCCATAAAATTACTCTCGTTACGGTGTAAATTGAGAGTTTCTTGATATTCGTCTTTGTCGCCTCCTACATATCCATCCATAGATTTTTCTGTTTCAGTTAACCAATTTTTAAATTCTCCATAATCTACAACTGGTTTTGGAACAGCACCTGGAACTTGCAATTGAAGCCCATTGAACATTAGAAATAGGAATAGAAGCAATCCTTCGTGAACTCTGTAAGACTTTAAATCTGTATCAGATGGGGCTAATTCATAATATCGATCCGCCGTGTTTTTTGTCATCAATTTTTGAACCCATACTCTGTCATCCTTTAATAATTTGAGATAATCTTTTTGCCATTGATCATCAAAACTTAAATTTTTATTATTATCGAGCCATAACTTTCTAAAATTAGCCCTTAATTGTATCCTAATTAGACGATTCAATTCCATTAAATCGCAAACATTACAAGGTTGTGCTGCATCATTTTCTGGATTAAGTTTTTCATATAATAAATAATATGAATTACCTACCAGTGCAATTTCAACTTCCGATGACGATAACGCATACCAACGACCGAGTATATCAAAATCTGGACCACTCATTGGGGATGATGGTCCCGGTTCTCCCATTGACATTTGCATAAAAATACAATTCTCTATGTAATTCTCGAAAGCTAAGAGAAGTTGTGCTCGTTTTCTAGAAATGCTCGCTTTCGACAATCCAGATAATAATACATCAAAATAATTTCTTTGTTTTTTACGACTATTCTCGATAAAAGAAAATGTCCCAACTTGAATCGTCTCTGTAATTTTATTTCTATCAGAAATATCGCCATCGTGTCCGTGTCCACTAAAATAGCATACCATAGATGATGTTGTATAATTGAGTGTAGGATAACGTTGGATAGCCTCTGCGTGTAAACCCGTTAATAATGTTTCAATATTGTCATCGCTTAAACCAAATTTAAGAGTGCCTTCTTTTGGAATAATTCCCGGTTCAACAGCAAGAGCTTCTGCATGATCATCATGTTCTGGTTCAGCTGAAGCAGCAGCTGGAGCAGCAGGAACATCTGGATCAAGATCTGGATCTTCAGAAGCGGCTGAAGCTTTTGATAAACCTGGCACAAAAAAAGTGGCCCCGCGGCCAGATGCCGGTTTACTTGCAATATGCGTGAAGGATTGTCTAACAAACTGAGGATCGTTAAAATCGTTATAAGTTAAAGGCATAGCTATAGCTCCACCCTTTTGCAACGGAATCGTTTCATTCTTTGTTGTCTCGACGTATGTATGCCTTCTCGTTTTTCTACCACTTCTCTTTGATAATTTAATTGTACTTTTATGTGCCATATAAACTATAATATATCTATATATTTATTCACAAAAATGTAACTTAAAAATGACATCGCCTCTTTCTTCCAAATTATAAATATCATTTTCATTTATTTTTGATATACCCGCTCCCTTGAAAACATACTTTTGAACACGTATCAATTTTAGCTCAGCTAAAGGTATGTCAAACCTATTCACTCCTAAATTGAATGATATAAATTTTTCTTCAAAGAGAGAAAAAGTAAATGAAATAGGCAAAGATATAATTATATTGTTATTTTCATCGATAGTAATATTTTCTGGCAACTCGGGTATACATTTTACGATGACAGTATCATTTTCGTTTGTACCATCAAAATATAATTCACTGTGCCACAATGGCACAAAATATAAAACCCCGTTTAGTTCCAATTTATAAACATTATTTAAAAACATATCATCTATACTAGGATTTAATACGTAAATCTGCACATCTGCATATTTCTCCACTATAATCTCTTTAATCTTTTCTAAAATTTCATCGCTAATATATAATATATTTTTATACTTGAAGAGAAAATTGTATACGGCAAGGGTTTTATCTTTATCGAGCTCTTCAAACAGCTTCAATGTTATATTTTTATAACCCTTTACAATGTCCTTTATGAATGTCGAGAGAAACTCATTATATTTTCCCTTTAATAATCCATCTAAAAAAAGATTTAAAATATTTACATAACACGGATTTATATCCCTTTCACAATTTTCTGAAGAATCTAGGTTACTAATTTCTCTCGACAAATACTGATATGCTTCATTTATCTGTTTAAATTTTTCGGTTGATTCTACAGTGTTCCCTCTTTTATCCGGGTGATTCTGCAAAGCCATTTTATGATACCTTTTTTTTAAATATTCTGGTGTAATATTATTTATTGCAACGTCAATTTCTAATATTTCATAAGCTATTTTACAATCCATTATTTGTATATTTTGTTTTAAATTTTCTAAGTATTGATTTTATTTATCTATATTTTGTAATCGTGTATAATTGAAACCAAGAAAAATAAATAGTTTTCAAGGTGATAAATTGGACGGTAATTATTATTATAATATTGAAAAAAACTATATGTTTTAATTAACATCTCAGATGTCTTTTCATTTTTAATGTGATTTTTTTGAATTAGGGTTGAAATAATGTACCATATACAATCTGTGATGTCTAAATTGTAAATAAAAATGTCATATAAAAGATCACGGAACTTTAAAAATTTTGTTTCATTGATATTTATCATAGCATCCAATATTTTATCGCAGATTATTTTATATGGCATCATTAATTCAGTAACAGATGAATGCAAATTTTTTATATTAGTTATGTTTTCTAATTTGATATTTAATTTATTTTTAAGGCATTTATTATACATTGTCTTTGTTGGTCTTGGTATATTAATAACTTCACAACAATTCAAAATATTGTCAGGAACAAAACTGAGCTCCTCTGTAATTAATATAAATTTTAAATCAATAGATAAAGCATTATTTTTCTGCATATAACTATAAAAATTATCCAGTAATTCACTGTGAATTTCATTAAAATATTTACAAAGGATAATACCCGATTTATCCGTTTTTGCCGAGACAATGTCTACAATCTGCGAATATATTTCGTGCCATAACAACTTTGAATTGCAACCTAATAATGAAAGGTCTACCTCATAATGAATATCGCTTATTTTAAAGTAATATTGCTGTTTATTATAAGTAACACTAATTTTTTTTTCGTATTTTAAATCGGTGTTGCTGTATTTACGTATCGATTTTAAAACTTGGGTATATTTACCGACACCATTTGGACCATAAAAAATGAGGTTTTTTAAATTGCACAATTTACTAGGAAATTTTTTATAGATTTTCTCTAATTTTGGATGCAAATTATGTTTTACATTTATATACTCTTCAAAATGGGTTTCGAGGAATTTCATTATATAACCTATTTGAGAATCTTTATTCTATTTTATTACTTATTTAATTGTGTTCAAATGAAAACAAGTAAAACCTATTATACGGTATTTGATTCGAGGTTAAAAGGTTAAAAGGTTAAATAGTATAAAAAGATATTACAAATTATTATAGTCATTAGATATTATAATGAATATAGTTAAAAGAATAGATCAATATAATAAAAATTATGTATATTTTTGCGAACCTATAAAAAATAATGTGATGAATGATGGTAATTTTATTAGAATAATATATTCTAATCCAATATTTTTAATGAATGGTATTAATTTATTAGTAACATTGTATGATATAAATGTTGAAAAATATTACAACAAATACAAATGTACATTTAACACAATATCGCATAAAGATATTATTGATAATTTAAGAAATATAGAAGAAGATTTGTTGAAAAAATGTAATATAAAAAATAAAGCACCTCAATACAAAATCAATGAGCAAATAAAAAATGGTAATTTTAAATTTTATTTGGATAATTCTGAAAAATTAATAAATGGAAATTTTATGTTAAAAATATCAGGAATATGGGAAACGGACAATCAATATGGCTTAACATATAAATTTTTAAAAGCAAATAATCCATAATTATCCATCTGTTGTAAAGTAATTTAAAATAATATTAAGAGAAATGACTGTTATTATATTAAACACGGCTACAATATAAATAATACCACTGAGATTACTGTCAATAGTACCTGATTTTATAAATGCAGGCTTACGCGTACCTAGAAAAAAAATGAATAATTGCAATAATATCAGTAAAATAGAGATATTTGTAAATGTATAGTAACTAGGTGACACGTAGCCATTAATAATTTTATCTTTATTTGTTATTAATAAATATAATATGAATGAAATTATACCAAGTAATAAAACAAATGGGAATGATGTTGTTATTAATGATAATAATATAGTTAAAATACCGTCGTTATTTGATTTATTATTATACATCATTGTAACAGCTAATAATAGAATAGCAATACCTATAAAACTGTACCCTATAACAGATCCAAAAAAACCAAATTTTGACCCCGTAATAAGTGCAATAATTAATAGAAATATCCCTATTATCATACCTGAAGATATAAATGATTTAAATGTATCACTTAGAATCGTATTTGGAAGAACAACTCTTTGAGCTTGAGCATCCATAATCTATATTATTTAACAAGAATATTATTTAACAAGAATATTTTTAACAAGAATATTTTTAACAAGAATATTTTTTATAATTATAGGATTCAATAATTTATTTTTAATTGTCTTTTTTGTTTTTTAAATTATCAATTTGGCATTGTAGATCTTTTATTTTTAACAGTAACAATGGAACTAATTCAATGTAATTTACCGCTTTATGTGTTTCAATATCACAATTTATTTCAGTGACTAGATTTGGGAAATATTCTTCTAATTCTTGAGCAATAAAACCAAAATGCTTTTTTTTTTCAGAATCGGATTTAAAAGTATATTGTTTAGGTGTTAACTTAAGTAGATTATCTGATAAAGATGTAGATATGTCAACTACGTTTTCTTTTAATTTTATATCAGATGGATTATGTATAGAACCATAAATAACTAAATCTTTTGGTGCAAGTATGCTGGAATTGGGATTTGTTGGTGTAATATAAGTTTGATTGTCGATTGTTTTAGTTGTAATTAACGAAGTTGGAGAAGTTGAGTTGGGGAAAAATTTAACAAATGGACTATTTGCTTGTTTTCCATTGTAATAATTAAAACTTTGTGACATATATATATATTAATAATAAAGTCTAGTTTTTATTATTATTTACGCTTAAGATAAAAACAAAAAAAAATAAAATTTTATAATAATATATGAGCCGTTTTCAAACAAATACAGCTTATCCACTAATCCCAAACTTGAATGAATATATGATTGAGCAAAGGGTGGTAAGTGTCCATTCTGAAGATCGTAATGTTACTAAATATCCAAGCTCTAGTGATTTTGAATTAGAGTTACCAGATGATTATGTCAATGTTTCTACAGTAAAATTGGGCAATTATACTTTTCCTGCAAATTACAATACATTTTCACTTGCTCAAGGAAATACAGCAATGTCATTTACAATTAATCAGCCATATAATCCAGCAGATAACAATTTTTATGATCCTCTTTTAAATGCTATTTATGAAGCATTATATGCTCATATTAATCAAAATTTTATAATAACAATCTCAGAAGGATTTTATAATCCAACTGAAATGTCGAATGAGTTGACTGGTAAATTTAATGAAATTGTCACTATATATATTTATAATTTTATCTCGACAAATTATCCTGAATTATTACAAGAATTCGTAGCTGGTGGAGGGTATACACAATTTAAAATTGTTTATAATACCGTAACTCAAAAATTATGGTTCGGAAATAAAAGCTCTGGATTTATTTTGACCAATGATTCTGAATTGTATCTATTAAAACAAGAGATACAGAATATACAATGTTTACAAAAAACATTACCTGATTTTTCGGATTGGGGATTACCAGTATATCTTGGATTTAGTAGATGTCCAGTAAAGGCGTCACCAAATTTAATGCCTGGTATATATCCACGTTTTTATTATGGTGATGTCATCACACCTGGAGATAATGGCTATTGGTTATTGCCAGACGCAAATTATCAAACAACAACCGTTTATTATTTAGAGGCTCCTGCTAAAATCAATTTAATGGGAAATGCTTATTTTTATATGGAAATATCAGGATTTAACTGCATTGATGAAACATCGCCTAATAATTTTAGTACATTTACACAGACAACAAATGAAACAAATGGTATACACAATTCAGCATTTGCAAAAATAGCAGTTACGACTACTCCGATATCACAGTGGTTTGATAGCAATACAGAAAGCATAAAGATATTTAATCCCCCTGCGGAGAGAATCCGTAGAATTAAAATAAAACTACGATATCATAATGGTGCGACGGTCGACTTTGGAAAATTCAACTATTCTTTTGACCTTATATTTCAAGTATATAGACCTCAAATTTTAAGATCATTTATGACATATAATCCAACATCAAGCTCGATTAGTGGTGGACAGGGTCCAGTTTCAACTAAATAAAATCTTTATATTCGAATTTTATATTGGTCGACAATCCAATTTTTCAGTAATTCAATGTTGCCGTTTTTATAATCACCTTTAAACCCATTTAATTTGTAAAAAATAGGATTCTTCATCTTAGGCGTCTTGTAAAATAAATAATCTCCGTAATTTCCATTTCTTATGCTAATATTAGTAGTTATTTCTCTAATAATATTGGGACCCTTTTTAACAGGCTTACCGTCTACTTCGTCTTTCATTAATACAGCCAATACATCTTCTATTTTTATATTTTCAATAGGTCTGTTCCCAAAACAAGATAGTGATTTTTTATTTCCCCCCCAACTTGCATAAGTTCCGTATTTACCTTTTTTTATAAAAAGGTCCTCACCGTGGTATTTACCAATAGGTGGCGTTTTTTGCATTTCTTTGTCGACGATTTCTTCTAATTTATAATTTCCATTTTCCAGTAGAGAAATATCTAAGTCCTTTTTAACCGGTTTAAATTGAATCAGCTCATTTCCAGATGAATCATAACCAGTTACACATTTAATAACCGGACCATATTTTCCTATAATATAACTATGTGTTTCATCAATGACAATTTCGTGTTTTTTTTCAGTCTTTAACAAATCACACGAAGCCGTTATGTCAGACAAGCAAATCTTACATAAGTCTGACCATTCCTTCTCTCCCTTTGATACGTTATCTAAATCATCTTCCATTAGTTTTGTATAATCATAGTTAAAAATGGATTTAAAATACTTGTCAAGAAATTCCATCACAATAATACCTAATTGTTGAATAACTAATTTATTTTTTTCATTTCCAAACTCTCTTGTTACCTTTTTCTCAGTGATAGTATCATCTTCCAGCTCAAAATCAATACACTCGATTTTTTTCCCTTCTATGTTTTCTTTTTTAACATAACCGCGTTCTTGAATTTTATCAACCAAACTCGAAAAAGTGGATGGCCTACCTATTCCATTTTCTTCGAGTAAATGTACCAATTTTGCTTCTGTATAATGCTGTTTTGTATCTGTTAATTTTAGCTCGCAATTAATTTTTTTATAATCATAACAAACCATTTGTTTAATTGTTTGCAAATACTGATATTCGACATTTTTTTCATTGAATTTATTTTTTACAATTTTCCAACCAGGAAAATGTACAATCTCAGAAGAAGCAGCATATTTTGATTCGAATGGTGCTGTAATTGTTGCTGTTATCTGAAAAAATTCCGAAGGAGACATACAACTTTCGAGAGAAGTCTCCCAAATCAATCTGTATAACTTTTTCTCTCGAGGACCTATTTTGTCATCAAGGGTTTTAATTGAAATTTTGGTAGGGCGAATAGCCTCGTGTGCTTCTTGTGCTAACACAGGTTTGTTAGTTTCTATTGTACTCTTTTTCTTCTTATTAGAACCAGAACCCTTGACAGAATTATTCATTTCTGTTGTATTTATCAGCATATTTACTTCTGGATGAACATATTTTTCATTCAAAAATTCTTTGACTATATATTCCTTTACATTATCAATAAATTCTTTACTGTATTTTTTAGAATCGGTTCTCATATAAGTGATATATCCTTCTTCATATAATGTCTGACACAGTCGCATTGTTTCTTTGGGAGAAAGATGCAACTCATTGCTTGCTAATTGTTGTATTCTGGAAGTTGTTAATGGTTCAGGTTGCGTTTTATATATCTTTTTAGGCTTTGTACAAGAATATATATGATCAAAATTAACAGATTCTTCTAAAAAATCGAGCATCCTATTTTCACAATCGTATTGCTTGTTTAGTTCAAAGGGAATGCATTTATTTGTAAAATATCCTATTGTATTGTATACACGTTTACCGGGTGAATTTTTTATATCATTGTTATTATCGTATATCAATTTAAGGGCAGGTGTTTGACAACGCCCTGCACTCAAACTATGTTCAGCATTTTTGGCTATATATTTCCACAATATAGGTGAGATGGTAAATCCAACTAATAGATCTAAAATTTGACGTGCCTGTTGAGAATGTACAATATTCATATTAATTATTACAGGGTTCGCGATTGCCCTTTGAATAGCGGTCTCTGTTATTTCATTGAAAATAATGCGTTTTGTTTTATTAACTGGTAAATCAAAAAGCATACAAATATGCCACGCAATTGCTTCTCCTTCGCGATCGTCATCCGTTGCAAGTATAATCTCATCTGCATCGGAAATATCCTTACGCATAAATTCAATGTGCTTCTTCTTTTTTTCGTCGCTTACAATTTGATAAGTTGGAATAAATCCATTCTCAATATCAATATTCTTGAGAGAACCCAACTCTCTTAAATGCCCAAAACTTGCAATCACTTTATAACCTGGACCTAAATACTCTTCTATTTTTCTACATTTAGCCGGAGATTCTACAATGACAACAGTTTTATATGTATGTTTAATTAATTTAGATGACATAATTAAATATATTTATTAAAATATATTTAAGCGTTTTACTAACCGTCTTTATATTATTAGTCTAGTAAAATATATAAAAATAAATAGTTTGTATATAAAATGACGGATAAAGAATTTATTGAACCGAGTAAACTGAGCTATACTATATACACTAAGAGCGGGTGTCCAAATTGCACAAAAGTAAAGAAGTTACTTGATACTATTCCAAATACTTATATTGTGGATTGCGATGATTATTTAATTGAAGATAAGCCTGCATTTTTAGAATTTATTAAAAATAAAGCATATAGAGAATGGAAAACATTTCCTATTGTTTTTTATCGTGGGGATTTTATCGGTGGTTTAACCGAGACACAGGCATATAAGGAAAAACAGGACGCATTTGATAATAGTGAATTATAATCACGGATTTGATCGACTTTCTTTGTATTGTTTCCAATTAATATTAATTGGCTCAATAGTCTTTTCAACAGGAATGTCATTGATCTCATTTAATTTTTCCGCTTTTCTTAGAGCACTATCAATATATAATTCTTTTAATAGTTTACCTACAACAAAAGATCCCTCGTGTTGATCGAGCTGTCCTTCTTCGATTTCTCTCAGTACATCTAAAAATTTGAATAATATTTTTAGGTCTATTTCATCTTTTCTCACTTTATTAAAAATATCGGTATAATAAGTAAATAAAAATTGGCATTCTGTCATTGCATCGTTTACAATAGCCTCTTGATTGTTGTTATGTTTAGATTTCAAGAAAATAAGACTATTTATGTCAGACCTTAATTGATAACTGTGTTTCAGTTCGCGTATTAACCCGGTTTGATCTTCAACGTCATTCGCCTTAATCATTTTTTGCAATTGAAGTCTTGAGTTGTTATCCATATTTATTATTTAAGAAACTTTTTTTTAAATATTAACTAACCTATTATTAAATTTATTTATTATTTTATAATATTATATTATAATGCCTTTGCCAGCACCTACGTATTTACCGCCTCCGCCAGGAAGTAATGGTACCCCAAGCGGGAATGCTATTGCTACACAAAATAATATGGTTAATAAGCAGACAAATTTAATAAATGCATTGAATGGAGGGAAACTTCGCAGGAAGTATGGTCGCAAAAGAAAGGGAGGATCAAGCGGAAGTGGGAGCGGAAGCGGGAGTGGGAGTGGGAGTGGATTATCAATGGGGAGCGGAAGCGGAAGTGGGAGTGGATTAACAATGGGAAGCGGAAGTGGGAGCGGGAGCGGGATTAAAGGTGGCTCAAGTGGTAGCGGAAGCGGAAGCGGTAGTGGCAGTGGTACCATTCCTATTAATACAGTTCCTACAAACTATCCACAAACAATGGGTGGTGATCAAAGCACTGGAAATCAACAAATAAATATGTTACAATCAATGAATCAGGCAGATATTCAATCTAAATATGACGTTGTACCGCTTGTTAAAAGCGGTGGTAGGAAATCGAGGAAATCGAAGAAATTGAAGAAATCGAGGAAATCGAAGAAATCGAAGAAATCGAGGAAATCGAAGAAATCGAGAAAATAAAATTAGATAAGAATAATATAAAGATAATATAAATTATGCCAAAAATGATTGATTGGGTTAATTTTATTTATATAAATTTAGCTTTTATTGCATTAATTTGTTCAATGTATCTTTTTACATCACTAGCCGATATTAAAAAGAATTGGCAACAATACAGATGCAATCCAATGTTTATGCCTCTATCTGATAATATTAAAGATGATTTCAACTATTGTGTCCAAAATATGCAAACAAGTTATATGGGATATTTACTAGAACCACTTACATATATTACATCTAATTTAACTACAATGGGATCTCAATTTACAGATAGTCTTAATTTTATTCGTGTAATTATTAGTAATATAAGAACATTTGTTTCAAGCATAACTGAAAATATTTATGGTGTTTTTCTGAATCTGATAACAGAATTTCAGAAGATAACAATTGCTATAAAAGATTTAGTTGGTAAATTAATAGGTATAATGGTTGCATTATTATATATTTTAGATGGAAGTGTTAAAATGATGAATTCTGCATGGGCTGGTCCATCAGGACAAATGGTTAGAGCAATTGGACAGTGTTTTCATCCTGAAACCAAAATTAAACTACAATGTGGCAAAACTGTTTTTATGAAAGATTTAAATTTAGGAGATATTTTAAAAAATGGCAGCCGAGTAAATGTAATATTAAAATTAGATAATAAAGAAACAAAAACCGATTTTTTCATTATTCCAAATGGTATAGACGGAGAAAATATTTATGTTACAGGAAGTCATATGATATATTCTAAAGAATTAGAAAAATATATTGAAGTATCAAAATATCCCAATGCTATAAAACAGGATAAGGTTAAATCGGAATGGTTTAGCTCTCTTGTTACAAGTGACCATATAATTCAAATAGGCGAAAACATCTTTTATGATTGGGATGATGATTTGATTAAAGGTTAAAAGTTAATTCTTATAATTGACACGCAAAGAAGTATAACAATATACAGTTGCTATGCTTTATAATTATCAGAATATTATCCATTTACTATATATGAATAATATGAATAATATGGATGAAAGTGCGATTAAAATTAATAAATTGTATAATGATTTAACGTACTATGATTTGTACGGTGGATCAGTTATCATTTTTATAATATTGATCATCATTTTGTTTCTGGTATATTCATACACATCAATAATGGTAAATGTTCAAGAACTGAAAAACAATTGGACTGTTGAAAGATGCAACCCAAAGGTAATGCCATTTGCTGGTTTTATAAATAAACCAGAAGGATCAACAATGATAAAGTTTACAGAAGATAACTTTAATTATTGTATGCAAAATATATTGACATCTATTACGGGTACAGCTGTTGAACCGATTACATTTGTAACATCAGGGTTAACCTCTTTATTTGGAGACATAGCTGATTCTTTAAATTCTGTGAGAACTATTGTTTCGAATGTGAGAACAAGTATCTCAGCCATAGCAAAAGAAATAATGGGACGAATATTAAACATAATGGCCCCAATTCAGTTGATGATTATTTCATTTGTCGATTTAATGGGGAAAATTAAAGGTATTTTTACAGCGAGTATTTATACAAGTTTAGGTACTTATTATGCAATGAAATCATTATTAGGTGCTATATTAGAATTTGTTGTGATCATTTTGATGATACTGGCTGGTCTTATTGTTGGTTTATGGATATTGCCATTTACATGGCCTGCTGCAGTAACTGGAACAACCATTTTTCTTTCGATTAGTATTCCATTGTTAATAATTATAGATTTTATGAGTAGAGTTCTTCACATAAAAATAAACTCACCAATACCAGCATTACCTTCACCTGGTCACTGCTTTCATAAGGATACCAGCTTGCTAATGATGGATGGCAGTTATAAGACGATTGAAAATGTGGAAATAGGCGACACTCTTGCAAACAATAATGTGATAACGGCAAAACTTAAATTGGATGCTACCAATGTTGTGATGTACAAACTTGGTAATTTATTAGTAAGCGGAGAGCATCAAGTTAAATATAAAAATAAGTGGATCTGCGTTAAAAATCACCCCAATAGTTGGCCTATATTAGAATATACTGTTCCATATATATATTGCATAAATACAAGCTTAAAGACGATAATAATAGGTGAATTTGTTTTTTCTGATTGGGACGAGATATTTGAAGAAGAGGCAATGGAGTTGCTTTCACATTTAGATTCAAATCAAACATCAGATATTCATAAATTTTATGACGGCGGGTTTTATTTTGACACCAAAGTTGAATTAGAAAATGGTGAACCGAGAGAAATTAGCAAGTTGGAAATTGGTACAGTTTTAAAAGGGGGTTCTAGAGTGGATGGATTAGTTGAGATTTTGGGGGAAAATTTAGCACAAAGTAATGAAAAAATGAGTTATTGCGGAATAAATGTTAACCCCATTTTTCCAGAAAAGAAACTAGATTTAGAAAAAGCTACGGAATATAAAAAAAATGGAAAACTGTATCATTTAATTATTGATAAAAAGTTTTTTTTCGTTGGTAACACGAAATTTTATCATTATAATTCGTGCATAGAACTGTTTTTAGAAAAAGATAGAAGAAAATTATTATCTATGAAATATGTATAATATGCAATTAAATATTAGAGTTGAAATAATCATATTAATCATAGTATTATTTTTTATTTTATCAAGCCATATGTTGTGCTCTTGTGCACAGACTACTCCGCTAGAAGCATTTGGCAATCTTACTGAGGGGCTTATGTCTAAGGGATCTCCCACTGGTCCTGAAGCAAGAGTATTAAATGGTGGTGGTATGGGGTCTTTTTTAATGCCGACTATAAGAAAACCTGCTAACTCTGGCCCGCAAATCAGAGCCTTGACTGAAGGGTTTGTAGGTGCAAATATAAATAATGGCGAATCTGCTTTATTTAATGAACCGCCGGTAAGCACAGAATCGTGGTTTACACAGAATTTGACTTATACTCCTGGAAAGCCGGTTAGTCAAGGTATTCAGAATATACTCGATCGTCCCAAGCAACAAGTTCCGTTAGCCCCTAGTGAAATGTTGATGTTTAAGGACACACCATTTTCGCCAAGTTGCTGCCCTAACACTTTTTCAAATAGTATGGGCTGTGCGTGTATGACAGTAGATCAATATAATTATTTGATTGACCGTGGAGGAAATAATGTCCCTTATTCCGAGTATTAATATGAATATTAAGATTTAAAGCTAATTATATTTTATTAACTTATTATAACTAATAAAATATGAGTGAACTTGAAACACGACCATATGGATTTTTTAAAGTTGGAGATTTTTTAGATGAATGGATTTCTACAACTTATCCTGAATTACTAACCGAGATAGATACACTGAAAATGATTCGATCTGAAGAATTTAATAAAAAATATCAGAGTTTTATTTTATCTCAAAGCAGTGATGATCGAGCTGCCTTACGAAGGTATAATTGGCAGGTATACTATTCTGGTGGCGGAAAAAATGTCTGTATGTGCTATACATTATTAAATTGTTTGTCGATTGAATTTGCACATTTGAATGATGCTGATGATGATGATAAACAAAAAACAATTGTTGCACAGCAATTCCGACAAACTATTTTTAAAAATGCAGTAGACAATTCGCCCTTTTGGTGGGATAAACCAGCTTCCGATAAGCTTACAGCTATGAAAAGAGTAGAATCAACCGAAATGTTAGAGAATCCAGAATTACGTGCCTTTTGTGATTATTATGGTATAAATGCGTTAGTATTTGCAGTTTCTACATCTGGAACCACACCAAAAATGAAAACGAGTAAAACAGCTCCATCTTTGCAAACAGCTCCATCTTTGAAAATGCTTAGTGAGCTCATAGCCCTAAACGAAAGTAGTTATGAACCATATATACTAATATATAATGGTCCTGCCCACTTTGAGACACTCGGTGTTCGAACTTCAACAGACGGCCATTTCAATTTTACATTAACCAAAGAAGAAGCTGAAATGATTAATGGTACACATAATAAACCAGAATGCAATTACAGTGCTATTGTGGATGAGATAGGAATACAAGTTGATGGACGCCATGAGAACCGCATATTATTTCTTGGTGAAAATGGAAAAAACACTGTTACTGATCTTAAACTAGAAGACTGGTATATTTTAAAAGTATTTAACACATCATCTTCTTTTGGAAATATGAAATGTATTAGTTTGACTATTATGAAAAAAAAATATTTTGATGAACATTTTAAAATAAATGAAGATAATCTTCGTGTTAAATTTAAAAACTTAGATGAAGAATTGAAATCAATGTCTGGTTTTGAAACTATTACTGGAGAAAATTATTTAGTGCAAGTACCAATTAGCAAATTTGTTGGAAGCACATTTCAGTATCCATTAATTTTGATATCTGAACAGAGAACTACACCAGAATCACCTGAACCTGAATCTCGTACGCCAAGACTTGAACGAATCGGATCCGCCGTTACTACCCTTTCGTCAATCAGCAATAGAAGTTTGTTTTCGACTATATATTCTCTACGCGACTTATTTTTAGGAAAAAACCCTTTTACCGTTAAAAAGCAAGATCCTGCTTTTAGTTTTGACGATGATAATTTAACTCATATTGGTATTATACAAGATTATGATTATTCATTAAATGATTCAGACAATGATGACTTGGATAAAATTGAGAGCGACTCAGACAGCGACTCAGACAGCGACTCAATTGGGCCACTAGTAGTCAATTCAATAAATCTGCCACAAAAACCAGTAGATATAACAGAGGAACCAGTAAATATAACAAAGGCTGCGTTGAAAGAACTTCAAACTGTTGCTCAGGACCAATTAGATGTTTTGAATAAATTCAACTTATTTCTGGGTATGGATATAATTAAAGATGTTTCTTTTTTAAAAACAGCCACAGGATTATTATTAATTTGTAAAAGAGTATTTTTATTCTATGGTAATGGCCAAGGTAAAATTATTGAGGAATTACAACAAATTTTATCATCTAATGTTGTTCTAGAAGAAGAAAAAGGAGAAAAATCAGATAAATTACTAAATTCTATTATAACTAAAGTTCAACAAGAGTTTCCGAATGTGGAAATAGCAGATATTGTTATTAAGGGATTTCTACTTTTGTTTATGGAACCTAATAAAAACGTAGAAAAATTGTGCAAACTTTGTGGTATTGAATTATTAATTAACCAAATAGATAATTTAGTTAATATGGCAAAAACGTACAATATTATTGACGGAGATGGTAATGTTATAACTGATATAGATGACATTAGATGGTTAAAATTAGTAAAAGATAAAAAATTAAATAAAAAAATAACAGCACAATTATTAGACTATATTAAAAATTCGTTTCAAGAACACAATCCATTAACAGCATATCGCAAAGCAGCGGGTCAAGATTTAGATAGAAAAATGGAACATATTAAAAGTTTTTTACCATATGGAAGAGTATTACCCGATTTTTTAACATCATTTATGCACCCAGGTTTTCAGCAACAATTTGCTTTGAGTATTGATACACAAAGTATTTCAAGAGACTATTTGAGATTCAAAAAAGAAGAAGAATATATAGAAAGAATAAAAAATGCGGAAAATTCATTACTAGCTAGTGATACAGAAGAAAATCGAGATACTCTAGTTAAGGAAAGAGTTGAATTTGAAAAGTATAAAGCTACTCCTGAGTACAAAAAAGAAAAGCAAGAATTTGAAGAAGTTAAAAAGCTTTTTCAAACAATGGTTGAATGCACAGATTCACCCGCAACATATAGAATACCGAAAAAATTCGCAGGGTTTAATTTAACTCCTGTTTTAACAAAAGCGGAAGACGACCCCGAGGGAAATCAATACAATATATCAGCCAAAATTAATGTAATGTATGAGTATTCTCCTGTGTCATTTTCATCGACACTGACTGCGGCAACAAAAGCGTTTGAAGAATTTGATAAAACCGTCGACCAAGATACACGTTTATTAGATTTAACATCTAGTCAAAGATGGGAAACAATATTCTCAGAAACATTGCCCCCACTTGTTATTACCTATGGTTGTCTAAAAAGATTAAAAAATAGTAGAAGAGATGCTTTGGCTATATTTAAAGGTGGACCTGAAAATGCTGATTATAAAGAAATATGGGTTCAATTTGCAGCTCAATATAAACAACAACACGATGAAAAAGATCCTGATTATAGTCAGTTTTATGATGGTGATGGTACCTTAAAACCTGAATACGCTGATTTACAAGAATTACCAGATGGTGCTGTTTTAGCAGATGGTTCTGTTTTACCTTTACCCGAGATAGTTACATATAAATGGGATAAAAACCGAGGTGATTTTAAATATGATATTTTTCATATATCTCTAATATTAGTTTATGAAGGAAAAATTTATACATTGGGATACGGGTTTACAATAGATAGATCAAACGATAAAATACAAGAAATTTTAAAAAAAATAGAAACAGAAATCAAAAAAAAAATACCATCTTTAAGTAGAACACAATTATTTGGGGTTGGTACAATATATAGTTGTGATACGCTAGATTTACATGGTGATACATATAAATATATTGTTATTGATGTTGCTATGTTAACTAGTAAGTTTATAGACAGTATGAATAAATTGTTTGCTAGAACAAGGCAGGTAAAAGCAGACACAATGGTTATTGATCCTGATGAATCTAATGCTGAAGGTGAATTAATTGTTTCAAATTTGCAATTTAGTTACGAAACCGATTTTCTTTATTCAAGACTTGCGAATGATATGCAATTTACTGCAACATATGATATGTTTTCAGGGGCATTTCCTTTCTTAAAAAATATTAAGGTAATAAATTGTTCAGAATTTGCCAAATTGTGCCTTCCTGGTAGAATAACATGCGGGGTACTTTGGTCAGATCCCAATAACTGTCGGAAAGTAAAAGGTGGTGTTATGACAGAGGAAAAATTTAAAAATATTATGAATGCATATTATGGAATTCCTGGTCAAAATATTAAAATATATGACGAAAATGGCAAACTGATATCGGTAAAATCTGCAAAAGAAGTTACAGTGGATGATTTTAAAATGCTACTACAATATAATTCGCCTACTGCACCATTAGAGACCGCCTTTTCAAAATTGTCTAAATTGATGAAAAATCCAGGAAAGCAGTGTTATGATTATCTGTTTGCAAAACAGTATGCCCAAAAAACAGAAAAATCATTTAATGATACTTCAGATATATTGAGTCAAGTACAAGTAAGAGGAGGGCTAAAACTAAAAAAGAAAAAGAAGCAAAAAAGACCAAAGATTACAACTGCAAGAAGGTTGACTCGCAAATAGAACAATATGTTATTTTCATACTAGTATCACAAGAACCACTGGTACAATCGAGATAATCTTCCTCGTAATTGTGCTTGCAAATCCCTTTAATTTGTTGTACAATATTTCCCATTATTTCATTTAAAAAAAGAATATCGTTTTCAACCCTCGTCTTAGTAAAATGATTTTTAAAATTGTGCAAAAAATTCTGAACAAAAGGAATATTTGAATCATCTATAGATCCCAGAAATTCGTTTTCTTCGTTTAAAACACTTATTTGTAATTGAATTTGGTTTCTTAACTTTAAAAGAGTAAATAATTCTTCGCTCATCACAGGATCTTGGTCACACATAATAATAATTATTATTTTATATTTAAGTCTTTTATATGATTTATCTTACCATAAATGATATAAACTAAATTACTACATATTTTACATATACATTGCACGCCACGACATATTAATATCACGATCTATTTTAATCAGCTTATCGACGATTTCACTTGTTACTGTAAAGGGAAATTCAACCTTGAGCGACATCTCTTCCTCAAACAAATTGGATTCCGGACGCATTAATCGGTACAAATTCAATTTTGTGTAAATAATCTCCATACAACGCTTCAAATTGCGAACACCATCCTCCTTGTTGCAATGTGTTTCTATAATATGATGCACAGTTTCTTGCGGAATAATAATATCTTCTTCGGAAAATTTGACTTGTTCTCGAATACGTGGCAATAAATACTGATTTGCGATAATCGTCTTCTGTTTTTTTTCGTAACCCTTTGTCATTATTCTATACATTCTGTCCTTTAAAATTGGGTTCACTTTACTCTCATCGTTGTAACTGAAAATGAACAAACACTTGCTAATATCAAAATCAATCTCTGCAAAATACTTGTCGTGGAATTGACTGTTCTGGGTCGTATCTGTCAAATGCGTCAAAATACCGGCAATTTCCTCACCCTTTGGAGTATCGCTTATTTTGTCCAACTCGTCAAAGTAAATTACCGGATTCATACATTTACTATCTATCAATATTTGTACTATTTTACCCCACATACTACCTTCATATGTGTAGGAGTGACCTTCTAGGAAACTGCTGTCGGTTGCACCACCAAGAGCGATAAAAGCAAAAGGACGATTTAAAATTTTGCTGATGCCTTCTTTAACGAGGCTGGTCTTACCTGTTCCTGGGGGTCCGTGAATAGCGATTGCTGAACCAATTGCCTCAGGGTTGGTAATAAGCTGACCCAACATTTGCATAATCTGCATTTTTGCATCATTGAGACCATATACCGCATCGTTCAACGTTTTCTGAGCGTTTGCCATAAAATCGTGGCATTTTTCGACGCCGTCTTTAATTGTTATGGGTAGTGTCATATATTTGCCAAATGGTATTCGCATAAATGTTGTTACCCAGTTATTGATTTTATGAAATTCGCCGCTTCCTGGCTCCATATATCGTAGAGAATTGATCTTTTTCATTGCAGTGGCCTTGAAAATAGCTGGAATATCGGATTCTAAAAGAGCTAGACGATACGGTTTTTCGACACGCGTAATTTTATTTATCTCGCGGACCTCCTTGATAATTTTTTTTTGCTCACACGCTTCTAATTTGCTGAAAAAGGCAAAATCGTTCATCGTATTTTTATCGCGAATTACTCTCTTGAAAATACGCTCGTGCTTTTCCTTTGTCTTTTGCAATTTCCTTTCTGATTTTTTCTTTTTATCTTTAATTTCCTTTTCGCAAACCTTGATGCATTCTTCGATCATCTTGTTTCCCTTTTTTCTCTCCTTGATCTCTTTGAGACTTTTCAAAATTGCTTCATCTTTATCCGCATCAGAATTCACATCTATCGCTTCCTTGATCATTTGGATCGTTTCTGAATTCGCATAATCGTCTTGTTTTTTATTCTTTGATGAGGTTTTATCCTTGTGTGATTTCCTTTTTAATAGCTTCTCTTCCTCCTCCTCTTCGCTTTCTTCACTATATTCGTCATCTTCTTCTTCATCATCATCATCGCTTTCATCCGTACTGACTTCTTCATCCTCATCTTCTGTGTCATCATCTGTGCATTCGTCTTCATCATAGTCTTCCCACTCATCATCATCCTCTTGTCCACCTATAGTGAAAATAATATTAAATTTACTTCCTCCTGTAGTAGAAACAGCGTGATCATCTTCATTTTCATCATAGTCTGTCTCATATTCATCATCTTCACTTTCTATTTTTTTTTTGCTCTTTTGCTTATTATTATTTACTCTTGAACTTTTCTTAATGTTTTTTCGAGTTGTCGACTTTTTAACATTTCGAACTGGCTCATCATCTTCTGATTCACTTTCGTTTTCATCGTCATCATCATTTTCTTCGACGACCTTTACATTTTTTTTTAGCTTTTCGCCCATTTTTATTTTTTTGTCCATATGTTTCGACGGGAATAATTTTCCTAAAAATTTTCTATATTCGTGAATATCCAATTCTTCCTCTTCATCCTCGTCTTCTTCGTCATAATCGTAGTCGTCATCATCATCAGAACTCGAGTCCTTATGAGATTTTCTGTTCTTTTTAAGCTCATCCCGCTTTTTATGTTGTTTAAATTGTTCTCTTTTAGTCATCTTTTGATCACGCACCATTTATTATATTATGTGTTCTTTTTATATTTAATTATCAATCAATTTTTATTTTTATCGAACAATTATTTTACTTTATCAACCAAACTTTATAAAATAAAAAATTGATTACAAACAATCTAAATATAAATATATATTATAAGGAAGATGTCAAGAAATAGCAAACCAATTGCTGAAAATAATTCTAAGATTATTGGAATACAATTTAGTATTCTATCTCCAGATGAAATTCGCAAAGGTTCCGTTGCTGAAATTACTTCTAGAGACACTTATATTAATAATAAACCGATTATCGGAGGATTATTTGATCCGAGAATGGGTGTATTAGAGCCAGGACTGATTTGTCCAACCGATGGTCTAGATTATATGCAAACTCCTGGTTATTTTGGACACATCGAATTAGCTCGCCCTGTATTTTATATTCAATATTTGAGCACTATTATGAAGGTTATTAAGTGTGTATGTTTCAAATGCAGTAAATTATTGATAAGCAAAGAAAAATATAAGCAGGCATTAAAAATGAGCGGAGATGCACGATGGAAATATGTGTTTGCTTTAGCCAGTAAAATGAAACGTTGTGGCGAAGACACTGATGACGGTTGTGGCTGCCTACAGCCAAACAAGATTCGAAAGGATGGTCTCGCGACCATTTATGCTGAATGGAAAAACGATTCTGGTGAAGATGGACAGAACAATATTGTGATAAAACTGACGGTGGAGATGGTATTGAAAATATTCAAGAGAATATCAGATGAAGATGTAACTTTTATGGGTTTCAGTCCGATTTGGTCGAGACCGGATTGGATGATTTGCCAAGTAATGGCTGTTCCACCACCAGCAGTTAGACCATCCGTGAAACACGACGCACAACAGCGATCAGAAGACGACCTGAGTCATATTTTAGTCAATATTATTAAGACCAATAAGACACTTCAAGAGAAAATCCAAAATAATGCCCCGGCAAATGTGATTGACGACTGGACAACTGTTTTGCAATATTATCTTGCAACTCAAGTGGATAACAAAATCCCTGGTGTTGCTTCGGTTGCTCAGCGGTCTGGTCGTGCACTTAAGTCGATAAAAGATCGTCTGAATGGTAAAGGCGGTAGAATGAGGGGAAATCTGATGGCGAAACGTGTCGATTTCAGTGCTCGTTCAGTTATTACTGCTGATCCGAATATTTCCATTCGCGAACTAGGTATTCCAATGAAAATTGCCAAGAATATCACCAAACCAGTCGTAGTGAACGCTGTTAATCGTGCATTTCTTATGAAATTAGTTCAAAATGGTCCAGATGTGCATCCGGGAGCCAAAATTTTGGAGAGAAAAAATGGAGATTCTATTACGCTGCGATATATTGATCGCAAGTCAATCATTTTGGAAGACGGCGATATTGTACATCGTCATATGATGGATGGAGATGCAATTTTGTTTAATCGACAACCAACCTTACACAGAATGTCGATGATGTGTCATATCGCGAGGATTATGTCGCGAGGTGATACATTCAGAATGAATGTCGCTGACACAAAACCGTACAATGCGGATTTTGATGGAGATGAAATGAATTTGCATATGCCACAAGATGTGGAAGCAGAATCGGAACTGCGTAATTTGGCAGCAGTTCCATATCAAATTATTAGTCCTGCAAACAATTCGCCTATTATTGGTATTTATCAAGACTCTATGTTGGGTTGCAATCGTTTTACACGCGAGGGCATTCGATTTACTCCACGTGATGCGATGAATATTTTGATGATGTTTCAGCGAGTTAATGAAAAGGCACTCAATGCCATCATTGAAGAGAATGGGGTTGTTACCAATTTCCAACTATTATCGCAGATTTTGCCACCCTTGTCTCTTAAATACAATACAAAGTTATTCAAGGATTCTGAGGACAAGACAAAATCGAACAATGTTCTGGAGATTAAAGATGGTCAATATTTGCGAGGCCAAATGGAGAAGGGTGTTTTAGGTGGTGGAACCAAGGGCCTTATTCAGCGAATTTGTAATGATTTCGGCAATTTTGCCTCGGCAAATTTCATTGACGATTTGCAGAATATTATTACCGAATATATGAAATCAAGTGCTTATAGTGTGGGTATCAGCGACTTGATTGCAGACGAGAAAACAAATCACGACATTATTAAGATTATCACGGACAAGAAAATGGATGTCAAGAAACTGATCGAGCAGACACAAATTGGTGTCTTTGAAAATAAGACGGGAAAAACAAACGAAGAGGAATTTGAGACGCAAGTCAATAATATTCTAAACCAGGCATCATCGGAAGCCGGTAAAATCGGTCTCACCAGTTTGGACAAAGATAATCGTTTCGTTATTATGGTCAGTGCTGGATCCAAGGGTTCAGACTTGAATATTTCACAAATGATTTCGTGTTTGGGTCAACAAAATGTGGATGGAAAACGTATTCCATATGGTTTTGATCATCGCACATTGCCACATTTTACAAAATATGATGATAGTCCGAGTGCACGTGGATTTGTAGAGAGTTCTTATATTAATGGTTTAAATCCACAGGAATTGTTCTTTCACGCAATGGGTGGTCGTGTTGGTCTCATTGACACTGCTGTGAAGAGCGTTACATGGGAGACACCCATTATTATCATTGAACACGGAAAGGTCAGATATACTGAAATCGGTCGATGGATTGACTGTCAATTGGATGATGAAATAAATACAAACGATATTCAACACTTTACCGAAAGACAGATGGAATTATTAAATATTAAAGAAGGTAATGTTTATATTCCCACCACAGATGAGGACGGAATCGTCACTTGGGGAGATGTTACAGCCATCACGAGACACGATCCCGGGACGGAACTTTATGAAATAAAAACCGAAGGTGGGAGAAACGTTATTGTCACCGAAAGTAAATCACTTTTGATTTGGAATCCCGAAACGAACAAGCTGAAGGAAATGCCCACCCCTGAAATTAAAGTGGGGGATTGTGTTCCAGTTACCAAAGATTTGTGCGAACCTCCTATTATTTTGAATAGTGTAGATATGAGCAATTACTTACCAAAAACTGAATACGTTTATGGTAGCGATTTCAATAAAGCCATTAAAATGATGGAAACTTCTATGAACAATCGAAATAAAATACCACAAAATTGGTGGTCTCAAAATAACGGTACAAGTTTCATATTACCATACACAAAAAAAGCATCGCTTCAGCGTGCAATTGTACGTTCAAATGTAGAAAACGTCAAGGATGGCTTCATATATCCTTATAATGGAAACCGTAGAGAAATAGCTATACCGGCTGAATTTGAACTCACTGAAGAAAACGGCATTTTCATTGGACTATTCTTAGCGGAAGGCAATGCACATAAGACAACAGTTTGTATCACAAATAATGATGGTAAAATCAGAGAATTTACAAAGCAGTGGTTTTCAAAACACGCGATCGATTGTACAGAACAAACAAGAATTAATAAAATTGGAGGTACAACTACAACAATTGTTGGTAGTTCAAGCGTATTAGCAAAATTCTTAACAAAATTTGTTGGTCACGGTGCGTCAAATAAATATGTGCCAAATGAGGCATTTATTGCACCAGATGTATTCGTTTTAGGATTGCTAAATGGTTACTATTCTGGAGATGGTACGATCAGTAAAAATTCGATTGATTGTGGCTCGGCATCTAAACGATTAATCGAGGGCATTTCGATGCTATGTTCTAGGTTCGGCATATTTGGAAAAGTGTTTAAAACGCAACTAAAGTCAAATAATCTTGGTACAAAAAACATAAAGCCATCATATCGATTATCAATTCGTGCTCAATGGGGTGAATTATTTTCAAGTAAGATTCAATTGTTAGAAGAGAACAAGGAAAATAAAATGAAAAATATTAAATGGTCAACAAATCATCGTAACTTTGCAACTTATAATAACGTTGTACTTGATAAAATCGTCGAAATTAATATTATTGGTGTGGAAAAACACCCAAAAGTCTATGACTTGACTATTCCATCTACGCTTAATTTCGGTCTAGCAAACGGTCTTCAAGTACGCGATACAAGTTCTACAGGATATATCCAGCGACGTTTGATCAAAGGGTTGGAAGATTTGATGGTATCATATGATATGACTGTCCGTACCAACAAAGGCAAGCTTGTTCAATTTACTTATGGAGATGATGGCATTGATCCAGTTAAAGTTGAAAATCAATCTTTGCCGATTGTGAATATGAGCATCCAAGATATTTATGCTCATTATAATATTCCTGATGAATCCGGAAAGACAAAGGCACTTTCTGCTGTATTTCTAAAACCAGTTCTTTCGAGATATAAGAAGCAAATGAAAGATACGCAAGAAAAATGCAAACAATATACAGATATGATGATCCAGAACCGCGACCTAATTGTTAAAAATGTCTTCAAGAATAAGGGTGACAGTGTTGTAAACTGCCCTGTCGCATTTGCGTATATTATTAATAATGTAATGGGACAACAAAATATAAATGCCAGTTCGGTCACAGATCTGACACCGTTAGAAGCATTCGAATTAATCGAAAAATATTACTCGAATTTGGAGAAGATTCGCTGTGCTGTGCCGACTGAGCTATTCAAAACCCTGTATTTCTATTATTTGTCACCAAAGGATCTCCTTTTTGTGAAGCGTTTTAATCGCACATCATTAATTGTATTATTGGAGAATATCGCAGTCAATTATAAGCGAGCTATTGTCGCACCTGGTGAAATGGTTGGAATGGTTGCTGCACAAAGTATAGGTGAACCAACTACACAGATGTCATTGCCATTTTGTGAGAATATTCGGTGTGTAAAAATAAACAAAAATACAAAACAAGTAAGTATGGTTTCGGGGGAAATTGGTAAGTTGTGTGACGGTTTAATAGAAGAGTTGCCAGATTATACATGTAGCACTGGTCATCACGACAGTGTGGAAACATTATTGGATACACTAGATGACGAATATTATATAGTTGGTGTAGATGCAGAGGAAAAGACGCATTGGAATAAGGTTTCACACGTCAGCAGACATCCAGTAAATGGCGATATGATGCGTGTAACAACTAAAAGTGGACGCACTGTTGTCACAACCACGAGTCATTCACATTTGATTCGCGATGAAAAGAGTCAATCTGTTGTACCGATTGTTGGTGCTGATATGACAAAAGGTATGCGTATTCCAGTGGCAAAGCATATCGATAATCAATTTATAAAGGATATAGTTGTTATTGGTAATGTAGAATATAAACTGGATCATCTCTTTGGATGGTTTTTGGGTGCTTATTTAGCAAACGGGCATTTGATTACCGTATCTCAAACAATCAATATTGCTCATTATACTAAGCATTTTATTGACAATACTGAGAAGTTTGCTGCAAGGTTTGAGGAAAAATGCATTTTAACGGATGGTGGTTACGATTATAGCCCGAATTACAATATACGCTTTTCGTGCAAACCCTTGCTCGAATTCTTACTAGAAACGTGCTATGATGCGTCTTTCGCAAAATGTATACCAGACTTTGCGTTCTTGGCCCCAAGTGAATTCAAGGCTGGACTTTTGCAAGCCTATTTTGACAACGGCAATTTTGTAGATGGTATATTCTACCGTAAAATTCAAGTATGTGGTAGTTCACTTCAATTGATAAAAGATATCGCATTAATGCTAAACTATTTTGATATTTTTGGAACAATTGAACAAGCAAACACTCGTGGAAACAATATGTATAATTTATTTATTTCGGCAAAATACAGCTTGCAATATCAGACGGCTATTGGATCACAACTGCATTCGGATAAGCTGCGGAGTTTGGTTAACTATATTATGTATAATGATTCAGACTTGTCTGATGAGATCGACAAAATAAATGGTCTTGGTCATATTATTTCCGTTTGTGGTAAGGAAATGGATAAATCACAACATTCTAATTATGATTTTTGGACAACTATTCCAAGCATTGGTCGACGCACTCTGCAAAGATACATCGAAATATTCGAATCACATAAAAATGCCCAGAAAATAAAAGATGAAATTGCCATTCTGAAACAGGCAGCCAACTCGGATGTCATCTGGGATGAGATTGTAAAGATTGATATTTGGACTCCAGAACAAACAGAATATGTCTATGATTTCACTGTTCCTGCAAATCAAACATTTATGACTGATTATGGTGTCATTGTGCACAACACGTTGAATTCTGTAACATATGAAACACAAATAATTGTGAGAAATGCATCAGGTAAAGTACAAAAAAGGCAAATTGGCGATTTTATTGGTGAGCACATCGACAATGCAAAAAAATTGGAATATTACGAAGAAAAGGATACAACTTATGCTGAACCAAAGGAATATTTTGAGATCCCGTCGTGTGACGAAGAAGGTAATGTAGTATGGAGAGAAATCGAAGCAGTTACGAAACACCCTGTTGTTAACAAAGATGGTACGAACACAATGTTAAAATTCACAACAGAAGAAGGGCGTGAAGTGATTGTGACAAAGGCCAAATCGTTGTTGAAACTTGTCGATGGGAAAATTGTTCCAGTAGATGGCGATAAATTCAAGGTCGGTGATTACTTGCCAGTAAGCACAAAACAGATCAATTATACAGAGACACGTTCATTGAATTTACGTGAAATTTTGCCACCCAATGAATATATTTACACTTCAGAAGTGGATAAGGCAAAGGCATTAATGGGCGAGCATAGATGGTGGTTAAATCATCAAGGCAAAACGTTTACTCTTCCATATGCTCGGAGTGACAGTTTTGTTGCAAAAGTATCTGAAAAATTGAGAAAGGGTTGCAAAAGCAAGACTACACTTGCGTCAGGATGTGTATATACAAAACAAACAAATATGAACGATTATGCTATACCTGAAGAAATACCATTAGATTATAATTTTGGTTATTTGATTGGTGCTTATGCAGCAGAGGGATGTATGACCAAATTCCAATTATCGATTGCCAATAACGATACAGAGTATTTTACACCTATACTGGAATTATGTAAGAAATGGAATATCAACACAAAAATATATAAACACGAAAACAAGGGAGAGCAAGGATGGACGAGTCAAGATATCCGTCTTTATAATACAGTGCTTTGTAGAATCATTGAAAAAATTTGCGGAAAAATGAGCCACCATAAATTCATAAGCGACAAGGTGATCTTTTCGAATAAAGACTGCTTGTTAGGTTTTGTTGATGCCTATATTGGTGGTGACGCTACTGTAGATAAGAAATCGAAAGCTATTATGATGACTTCTGTATCGAAAGAATTATTGATCGATGTACAACAGATTTTGAACAATCTTGGTGTGTATAGTTTTATCAAGAAATTGAAAAAACCAGAAACAAACAACCGAGGCACCAGATCAGAGAACATTCATCAGAGCTATATATTATATGTGAGAAATCAGCAAGCCAGAATTTTGGCAAAGATGTTAGATGTAAAAATTGGATATAAGAAAGATAATTGTCGACATATTTCAAACAATGATTCCGGATTTAATTATAAGATCAATAGAAATTATTTGTCTGTGCCCAATGAAATTGATGGCGTTATTCAATATGAAAAGAGAAAAGATGAGTATATGACGGATGTGCTTTTCGACAAAATCAAAGCAATTGAAGAAGTATCAAATACTACGGATTATGCATATGACTTGACTGTTGCAGACACTAGAAATTTTAACATCTATAATGGTCTCGCGATTCGGGATACTTTCCATTTCGCAGGGGTTTCAAGTAAATCGAACGTGACACGTGGTGTGCCGAGAATTGAAGAAATATTATCGTTATCGTCGAGTCCGAAGAATCCGTCACTCACCGTATTTATGAAGCCAGAAGATGAAACGGATAGAGAAAAGGCACAGTCGATAATGTATATGCTTGAACATACAAAAATGAAGGAAGTTGTATCGTCGACTGAAATCTGTTTTGATCCGGATGATTTGAATACATTGATCAATGAGGATGCATCAACAATGCAACAATATAAAGAATTCGAAGATATGGTAGATGAATGCCTTGATGTTGCATTATCGGACGAAACAAACGAGAAATCAAAGTGGATATTGCGTATGGTGATGAACCCCGAAGTTATGTTGGAGAAAAATATTACAATGGATGATATCAGTTTTACTCTGAAAAATAGTTTCGGTAATGATATATCGTGTGTCTATTCAGACTATAATTCGGACAAGTTGGTATTTCGTATTCGAATGAACAGTGTGATTAAACAATCGAATTCAAAGGGTGGATCTAAGAAGATTAAAGTGAACCCATTGGATCAATCAGATCAGATTTATATGCTGAAAAATTTCCAAGACCAGTTGCTTGAAAACATTGTGCTAAGAGGTGTAAAAAATATCAAAAAGGTTATTTTGAGAAAGATAAAGGACAATGTTGTTGAACAATCTGGCATCTTTAAGAAGCAAGACATATGGGTACTAGACACAATCGGAACAAATATGATGGATGTGCTAGCACTCGACTACATCGACCCGAGTCGCACGTTTAGCAACGATATAGTTGAGATATATGAGACATTTGGTATTGAAGCGGCGAGACAATCCATTTACAATGAATTGGTTGATGTGATTGAGTTCGACGGAACATATATTAACTTTCACCATCTCAGCATTTTATGCGACAGAATGACATTTACAAACAAGATGATATCTATTTTCAGACACGGTATCAATAATGATAATATTGGTCCGATTGCCAAGGCATCATTTGAAGAGACACCTGAAATGTTCTTGAAGGCGGCAAGGCACGCAGAATTGGACACATTAAGAGGTGTCTCGGCAAATGTGATGTGCGGTCAAGAAGGTCTATTCGGTACAAACGCGTTTCAAGTGGTACTTGACTTGGAAGAAATGAAAAAGTTGGAAGAAATCGCTCATTTTGAGGCTAACAATGTGGCAGATTCGATTGAGAAATCATTTGGCGGAGTAGATAATGCGGATGATAAATGCAGTGCAAATAAGTTGGTCGTACAGAATAATGTTGTAAGCATTAAAGCGACAGATCTTGGTGAAGATAATGATTATAATCCAGGATTTTAATCGGTTACAAAAACATAAAATATAACAGTATATTATTAAAATTCATTTAAATAAATTTTTAATAATATAAATATGTCACTATTTTGCAATATTATTCAAAAAATAATAGATGATGAAAAATACATAGAAGTTCAAAGTCACACGTGTAATGAATATTGGGAATATATATATAATAAATGTAAAGAGGAGTGTTCAACTCAAAAGCAGAAACAGAAGCAGAATTTTTTCTTTTATCTTTATATTTCAAATTTATTCTATCATAGTGATAAAAAAGGGAATTTTATTTACAATAAATATTTTTATCTTAATAGTTTTTTAAGCAATTTATTTACAAATGATAACGATAAAGCTTTTATTTTAAATATATTTCAAAAATCACAAAGAGTGTATAATGGATTTGCCAGGTTGGCTCATATATATAAATATAAAAAAGCGACAATAAAAATCAATATGGACTTGTATATGAATGAATTGCAAGAAGGAGAGAAAAATGTCTTTACCGTTCTTCAGGACAGATCAAAGTATTTATTCACAATGGATGACTTGATTAAAATGGTGAATTCATCATTGACAAATGCACCATTCTTTTTTTCAGATCCGCTTCAGCCTAAAAATCCTTTTAATAATGTTCCATTCAATATATCAATATTATACAATATTTATTTTTTTGTTAAAGATAACTGTCATAAGAATATGGTTTTATTTGAATTATTTTTTAGGGCAAATTTTGATCTTAATAGATTTTTGTATGATAATGAATGTTATATTCGAGACTTGGCAATTAAAAATTATACTAATAACTCGCCACCAAATGTACTCTACAACAGTTTGCAAAATATGTTTGAAGTAAATAGGATGTACACAAAAAAAATATTTATACATAGTGATATACCAAAAGATACCATAGTTGATATTTTTCGTCCATATTTTTATCTTTATTTTACGTTTAAATATGGAGTTAATGGAACTGAAAAAAGAATTAAATCTTATTATTTATTAAAGAAAAAATTAAAAGATTTTGTAGTATTTAACCCATTATTTGGTAGAAAAAAATATACAATTAAAAAGCAATTTGTCAATGTCCGTTGCAATGTGACAAATAAGACCAAGGTAGTTTTAAAGGAAAAAGCCGAATTATCATTTAATTTAAAACATATCCATTTTTATAATGGTAACGTAGATTCGTTTTCAAAATCAAATATATTTAATGAAATAGAAGGTGAGGAACAAGATGTATCGGAACAAGATGTATCGGAACAAGATGTATCGGAAGAGTCTGAAGAAGAAGGTCAAGACTAAAAATTTAATTAACAACCACCAATTTTACCTTTTTGCGGTGTTTTTTGGTTTTTTTAATAACCACCTTGCTTTTATTTTTTTTTGATTTTGATTCGTTAGAAGAACTTGTATCTTCTATTAATTCAGGCGATTCGCCCAACAATTCACGCCCTGGGCTATTAGCCTCTTCTTGTTCTTCGCGTCGTTCCTCTTCGACAATTTTTAATTTGGCTATTTTGCGAGGTTTTGGATTAGGATTTTTTAATACATATTTTGTTGTTTTTGATTTTTTATAAGTTGATAAATAATCTGAAATGCTTATTTTATCGATAATCGCTTGCCTCAATGTATCTTCACATTTAGTTACAGAGATAGGGAAAAACAGTGATTTTTCATCGGATTGCATCAATTTATATTTAGGTATATTTTCAGCACGCATACCAGGTGAAACAATAAAAACAAAATTATTGTGTTGTTCACCGTATAATACAAATTCCGTTTTTTTATATCCAGTTTCTAATAATGTTTTACTTGATATTAATATACTAGGAATTTGATATCTTTGAAAAATCAACCAGATATCCATATTTGTAACAAAATAACTGTCAGTATAAATAAAATTTTGAAAAGACAATGTTCTTGCTTTTACTTGATCACCCAGAGTCTTTTTACCTTCTTCAATTAATATATCAATAATCTGTCCTTCATAATCAATTAAATATTTAATATATTCTTCCAATAAAATTGTCTTGAGTTCCCCAATAGTTAAAACATCACCAGTGAATAACTTAATAATATCAATTAACATATAGAATCCGCAACTCGTTGTTTTTTCATACATTAATTCATCAAAATTACTAGGGAAACAATTTTTCCACACAAGTGAGCTTATTTTACCGGTTGAGACTGGTATGCATTCTCGTGCTTCTTCTCTCGATGCAGGATTTACAGCATTATCAATATCTGTTCTATTTTCGTAACTCTGACTTATTAATGGTTCTGCTGTGTCATATGAATTATACTTGGCATACATATTTATTTCAGCAGGAACAAGACCTTCAAAAAATTCGGCGTTCAATAGTGACTGTATAACAATAATCTCATTTTCTCGCAAATTATAACCAACGTTTCCAAATGACAAATACGTCTGTGGTTTGAATATAAACGAATTAATTCTACTATACCTAATCAGTTCATCCGACATTTTACCAAAATAATGAAGTTCATTATCGGAACCTGTTAATAAATTTTGTTTAGGAAGTATAATCTGGCACGTGTTACCTGTTGAGAAAACACATAATGGTCTTTTAGAATTGCATTTTTCTTTGTCAAAAACAATGCATGTTGAAATATCACCAATTAATGTGTAATCATAATCTTCTGAAAAAAGGATAGCGTCATTAACAAGTTCCTTTAAGTATTTTATAATATATATTAATTTTGTATTATATAATGTGTATCCTCGTTTAACCTCTTCTTCGATTTTTTCTCTCAACTTAATATTTTCATATTTATTTAAAAGAATTCTTATTGTGTTTCTAAAGACATTATAGAAGTTCGTTTCTAATTTTATTTTTTTAATATATTCAACTCTCTCTTGATCAACCTCCTTTGATAATATTGTTGCATTTTCTGCAATCAAATAATTATTTCCTTTTAATTCTTTTACATCATCGGTCGCTTCCGAAAGAGGAAATGGTTCGCTTAATTGAATGAATTGATTTGTTTCTGTAATAACACCTACGACCATTTCATCTTCAATAACCTTAAATTCTGGGAGACAAGGTATCTTCCTTTTACTTTCCTTGCTTAATCCTCTCAAAAAATCTATCGTATTTTCATATGTGTTGTACATTGTTTCGTCACTCATCACCACATAATCGTATGTGGGATTTATTGAAGACGGGAAACACGGTACTACTCCATTTATTGATTCCGGATTACTACATAAAACATAAATAACTTTTCCTTGATAATTTACTATTTGCATTATAATTTCATAATTGCATTTATTGAGCAATTCAATCAATTCGTCCAAAAGTATGGGATGTTTAAATTTATATATATTTGGCATACTTGATAATGGCATACATGTATTTTTCAACAAAGGTTTGATTAATTTTTTGAAGATGGCCTTCATTGTTTTTGAAAGCTGTGGATCGTATTCACTAAACGTTTTGCCAACTTTGGTTTTCTTTTCTTCACTTCTATATGAATAAATTGGCTCATAGTAGTCGCCATTTTTCAAAATAATCAATGTTTGTTTGCGGGCTTCGTAAAATTCACTCGAATAATGGTTTGTTGGACATATTACTTCTACGTTATCTGTTGTATCATTATTTGCTATTTCTAAGATGACCAAATTTATTCCTTGTGGAAAGAGGCTAGGATTAGGTTTACATATAATATCCCACAAATAAGTGTAATCAATTAATATATCATCGTTCCTTAAAAAAAGCACAAAATTTTCAAATGAACTTATCACGGTTTTGAAGTAGATGAGATCCTTCGGTTTTCTTTTATCTATTTTTGAATATAATTTTGATGATGTGTATTTTTTTGATAGTTTGGATGTTTCAGGAAGATTATAATCCGGATCCATAAATATACTAATTAAATCACCATTTTGATATGTAATAAAAGAATCAATAGATAACGATTTAATAATTAGCTCTTTCATTTCTTTTATGGTTGGTATTTTTATTTCACCATAATATTTTGCATCAGAAATACACCCGATAAAAGATTGATTCTGATTTATTTCAATACCGTGGCGTAAAAGACACGTATGATTCGGTTTAATATTTGTATTTGTTTTGCTTATTTGACAGTCTGCATTTACTTCGTGCAAGAATTTTTGAATACTCATAGGTAAATATCCCCAACGACCTGCATTTATAGGAAATTTTTCGGGACCAATAACATATTCATCCGTTACATTTCTAGGACTTTTAGGCTCTTCTACAGGTGTAATAGATTCATCTCCTAAAATATCAGATTTTTCCGGCTTTTCTTCCTTTTGAGCACATTGTTTTCTTCTCTCAAGTTGAACAGGTGTATTCCAATTTTTAAAACAACAAGGCATACATAGGCCGTCAGGATGCTTGTCTTTTTCTAAGAACCCTGGATAATGTTTTATATAGTTTTCAGGAGTTCCGTGTTCTGATTTATCATAGAATTCAAAAACGTATTCACCTGGTTTTATCTCTTTTCGATTTCTAGGAATTATTTTTCCGCATTTACCGCTTTTTGCATCAGCTTCGGAAATAGGAGAGTTTGTTTTCATACACCAATACCTGGGACACATATAATAGTATTGATTGTCTGGGTTTGAGCCATATTTTAAAATATCTCCATTTTCCTTTCCCTTTTCTAAAAAACCTGGCTGTTCTTCTTCTATTTTTTCCATTTCTTCGTCTGTTAATATAACCGGTTGTTTGCGAGAACTATGTAGACAACTTCTTGAATAAGAAGAGAATTTACCGTTTTGCTTAGGATTATTGAATAATATTGGGTCTAATTCTTCCATACGTGTCTGAAATGGATTGGGTGTCGATAATTTCATACCATCAATATTTCTTACTAGATTGGGCTGCTGTTTAATTGGTTCAGGCTCTACTATTTTAAACTTAACTGCTGTTTTTTTTACCAATTTTTGAGGTTCAACGGATAATTTTATATTTTCTGGTTCTGGTGTCGCTTCTTCTACGACAGGTGCAGATTCAATCGAGTCTGGCGATTTTTCTGGTGTCGCCTCTTCTACGACAGGTGCAGATTCAATCGAGTCTGGCGATTTTTCTGGTGTCGCTTCTTCTACGACAGGTGCTGCTTCAACCGAATCTGGCGTCGACAATGACTCCGGGACAGAAACCGAATCTTGGGGAATACTACCAAAACTCGATAATGACTCGTCGCTTCTCTTTTCTGAAAGATTTTCATTATTTTCATCAGATGAACTCGTTTTTAGATCTTCTAGCCCTTTTATATCACCCTCGTTGAATTCAATTGAACTTAATGAATCAGATGATGCTGCGGATTTCTCATCAGACGTTTCGCCGCCTTTAAATCCCCCATATGATTCTCTGCTACTGGCATCTGAATCTAAATCAACATCGTCGTCATCATCTCCAAAAAAAAGATCCAGTGCGTTTTTAACTTTACCCTCTTCATCGTGTTCTCTATCCATATATTCATTAAAATCCACAAATCCCAAATCATCTCCTTCAATAACAGGTACCTCGTGATCTAAAAATCTACTCTCGGTAGCAGATACTATATCTTTAATCTCTATCTCATCTTTTTCATCTGAATTACATAATGCAACAATCTTACTTTTCGGCACATTAGTTGACTCTTTGTCCTGTGTTAATCTTATTAATGAATCTAAATATAATGGTAAAGTATATAGATAATTAATATCGTTTATATTTTCAACACTTATTGTTATTAAACTAGTAATTCTATTTAAAGAAATAGTTGTCTTAAACCCGGGATTTATTTTTATCTCTATTTCAGATCTTCTAACACCTCGCTCAACTTGTATTTCACTAGCTAATTTTGCAATAAGTGCTCGAGCATCTAGATCGGAAATTCCATAGTTTTCCACCAACGCACTTATTAATTCCATACCCTTTAATCCATCTTTTTGCTTTGCCTGTTCAATAACAAATGCTTCCTGGCTTGTCATTTTGTTGAAATTGGCAACGCGTTTAAATCGCATTTGAATATCCTTATCTAAATTTTTTGATTCAACAATAAATACGCTTGTTATACAACCAATAATATCGTTGAGCTTTATTGGTTTTCGAATAAGCATTGTCGACGCATAATCTAATTTGTCTACTTCCACATTTTCATCCAATAAACTAGTAAATAAATTTATATTATACCCGGACTGCTCCAAGTGATTTTTAACCTCTTCGATAATTGGGTTAACTGCATTCTTTATTAAATCATCAATTTCTTCAATAGGAAAAATACTGTCAAAGTCACATCGAATATTGATATCCCCATTCTCTTCAAAATTGCAAATTATTACAATTTTTTCATCTTCTGTTATCTTGTATTGTATATAAACCGAAACAGATTTGCTTTTCCCAATTGTTTTCATTAATTTAAAAATAGTTGACCGAGACAAATACGGTATTTTTCGGCCATCCATCGCCGTTTTATCAACGTATAATCTATAAATATTCTCATATCTTTGTGCCGGGTTATATTTTATCAAAGGAGACATTTCGGTTGCGTGAATTAACTTGAATATAACATCCAATGGAACCTTTATTTTATAAACAGGATGAACAGTAACACTTAACGTTTTAATACCCGTTTTTTTATATTCTAAATTTGACTTGCGTTCCTTGTATATGTCGTAAAAAAGGTCAACACTTTTAAACGTATCCGTAGTATTGTCCGTCAAGAGTCTTTCACTATCTTCTATTAATTTTTCTTCTTGTTCACTCAATTCCTCGAGAGAAGAAATATTCCTTTCCCATAAAAAAGGATAATATATCTTCGCTGTATATTTTTCAGACAAATCACGAGTTTTTACGTGTGAAAATACATCTTTCGCTAAACACAAATAAATATTATTCCCCACTATTTGACCAGTATTCAATAATAAATGACTATTTAATGTTGTGAGCGATTTTCTCGAAGCCTTTTCAATAAAGTCATCATATTCTTCAACCTCAAATGGATTCGATATAAATGGGTATTCATTCGCAACTATAAAAAATTTCTGGCCAAGTACCTTGGCTAATGTATATTTCTTGCCATTTATATTCAATGCTAATATATCATCATAATCATAAACTTCCTTATCAGGAATATCAAATCTGACCGGTTCTCCATTATCCTCGAATATAACATTTACAATAAATTGATCCAAACGCACTCTTGTAAGAGGTAAACGTCCATTTTGCGTGAGCATTTGATAAATATTTGCAGGATTCAATACTTCTTCTTTCATACAAAATAAATAAATCTCGTCTAACGAGAATGTATTCGAGAATTCCATCATCATCTTCAATTTTATAACACCAATACTATCATCATAATGAATTTGCTGCTCTGAAAATACAACGGGGATTTGCCTATCTAAGATGCTACGTAATTCCATTTCGTTAAATATTGGCAGACCAGTGCTTTTATCAATAAATGCGGCATTCTTAGGATCTCTCTTAAATAATTCATTCAAGTCTTCGGTTTCTGCATAGGATCCATAAAAAACCCGTATCTCACTAATAGTGGTAGAATTTAATAAATGATTTACTTTATATATTGGATTTTCTTTTAATATTGCGAGTGACATATATATACTCGTAGTATTATTTTATATATTTTACACCAATAAATTACAAATCAAAGTAAGGGTTGTCAGTTATCGTCATACCACAATAATTTTCGGGTTTTGATTTATAATCAACAGGATTGTAAATACCAGCCTTTTTTGCATTTTGTAAGAGAAATTTAAAATTCTGCCAAAACTCTTGTTTATGGCCCACGGATTTTGTCATAATATGTGCTAATTCGTGAATAGCAACAAAGGTAAGCGTATTTATGTCAATCAATTTATTCCCATTTTTTGTGCGGTTCAAACAAAAAGCAATCTTTTCTCCTTTGTTCTCACTATAAGCAGTCAATTCACTGGTCGGCAATGTTTCGCTTATTTTTTTAGGATTGAACCCCTTTACAAGTCTCTCGACGTCCGGGTCATCAGGGTAATTCACTTTCATATATTTGACTAGTTCCTTCATTTTTTGCGTTACTTGTGCTAATAAATCCGCTGATTCATTTAACATTGCCCTATCTCTTACACAATATTTATTACCATCTACAGTTGAAACAATGCATTTCAAAGTATAATTTTCAGATTCAGTGTATACTTTTAAACAGACAAAAACGACGAATCCGATGATAACGCATAATAATATATTTTCTTTAAATTTAAACATATATTATTAGTGTATTTTAATTTATCGCAAAAATTTGATGTAATTATTTCAAAATATTTATATATGTTAAAAGATGAATATAAAGATTTTGATATTTTATATTTGATTATTGTGTAGTAGGAAAAAATAAAATTATTGTGCATAACTTGTAGAGCCAATTTCAAGCGGTGGACGCATAAAGTCTGGCTCAATTGTAGACTGCTGCCACGGACCAACATACAATTGTGGATTTGGTGGCTCAGATCGGATCTGTAAATTTGCGTTTCTTAGAGTCTGTCCAATAGTGTCAATGCCAATATGGTAACCGGCCTTCAACAAATTGATGTTTGCTAATTCACCTTTTCCGGAGGGATTCAATTGAGCCCACTGACTGTTCGTGTCTTTCGGCAAAAGGTCAGACGGGTTCTGAATATTTGGCTTGGAACAAGAAGTAGGAATGCCTTGATTTGGTGTAGGAATGCCGCTAACAGAAGCGAAAACCTCATTTTGACCTATGGGATTGGCTGGAACCACACCCATTGCTTGTTGGGATGGATGCTGTTTTTTATCGCCGCCATTCTTGTAAGCGGAATTTTTATCTTGAGACATTGTTTCATATCCACTGTTACCCTTTGACGTTAAGTATTTGGCAAATAAGTTAACACCATATGCCACAATTAATAATACAACAAGTGCACCGACGCCATAATCGTTCCAAATCTTTTTCAGAGAACTGCTCATTATATAAAATTGGTGATAAAATATTTTTTTGTATCGAGATTAATTGTTTATCAATTATAGTTTATATTTCTAAACTTTTATTAAAATCTTAATAAAAGATTTCATTTAATTAACTAAATCACATTTCTAATTCTTCCATATTATCTAAATCACTATTATCGCTATCACTTTCATCTAAATCATCTAACATATAAGTTTTCTTAATATTCTTTGCTTCTAAGAATGCTAGCACTGCTTCTTTTTTTGCTAGTTTGGCCTTTTTTCTTGCCTGTTTATATATCTCGTAATATACTTGATTTGGTTTTTTTAATTTTATTGCGTTTGAGATATTGTCTAAAGTATTCAATTGTGAATCTATATCTACTTCTCTCAATTCCTCATCCACTATATCAAATTCTATTTCTTCTAATCCGTTTATATCCGGTTCTTTAAACCGAACCGTCGTATTTGATTTTATTTCATTACCTAGAGTCAATGGTGGATGGTGTGTTTCACTATATTCATCATCGTAAATTACACTTTCTTCTTCATCGTATTCTTCTGGATCCAGTATAGAGGGTTCCTCCGTCTTAATTTCTTCTAATTTAATATCATTCTTCACAATATGATTGCTTAATTCTTCCAACACTTCAATTGGTGTTTCTAAATGTTCAACTATCAATTCCATCTTAGGTTCCGCCTCTTTATGTGTATGTGTCTTTGCATTTGTCTTAATTAAACAATTCTCGAATAATGCGTCATTATTCAAAATCATCGACTGTTTCAATTCAATCTCAATCTGAAAGTTTCTGGAAGTGAATTTAATACCTTGAATCTCCAAAATTGATATTATATTTGTTTCGTGGTTTATATCATCTATGGTAAGCGGTGTTTCAGATTCATTGTAAATTTTTACACTGGGTATATTTGTAGTACTAGAAACCTTTACGTTTACACGTACTAGATAGAATTTACCTGATTTATATACACGCATAGGGCTAGTAAATGCGGTTTCAATATCATTTTTATCTAATTGGTTATCAAACCAAGAGTCTTTTTTTTCAAAAATAAGATCCTGACACTTGGTTTCTAAATTTTCAAGCCAGTTGATAAATTGTTCGTCATTATTATCGAACATCAGATCTGCATAAATTTTTTTTCCATTTTTAACAAACCCTTGTTTAGTAAGACTTTTAGGTGTTTGAATATATAAAGACTTCCCGTTGTTATTAATTTTTGTAAAATAAGCACCTCCTTGAATTCCAGTTGGATGTGCTAAAGATATAGTCGAAAAATCAAACGATTCATTTGGTTGAATAATATTTTCCATTGTTAATCGTAATTAAGAAAAATATAAAATGGAAAACACGCAATATTATAGAATAAACGATAAAACGAGCATAAATTTTTATAAATAATTAATATGAAGGAAAGTTTAGTTCAACAATGTTTAGATATATTAAAACGAGACGATATAAAGAATGAGTTAAAATCTCTATGTATGCCTGTGATAGAATTTATATTGAATGAGATAAACCCATATATTTATATAACAATTGGAATAATTTTTTTAATTTTTATAATGATTTTAGCAATATTAGTTTTACTAATTTTAATTTTGCGTAATAAAAATCTTATATCCAAGTTATTTTAATTTTTTCTCATTTCAATATATAAATGAAATCAAGAAGGATACAGAGAAAACAAAAAACGCACAGGCGTGGAAGACGTGGTGGTGATGATACACCTCTTGAAACAAACAATTCGGAAATATCATCAGGTGGTCGTCGTAGTAAATCGCACAGGCGTGGAAGACGTGGTGGTGATGATACACCTCTTGAAACAAACAATTCGGAAATATCATCAGGTGGTCGTCGTAGTAAATCGCACAGGCGTGGAAGACGTGGTGGTGATGCATCTGATTGGGTTATAAGCAATTTTGGTGGAAGTACAGAGCAGCAATTTATGAATACGTTTGGAAATGATGGCACTGGAAATGCCGGCAATTTGATCCCAACATTGACAGGTGCTCCTGCTGTTTTACCATATAATATTCCGCAAGGATCTCTCGCTCAAAATGCAGCACCTGTGCAAGGTGGTGGTAGACGCAAGAAGAAGGGAGGTTATTGGGGACATGTATTAAAACAAGCATTGGTGCCTTTTGGTTTGTTAGGATTACAACAGCTTTACGGAAAAAGGCATACAAGAAAGCAAAGAAAGTAAATATAAGAATATAGGAATAATATAAAATTTATAGACATTTTATATTATTTTTCAATTATTTGTCAGTCTTTAGTAGACAATATTACACCAGGCCTAGTTCCGAATTGCCATTTTTTGAAAAGTGTCGCAAAAATAATTTAATATTTTCAATATACTTGGAAGTTGTTGTATTTTCAACAACATTATGATGAGCGTGAATATCAGTTTCTTCTTGACGAAATTTACCTGTATCATCAGATGGTAATAGTAATTTTCTATTTTTATAGGTTTGTTCTGATTGATAAACATAATGTGCAATAAAAGCAGGCGTTTTCCAATAAGCTCGATTTATTGGATTAAACATTTTATTTTCCATAAGTTCACCAGTAATAGTAAACCAACGACTAGTATTGTTAATGTGATAAAAATGAGGATTTGTAGCACCTTTAAGAGATACCTGAGACGGTCTTACAAATGTTTTAACGTGCTGATTTAATATTACATCTGATTTTTTATAATTCTCCATAATTAGACCTTCTGGCTCTAAAATGTGATTATTTGTACCAAACATTAACCAATTTAATGACAAAGAATCAGTAAAGTAATATTTTGATAGCATCTCTTTAACACCATTAAATTTATTTAAAATAATATACTCGTCTGCATCAAGATAAATAAACCAATCTGCTTTTAATTTAGAAGCAATTAATGTAGCCCGATTCATTAGTATTAATTTAGGTGGTCCTTTTATTTCACAACGTTCAACAATCACTCTTTTGTCGAAATGCTGAAACACTTCTTTCAGAGGTACTTTAGACAAATGATCAAAGATATAAATGGTCGTGAATCCTATTAATAAATGATGTGCCGCCCATTCTTTTATATTTTTTTCGTCTCTCGCATTGGTAAATAAAACAACATTTTTGACCTCCTTATTTATTGACTTTGTATTTCCTTTTATTTTTTTTGGTGAAAATAATATATTTTGCATAATATGTATAATATACTATAATTAAATTATTTATAATTTTTTATGTAAAATATATAAGTCAATGAATTTTGAACAACAAATTCAACAATGGGTATCGATAGACAATCAAATTCGCGATTATACTGAAAAAATTAAGAAACTCAGAGACGATAAAATAGCTCTAACCAACAATTTAAACAATTATGCTAAAAACAATGATTTAATAAATAGTACAATAAAGATCAATAATGGAAGATTAAAATTTATTTCTACAAAGATGCAAACTCCTCTAACTTTTAAATATTTAGAGAAATCATTAAGTGAAATTATTAAAAATGAAAACCAAGTGGCTCAAATAGTGCAATATATTAAAGACAAACGGGAATGCAAAATTGTCCCTGAAATAAAGAGGATTTCTAACAATTAATTTATATAATAATAAATTATATGAGTCAATTTTCTGCTGAAGATATGATTTTTTACAAAAATAACGATTTAATTATGAGTGGTGGGTTTTCTGTAGAGTCTGTATTATTAAAAAATGGCAATTCTCCAATGTATACAAATAATTCTCTAAATGGTGGAGATGGTACTCGAGATAAAGTAAGTGATATTTTCAAAAATTATGCTGTCCCTGCCGGATTATTTTATCAACAAAATAAAGAAAAATCACTTGCTTTATTCAACTATGAAAAAATGGAAGAAAATCCGAGAGAAATACCCGTTATACCGCATAACATTCACGATACATTTATGAATATGTTAGAAAGCCATAATAATCCATCTTCAACCCGGTCTAAAAAAACGCGAAGAATTCGGAAGGTTGCTAAAAACAAGAGCAAACGCGGCTAAGGATCAGATTTTTTTATAAAATTAATTAAATTCGTGTTCATTGTTTTAGATGCACCTGACAAATAATTGCAAGTTGATTTTTCTCCTTTTTTATTTATTGTCACCCAGTCTTGTCCGTTATTATTACTAATTTTACATCTACATATAGCTTGACTTGGATTATTTGGATTTAATGTACATAGTTTGTTCATGCAATCTAAATTAATATTATTAGCAGGACAAGTTAGCAATTCACTCGTTTTGTCTGTTAAAAAATTGCTATAGGTCGAATATAAATAACTAATATTTACATTATCGTGTAATTCAGAATAAGGTTTTAATTGATTGCACGTTTTATCTCCATAACTATAGTTCGGTCCATCTAGAACATCACAGAAACAATTTGCGTAATCTGGGTTCTCTAAACTAGGGGCACATTTTGAAGCAGAACATAAAGCATATTCCTGGTTACATCGTACCACATTGTTTTTAGTAAACATCATTCTAAATACATAATAACAGACTAGAATACTAAAAAGAATTATTAAGCCGGCGAATAAAATCTTTTTCTTAAAAGAATATTTTAATTTCATATAATATTAAAATATTTTTTTTAAAATAGTCAATAGTTATTTTTATTCCAATTCAAATTAAATCAAACGTGACTCCACAAGTCGTGATTAAACGGTGAAACTAAAATATCATCTAATTTTGTCTTCCAGTAATCAACTCTTTTTTCAAATAATATATCTTTTTCCGTTTTAGGGTACGCTGTATCAACTTGCATTAATTTTTCTTCTTCATCATTCATTCTCGGCTTGTATCCATAACAATTAACACCAAATTTTAATGCAGGATTTGCCATATAACCACCGTTTACACCGGGTCTCCCACAATCGTGCTCGTGCCCCTCAATTTTTTGCAACTTATCGAACGTTGATTTTTGTGTCGGAAAAAGAGCCATTTGACCATCTGACCAACCATAATTACACCATTCACCGCCTTTATTATATGCATTCTCAATTTCTTGATAATTTGCTAAACGTGCATTATATGCCGCACACAATGTTTTGGCATCTTCATAACCATAATTATTACCAGGTATGTTGAATACTTGCTTATAATATTTAATTTCTGGAACAGTCGTGTTAAACAAATTTCCTCCGCTTCCACTAATGTCGGTATTTTGATGATCCAATTTCACATTAATAATAGGTTCGCCAAAAAACACATTTTTTAACGACGCGACAATATTTAAACCAAAGTAGTATTGAAGACCGTTTACTAATAATAAAACGACAAAAATAACAGCCACAAGTCCTATAACTAAAGCCGACGACGACGATGACGATGACGAAAAGATCGAAAGGGTAGAAGAAGTAGGTTGACTTGAAAAGCCAGGTTGATCAACAGACGCATTTTTCCCTAAAGATACAAAAACGACAAAATAAGCTATTAAAACTAACGCTAATATGATAAAGGCACTTGGGTTCATTAAAAACCCATTCATATAATCATACATATTTACTGTATCTGGTGTTATACTTGATTTAACTTCCATATATATTAGTCAATTGTTTTTTTTCTATAAAAAAAGCAATACGCCTTTGGCGTTATTAATTGGGAAATATTAGTAACTTCATTGACGGACGTGTCATTAAAATGGTACCATTTACCATTTGCATTTTTTACAAATGCAGTATAATGTCCACCAAATGTACCACCACTGTGATTACATATTCCATATAATTCATAAATATAACTATCTTTTTTGTATCCTAGTATATATTTCGAGAGATCCAAATCGGTTAATGGGAAATCGACTAAAATCTGATTTTTATTATTGTGATTCATAACATTGAATCTTTTCAGATCAAGTACTAATATGTTAGGCATACTCCAATAACTAATCTTCTTTTTAACATTCTCCTTTAATCCGGTTTTTTCATTATACCAAGCATTATCACCTTCTAATATTTCACCTTCTACATATAAATCTAAGCAATCCATTAATGTTGGTGCCTTGTTATTGGGTGGTATCGATAAATTAATCATAAAATAGGGCTCGGGTGAACTGCTCAATACCTCATTGGTCTCCATTGAAATAATTTGAGAGACGTGAACACCATAAAACATATCCCATATTTCAGAATATTCTTTTGAATACATACGTTTAATCATTTCAAAACAGTCTACCGCTATTTTATCTGTATTATTAGAAATTGTCCCTGAAATACTCATATTAACTTCTCTCGACAATGCCGTATGAAAACAGTCAATTACGAATAATAAAAACTCAGGCAAGTCGTTTTGCGAATATCCAGTAAAGATGTCGACACCCTTTATCTTTGCAAGTGTTTGAATTGTTTTAATGAATTTCCCGGGTGATACTATGCAATTTTCACTCCACATCAATTGTCTTAGTGAATCCCATTCAAGCAAAAGCGTCGAGTCGAATTTTTTTTGCAATTTTCGTTTATATGTCTCTTTATTTAAAAAATTATTCAATTCATACGTGTGTGATAATATTTGAATACACGAATTAATAAAGCAAGTATTCCCTAGATTCGCCAACCCAGTTAGACCCTTATCTCTATAATTTTGGAAATCTTCGAAATTGTTCATTATAATTTATATGTAATATATATTTAAACACATTTAAAATATATTTATAATATATTATTTTATTATATGTCACATAATAATCGCAATCCAACTCACAACAGATATCTTTTAGATTTTTATATTAATCAATATACTCAAACTGTTCGAAGAATTGATTCATTATATGATAATCTAGATGAAATACGCAATACAATTAATCTACTCGCAGGTACTACTAGTCCAATAAGTTATGATAATAGAAACAATTTTCAATCAAGCACAAGAGGACGAGGTCGTGGAAATATTCGAGAGAGAGGTGCATCCAACTTCAGGAATACTGAAACAACTACAAACAGCGATAGTCTTATTTATATCAGCGGTAGACCATATCGTCTTGAATTTGAACATTATAATTTGCCTTCAACCATAATAGATAATTATTTAACAGGTAGAACGGCAAATTTGCAAAATGATCGATTTTATTCAAATGTGCCAATAGTTGCGACGTCTACACAAATTCAAAATGCCACTCGTCGTTTACCATTTATCGAGGTAAGCGAACCTTTGAATACTAGTTGTCCAATTACTTTAGAGCAGTTTAGCAACGACAGTTCAGTGATTGAAATATTGGGATGCAATCATCTTTTCAACGAAACTGCATTTAATTCGTGGTTTTCTTCGAATGTGCGATGTCCAGTTTGTCGATATGATATAAGAAATTATAACTCGAGTTCGACACCAGCAAATAATATAGCATCATCAACACCACCATCAGAATCAGTTGCAACAGAAACGGATCCAAATTCAAATAATCGGAATGGGAATGGGAATGGGAATGGGAATGGGAATGGGAATAGGAATACAAATAGTCCAATGAGAATACGTAGTTTTAACTGGGATGTTTCTAATAATGATGCATATGAGGCTACTATTACCGATATCACAAGTACTCTATTAGGACAGCTATTTAATTCTCGAACAAGAGGTTCTAATTCTTTTTTTACAAATATAGATTTATCAAATAATATTTTTTAGATGCTTATCTCTTTAGGTGTTGGATAGATAACTATTCAAATGGTAAAATAATTTAAAGAGTATTCATTTATATACATTACAATGACGACCACTCTACCAACCAGACACCGAAATAGATGGACTGTATCGGAAGTGAATAATCTACACAGTGAATATGAATTGAAGCAGTTAACTGTTCAAGCTATTGCAGATTTGCACAACAGAACTGTTTTTGGAGTATTAAATAAGTTGCAATCAGAGGGGCTAATTGATGAAAAGTGGTCTGATGCTAGAGGATATCAAGCTGTGCCAGTGCTTTCATTAAAGCATCCAATTGAACTTGAGGACGATACCGATGTTCCGGATGATGATCCAAATGACGAAGATTATGTGCCTAATGATGAATCCGACGCAGATGATGATGAGGAATCTGAAGTGGATGATGAAGAGTTTGACCCATATAGCCTGAAGCAAAAGGTCGATTTTATTGATAAGCAAATCTCTGGCATTTACAAGTTTTTACAATCCAAGTTTCATCTACAAAAGGGGGTCCTACCTTGAATATACGTTGATTAACATTTGAAATGTGGTACTTATGCAATTGAATCTCTAGTAGGAGTTCAATTATAATTCTTCAAGAGTGTAATAATTATATATAATTATTTTGTCGGGTTATTAATTTAAATACTTATTCTATGTAAATTAATATATGGAAGAATCATTTGTTGAACACGTAAAAGCTTCACTAAATGCAGCAGATTATCAATTTTCAAAGATATCGAAAGAGATATTGACAATGTGTGGGCCTTCTGGTAAGAAAACACGATGTTTTATAAATAATTTGGCACAAATGAAAGGTGCTAAATATTTAGAAATTGGAGCAGGTGCAGGATCATTAACATGTGCTGCTATGTATAATAATATTGCAAAAGTTTTCTGTATTGATAATTGGTCGCAAACAAATCGGGATAACTTTATGAAAAACTTTGATAAATTTAAAGGGAATAACTATACAAAGATTATTGAACAATCGTATCAAGACGTGGATATTAATAACATATCAAAATTTAATATTCTTGTATATGATGCGAGTTTAGATTATAATGAAATATATAATGCATTGCCACATTTCATTAATTGTATGGAGAATGTTTTTGTTTATATTGTGGATGATATTAATTGGAGATATATTCAACACGCTGCAAAAAAATCGATTCAAGATCTTAATTTGACAATATTGTTTGAAAAGGAGATATTATTGACGAATGATGAAACACATACACCGATGGATATTGCTGAAAATACATGGTGGAACGGTATTTATATTGCCGTATTGAAGAAGTAATTAAAATTATTTTATATTAATTATATAAAATAATTCAATGAGCACATTTCAAGAGATACAAACGGAACTTCAAACATTATTAAGCAATAGTATGCTTGATTCGACACAACAATCTGAAATTACGCAAATACAATCAGAAATAGCTAATTTAACAGTTGCACAACAGCAAACGCTACAATCGGACCTTTCTGGGGATATTATAACTATTAACCAGGAACTCACCCAATTAGTAGAGAACAATTATGCTGCTTTTAGGATAGTTAATTATGATATATCCCTTTCAGTATTGCCAAATGTTGGCTCATCCCCGATAGGTATAGTGGACGTATATGGATCATCTGGATTGATTTTTTATACATTAACTCAGCAGGAAGTAGAATCGGCTTATGGATATAAATATATTCCTCTTACTGTTTTATCCTTTCCAGAAAATCAAACATTGTATGCATTATCAATAGGTGGCGGAGGTGGTGGAGGTGGTGTCTCATTTAGTGCAGCAGGAGGAGGTGGTGGTTCGGGTGGTGTTGCTATCACTACTATACCCACTAATGTTTATGGGTCAGGAAAACCATATCATTATGGAATTGTAGTAGGAAAAGGTGGATCATTTTATGGAGGTAGTGTAGGCGGAAATTCATATATTGGCGGAAATTCATATATAATAGATTTATGCAATAACTCTATTTTAAAAGGTACAGACGCATCTGGTGGTGGTTGTGGCTATTGTAGTAGCCTTGGTTCAGGCACCGGTGGGAACGGTGGAAATGGACAGAACGTAACTATATTTGATACCGTCGTTTGGTCAACTGGTTCTGGAGGTGCTGGTTGTTCTATCGGATCAAGTGGTGGAGCCGTTTCTGGAGCGGGGAATGGAGGTTCAAGTAATGGTATAAGTATTAATTTTCCTGATGCTTCGTATACATTTTTATTTGGTGGTGGAGGAGGTGGTGGTGGTAATGCTGTGCCGATGACCCCTAACATTAATGGGGCAAGTGGTGGCGTAGGTGGTAGTTACGGAGGGGGAGCAGGTGGTTATGATGTAGTTAATGGATTTGCAAATGGGTATAATGCAAGTGGAGGTATTTTTTATACAAATGGTTATGAAACTAGTAACGGTGGTGGTTGGGGTGAATGCAATGGATGGTATCAATCTGGTTCTGGGGGAGGAGGTGGTGCATCATCAAGCAATAATTATGTAGCTTCAGGGGGAGCTGGATCCGATGGGTGCGTTGTATTATGGTGGGGATATGATCAAACAAGTGGAGCACCAACAACTTCATTAAATTATCCTGTTTCGTTAACCGAAATAGAAGATGCAACTCAATCATCTATACCGGTAATTATATATGTTAATAACGATTCTATTAATTCATTATCCTTTTCAGAAACCCATACAACTGGTAATAAATATACAACTTATTTTGGAACATATGGTATGTTATTATTTAGTAATCCAAATACATATGATGTCTATATTCAAAATGATATTAATACGCAAATAAATTTATTATTGATTGGAGGGGGTGCAGGAGGTGGATGCAATGGGTATACGAATCAGAGACGAGAATCCCAGGGTCAATATTTTACAGATACCTACTATGATGGAGGTGGAGGCGGAAGCAGTGGTGGATATTATTCAACCACTCTTTCGAGTAATGGTGCCAGCCCATATAATTCATTATCTCCATATGTTCTTACTGTTGGTGCAGGAGGAGCAGGTTCTTTATATGGATCCGGAGGTGAAAATTTAGGCAACAATGGATTTAAAAATTATCCCGGACAAGCCGGTAGTGCTACATCAATTACCGTAAACGGCACTGTTTTAACAGCACCAGGAGGAAATCCAGGGAATTATTTAAATGGTGGAGCTTCTGTTGGAACGGGTGCAGGAGGTGGAGCTGGAGGTACTGGTTATGCAGGGGTTGTTGGCACTTCAAACAATAATGGTAGCGGAGGTTCTTATTTTTTTTCTTATACGCTAGATGGGACAACAAACACTGTATATTTTGGTGGTGGTGGAGGCGGTGGAAATTATGATCCTTATTCTAGATCATCAGGAGGAGCTTATTGTGGAGGTGCTGGAGGTACGGCATCTTACACGGGAACTGTTAGCACACAGGGTGATAATGCTGTATCTGTGACTAGTACCTTTCCACTCTATGTTGGTGGTGGCGGTGGAGGGGCAAGTTCATCATATAATACAACAAGTTATCCTGGTGGAAATGGTGGAAGCGGTTGTGCTATTATTTATTGGGGCCTTGAATCGACCTTGTCGCCTTAGTTAATTATTGGATTATTAAATTAAATGGTTATATTACTTTATCTCACTTTTACGTGAGTTATTTATTGCATAAAAATATATTTTTCTTTTTCTAGTTTATGACAGAATATTTTAAAAATATGTATTCACATATAAATACAAGCGGTTATAATCCAGCTAATGGCCAACATACAATATCTTATTTAGGTTCAACATCTAAAAAATGGTTACCAATACCAGTACCAAATAATATAGAAATTACGCATTCTATCATTCCGCCATCAAGCTATAACACAATTTCTCATAACAATTCGGATACTCCAGACATTGATGTCACATTTCACGATAAAAAACAATCGGTTTTTCCAGGTTCTCAATTGGGATCAATAACTAAAATAGTTAGCAAAAAAGCGTATATTGTTTATACTGGACACAATTACGGAACGGATAAACCAATATCTTTAAACATAAATTATTTTCCTGCAGGTAAAACAATTCATACTATATTATTAAAATCTAAGATTGAGAATGAAGGGAGCGAACATCCTATAAGTATCTTAACAGGGTTTATACCAAATTCCCAAAATAAAACGAATATTTATTTGGGAACGGGAGATCAAAATGCAATTATCACCGATGCTCACAATGACACAAGCAAAAAAAATTCAACAAATAATCCAAATGCACAAATTAAAAACACACTTATTGTTTGGTGGGACTATAAATAAAGGGGCTAACTCACTTTTTCATTGTTGTGAAGAATCCTGTTAGTGGTTGATTGTTTTCTTTTTGATTATTTGTTTCTCTCAAGAATTCATCAAACAAGAGGACTTTTACTTCTTTCTCTTTCAAATCCGCCAGCTTTTCCTCGAACTTTGCTTCTATAGTTTTGGCTCTTAATATCTCAACTTCGCGTTTGAATTTTGAAATTTTCGATTTTTTATTCTGCATCTCCCACATTTTTTCCAAGACTAGTGCAAATACTTGCTGCAGTGGTTTCATTATTTGATTCGTAATGTAATACGAATAATCAATTTTTAGCCGTTTTTCATTGATATAAGTCGGAGTCTCTATTCGTTCTCCCTGTTTCGCCTTTTTATCTGAATTATGAACAAATACATAGGGTATTCGGTCACCTGGACCGGGTTTATTTCCCGGATCACGCTGTGTTATTCTATCAGCCAATACTTTATGTGCTATTTGCTGCGGATTTTTATAACCTGACCTCAGCGATTTGCTTATAATTAATTTATCAATAGGATATTTTTCATCCACAATGTTTCTAAGAGAAGTTCTCAGAAAATCGACGGCTTCACCAATATTCTGTTTCTTCATTAAAATATCAATGATACCACCATATACCTCCTTTACTATTGGGGCATTGTCTCGACGTTTCAAGACAATACCCATCTCTTTACGTTTGCATTTTGTTGGATCTGTCTCATATAACATACCAACATATCGTTTCTTTGATAATAAGCAAAACGGCATAAACGTCTTTTCATATTCCAAATCGTGTGGTCCTTTCAGGAACTTTGATGCCAAATGGCCCGCTTGTTGTGCCAGTTCAATCGTTATTTCAAGGGCTTTTTTGCCTCGAATAGGTTCACCTCCTGGTGTTGAAAGATTAAATGTGAAGAATACAGAATCCGTGTCACCATATATGTACTCAGCTTTTGTTAAGACTTGACCATAATTCTCCGTGTCGCAAATCGTATTTCCATAGCACTCCTCCACTACTTTTTTTGCATAGGTCAGCAATAATCGTCCTGTTGCCGTTGTTGATGCAGCACAATCCTTGTCATAAAAGGTGCTTGTTTTGGCACCACATTGCCCGTATAACGAGTTAGCCGTTACTTTATATCCTAGCTGCCTCTTGTCCAGTACATTCTTCATAAAATCGTCCTTCTCTTGTGGAATCAGTTTTCTCGTTGTTTTTCTGGCTAATAAAAGTTCCTCCAGAATTGAAGGCATAATTGCTCTTACACCATTCAATGGTTGTGCAAAACGGCAAATCTTGGAACCGCATCTTATTTTCTCGGCCGCTGAGCTCGGCGTTTTTCTTACGTATTTGAACGTGTCATAAGTGATATTAACGTACTCATAACCAGGTAAATTATCATATATAAATTCACCTATTTCACACTTTTCTCCCGTTTCACAAATGAGGTCACCATTTAGATCATATTCTTTTGTCCACACCTTGCTATCGTGCGAAATATTCTCACTCATCATTGATGACGGATACAAAGACGCATAATCTACGCACGCAACCGGGTTATCCAAATACAAATCGCATTTTGGATCTAGAACAATGGCTCCTTCGTAACCGTCTTCGTCTTCTGATTTATCAATTACTGGCATTAAAGTGCGTTTCTCGCGACATTTCTTTGCCACATAACTGGTTAGCTTAATGCCCTGTCCGCGTAAGACCAAGAAATTGATCGGTACACTGCAAATTTTTGACATTTCCACGAATCCAGTTAAAATATCGGCTTTTGTCATCAAATAATGAACTAGATTGCAATCCTGAATACAGTATTTTGCAATAACAGAACGGTCTTCTGCTGTGCCGTTTGTCATTCTAAAAATATCCTTTGGAGTGACATCATCCTTTGCAAGACACCATCGAATTTTTTTGGTTTTATCTGGCTCGACTTTTCCACCAATTTGAAATTTACCTTCTTCTTTTGAAATCGACAATACTACAAATTTCTCGCCACTATTATAATAATCAACCGAATGTCCGATTTCTTCGAAATGGATAAAACTTCCGACTAGCAAACCAGTCATATTGTTCGTTTCAACAACTGTGGTCATATTGCCCGGTTCATTTTCTGTGGACAAATAATCGAAAGTCTTTACATAATCACCAATGAAATGACCAGCGACGTAATCTAATTTATAAGAGGTCAGATTTTCCTCACGTCTAAAGAAATTGTACAGATCGATCTGGATACGTCCATTCATTTTAATATACTTGAGATCGTGCTGACCACTTGCAATTTGGATGCTCGTCTCTTCAATTTTGTACCTGTTTGTTCTCACATCTTTTGTTCCGCAAATTTCATTCTTATTTTTCGACAATTTCAAGAACTCTTCTACGCAGTTATTTTCTTCGGCTCGACGGAACATAAATTCATAATCAAAACCAAATATATTGTAACCTATAATAATATCAGGGTTCTCTTTTTGAATTATTTTCTTCCACGCCAACAACAAATCCCTTTCTGTATCATATGTTTCAATTTCAGCATTATCCAGATTTTTACATGTATTCAACACGACACAGTGATTTAAATATGGCTCTTTTTCACCACTTCGCAAAAAGGTCGAACCAATAAAGGTAACCTTGTCACCTTCTAATTTTGGGAAATGATTCATTAAATGTTCGTTTATCTTTGTTAATTTGATATTTCTATCCATTTTTTTGTCTCGCAGCAAATCAACAACGGTGCCCGTTTTTGTCGACCCTTTTACATAATTCGAATAGTTTGAATTATCTTCGTCTTCCTCGTAGCTCATCTTCTCGAATAGCATCTCAATCGTCATCTGATCTTTTATTTCACTTGATGAAATATTATCTCTTAAATCAGCGATTAACCAATAATCCATTATTTTCACTAAATCGTCTTTATTATCTAACGACTTTTTTGGATAAACCAGATCAATTACATTGGATAATGTTGTATCGTAACCAAATGCACATAATACGATATTTTTCAAAATATTGGTGCACTTTTCTGGGGTCAAATCGGCATCCATATTTTCAAAGTAATCGACAATATTTGTCGCCAACTTTTTATATGATTTAATAGGCACCGGAAAATCACCGTGACTGCTGCTGGCCTCAATATCAAAACTGCAAATTTTGAGAGGAACACGCGTCTCCTTTTCATTCAGCGGGATAATGTACTTGTAATTTATTTTGAATTCAAAGTCGCAAGTTGTTTTCTTGCTCCGAATATCGATAGTATTTTTATTCGGGAGTGCAACCCAACCTGACGGGCTAATGTCTCTAATATGAAATAAACGTAATAAAGGTGGTATATTTGCTTCATACAAATATGTTTCGGTATTATTAAATATTAATCCATTTCTAAATAATTTACGGTCTTGGTTATACCACAGATTTTTCGCCTTGTTAAAAGCCTGCATATTGTTAAATTTTATAGCCAAGAACTTGTGCTCTTTTCCACCGTCAAAACCGTACAACTTTCGTCGTTTAATCAACTTGCATTCGCATAAAGATGCTTCATAATATTTGCCCAGCTTTTTCTTTAAAAAGGCAACAAATGAATCTTTTGAGCCGGTTGTCCATTTGTCATCAACTTTCACATAGAAGAACGGTTTAAATCCCTCGGCTATAATAGAGCAGGATTCACCGCGTTCATTTTTGCCGAACATTTGAATCATAAACTGACTCGAATCGCCAGAATAGCTTGTTTCTGGATTAGAATCTTCATCACTACTAGATGCATTATCGGATTTTTCATTGTATATGTTGAAATCGTATAGTCTGAAGGTTCGATCCATTGTTCTTTGTTAAATCTGTTGTCCTATATTTATTTCCTTTTATACGTATCAATTTTATTTGATTTAATATTAATTATAGCCTAAAAAAACAATATTAATAATAAACATACTATGTGCGGGATAGTTGGGATTATTAATAATGACAAAGATGATTTTGTGAATCATCGCATTATTAACGCGTTAACCACTCTTCAACACCGTGGCCAAGATTCAGCCGGTATTTTTACATTACATAATAACTGTTTCCATAAATGCAAAAATCTCGGTACTGTATCGCAAGTTTTCGATAAGGATTCACTGCTCCATTTGAAGGGACATATAGGTATAGGTCACGTTAGATATGCTACTTCTGGTAATATATCGATTGAACAGGCTCAGCCTTTTTACACAAATAATCCATTGGGAATTGCATTATCTCATAATGGCAATCTTACGAATACGAAAGATTTACTTATTTTAATGAAGGCAAAAAATATTCACATAAATACGACATCGGACTCAGAGATCTTGTTGAATCTTTTTTCGCATTGTCTTCTCTCAAAAATATCAACTCAAGAGGATAAAAAAGAGATGATATTTGAAACAGTTGGCGAACTAATGACATTGTGCAGAGGTGGCTATTCTGTTGTACTTATTATAAACGGTGTAGGACTCGTCGCATTTAGGGATCCTTTTGGTATTCGACCCTTGTGCTACGGTAAGAAAGATTTGATGAATGATAAAAGTGATTATATTATTTCGTCGGAAAGTGTCGCCATTGACTCACTTTCTCTCAATTTTAATTTGGTTAGAGATGTTATGCCAGGAGAATGTATTATAATCACTGAAGATTGTGTGTTAAATTCGCGTGTTGTTCATAATAACCCTGCTCTTGCACCGTGTATATTCGAGTATATTTATTTTGCCAGATTGGATTCAGTAATTGATGGGCTACTGGTCTACGAAGCTCGCATAAAAATGGGAGAAATGTTGGCTAAAAAAATAGCCATAGAGATGCCAGATTATGCGAATTTAGTCGATGTTATAATGCCCATCCCAGAAACGTCGAGGGCGTCTGCAATAAATGTTTCGGCCATTCTAAATATACCATATAGAGAAGGATACGTCAAAAACCAGTATATTGCGAGGACTTTTATAATGCCCGACAATACAACGAGGAAAAAGAATATTAAATTGAAGCTGAATACGATAAAAAGTGAATTCCTTGGTAAAAACGTTTTAATTATAGATGATTCCATAGTTAGAGGGACAACTTCTATTGAGTTAATCCAGTTGGCGAGAGAAGCTGGAGCAAAAAACGTGTATTTTGCCAGTATTGCACCCCCAGTACGCTTTCCAAATGTTTATGGAATTGATATTCCTACAAAAACGGAATTGATCGCGAATGGTAAATTGGTTAGCGAAATTGCAGAATCAATGAATTCGGACAAGGTTATATTTAACGATTTAGACGATTTAGTAAATGCGTGTTGTTCTTTAAATCGAGCTTTTTTGAACAGATTTGAAACATCGTGTTTTGATGGAAAATATATTACAGGAGATATAGATGATAATTATTTATTAGATTTGGAAAAAATTAGGGGATAAGCAAAGCGACAGATAAGCAAAGCGACAGATAAGCAAAGCGACAGATAAGCAAAGCGACAAATCCAAAAATAGGTTTAGATTTTGCGAGTTTTAAATAAGTATAATATATGCCGCCGATTAAGACGCCTATTCAAGCGATTGCCGTATTTGATGGAAAGAAAATCAAAGGAACTGTTTTATTCACAGAAGATTTAAAAAAAGATGTCGTGTTAATAGATATTCAATTATCTGGACTTAAAAAAAGTGGTCTACACGGATTTCACGTTCACGAATCTGGCGATCTCACAAGCCAGTGCGAGAGCTTATGTGCACATTTTAATCCATATGGAAAAACGCACGGTTGCCCTGGAATGAAAAATCGTCATGTAGGGGATCTCGGGAATTTAGAAACGGATGCCAATGGGAATGCTCATTATATAATAGTAGATGACTATATCAAATTGCGTGGTTCAAAAGCGAACATTCTTGGTCGAGGTCTTATAATACATGCAGACGAAGATGATTGTGGACAAGGAGGCGATGAAGCCAGTCTAAAAAACGGCAACGCCGGCAAAAGGATCGCGTGTGCCATTATTGGTTATTCCAAAAACAATTTCAAATGTTAAATTTTTTAGTATTCTTAGAATTATAGATTACTAAAAAAAAATTGATTTACTTTTTTTAAAATAGCCGCAATGTATACCTTATGCAGCAAATGAGTCAAACTTCTTTCTTCGTCCCAACAACAAACGGCTTCAATGAAGACCAATTTCGTGAACTTATTCTAAACAGTGATATCTGTGATATGGAAGATATCATATTCAACTACACTCAACCCGATGTCGTATCGGCTGTTGTCTATTTCAGCAATTGGGGTACCAGTTCTATCGCAGCCGATGCTATGGCTGAAACAGGCGTCTATCATTACTATTACGAGGACGACAAATACATTATTCTACAGAAGATGCCGGAACCAAAGAAGATGGTTTTGGCCGCGGCAAGCCCAAGTAAATCGTGTTACGCTCGAAGCGTTCCTTTCATATTGATGCCTGGTATGCATTTTGAGCTTCCTTGTGAGCCAGCGACAGCGTGTGCAATGATTGGCCAGATTTTGCGGGTCATTAAAGCGGATTTAACGGAAAAGGAGGTCGTGTTCGATTTCAAGCGTAATAACGGCCAAGCATCGTTTGGTATCACGACCAATTATTCTTATTTTACAATCAGTATTTACAACAACGGGTCACTGGGGTCAATTGTCGAATTGGACGCGGCTAACATTTTTGATGTTAGCAAACTGCAGCGTCCGTATTTTCCGGATCTATTCTTGAACATAAAATATTTTACTAAAGTCGAGAGTTTTCAACTCGACGCGTCGGACTATGAGGCCGTTAACTTGGTTCCGATTCCTTGCACAACCGATGCAAGCGTGAGTAAAGAGGAGACCAAACGCAAGTTTTACGAGAGAATTATGGATGTCCAACTGCCGAGGCAATTTAGGTAAGTGTGTAAATAGTGCGTGTAAATAGTGTGTGAATAGTGTGTAAATAGTGTGTAAATAGTGTGTAAATAGTGTGTAAATAGTGTGTAAATAGTGTGTAAATAGTGTGTAAATAGTGTGTAAATAGTGTGTGAATAGTGTGTAAATAGTGCGTGTAAATAGTTTGTAAATATTGTATTTATTTTTTCCTTCCATATTTGCAGTATTGACGTTGAGAGAAACCCTTAGGTCGCCGACAATTAATCGATTTTTTATATTTTCTTGACCACTTATGTCGCCGTTTTTTTTTACTACCACCCATCATAGTATGATGCGACTTGTGCGTTTTTTTATGATCACTGTTGATATTGCGTGAATGATGCGAAGACGACTTGTGTGTTTTTTTATGATCACTGTTGATATTGTGAGAATGATGCGAAGACGACTTGTCTAATTTCGATTCAATCCACATTGCAAAATCTTCTGGTCTGCGCCCAGATTCATATTCTTCAATGACTTTACCCTTATGATTAATATAACGCAACGTAGGAAACCCCATTGGTTCTTGACCAATATGCTGCATATTATTAAATAGATCCTTGTTTATTTGTGCGACAATCACATTATTATTCGACAAATGGGGTTTTTTAACGTGATGTTGAATTTCGGCCCAACTCTGTTTTGTCATATTGCACGGGCCACATCCATCCATATATAAGAACAAAAATGCTTGTTTACCTGAACCGACGTGTTTGTTAAATTGTGCCATATTTCTTTTATTGTGGTCTGTATTTAAATCTGGAACAGGTTCTAAAAATATCATCAACTATATAATAATTATAGAAAATAATAATAATAATTATATATACTTTTATCCCATTCTAATATATATGTATTTAACCATTCTTATTTTAATAGCATTTTTAGTTGGTTTATATGTTTACGGTAAATATGGATCCAAAGAAATTATCGAAGGATTAACAAACGCAAATAATGAAGTCCGGTGTCCAAATATCTTAGTACAGAAGGGTATAAAATATTACCTGTACAATTCTAAAGTCGCAAAAATTCCTGGTGTAAATCCAGTCGAATTTCAGAATTTAGAAGAATATGTCGAGTTTTTAGGTTGGCAACGCAGTCAAGGGATTCGATGTCCAGTTCTGTTTTTACAACATAGTTATGACGCACAGGGCAGTTCCGTGTATAAAGTTAGACCAAGTCCAACTGATTTACAAGGTGGATTACCTCCGTCGCTGCCATACGCCAACCCCAATCCAACATTGCTAACAGATGCTGCGAGAAATGATCAACCATATAACCAAAATACCGCGGCTGGATATGATCCAACATCGCAATATGTAGGTGCAACAACCCCGTTGGATATGATGAACCAACAAGAGGAAAATCTGTTATTTAGTCCTAATCCAATGGATGATAATTGGGCAGGTCAAGAATACACGCAGTCGCTTGTGGATGCTGGGTTTTATAAGGGAAATGAGGTTAATATTCTGGTACCTTAAGTGGTCCGTTTTCAGAAACAGAATAATTAAAATAAAAATACTATATATATGGACGAGTTAATACAAGTTGAACATTTGTATATAGCTAAAATGTATAAAAAATTAGGCGATGGTATTAGAAAAAGGAATATTTGCTGTAGTCCTTGAGAAAAAAGAAATATTATTGAATGGGCACAAATAATACACAGAATACCAGAATATAGTAGCTTAACTTTTAGAGATATATATTTAGTTTTAATTTATATTTATTACTCATTGAATTATAATGAACAAACAACTAATTGGTTAACAGGAATAATGTTGACGAATGAAGTTACAAACGTTGAACTTGTTAGAAGGTTATTATTTAATATAACGACTGGGGATATTGAAGTAGATGGACAAAAACTATCTAGTGAAATAAGACAACAAATATTTGGTATGAAAAATCCTTATAACGCTCTTCCAACAGCTGTTCCAAAAGCTGCGTTATTAGCTGTTCCAAAAGCTGCGTCATTAGCTGTTCCAAAAAGTGCGTCATTAGCTGTTCCAAAAAGTGCGTCATTAGCTGTTCCAAAAGCTGCGTCATTTGCTGTTCCAAAGGCTACTTCAGATGCTTGGAAGTATAAAGGACCAGTTACGTTACATGATGTTAGTACTAAAGCCGAAATTGATAAGGCTATTTACCGTAAATTAAATGATTCAAGAGGATTTACTGGTGAAGAAGGTGATGATTCAAGGGTAATCACTGGTGAAGAAGGTGATGATTCAATGGGAATCACTGGTGAAGAAGGTTATGATCAAATGGAAATCCATAATTATAGTGAAGAAGGTGATGCTGCTCCAAAAGCAGCTTCATTTGTTGCTTCAAAAGCTAATCCATTTGATCCATTTGCTCCTTCATTTTCTGCTTCAAAAGCTAATCCATTTGCTCCAAAAGCAGCTTCATTTGCTGCTTCAAAAGCTAATCCATTTGCTCCAAAAGCAGCTTCATTTGTTGCTTCAAAAGCTAATCCATTTGCTCCAAAAGCAGCTTCATTTGCTGCTTCAAAAGCTAATCCATTTGATCCATTTGCTCCTTCATTTTCTGCTTCAAAAGCTAATCCATTTGATCCATTTGCTGCTTCAAAAAGAAAAGGTGGTAAATCCAAGAAATCCAGAAAATCGAAGAAATCCAAGAAATCCAGGAAATCGAAGAAAAGGTGGTAAATCCAAGAAATCTAAAAAATAGCCGTTCAAATTTGTTTGGTAATATATATTATCAAACAAACAACTTAAAGAAAATTAACACAACGGAATTATACCCCGTCAATAAATTTCATTACCATATTCAAGCTACTCTTTCCTTCTTTCATAATATTCAAATTTTGCAAGAATCCGACTAACTTATCCGGCGTCATTGAACCGATGTCAACACTCACAATAGATTGCAACATTATTGCACTTATGTAATCATCCATCTGAATAATAACATCTTCATAAGCTACTCTGTTGTCTTTTACTAACAAATTATCGTTAATAGTTGAATATGCCTTATTTATTTGACTAGCATAATTCTCTGCTCCGGACGCTTTATTTTGATTGAAGGCGGTTTGATTTATCAAAGAGGAAGATCCTGACCCCGATTCCATTCCTTCCAATATATTAGCCCTCATATTTTTGAACCCTAAATATATTAAAAAACAAATAATAACTAGAATGGCAGTTATTTTTAACAAATCTTGATGCATTTATATTATTATTCTATTATTTTATTCAGGATTCACACTATTTGTGTGCAAATATTTTACAATATTACTTAATGCTGTTTTATTTATTTTACGTACTTGACCTTTTGAATTTGTATAACTAAAATTCGTCAAACACGTTTGGTCTTCCTTTATTTTTAACACTAAATTTGCCATATTTTTAAAATGAGACATAATCGTCATCGCAATAGTTGAACTCACGCCTGGAATCTGCGACAACATTATTTCACCTATATTATCTTGCGTAATATTGTCCTTCTTAACCTTTTTAACAACCGTGCAATAATTTTCAGCTGTTTGTTCTTGTGTTTCTGTTGTTTGTTCTTGCGATTCCATTGTTTGATTTTTATAGTAAAACGTCTTTCCATCGAGATCATTTTTACTAATCTTATATGCCATATTGCATATTAACAACGCCGACTCTTCCATACTTGAACTACGCATTAGCGAAAACCCTTTGTATAACCCTAGGGAAACCATCGCGGAATACAATGTGAGCTTTTCCATTCTATCCTTGAATACATTGAATTTATTCATATCACCTTCTATCAAATAAATAATATTATGATTGTGCATAGGTAATCCTATAAGCCGATACGACTGTTCTTCATAACGACCGTCTTTAATACTAGCTGCTAAATCTCTTAGACTTTTTCTCTCGATAACGACTCGATCGATTTCATTTTCGGATAAAATAATATCGCCAATAGGCAGATTTTCTACGACGATTGTGATATTTTTGTAAAGCGGACTTATTTCTAAAATATACTTGCAACTTTGGATCAACTCTGCTTCACGACAATCAATTTTAATAATCATTTCTCTTTGTAAATCATATAATAGTTAAGTTATTAAATGATTTTTTTCTAAATAATATAAATCTGTAAAAAATATCTGTAAAATAAATGCAAAATATAATAAATCGTTTAACCAAGCATACCAGAGTGTGTAACTGCATACGAACCACGACGGTATTGGTTAGGATTTCTGGTTGTATTCAACAAAATGAAAGGTATAGTATGCATTGTCTGAGGAGCTCTGTATGTGTAACTTTGTCCAACGTTTTTAACGCTCATAAAAACTTGACCACCCCATGTACCCGCCTTTTTATCACCACCAATTGAACCACCACTTTGGCCAGTTCGGTTAGCAATTGTATTGCAGTACGCAGAAGGTCCGTTATGTCCAACAATTAGTCCCATTTATATATACCGCAAATATTTTTTTTTAATATTATTTATATTATATTTATATTTTTAGTTAAATTGCTTGCAACGTAAAATGTCTCCTAAAGACTGTGCGGGTAAACTAGCGTGGTAAATATTTATCTATGAAAACTATATAAACACATTCCCACTAATTAATAAATATACTATGGACGACGTACAACTGGAGAAGAGCTTATTACACGATGATGATATTATAAAGGGTGAAGATGGTCTGATTTTTAATCCATATAATCCATTAAATGTGGAGATTACATTAAATGACGTTCAATGTATTCTCACTAAATATGGTGTCCCTGGAACAGTAACCAATTTTAGTTTATACAAGAGGGCTTTTGTTCACAGGTCTTACACTAAAAGGCCGAATATTGAGAATGCACTTCAAAATATAACAATTGTAGATAGACCTTCAAATTGTTTGCCGTTGCACACTAAATCAAATGAACGCCTTGAATTTTTAGGAGACGGCATTTTGGAGCTTGTAACAAAATATTATTTGTACAGACGTTTTCCTAAAGAGAATGAAGGATTTATGACCGAAAAAAAAATCGCCATTGTTAAAAATGAAGCCATCGGTAAAATAGCCCTAGAAATGCATCTAAATAATTGGCTCATTCTATCTAAGCACGCAGAAGAGAAGAAAATTAGAACCAATCTGAAAAAACTCGGTTGTCTATTTGAATCATTTTTAGGTGCATTATTTTTAGATTTCAATAAAATATCGGTAAAGGATGAAGATGGATGGTTTTCATCAGTTTTTGTAACGGGCCCAGGATTCCAAATTGCACAAAAATTTGTTGAGAATATTTTCGAAAAACACATCGATTGGATTGCCCTCATTCAAAATGATGATAATTATAAAAACATTCTTCAAGTAAAGATACAAAAGGAATTCAAGGTGACGCCGCATTACTTGGAAATAGATCACGACGTTGATAATGGTTATAAAATGGGCGTGTATTTATGTGTTGGACAGCCCATTCATTCTGTAAGCATTGCTAATGCTACTCATATAGACAATGTTAAAACATTTAAAGAAATACAAGAATGCATTGCAAATTACGGTAAAGTTCTCATCTTTTTAGGTGAAGGACAACATAAAATTAAAAGAAAAGCCGAACAAATGGCGTGTAATGAAGCGATACAAAAGATTGAAAAGTACTCTACTTTGTAAAATGAATAAAATTTATATATTTATAAAATATAAGTAAATGAGTGCTTTAGAAAAACTGAAAGAAAAATTAAGATCAAAGCCAAATGTCGAAGAAATTGGTAAAAAAACAGTCGAAGTCGTCATTCCTGTTCCAAATAAACAAGAGGAAGTAACTTTTTCTAAAGTTACGATACATGATAAACGCGAAACGGCTAAATTTAATATGGAAGATCTCAGTAAAAAACTCAAGGATCGCCGTCTGACAAAACTAGTACCTGTTTCTAAAGAACTCGAAAAACCATTAGAAGCCATTGCCCCGGTACCCAAGAAAAAATCCAAAAAACTAACAGGTAAGCGTTTATTGGTCCTACAAGATGAAGGGGTGTCAATTATAAATGGTAAAGAAGAACCGGCATTAGAGCAAGAACCGGAATTAGAGGAAGTCGAAGACACGGCGATAAAGCCAAAAACCAAGTCGAGAAAAACGTCTAGCTTACCCAAAGGTGTATCAATATTACCACCAGAGGCTTGGATACAATTCGGTGACACGCCACTTATTGAGCGTTTGCCTGCAAAACAGCCCAAGGTAAATTACAAGGTGAGCAGCTATTATATGAATAATCGTGAGATTTTCGTTAATTTCATAAATTCTATTTTTGAGCCATATAGGGATCAAGTTTTGGACGATACAACTGAAATATCGTGCGATGATCTGGCAAAGGGATCGGGTGATTTCACGCTTTTAACGCACCAAAAATTGGTCCGCGATTACTTGAATTTGTATACCCCTTACCGCGGTCTCTTATTGTATCATTCACTTGGATCAGGTAAAACTGCAAGTTCAATTGCCATTGCAGAAGGGATGAAAAGTGCGAAAAAAGTGATTGTAATGACACCAGCTTCTCTTGAAGATAATTACAGGCTTGAATTGAAAAACGCAGGGGACCCCCTTTATAAACTGAATCAATGCTGGGAATGGATTAGTACAAAAAAAAATCCGGAGTTGGTAGATACTCTCTCGAGTATATTAAATCTGCCTGTTGAATATATTCGTTCAAAAGGGGGTGCGTGGTTAACAAATGTGAGCAAGCCGCCTAATTGCATTGACACTAAGAAAAAAACCCAGACAGAATTGCAAGTAGACCAGACCAGCTTAAATGAGCAAATTGACAAGATGATTGAAAATAAATACCAATTTATTCATTATAATGGGCTGAGACGAGACAAGCTAAAACGGATGACAAATAATTTCGAGACCAATATTTTTGATAACTGTGTTATTATTATCGACGAGGCACACAATTTGTTAAGCCGAATTGTCAACAAAATTGCAAAAGAAAAGGAAATTCCTATGGATAAAACTGGAAAGAGAGAAAAGGTGAATATCTCGATTGCACTTATTTTATACGAAATGTTGTTGACTGCTCAAAATGCTAGGATTGTTCTTTTAACCGGAACACCTATTATTAATTATCCAAATGAAATTGGAATACTTTTCAATATTTTAAGAGGCTATATTAAAACGTGGGAAATCCCACTCGACATTAAAGGCTCGCAAACAGTAAACAAAGAAACCCTACACGATATTTTTGTAAAGGAAAAAGTAATGGATTATATGGACTATTCGGCTTCTAGCAAACAGTTATTAATAACGCGAAATCCTTTCGGTTTTGAAAATAAAATAAAGGAAGACTCTGGTTATCACGGCGTGACAAATGAAAAAAAAAGCCGTAAAGATGAACGAGGAAAAATTGTCTTACAAGAAAGAGGGGTTATCAGTGATGCCGATTTTGAGAGAAAGGTCATTTTTATTTTGAGACAAAATGGCATAGAAGTGTTTCCTACAGGTATTCGAGTTCATATGTACAAGGCGTTACCTGACAAATTAGACGAATTTTCAAATTGGTTCATCGAAAATGGTACAATGAATATTAAAAACGCGGATTTGTTTAAAAAACGTATAATGGGGTTAGCATCTTACTTCAGGAGTCCACAAGAATCATTGCTCCCAGCTTATGAAAAGGTGGCTGATTATCACGTTGTAAAAATACCAATGAGTGATCAACAATTTGAAATTTATGAAGCGGCCAGATCTCAAGAAAGAAAACAAGAGACGAATACAAAGAAGAAGAAGGGAAAAGTCGACGAAAACGGTGTATTCCAAGAACCTACGTCAACTTACCGTATTTTTTCTCGTTTATTTTGTAATTTTGTTATGCCAAAAGCAGTTGGGCGTCCTCTTCCAAGGGAAGATAATGAAGTTAGAGGCGAAGGCAAAGACGAAGGAGACGAAGAAAAGTCGGCTAATGGAGAAAGTGATAAAGATGTAGCTCTGGAAAATTTGTACGAAGAAGTCATAAAAAAAGCCGACAAAGTCCAAAATGAAGAGGACGACCGTGAAGATGAAATGGAGGGTGATGAAATAATAGACAAGTTCGCCGACTCGACATATGAAAAGCGTCTCAAGGCCGCAATGGACAAATTAAAAAGGCACGCCGATCAGTATTTGAGCCCCGAAGGATTAGCCATTTATAGCCCAAAATATTTGCATATTTTAGATAATATTCAAGACCCAAGACATATTGGCCTTCATCTTGTTTATAGTCAATTCCGCACTTTGGAAGGTATTGGAATATTTAAACTTGTATTAGAGCAAAATGGGTTCGCCCAGTTTAAAGTAAAAAAGGATCAAACAGGTGTATGGCAAATTGATATTCCCGACGAAGATCGAGGAAAACCGACATTTGCATTATATACTGGTACAGAATCCAAAGAAGAAAAGGAAATTGTTCGCAAAATTTACAACGGGTTATGGAAGGAACTCCCGCCTTCACTATCTAGAGAGCTGAAACGAATTGCACACAATAATAATACCGGTGAAATTATTAAAGTATTTATGATTACCGCTTCCGGTTCAGAAGGAATCAACTTGCGAAATACTCGATATGTTCATATTATGGAGCCATATTGGCATCCGGCTCGTACGGAACAAGTCATTGGTCGGGCTAGACGTATTTGTTCTCATAAGGATTTACCTGATGCATTACAGACTGTAGAAGTGTTTCTTTATTTGATGACGTTTTCAAGAGAACAATTATTAAGCGATGCATCTATTGAATTGAAGGTAAAAGATTTGAGCAAAAAGGAATATCAATTGAATCCTGAGAAACCAACATTGATTAAAATACCATTTACTAGCGATGAGGCATTATTTGAAATCTCAACTATTAAAGAGGAAGTTAGTAATCAGCTTATTAAAGCAATTAAAGAGGCATCCATTGATTGTGCTATTTACTCGAAGGTTGGAAACAAAGAACAATTACATTGTTTACAATTCGGCGAACCCACACCGGGTTCATTTTCATATAATCCTTCTTTAAGTAAGGATGAGCCGGATAGTATGGCAAAAGTGAATAGAAAAGCACTTGAGTGGTCTGGAAAGGAAATTACACTTCTTGGTAAAGTCTATATTTATAGAAAAATAGATAAAACACGAGGTAATATTTATGATTTGGATAGCTACAAGCAAGCTTTGGCAGTTCCGGGTGTAGATCCGATTTTAATAGGAACATTAGAGAAAGAACAAGATGGTAAATTGAAATTTAAAAAGATTTAATCTTCGAGATTATAATATCAGAATAAATATAAAATGGATTTTATATATTTATTATTTGGGAGTAGTGAGTGGGAGGACACCACTATATTTTTATCAGAAGTGGATGCTGTAAATGCTTCAATTAAATATTCCTCACTCAGAGTAGAAATTTTCAGAAAAAATATTGATTCATCTTACACCCCAACGTATAATTTTTATAAAAATGGACAATTTATTCAACGCTCTTAACATTTCTTATTAACACGCTTATAATGATAATAAAGAATATACTCAGTTGCCTTCTTAGTCTGTTGAATTCTTCTAATCTTTCTCTCTTTTTCATTGAATTGCGTATCAAATTTAAATATTCAATGTCATCCTTTTTATTTTTTTTGTGAAGTATACTCAATCCGGTCACTATTAATAAAACCGCCAAATCTGATTCAATTGATTCTGTATTTTGATTGCTTATAAGTATATCTTGCATTTCGTATATTAGATTGTCTAATTTGGCCAGATCTTTGTATGCCGTCTTTATTAATGCTGTGTACGTTTTCCTTATGTAATTCTTTTTAATTCTAAAATATATTTTATCCTTGAAGAATTTTTGATAAATTGTATTATCTTCGTCATTGTAAATTGGTGTTATTTTAGCTTCTTGGATTGAATCTATTTCTGATATTGGGTCCAATTCTGATATTGTGTTATCATTTGGAAAATCCCAGTACACTTCTCCGTGGCTCCAAATATCATCATCGATGTTCATTTCAACAAAAGCCTCATTTACACTGTGCTCCGGCTTTACACTGTGCAACGGCTTTACACTGTGCTCCGGCTTTACACTGTGCAACGGCTTCAATAAATAGAAACTGTATGCACCCAAAATTTTATAAATAAATAATATACCACTTATGATATTATTAAGTTTCATTTTATAATGTCATTTTTCTAAACTTTAATTGTTCAATTTTTATTTATTATTAAATTTATAAATAATACTTAAATATAAAAATAATTATTGTTTATATTATGAGTAAGCAGTTTGTTTATTTAAGCGGTTTGCCTCGTACAGGTTCTACATTATTATCAGCAATTCTGTCACAAAATCCAAAAATATATTCAGAAGGAAATTCTGCGTTGTGTCAACTAATGTGGGATCTTGAGAAATCGTGTCTAACTGGTTCGAGAGAACAGTTGAATGCAAATAAAAGAACTCATACAGCTTATGATATAAACTCTCAGGTACCATACCTTTATTATAAGAATGTAGAGGAACCCATTATTATAGACAAGTGTCGCACTTGGACTCTGAGAGGAAATATTGAGTTAATCAAAAAATACATATCCGAAGATTTTAAAATTATTGTATTAGAACGATCAATAACAGAAATTGTAAAATCATTTGTTAAATTATATGCTGATAATGAGGTGCCTTATGATGTAAGTAAAATCATTCTACCTGATACCGATCCATTGATGCGTCCAGTTGCCGGATTGATGGCGGCAAAACAGGACTCAAACAATAAAAATTACTGCTTTGTTAACTACGAAGAATTAATAGCCAATCCCAAGGAAGTAATTGAAAGAATATATCATTTTTGTGGTTGGGAGCCGTTTGAACATAATTTTGAAAATATCGTTATTAAACACCCAGAAGATGACGAGTTTTACGGGTTGAAAGGTTTTCATAAAATTAGACCCACTATTCAAAAAAGAAAGGTTGATGTTACATTACCTGAAGAGGTTTTGAAAACTACGTCTATTCTTGATATTGTTCTTGGATATTCTAAAGTAAATCAATCAAACTCTTTGCTGCCATCTCCTGTTTTACAACCCCCCGTATCGCCTGCGAGTATAAATGATGCTAAGCCTCCTTCTCCTGTACAACCATAGAAGTATTATTTGTATTCGTAATATATCGAAAAATTTCTGTTATTTTTGAATCTAACTCATCAATACGTTTATTGATTTTTTCAAAATCTGTCGCCGTTTCTTGAGTTTTTAATTTTAATTTTGAAAATATACTAATATTATTATTACTATTTTCCTTTGTTGCATTATTATCGTCTGCCCAAGTAATATGTCTTTTATCATTTGCACGCTGTATATCGACGACTTCAACCACGTCTATTTTTGGCAAATCTTCAGAGCCTATTTTAATATATTTAACTTCATTTTGTTCAACATTATATTTTGTCATTTTCTCATTTTTTATCGAAGTTTTTTGACTTTTTAAAAAGGTATCTGCCTTTTCTTTATCAATATTTTGATTTATCTGTTCTATATCAAAGTTTCGTTGAGCAAGTGTTCTTGCTATTAAGTCTTCCATTTCACCGATTGGCTTATCCATTTCGTCGTTGAAATTTGGTTTTTCAGGTGCTTTTAATGTCATTGCATTAGAAAAGTCGTTTTGTTTTTTTTTAAATTCTTTTTCAAAGTCGGACATTCTCGCATTTTGAATATCTTCTGCGGTTATATTTTGTGCAGTTATATTTTGTGCGATAGCTTCTCTTACATTGGATTCTCTTACATTGGATTCTCTTACATTGGATTCTCTTACATTGGATTCTCTTACATTGGATTCCATAATTTCAATCTTGAATGCATTACTATTTGTACTTATTTGATTAAATATATGTTCAATAAATGTCTTGTTCAACTCCATTAAATTGGTCTTTATATGACCCATCTTTTTAAAAAAATCCTGTATATTTAAAATGAAAAAGGTCTGAAAATGCTTCATCTGTTGTTTCGATTTTGTTTTAAATATATCTTCGTCTAGGATTAATTCCCACAACATTTCAACATTTTCATTACTTAAAAAGGCACCCTCACTCATATAAATAATAGTTTGTTATTATTTATATGTTTTTTACACATTTATAAATCTTCATTGAAAAACACCTTCCGGAATTTCTCCATATACTCATCCTTCAATATATGAGTTTTCAAATAATGAGCATTTATTTTATCATCTAACATATGTACTATAAAAAAGAGTGAATATACACCACATTCTGTATTCCCATATTGATGCTCAACAGGGTGATTCTGATCAAACACAAATTTTATTTGAGGATTCATCTGCATACCCTGTGTTTTTACCATATCAACGAACTTCATTATTTGCTTTGGAATCTTATCTCCTGCACTGTCAAAATAGAAAATCGTTTTTTTCTTGATATTAATGAAAAGTGAAACCCAGTGTGAGCCACCCATAGTATGCGGATCTAAATTGAAAATGACCCCTATCTTCTTTTTGCCTTCCTTTATTTGTTTCGATAAATTAAAATGGCACAATTCTTCCCAGACACATTCACCATATAATTTATGCGTATCATAATCAATCGGAGAAGGTCCAATAAAATCAAAACATTTATATGCTTCTTCGTATTGTTTCATCACATTCATAATATCAATACTAGATAACCATTCATTCGGATTTTTTTTCCATTCACTCGGAGAAATTGGAGCAAAAGAAGATGTCAGTTCTTTATCCAATTGTCCATTTACAAAATTCTGTTTCAACCAACACGACTCCTTATTACATACATTTGTCATATTTATTCGCATTTTTTCCCATATTTCTTTTGGATCGTTCGTGTTTATAGGTACATCAGGATGCCTCGCGTTCCACAAGTCACGTAATTTATATATTGCTTCGTCCGTTAAGCAAGTGTAACCTTTTTTTTTTGTTTTTGGACTACACTGTAATTTTACTAATTTATTATACTTTTCTTTAAATGTTTGAACTATTCTCTTATTATTTTTACTTGTCTTTGTTTTTTTATATTTTCTCATTTTTCTACTTTTCGGCATTGTCATAATTATTAATAATATTATTCTTTTTACGAAGACCTTTATTCTTCAAAATCGGATCTTTTAAATTAATCTCCTTTTTTTTAGGTATGACTGGTTTTATTTTCTCCTTTACGTTCTTAACAATCACAAAATTATCAAGCGTCGGTGCATTTTGTATTTTTATTGAACGCATCATTATTTGATTCGCGTCATCTATATTTTCTATCATCATATTATCTATATCTATTTCATTATTATTATCAATTTCTAAATCAGCATAATCCTCCTGAATAATATCAGTTTTATCTACGTTTTTAAAGTAATTAACACACGATAATACATAATTGTCAAATGCAAATTTAACGTCGTTTGTTAACCTATCAGGACTTTCATTACTCAGCAGTTGCTTTGTTAAATCGTAAATTCGCCTTCTGTAAAATTTTTTGTCCCTTTTAATATCGCGTTTTACCGCTACAGCTGTTTTTTCTAAATATTTTTTGTATTTATTATTATTCAGTAAATAATTCATTGTCGATTCTGTAATAGTTGAACAATTGGATACATCATTCGCCATTTAATAATATGATTTGTTAATATTAAATTATATTATATTAAACCTAGTCTAACATTGATTACCTGTTTTGGGTTTACCTGTCAAATCTCTTATTTGTTGTCTTGTATAGTTGTTGAATAAATCATTTCCAATATTTTCAGTATTTGGATTGAATGGTTCAAAATGCTCATTTCGAAACAGCTGTGTAAATGGTTGCATTTTTTTACTAGCATTTTCCGGGTTGAAACTATACTGATACAAATCACTCGTGCTATTTGGCACATAAACCGACTGGCTACACGCTTGTAATGCATAAATTTGATTCCTTAATTCGGATTCGGTATTAACAGCGGAGGCGTATCCTGACCAAGGCGATTGTGTATTTCCTGGGTTGAATACAGTAGCAGGATTGTAAACCGGCTGTTGTTTTAAAGGAACAGAAATTGGTGCTCTTGGATCTACAATAGGCATTATCGAATATTTTGTCATTACAGGTCTTACGCTCAAATAAGGTTGTAACATCTGCGATGGTATATTTCTGTCATATATTCGCTGATTTGTCGTCTTTTGAATATTAGAATTGCATTCATAGCTTAAATAGTTATTACTTAATAATTGTGGCTCTACAGACATTAATATAAACAAATATTTTATATTTTTTATATTTTTTATATTTTTTATATTATAGAATTAGTTAATCTTTATTCGTAAAACATATAAAGCGTTTACAATAATAATCATATATATGTGTGGTATATTTTGTCTTCTTAATAATAATAATTTTACCACATCTTTTGTAGAAGAGCAGTTTATGAAAGGTCAGGCTCGAGGCCCAGAAAACTCTAAATTGCAAAATATATGTTTAAAGTGCACATATGGGTTTCATCGATTGGCAATAAATGGACTAAATGATGTTTCAAATCAGCCTATTGTTATTAAAGATGTTGCTTTAATTTGCAATGGCGAAATTTACAATTACAAGGAACTTTACCAGTTAATGCGGGATGTTGTACCGAGTACAAATTCCGATTGCGAAGTTATTATTCATTTATATAACAAATACGGAATTGAACAGACTTTGCAGATGCTGGACGGAGTTTTTTCTTTCATTTTAACCGATATTAATATTAACGATCCTTCTTCGAAAATGTACATTGCAAGAGACCCTTATGGTGTAAGACCATTATATCAATTAATACCCAAGGATGGGGTCCAGACTTCGAACCTAAACTTGACTGCGTTTGCATCTGAACTTAAAGTGTTAAATGAATTTTATAGAAATGACCTTTTAGAAAGTCATAAAATAGAGCATTTTAAACCTGGTACTTATTCTCATTTTACACTACCATTTAAAGTGTCACCGGAGTGGCAACCCATTTTTCAAAATAAAAGCTACCATTCGACCGGTTTTACGTCCATAATGTACAATGATACTGATTTTTTGTCTACTATTTTAGATAATATTCGATTCTATTTTATGAATGCTGTTAAAAAGAGGGCTTTAATCACAGACCGTCCTGTCGCGTGTCTTTTATCAGGAGGGTTAGACAGTAGTCTAGTAACAGCCATTGTAAATGAATATCATAAACAGCATAATTCAGAGCCGCTAGAAACATACAGTATCGGGCTGGAGGGTTCTGAAGACCTTAAATATGCGAAAATTGTTGCTGATTATTTGGGCACAAAACATACTTCTATCATTTTGACGGAGGACGATTTTTGCTCTGCTATTCCTGAAGTAATTCGTATTATTGAGAGCTATGATACAACTACTGTTCGGGCTAGCATTGGGAATTACCTGGTTGCAAAATACATTTCAAAAAATAGCAACGCCAAGGTAATTTTTAATGGGGATGGATCAGATGAACTATGTGGAGGGTACCTGTATATGCATTCCGCACCCGATGCGGTCGAGTTTGATCGTGAATCAAGACGCTTATTAAATGATATTTATATGTATGATGTATTGAGATCGGATAAATCCATTTCGAGTAATGGGTTGGAACCAAGAACGCCTTTTTTGGATCGATCCTTTGTACAATTTTATTTAAGTATCCATCCTTCCATAAGATTTCACGCAGGAAATAGACAATGTGAAAAATTCCTATTGAGGTCAGCATTCAGCAAAGAATATTTTTTGAATAGTTGCGATAAGCCTCTGTTACCGGATAGTATCATTTGGAGAACGAAAGAGGCGTTTAGTGATGGTGTAAGCAAGACTACGAGGTCTTTGTACACTATTATTCAAGAATTTGTTGGAAATCAATGTATAATTGATAGTAAAAATATGGCAAATTCATTTACACACAATACTCCGGATACTGAAGAAAAGAAATATTATAGAAAGATTTTTGAGGATAATTATCCAAATATGGCTCATTTGGTTCCGTATTTTTGGATGCCAAAGTATGTGGATGCGAAGGATGCGAGTGCAAGGACTCTAAACATTTATGATCAAGTCCAGCGTGAAAATATTGAAGATTAATAGTAATAATCTTTGGAGAATATATGGATAAGGTTACCGAGTTTCAAACAAATTTATTTGATATATTCATTATTGTTAGTTATTTAGGGTATTTTTTAGCCTTAATTGGACTTTCCAGAAATGCTCCTGAATATATGAAAGAATTGGATTATTACGTAAAAATTTATATAAGTCTTTTCTTGATTTGGCGTTTTAATATGTTTAGAAAAATACATTTTAATGAGTTCGACAAAAAAATTGTATTTAGTGCAGGAGTGTTCCTTTTTACTACTACCGCGGTGAGTAAATTATTAATGGACTATTTGTCGAGTATAAAAATAAGATTCCTATAATAAAAACAAATTAAAATTCGATCACACATTTATAAAAAACTTATTATTATATAAGTATGGTTTACTCATTATCTAATTCGGACTACAAAAAATTACTCCAATATTATAATAAACCGATTCCGAAAAGCAGTCGCTTATTGAAAAATAACGCGGAAAAAATTGTTTCTGGAAAATTGTGTTCGTGTATAAAAAAAATACGACCTCCCGAAGCGAAAGCCATTGGCATTTGTACTAAAACGGTAATTAATAGAAAGGGGTTAAGACGCGGCAAATTTACTTGCAGAAAGGGAAGGAAAATAAAATTATCGAAAATGAGCAGGCGGCCTATTTCAATTGGTACAAAGAAAACCCGGAAATTGCGTTGATCACTTTGCCGAAGGCCCGTTTCACTTTGCCGAAGGCCCGTTTCACTTTGCC